ATTGCTTTTTCCAGTTGTGTTTCTGAGTCTGTGTTCCATATATTATGGTACATAAGCCGGATGGATTTAGCTTGCGCTAAACCACTAAACTCTTTAAAAATCGCATGTTTACACATACCATGATCAAGATCAGGTGAGTAATATAGTATATCGTTAAACAGTTTAACAAATCTGTCTTTAGCTATGTACATAGCTATTACCTCTTTGATAACCGTTTCTTCATTATGGATAACCTGCGGGTTAGGGACATACGGTTTTTGCTCTTGAGCTTTTTCAACACGTTGATGCGCTACAAGCATTTGTAATCTTAGATGTAATTTTCGTATTGCTTCTTCTGTATGCATAGCAAGACTGGCATTATTTCTATACATTCCTAGCTGCATATTTAGATTTTTCAAATCGTTATTTACATTAGCGATTTCTATCGATATATCTGTAGACCCGTCAGATTGACGCGGTGACGTGCTAAAATAATCTTGTGGTGTGTATGGATGATATGTGTATTGTGTCGTTTGCGGTGGGTATGGCGGCATACCATTGTAGTTACCAAAGTTTGGACCGGTATGATGTGGTTGTTGATACATTTGTTGCACCTCTTTTTCATTATTTATATTTTGAAGATCGTTTAGCTCTTCCTGAGCTGGCCCTGTGTATTTATCTACCAGATAGTCTAGAAAATCTATACTATCTACATCATCACGATTGATATACAAGTGTGGATCCGATCGCACGCTCCTTACTATTTTGGTAACATAACCATCTTTGTAACCCATAAACCGATCACCAGTTAGACTACGGTCAACAACGATTCCAGTGAAGTTATCTTCTTTAACACTGATTGAGTCAATCATACTAACTTGTATATCAAGTTTCGGCACTATATTATGAATTTCGGAAAAGAACTCATTATATATTTCATATGCCGGGTATGGAGTAGGAGTTGGTAGAACTAGCACTACTAGTTTTTTACTAGACAGATTCCGTCTGTCAGATAATACATGTTCAGAATCACCTGCTTCGGTAATAGAAAACGGTTCTGGTTCTGTATTTATACCGCCTATGTTATCCGTATCGTTTAATTCCGGAGTAGTATCTCCCGTATATACTGTTTTAGACGACAGACGTTCAAAATACTCCTCGATAACTTTTAATAAAACACGGCTATCGCTGTGGTCTTCATTTTCACTTGTATACTTATGTTTACCACGACAATCATAACGTTGTGTACCATACACACCATCATTGAGTTCAATGTACTCAATTTCTTTATTATCAAGTAAGTTTTCTGGAGTATTACCGGATAAAATCACCGATCCCTTACAAAACTTGACAATCAACCCATTAAAGGTTTCTTTTTGTTCCCGTGAAAGTATCAAATTCTTACAACGGATATCTGGTTTTACAAATGATAGCTTGTATCCGTCAATAGCGGCGATATGTGTTAAATAGCCATATGCCGCTTTTAAAAATGCCGTATAATCCGTAAGTGACCCATATGACACCGCTTTACTTAATACGATTACCTGTACTTCTTTCATATTGACTCCTTAGTCTTAGTATGGTTACTTAATTTTATTTGCTAGACGTTTATCGAGTTGCTCATTCGTTTCTGGATAAAAATGTAAGACGCTAACACCTTTATTGTAAAACTCATTCCAGAACATACGAATACTGCCTACAGGATGTTTATATCCGACTATCTCTGCAGCTTCTAACATATGCATATGAAAATGCAACGGCAATTCGTCGAAATGCTCAAAGTAACTTTTGATAACTTTATCCGAAGATCTTGTTACTGATACAGGCCCCATAAATGAGCCACCGCCAGCTTCGTACATATCGTTAATCGGATTACCTGTAAACGCTGACAATAATACGCATCTACGATACCAACGTATCGTCTCTCGTACTGAATGATTCTTACCCAAACCATCCGGACCACGGATAGCCGATAGTAATACCGTTTGTTGCATAAAGGGTAACTCCGTAACCCATTGTTGTAATACACTCTTCATTATGTTCCTTTAACTTATAATAGACATATCAAATGTCTGTGAGACTATTTCGTAATAGTATCGATCTGGATGATCTCCGACTGACTCTCCGATTAATTTAGACTTAAATAACCGATAACCGACATCATTAGCAGTATCTTCACTAAGTGGTCTGAAATCTTCACGGGTTGTGCAGATAGTTCTTTCGTTAATGGTTTCGCGTGGAGCCATACTTCTTACTTTAACCTTCACTCCGTTAATTTTTACTTTAAATGGTTCATCTTGCATAACATCAGTCCTTTCTTTTGCGGTAGGTACTTTACTTGCTTCATACCCATCTACTAACGGGATCAATCTATTTAGAAACATTAACGTAGGAAATCCTAAATTAGAATCTTTATAAATTTCTTCCAACTCAGCGATATCTCTTTGAGATATCTCGAATACTTCTAGTTCTGGAACTTTTTTAAGAAGTCCTGCTAAAAACTTAGCAGGGTCAATATGGTTAAACTTACCCGTACCTTCTAAAGACATAGTGTCGTGAACGCTTGCGAGTATATTACCACCATCTTTAACCAATTGAACGTATTCGTTAAAGGTTATGTTTGGATTGTGCTTACCATTAATAGCAAGCCATTTTTTAACCTGTCCAATTATCTTTTTACGGGTTCTACTGCCTACAGTATCTTTAGGTATACCAAAGAATAATGTAAATATTAGTGCACCGTATATGATTAACTTTTCGTTATTCATTGTTCTCTCTTTCATAAGGTTTTCCGATGATTCATTTCGGACAATTAAATGTTACTACTAGCTATGATAACATAGCTAGTAGTGTTAATGTTTTACAGGGTGAATCTTATCTTTATCATGCACATAGTCAATTTGAATACCAGATGCTTTAAAGATATTATCAACAATCTCAAGTGAACTATCATTCCCATACGGACACACCGATCTGTCAACAACTCTCTCTATGTTAGTAGGATGAGCTGCCGTTAAAACATTGTGATAGATGTGTCTGTGTGTTTTAATAGAGTTACCTCTATCCTTAAGCTCGATCAGAGCTAACCGTGATGCATACGATACATATAATCGTGTTTCTGTTTCACTAAGTATTTTAACAGGGTTATTTCTAAACGGCATAAGATTACGCGCTTTGTTACTAACCCCAATTGGTAACCCGTAGTGATTGGTTTTAGCCGACGACGTTGACAAATAGTTATCTGCTGTTTTAGCCAACAATATAAAATACATAGGAGCGATAAACATAGCATCCTTAGTAAGTTTAATACCATCTTCAGCGATGTAAAGTAAACTACCCATCTCAGGTTCGTAGATAGTGCCTAACGAGTCTTTTACGATCTGATAAGGTTTCTTTTTACTACTTACCTTATAATAAAGATAAAGCTCGTTATCGATAATGTCTTTTAATAAGTAGCGCATTGACTCTTGGTTATTAAGACATGCTTTGTAGGTATCATACTGTTCAGTTCCAATGATCTCTAATAACCCCAATACCAAATTAAAGCCAGTTAGAATATTTTCATCACTGTAAGCTTCGATTGGAGATATAGTACTACCATTGTGTCCATTTCTGATGAAATGCTCGATAACCATTTTCTTAGTGTAACGTGACATTGAATTGAAGTATTGCTCATACAGACGTGCTACGTTCATACGAGAGGGGATCGAACTCGGATCCATTATAATATCGGCTCGGTTACCCCATTGATCTACTGGCATCTGGTCGTTATCACGAACTTCAATAACAACACCTTTTGAACCTGATAAGTCAGTGATCTTAGCACCAGGTCCGATGGTTATAGTATATCTTATGGTAAATTCCAATCGTAAAATATCAAGTTGTTCGTTACGAAACGTATAACGAATTTTGTTATCATCAGGATTCACAACAGCATATGCATCCATTAGTAATCTATGGAACTTCTCACTTACGGCTAGATCGTTATTGTGATAACGACGGTAGTGATCTTTCTGTAGATTTTCATAGGTCTCGATGATTGTTGCGTAGTAACGCTTTAATCCGTTAACGTACTTCATTACCGCATCAGAAGTGTTGGTATACACTTCTTTCTTAAAACGTGGACTGTGATATGCTTTAATATCAGTAACTACACCCGACTTAACCACATAACCATTTTCTAAAACATCCTTACCAGGTCCTTTTACATAAACTGCTTTATCGAAAATTGGATTAAACTCTCTAACATCTTTACGAGATGTTAAAGCTGGTGATAGTTCTGGGTTATAATCGCGAAGAACCATAACTACCGAAGAATCATTGATCTGCTCTCCGATTTCAGGAAACGGTTTATAAACAGTATCGTCTCCGTAGATGTTGAGCGGGAATGTATCAGATCCAAATTCGACAACTCTGGTTTCAAATAGTTCATAGGATAATCGTTCTGACATACTCTTACTGATAACAACGCCATCTTCAGATACTTCTGGAATAGTCATTAGCGCGATATTAGCGTTGATACCAAACTTATATCCTTTATTCTTACCAACTGCAGGTGAGTCAGCAAGTATGGTACCAGCTTGAATAATGTCTCCATACATTAAGGAATCTAGTAACTCTGTATTCCATTTATATCTGAAACCAAAGTATTGATGTAGTGAAAAATGATATGGAACATCGATAATATCGATTTCCCCAGTAGCAATATCCTCCACTATAATAAGTTGTGCAACTGTAGTTGTTACACTATTGGCTTCAACACCATCATATCTAGGTATGATTTTAAGTACGCGACAATCGTTTTCAGCTTTCTTAGAGAACGTGTTATCTCCGAATTGATTATCGATACCAGTTTGAATAATGCGCTCTTCACCATTTTTCAATGTTAACGACTGTGACATATGCGATGATGACATATAAGAACGCGCTGAGCTATTGTTAGCTACGAATGGGTTAATACTGTGAATTGAAATAAGTTCTTCTCTAATTCGCAGATCGTCATCTACTGGGAATACTTCTTCTGTTGAGTTTAACATGTTACCTCTTTTCTCTTTGATTTGTTATTACTATTTTAATAATATGTGGTTAAACCCAGTTAGAATATTAGTAACACATATCGATAGATGATTTAATCTGTTCTAAATCTCTATCTGCTAACATATGGTTAAGGGAATATAAATCGTACTTACGGTTAAGTAACTTAAACAAATAAACTAAATACTCGATAACATTTGGTTGTAGATTTTTAAGTGTTTTACAATAGATAACTTCACCTTTACGATCGGTTACCTCAGTATTACAAATATCTTCTACAATATATACTCTAACGGTATCAGTTTCTAAACCATCGATACCAGTATCTAAGTAATAGGTAAACACATTGGTTTCCAGATTTGTTAATAATATGATCGTATTAATATACCCATATATAAACGAATAATAGTTAACATTACCTTCTAATATCTTTTGTATGTTTGTATCTTCGATAGGTATCACAGTTAGTAATTCTGGATTAACATATGAATTATCGAATAACTTATCAAAATTTTTACATAACATATGTTGTGGTGTTACACCCTTATTCATATCCATATTAAATATAGTTAGTTTAGTATCTAAGTACTCGGGATCATCTTTCATTAGCCCGAATAATTTAATAGGTATATAGTGTACCGTAGAAATACCTGTAGTATAATCTAACTGTAATGGCTCGATATTTTTTGATCTTTTAGCACTCATATTCATACCTTTATACTATTAATGTTCTATACAAATCTGTTAGTTAAAAATATTATATAGTTGTTAATTGAACAACACAAGGAGATCATGTGAGTACTAATATTTTAAAGAGAAGAGCCGCTCTTCTTTCGGTAATGTCAAATATGTTACTGGTAGTCGGTAAGATAACTATCGGTTTAGTAATTGGGTCGGTGGGCGTATTGTCAGAAGGTATACATTCGTCTATCGATTTGATTGCGGCAGTCATAGCATTCTTTGCTATTAAACAAGCCAGTGTTCCAGCAGATAGTAATCATCGGTATGGACATGGTAAGATTGAAAACATATCTGGTGTCGTAGAAGGATTACTAATATTCGGTGCAGGGGTTTGGATTATTTACGAATCTATCTCTAAATTTGTCCACCCCGGTAAAGTAGAATTTATTGGTTGGGGTATTGCAATTATGTCTGTGTCTTCTTTGGTAAATTTGTTTGTATCAAGATACTTATATAAAATAGGTAACGAAACAGACTCTATCGCTTTAAAAGCAGATGCAGCTCATTTGAAAACGGATATCATTACTTCAGTAGGTGTAGCTATTGGGTTAGTAGGTGTGTACTTAACTGGTTACCAATGGATTGACCCGTTAGCAGCTATTATCGTAGCATGTATTATTATTTATACTTCTTATGAAATTATACATGAAGCTATTGCTCCGCTATTGGATAGCAGCTTAGATAGTGCTACTGAAAATAAAATACTTAAAGTTATTGAGGAATTTAAAGGAGATTACTTATTTCACCACAATCTTCGTACTAGAAAGTCTGGTAGTACTAAGTATATTGATTTTAGAATAACTCTTTGTAAGCATATGACTATGATTTACGTAGACCGGCTTACCTACGCTATGACGTATAAACTACGTTTACATTACAATAATATAGATGCGTTAATACTTCCTGAAGCATGTAATAACGAATGTAATGGTTGTGACCGTGCATGTAAAGCCACCAAAGTAGAGGTAACTAACAATGACACCCTATGTGCAAACAAATAATCTATCTAGAACTATAAACACTGGATTTACATTAACCAGTGAAATAGTTACTTACTGGGAAAGTATGATAGATGTTTTAAAAGCTAAGCATACTAACGGAACAAAAGAAATAACCCCAGTAATGGCTGAGAAGTACCAATTTGATATGTATGGATTATTCTTAGAATTAGGAATACCTCAATCTCATATCTACCCGCATATACGGGTAAATGGTTATGCTTCTAGTAACGATTACTACGGAGAGAAGTTACGAATACTGATTCTTGATCCATACATTCTGGAACAATACATATCTCTTTTTCTACAAAAAAAATAATACATACAGATACGCAGTTGCGTATCTGTATGTTATTTATCATCGATAACCATATCCGTTAGGGTTAATTGGTTGCATTTGCATCGGTTGAGGATAAACCGGTTGTTGATACATTTGTTGTGGATAGATCGGTTGCTGTGGTTGTTGATACATATAGTTATTAGGTTGGCTGTTCACCATAGAACTAATACCTAGATTAACTGGTTGCTGATAGTTATTAACCATCATGTTTGGATTAGCATTATACTGCCCCATTTCATTCTTAGTAATAACATGTTGAACAGGAACACCGCCAAAACTACCATTACCATACAAGATCTTTTTAATAGGATCTTCGTCAAACTGCTGTTGTACTGGTTGGTACATCGTAGGTTGTACTGGTTGTTGGTATACCGGTTGTTGTACTGGTTGTTGATACAGTGTATTATCCTGTTGCTGAACTACTGGTAAATGACCAACACTTCTAGTCATAACACTATTGATGTCAGCTAACGGAATCTTCTTAGCCGCTTTTTGTCGCGTTAAATCGATTTCATTAGGAATTGTTAACAGTTCCGATTTATAGACACCTAAGTTATTAAGTTCTTGATCGGTAACCGTAATATCGATAAACCCTGTGTCTGAGTATTCTTTATTAACGTAGTCCAGCTGTTTGATAACGCTCATTATTTTAGCAGCGGTATCTTTGTACAGTGTGAATAGTGATAAGAATCCTGGAGATTCTGAATCATTAGAACCGTATGAGATAGTGCCATTTTCAATACCCGGAATGAGATATTCCAGCATGAGTTTGAAGATAGTAATATCTTTGTTACGAAGTTTAACTCCGTAGATAGGAGTTTCGTTATCAACCGTTAACAACTCATCGTATAGATTACACGCCATAGTAGCTAATCGATTATACTTAACACCATCTTTTACACCTGATTTTTTAAGGAAGATAGTTACAAATCCCTTATCAGATTTTAACGATGCTGCAAACATATTCTGCCAAAGCTCGATAGATCGATCATCTACAAACTTTTTGATACCAGGATTAGCTGCTTTGTTAAGAGACGCCAAGAATTCATTAATCTCGATCGATGTTTTCTTTTGGAGTTCTTTATTCGAAGCTAACGATAGTAGCAAGGCACCAGCTGACAATAGTGCATAACTCAAACGCACTTCAGCAACTGTTTTAGTACGTTTAAGACTGAGTGTATCGCCTTTGATAACATTCTCGTTCAAAGGATTGTATGGAATCTTGGTGATGATCAACTCGCCGTCATCATCTTTACTAAAAATAGTATTGATGTGATCATGTGTAGGTAGAACAAGCGGTTTACCATCCTCAGTAACCAAAATACCTGTAGGTTCCCCGGATGTTTTGATAAAATTATCTTCGGTAACAAAAAGCCCTAAACTAGCTAGAACCTTTTTATAGAATTCGTTTAACATTGTTTTCCTTAATAGTGAGGTGTCGTGGATTGATTATAGGTTGCTTCTATAATATTTGCAAAGTCGTTGATTATCCCATTCTTATTGAGGTTATCAGTAATAACAGGTACATACAAACTATCTGCGAAGGTAGGGAACCGGAATGGAATCATTGTGTTATAATTAACACTTACCGCAATACTAGTATCACCCAGTACATTAGCCGAGATATGCACTTCTACTTGTAACATGTTACCCTTAGTGATCTCAGGTAGTAGAATATTTTTGATTCTTGATACTGCTTTATTTACGTAAGCTTGAATATCAATACCTTCGATAAATGATTTAGCATCAGTTACTACTACAAGAGGTTGTCCTGATGTATTAGACATCGATAATGACATTACCGATAACAAACACTCTGACATAATACTCGTCATCGTTTGCGATACTGTTGTTGAAATCATCGTTTCGATAGTTGGCTGCATCATAGGTGCGGTATGTTCCGTATCTAAGATTGTAGAGAAATTCTGCAAACCGATATCGTTAACATTGTCAAACATGGTAGTGTGTGTACTGAGACCTGGGTCGAGTATCTTTAACGTTGCTAATGTAAATGATGTTGGTGTAAACATACCTGTTATCGCGTACAACGAATAGATAAACGGCATATGCATAAGCGATTGCTCACTAAGTGCATAACCAGCAGTTTCACAAATACCTGCAGTATCTTCGATTCTACCAGCGTTAGATCGTGCTTCCAAGAATGAATTCAAGGTCTTCGTAAAATATGTCATAGGATCGTTATTCATACGATCTGATGTATTACTTTTACCATTGATACTTCCGGTGGTGTTAACTACGTTAGTATTGTTATCCCCGTGGAGTTCCAACGTACCGATCGTTTCAATAACATCTTTCGGTCGAATAAGTTTAAGATCGCCAATAGATTCAACTTCTTCATATCGATTACCTCCAGCAAGATCTGTTACCACATTAAACGTACTATGCGGCGTAACATGCCAGTAACCGAAAGCATCCATAGTTCGTACTACGTTAGTAATACTATTGATGTAGAACATCATATTAGGATCTACGAAACCGGATATACTTGGATCATGATATTCTGAAAACCCTTGTATATAACTAACCATGATAGATCCACCTTGACCACCAAATGCTGATTCAACTTCTAACAAAAACCGAAGTCTTTGAGTACCCCACCCATTAGGAATAGTTGCCATGCCTACTGGCGATGAGCTTATCCCAATAATGTCCGGCATTGTATTCGAAAAATCCCAGTTATTGATAGGTGTGTTTCTCATAGCACCGCGTGTGTCGAAGTATGCTTCCAATCTCGATAAATCGTTATGGGTTCCTCTGACACTAAATGGTCTTTGATATACATCTTGATAACTATTACGTGTAGCTATCAAAAGTAACTTATTAATTTTTATACCTGAATTGTTCATGCTATTCTTAACCTTTCGTGTTGAATAATAAATTCTGCAAGCTGTATCTTAAGATCGGAAGGAAGTATCTTGTTGATATTTTTATCTTCCCCTAGAACTTCAATAACGTAATTGTCGTAAGCCGTTGGTATCCAACGTTTTCCGAATAAATCATTTGTCATTTCGTTAATAGATTCTTCCACAAGATTAGCAGATGTTTCAGCATTAACAACTCTATTGTAAGGGAAGTAATAACCTAAATCATCTTTAATGGTTTGTGATAGTCTAGAACGATTGACAGTAATGTTGATGTAATGAGCATTACTGCTAGAATTATCAACATACGCCGTTAATAACAAAGCCAGGTTCTTGTAACCCATACCCCATAAATAAATAAACCCTATTGATAATAGGTTAATGATACCTTCAATACGAATATAAGCCAATCCTCTTGGATCGATAATATCCTTAAAGATAATTGCTAATAGGTTTATCTGTTGCTGGTGTATGTTACCCGTAAAGAAGTATCTACAGAATGCTAGTGCATCTATTAAAACCATATTCGATACTGTTACTCTGCCTTGCATATCGATATCAAGAGAGATAGGCATTTGTGCCAATACCATATGTATATTAGAAACACTCCAGTCCATCTCTACCTCATGACCAGGAGCAAGACTACTTGTCATACGATAACTTTCTAGAACCGATTCTTTATCACCCTCACCAGAGTCAGGATCTGATAAAACTGTCTTATCGCGTATAGATTTTGAAACATCTCCGTTGTTACGAAGTTTGTTATTAATAAAGTTATACACCCGTGTGATTATGTTTTTTTCTTCATTATCATTAACGAGTGTAGCGATACTTATCTTTTGTATTACTACAATAGCCAAAATATACATAGACATTTCACTTTTAGGAATCTGTCTTTCGATAATACGGATAGCATCAGCTTCGTTATCATTCGTAGGTGCCACTACTAACTTCTCTACCCAACCAAATAGTTTTAACATAGCTGGTGTCGCGAATAGTCTGTGTGAAGAGATAAAGTAGAATAACAAATACTCTTTATGTGGACCAGAGAAATCTTTTTGCTTAACATACGCAAATTGACCTAATGGACCCATGACACTTTTAATAATAACCGCGAGTGCTGCGAACTCTAGGTAATCATCTTTAAGATAGGTTTGTACTCGTGAACCTCTACCATCCTGTTCGATCAGCATATCGAACTCTTCTTTCAAATTGTTCGGAACTTTAAGACGATAGATATGCTTAATGTAATTAAACACATCTTCAATATCGAACATATCCAATATCGGATGAGCGATTTCGTATGGAAGAGGAGTTAGATCTTTACGAGGAATACTGTTAACGATAGCATCATCAGCTTCTACATAAAGTTTAAAGAGTTCTTTCTTAAAGTCTTCACCTTTATAATCCACATAACTGTTCAATAACATGAACTGGTGGTCTGGGTCTAACTCATCTTTGTTACGTTTGCTGATGATGCTACTAATAACAAATTCTACTACGTTACCACCATACTCTACAGCTACAGTGATATCGCCGCGACTGCTAACGTTTAACAATCGATACATTTCGGTTCTTACCATTTCTTCTCCTGGTAATGATTTGCGCAAATCATCTTTTTGTGTTAATATACCATAACACCATGGTTATATTAATAATATGTGGGTAAAAAAATATAGACATAGTACCAGAAACTGGTACTACAGCAATTCTTCAATTGAACTAGTAAAGTCTATGTTAGAGGCGTTACTAGTAGATGGTGGTGTAGTTTGACGAGCCGTTGCTACCGGAACCGGTGTATTTTGTTTCACCATATCTGTATAAGCTTCTTTGGACATGATAGATTTTAAAAGATCCAAGTAACTTTTAGCATAAAGTGTGCTGAGGATACGTTTATCGGTGATAATGTTATTTAAATCATCGTAAAACACGAACCATTTATCCGATGGCATTAAATAGAACTTAAGTTTACGTTTACCCTCTTCAATCGCAGCGATAAAGATAACGCCTTCTTTATCACGACCAACGTGTACTTTAGCCTGTAGGTAGATGGTATTAGTTTTAACACCATTTTCAAACTTAACGTTATTACAATCGATACTGTATTTGATTTCGTCTTTACTCGCGATTACTTTCTCAATCCGATCCATAAGGATACCGAATGTAACGTAGTCAAATGGAGCTGTGATGAATGTATCATAATTGAACTTAGCATTGGGTTGTCTATTACCATTAGAGGTATAAACATTGATACGTGGATAACCCGCACGAATACTCCATGCTAGTAAACCATAATCATCTTTGTCGTTGTTGTCCTTGTAATCTTTACGTAGACTCAGTGGTGTAAGTTTAATAAACTTAACTGCGGGTTTTTGATCTGCCATTTCATTCTCCTAAAATAATTTTCTGTAACCAGCGATCAACTCTTTGAGTAGAGAAGATTTAGACGTATCGTAGATAACTTTATCTCTGGTAGTTTTACCAGTCCAGTTATTGTCATGCGCGATATTGAACAGCTCTATACGAGTTGATAACTTCAGCGGTTTTGTTATGGTATTATCACCAAGTATATAGAGTAACTCTTCCATAAACGGAAATAGATCTAAAGGTTTGGCTCCGATAGAGTGATACTTTGTATTCCAATCTATCTTTTCTTTTAACTTTCCGGTATGTGATTCTAATAACGCAAGCTGTTTAACATTTTTAATGTTAAGCAAATCAGTAACCATACTTGTTGTTATAAGAACCTTTCCTTCAGTAGGAACTAATTTGAAATCTGTTATTACTGGAAGCACAGATAACTTTGGTAACAGTTTTAATACCGTACGAAGTTTTGATATTTCATCATACAGTTTACCATTACCAGGTCCTTTACCTGTGTTTAGAACTTGTGTTACCTTTAAGTAATCCGGCATGTAGATAAGCGGTTTACATTTAGTCCCATTGTACAATCCGGCTATAACACTTATCTCTTCGAGAACAGCTTCTATAAATGTCTTGTTATAGATAATGAGATCACGGTTTTTAACGTTAGTAGCTGAGATAATATTTCTAGCGAGTGTATAAACACTAAACACATGAAATTTATAATCATCAACTTTTAACTTGTTAGGTATCACGCGATCTTTATCGTACTTATCTATGGTATTCTCAAAAAGACTTTCAAGAGCCAATCCAGTACCAATAGATAATGGAAATGAACTAAACGTTCGGTCTAGAAAGATGTTATCCATAGTAATTCTCCTCTTCATCGTAGATACATTCTTCAGCACATAAATAATCTTGTTTACCTATAAGTAAAAGATAGATATAAGCTACGCAAAAAGCGATACTACCAATTATAGACATTACAATCACTGCGGTCCATCCTAAAATAAGCGCACCAGCAGTTAGTATAAAATTCTTCACACCATTCATATTCAACTCCTTAATAGTATACTTTAATAATATATCTTTAACATGTATTAAAAACTTATGCTATTTTTTCTAGGATCAAATTGAACTCAGAACGGGCTACTGAAATAAGCGTGTTGTCTAGGTTATGTTTTTCTAATTCTTTAAATAGCAGCTCGTGAATATTATCTTTAGTTATATGGAAACTTTCTTCAATATTCTTAACCGTGAGCAGATCACTTGTATTAGAAACGTCTTCTTTATTACTGGTTTCTACTTTAATATTGTATCCGAGATACTTTTCACGCATTGCACGTATACTTTTATTAAGATATACTTCTTTAGGCACTATACACCGAACACTGCTACCCATAGGTAGCTTGTAAATCTTCTTATCCACATCATTAAGAATAGCTTCTATGTCCGTATCAGTATACGTATAGGTTTTAAACAACATAGCGTGTTTATTTCTTACGAAAATAAACTCAGATTCGCGATCTTTAATAAGTTTTACAAAGATACCGCCTTTATCTTCTTCCTCGTTATGTGCAAGTCTATCAAAACTACCTTGAGCAAGTATACGATCAAATATTGAGGGAGTATGTATGTGCCCTATATGTATGTAGTACTTAACTATATCTAGATAAAGACTCTCGTCGTGAGATGATTTAAGTTTTACCATTGGTAACTGATAGTTAAACTGCCCGTGCATGATAGCTATATCAACTTGAACTAAATTATTCTCGATAAGAAGCTTTTTGACATCTTCATAAGTATCATGCGCGTCATGTTTATACTCATCTGGTATATATAACACATTAAGATTGTATTCTGGTATATTCTCGATATGGATTGTATCTATATACTTAAAATCTATATCTATACTTAACTTGGTTATTAAACTATTAATTAATTTAGATTGTCTCCAATCGTGAGACGGAGTACCTTCTAATATACGCAGTTTAATATTATTTGTACTGCAGTATAGTACCAATTCGGTTAACCATTCCATAGCTAACAAGTATTCTTTACTGTTATTAGTAAGTAACTTATCGAATATATCTCCCGCTAAGAAAATGATATTCAGTTGTTTAAATAACTTATGATTTTCTACCAAGTATTTTTTAAGATTCTCTATAATTTGTTCTGTTTTATTAGTATTATGTCCCAGATGAATATCACTAAGAACAAGATAGTTTATTATACTTTTCATATACACCCTTTGATTAATCAGATATAAACTTTATTTTAAAATATTATACGGTAATCGAAAAAACTGCTTATAATTGACTAAATGACGCAAGGAGCGCGTATGATACTTTTTAAATCCAATTGGGAAAATTACCCTGAAGCTATTATAGATTTAAAAACTTCTAATCCAACCTTTATACGCATAGCTGGGTTATACAAATCAATGGGTATTGAGAATGCTGAATTTTGTTTAGCGCTACACGATGTAACACTAGTAGGAGTTGACCCATACTCTACTGAATTAACTATGGAACAAAAACAACGTATTGCTATAGAATGTAAAATTAACCCGTGGTACTTTTTTAGAGAAGTCGTTAGAGTACCTGCTGTTGCTGGTCCCGATAATAAACCGTTAAGAGCTAATCGCCTTAACATCTCTTTATTTTGGTTATTCTTTAACCACATAACCACTATGGCTATCGCACCACGTCAAACAGGTAAGAGTATTTCTACCGATAGTCTTATGATTTACTTATTCGCAGTAGCTACTCTTAATACGGATATAAATCTTCTTACTAAAGATGATAACCTTCGTATGAAAAATATACAACGTTTAAAAGATCTTAGAGATGGTTTACCACCATATCTTAATCTTAAAACAAGAGCTGACACTAATAATACTGAAAAACTAACTATGTCTGCTTTAGGTAATACCTACCATTCTAACGTAGGGCAACCTTCTGATAAAGCAGCTCTTAACCTTGGTCGTGGTATGACCATTCCTATTAACCAAGTGGATGAGATTGCGTTTATTCGTAATATACAAATAACATTACCAGCTATGCTCGCAGCTACTGGTGCTGCGCGTGACTCTGCTGAGGAAGCTGGTGCTCCATACGGCAATATTTTTACAACTACTCCTGGTTACTTAAGTAGTGAATCTGGTAAGTTCGCTTATAACATTTATAGCACTAGTTTCAGATGGACAGAAAAACTATTTGACTGCAGTGGTCTTCCTGAACTTAAAGATACTATTATTAAAAATACTCCTGGTAAAAATTACCGTGTACTGTTAGAATATAACCATCGTCAATTAGGGTTTACCGATGATTGGTTACGTGGTAAAATACAAGATGCTATGTCTTCTGGTGAAGATGCCGGAGCTGACTTCTTGAATCTATGGGCTGAAGGTAGTGAGGTATCTCCTATACCTAAACATTTACTTAAAGCTATTAAAGCTTCTGTTATTAAAGAACCGTATATCGAGATATCTAAATACGGATATATTACTCGTTGGTATATTAAAGAAGAGATTGTTAATAACAATATAGATAACCGTAAAGTAGTATTGTCTTTGGATACTTCTGATGCTGTTGGTAACGATGATATTGGTATGGTGTTAAGAGATGTTAGCACCGGAGAAGTATTAGCAGTTGGTGTTTATAACGAAACTAACTTAATCACATTCTCAGAATGGATAGCGTATCTAATAGAACGCTTTCCTAACATGACAACTATTATAGAACGTCGCAGTAGTGGTGTTGCTATTATCGATAACTTATTGAAAATATTACCTACTATGGGAATCGATCCGTTTAGACGATTGTTTAACTGGGTTACTAACGATGCAGATGTTAACTTACGTTATCGTGAGGAGGTGATAGATGTACCTATGGGTCGTAGAGATCTTAATGTGTATGTCAGATACCGAAAAGAGTTTGGATATGCTACATCAGGCTCTGGTAGAGCTGCTCGTGATAACCTATATGGTACTGCGTTTATGCCATCTATCAAATACACTGGTACTAGTGTTCGTGATAGAACACTTATCGATCAAATCTCCGGACTTACAAGACGTAATGACAGAATTGACCATGCTGTAGGTGAACACGATGACTTAGTTATCGCTTGGTTGCTTGGTTACTGGTTCTTATTAGAAGGTAAGAATAAACAATATTATGGTTTACCTAACAGTATTGTATTGTCCAATGTTATCATGACTATGATAAACGAAGAAGGCGGTCAAGAAGCTGTTGATAACAAGAATAGACAACTTAGAATAAAATCTGAGTTAGATGCTATGCTAGAACAATTACGTAGTGAACGTAATCCTATGAAATTACTTGTGTTACAGAATAGAATAAAACACAAGTATAAAGATATTGATACTACGATTATACAATCGTTTAACATCGAATCTTTGTTAGAGAATATTATGTTAGAGAAAAAACGAAACATGAACAGAAGATAACTACTACGGTAACCCGTAGTAGTTATCTTGTTATGTCGAGAATGTTAAGGTATTGTCAAGAAGCAGCGTTATACTGTCCCACTTCTTATCTCCTGTAGCTTCACTAATGTTTCTATCGCGAGTAAGGATCAGATCTCTAAACGTATATGTTCTTAAGAGGTTACCATCTATCCAATGCAAAGTTCCGCTATCCGCATACGTAGTACCTTCAATAGTAATACTATTATACATATAAGGATTTTCAATAGTAATCAATTGTCCTGCGTTAACTACAAGATCGGTAGTAGCATCTACGGTAGCAATATCGACAGTAGTAGTATACGTATTTGAAACATAAGTATAGACTTTCTGCGGGTCTTTTACATTAGAAGATACTCTTAGGATATCGCCATTACGTAAGACAATACTATTTAAATACTCCATAGAGTCTGCGTGGTCGTTATCATTGTGTACTATAGTGTAATCCGTAGTGTCCAATAATATTGTACGCTGATTACTTACTTCAGGACCAACTTCACTAGCATTAAAGATTACTACTTTATAATCTCTTCTGGTATAAAGTTGGAAATTATAAATATACTTAGATATGTCAATAGGTAATGTTCCTACGTTAGTCCATGTGTCTGTAGAAATCTTATATTTCCAAATATCGTTATTAGTTCTCGTAAATACATTAACATCATTAAGTGTTTCAAACGTATTACTTCCGCCAATAGCTAATATGGTGTCCGTATCGACTGATACTAAGCTTACGTATCTGGTAGCGTTAAATGGTAGCGGTTTTACAATGGTTATTTCCATAGTTTCGGTATTAAGTTTCTTAAGAGACAGATTGATTTCGTTACCTTGTGAATCAAGCTCTAAGGTAGGTACATAATAAACTTCGTTATGATTAACTACTGCTGCTGATGTAGACATACCCGTAGAGTAACGTTCATTTTCACGTATAACAGTATTTATCTCAGTGAGTTCATGTGTTATAGTATTGTAATCATAAAGTGTAAAACGGCTTTTCTTATATTTATTGTGATTAACATCTAAACTATAGTCTACTAATAGTCTACCTGAATTCAGAGGTATGAAATTAAAGAATGGTATATCCAAAGGATCTTTAGTTCCTACAATAGATAATAATGTACCGACTTCAAGAAGCTGTTTATTACTAATAACATATCGATAGATATTTGTATCGTTATTTTTAACACCGAAGATAGTTCCGTTATAGAATTGACTTGTAGATTGAATAACGGTGCTATTTAACACTAACGGTTGTGTGTAAGTATATGCATCAAGATAACTTATATTATCGCTAAACTCTATAAGTTGGTTATTTTTAATAACTGATTTAAAGACAGTTCTATATTTGGTAACAGAACCATCGATAAGTTTAATGCGCGCTTGTACCGTATACTTAATGTTAGGGCGTAACACACCGGTGTATATGCGAGGTGTTTTAGAAGTTTGATCGTAGTTGCTTGCTACGATATCTCCTAGATCATCCCTTATAATAATATCTACTGTTTTGAACTTACTTGTAAATACCTTAAGTACAAAATATAACCATTGTTCTGGTACTAATGGAAATGGAGTAGTGATATCGAAAATACCACTATCATTGTTATAAATAGTAAATGAAGTAATACCAAAATTAGAACTATTCTTATTCGTAGAGTTATACTGTACTTTTATTAGATAAATCTTGTTAAGAGACATCTCCCCTAGATCTACAGTAAACGAAGTAAGATTATCCTTATCGTTTTTACGTTCATAAACAACTTTACCATCGGTATCTGTAATTATCCATGTTGTAGACTCGTGGTTTCCAACACCTGTAAACAATTGAAATTTACTAGCATTAATTACTAAATGACCTTCAATATTACCATCGTAGTCAAGTTCGTACGAAACTTTTGGTGTAGAGATAGCCGAACTAGAAACCTTAAGCCCTATCTGTAATGAATCAAAAGGAACAATATTACTCCAACCGGATGTACTACTATCGCTAAAATGATACATCGTTCTTACGTATAATGTACCGACAATGCTATTGTCGATACTAACATCATATGATGTCAGATTTATAACGTCGTTTAAAGAATTCGCTATAAGTAGATTATCGGTAAAAGCATCATCCTTGGATACTTGCCAAGATGTTCCGGTGTGTAGTATTGGTAATGCTGAATTAATGTTTGGTGTTTCTACATGTAATCTTATTGTTCTCATTGGTTCTCCTAATGCATATTAATAGCGACACTAGTTGTGACGATATCTGGTTTATTTTTTTCCGTAATTGTAACTGCTTGTATGTTTTGGTTAGCTACTGGTAATACAAACCATTCTGAAACTGCATCATCGACATGTACTTTAACTCTAGCGTAAAGTTGATCTAAATCAGCATAATATCCGTTACCCGTTATAAACGGTAATGGGGAATGCCACTCTTTAACATTAACGGTATCGTTTATAGATTCGTCGATGATCTGTGTGAAGCCAGAATCAAGTGCTATTTGCCAAGTAGTAGCATTATGAACACCATCTGACGAAATATCAATATAATCTTGTATTATTAAGCGTGCCATATCATTCCTTATATATTCTCATTATCAGAAAAAGTACTCGTAGAATTATAATATTAGTGAATAAACCCTAAGGAATACCATGACAAACACTCTATTGACTATCGCTGGTAGTGAAAAATTAGATTATAGTTTCGATCGTAAGATAGAAGTCGTTCCTGTAGGTAAGCTAAGAACAAAGATTAAAGCAGCCATTTATACCAACTTAAAACCTTTTTTTAAACAAGATAATTGCTTTTTCGAGGGATTAAAGAAATTTGGTATTAGAGAAGCTAATTCTTCAGGTACTAATGACGAAATAATTACTGCGTTCTTCAACGGTATTCGTAGCGTTGTTAAGTTTGAAATTGCTGTTAAACGCTTAGAATCTAACGGGGATTACCTAATATTCTTCTTCGTAAATACTTCACAACTTTTAAACTTAGTATTAGAATTCAATTTTGAGAATAATGGTTATTACCTTTATAATGCTTACGAGCGTTATTTATCAAAATACCCTGAACTTTTAACTACTAATACAACGGTTGATGAGTTTTATGTAAATGAAAACGATATTCCTTTTTTAAAATCGGATAACAGTGTTGAGACATCTGTTATTAACGATTATGACGATATTGATTTTGAACCGCGGTTACCTGTAGATTACGAAGTACCTACAATTCTTAACCTAGGTAGAACTTACCCTACGAGTACTAGAGACTATTTAGAAGAGGTTTCTGCTAGTGATAATATACTATTACACCATAACAAAGTGAATGGTAGAATCTATCTAACATATACTGATGTTGCTGAAGAAGAATTACGTAATATTATTTTTACATGTTTAAGTAACTATATAAACGATATTAAAGGTGTTGACAAGCACAACTTTACTTTTTATCGTTTAACTCATAATGAGATTAAATTCTTAAGTAGTAACTATGTTATGTATATTTTGAGTTTTACTTTATACGATGGCGACAAACCAATCTTAATGAAGTATGGTATAACACACGATGTCGCTAATAAAGCTATCTATTTATCAGAGTATAACTTCACCTCTTTAAACACTGAAGAATTCACTATGAAAGATAACCACAATATGAAAAACGGAATCATTGCTAATCCATACGATACTACTTACGGTAAAATGTTTAACATTACTAATACTGAGAAAGCGCTTCTTAAGTATTATACCGGAACGTCTGATAAGAATTTGAATTATGAATACGGTCATGATATCCCAGTCGGGTTGTTAGTTATCACTGGATACTGTGAAGATGAGAAAAACTTACCTGTATTTGAACATCCTATTATCTTTAAAGATATTCGTAATAATTTAATCGTAGCGGTTGATATGCGTAAATACGTTCGTCAAACTACAGAACAACCTATGAGTCTGAGAGAGATCGCTAAAGATACTGCTAGTCTTGATTGTATTATGCTTAGAGCTATGTTAACGGCTCAGTTCTTGAATGGTGATACTGGAATTATGCGTAACCTAGATAAAAACTTTGCTTCTGGTTATACATTGTTATTATCATGGTTATTGAATATTATGGGTAACTTCAATCCTATTGATAAAGTAAGTATTGAAATCGTTATTGCTCATTATTACTACAGTATGATGATCGAAGAACACGACCTACCGGATATGCAAGTTAACTTACACGCGCGTATTGCAAAGACGCCGCTATCATTACCTATCACTATTAAGAATGTTGAAAACACTCTTAGAAATATTCGCCCTGAAGTACGAACTATTGATGGGTTGATCGAGAATATTAAACTTGTGATTAGTGATGATAAACGTATGTTTATCAATACTGATGCATTGGTTAATCTGTTATCTTCTATGTGGTATGGTCCTGGTGGAGCTGAAGCAATGATTATGTCATTGGAACACCTACCTACTTGGATGGCGTTGATGTACAGCGCCACGGTTGATAAGACCTATAAGCGTTCGCGTTTGGCAAGTACTCTTGACAAATATGGTGCAAAAGTTAAACCTTCTGAAATTGAGAAGGGCGTTGAACTTTATTTTAAAGAACATACCATGTAGTACTCCTGACGGAGTACTACATGTTCCATTTTTTTATAAATCTATATTATAACTGTAGATTAAACTAGAAAGAAGGCTATGTAATGATTTATTTATTAGTTGTGTTACTTCTAATCGTGGTGCTGATTAGAAGTAAGTTGATTAACCCTGTACCTGGGTTAATTATTGTTGGGTGTGTAAGCCTAATCTCCGGAATTAATTATGTGTCCGGGGCAGTGTTGTTGTTAACACTGCTCTATATATTTACAACTAGAGCTATTCCAAGTAAGTAGGTTATTCCTACTTACTTGGGTTATTTTTTTCTTTATTGAATAAATAATAAAAAAAGGATTACCTATGCCATTGTTTACACGCGTATCGACCGAAGATTTAGAGACTGAAATTTCAGGCACTCTTACACCAGAAGATGTAGCTGATCATACCGAAGCTCATGAAGACGTTGCTTCTGAAATGGAAGAAATTCAAGGTGCGTTTACAGCTATCGATGATGCTGAAGAAGTTAAACAAAATCTTGAAGAAAAAGTAGTTGCTCTTGAAGCACTTGCTACTATTGAACTAACTGCGTATCATGTTAACGATGCTAAGAAAACATATAATGATGCATGTAAACGTCTTGGGTTAGATCCCGTAGCTATTTCTACGGAAGATATTGACAACGGCGTTAATTTGTCAGTAGAAGGCATGAAAGAAGTCATTACTAAAATCGTAGAAGCGATTAAAGCTATTATTGCTAAAATCGTACTTGCGGTTAAGAAACTTTATATTAAGATTCAAGTAGCATTTAACAATGATAAAAAAGTCGCTACTAAACTGATGAACGAAATTGAAGAAAAAGCTAAAAAATATAATACCCAAGATGATATGATCGTTGATCTCAAAGCGGTATTCCGACCGGATAGTGATTTGAGTAATAGTTTATATAAATCAGTCTCTGGGTTAATGACGCTATTTGATGGTGAAAAACCTTTTAGCGATATCATCGGACACGCACTACAGGATTATAGTAGAGATTCTGGCCGAGTTATTAAAATAACAGGCGTTAATGCAGAAGGGACCGTGTTATTCGATGTTAATCCTGTAGATGGAATTAATGGTGATGAAACTATGGCACCTTCGTGGATAGAAGAAGTAACCGATCAAAAATTATCCCATGGAATATATGGCGAAGCAATTTCTGTAAGGATTTTATCTACAAAAGCGAATATTTTTTATGCTGTGATAAAATATATACATGAAGAAACTAACCATTTCGTCTATAAAGCTCTTACTATTAAAGGTGTTCTTGGTGGTAATAAAGTATCTTCTGATTATAAAGTAACTGCGTACGGTAGTTCTGAAAAAATTACTTTTAAGATATTACCTAAAGTTGATTTATCAGACATTAAATGGATTGGAAAACTTGTCGGAGACCTTAGTGGTAATATTGGAAAACAATATTCCGCTATGCTAGAAACACTTAAGACCCTTGATAGCGATGTAGCTAGAACTGAAAAAGATCTGGCTAGTCTTGGAGATGATAAAGCCGCCGATGTGAAAGAAAGTTTATCTGTATTAAAAGAGATGTCAACTATCATACCACGTGCTTATGTGGATCGTATGTCGGCTATTTTGTATCTTAACAAAGCCTGTATTAAACTGTTAGCAGCTGCTAATCGTGGATTAAAAGGGTAACCATATACATAGGTAGCGATGCTACCTATGTATTCTTTTTTTATTTATATGAAATTTAACCTATAGGAATATACTATGCGCCACTCATTATTCGCAACTCTCAGTAGAGAAGATTTTGTTGATCCTAACACCGAAACAGACCTTACCACCATTGAACCAGAACAAGTTATCGACGATACCGAAGCTACTGATGAACTTAACGAAATCCATGCTGAAGTTAAACAAGATATCCTTACTGCTGACGATTCAGAAGAAGTAATTTATGAACTCCAAGATAAAATCGTAGAAAACGAAAAACTTCTTGAGACTCCTGAAGTTGTTTCTAGCGGATCTGTTGTTGTAGCGCAGGAATCTCTCAAACGCAGTGCTCGCATTCTAGGTGTTTCTGTTGCTGCGGTTTCTGGATTATTTCCTTCCAACGAAGCTGTTAATGAAGATCCGGTATTCGCTCTTAAGATCTCTAATGAATCGGCACGAGAGTTTATACAAGGTATCGTAGAAAAACTTAAAGTTCTTTTTGAACGTATCAAACTCGCTATTAAGAAACTCTATACTAAGCTAGTCGTTATTACCTCGTTCGCTGAAAAGAAAGCTATCAGTCTTAAATCGGTTGTTAAAAATGTAAAAGGTACTCCTACAGATCTAACAGCACAAGATATCAAATACATTAGTAATATCCTAGGTGTTGTTATTGCAGTTAACCATGGTAACTTTAGTGGTGATGTTTCTGGTATCGTAGGGCAATATCTGTCTACTGTAACTAATAGTAACACTATTAACAAAATGACTGCTAATACAGCAGCTGTCATCAAGTCGATCACAGATCTCAATGCTAAGCCTACTATTGATATTAAAGATATCTATACTGTAGATGATATGATCTTGAAAACATGTGATGGTAAAACATATGCCAATGCTATGTTAGAGAAACTTACTAATAGCCTTATGGAAAACAAAATGTTTAACATTGAAGGTGATAAAACTAATAGTGCACTTGTAAGTGTAATACCTATTCGTTTTGATGGTATTACTATTGATGGTATTGGTATTATATCTAATACTAAAATTGATGTTAAAGATGCTAAAGACCTTATGACCTCTACAAGCATACGTATCGTTAAAGCTACTTTATCTCCGGTCATTATAGATAAGTTCAGTATCCATGCTCCTACTAAGGAAGTGTTGAGTAAAGTACTTGATAACGTTATCAATGCTTCTAAACAAACTAAGTCATTCTCTACTAACATGTTAGCTAACATTGACAAAATCGATCACGATATTAGTAAGTTATATAACTTAGAGCTTACACCAGAACTTAAAGATATTACTCGTCGCACTATTACTACAACTCGTTTAGTAGCTACCCATGCTGTATTGAACGGTGTTCTTGGTCAAGTTGCTGCGACTAAAGCAGTACTAAGTTATTGTAACCTTTGTGTTAAAAAATTCGCTTAACTACTAGCTAGGGATATCCCTAGCTAGTAGCTTTTAATTCTTCATTTGCTTTTTGACTTAGTTCTTCCAGTGTAGGAAAATTAAACATAGACGTACAATAATCTATAGAATTTACTTTACCAAACATAAGATTAATGTTTTGTAATTTGAAATCATCTTTATCAATACCTTTAATATCAATAACTTCTCTAACAGTAGTTTCCTTACTAACATTAGCCGCTTGGGTATCTGAGGGGTACCCAGAAACCTGATCTGCATCAAAAACAAAACCTCTTACGTTAGTGATTAAATTAGGATTTTCCTCAACTACTTTCATGCCATTTTCTTTAATCCTAGAAGAAGGAAGTAACACGATCCAATTATCTAATCCTAAAGAAACATCGCTATCTAAAGACTTAGGTTTACTACCTAATACTCTTCCACGTTCTAAATAAAAGAAATGCATAGCATCAATTATTTTCTTAGGACCACTATTAAATATATCAAAAGAAGATACACCAGATAACATAGCCATAACATGCGAAAGGTCTTTAGTCTTCTCATCAAGATGCAACATAGAGATAACGTCCCATTGGTTATAGATAATATACTCAAGAGGTTTATTAGCAGACATGTATCTATGCCAATCGATACCACCTAGATGCATACCTTTCTTCTCAATAACCTGATAACTGTAATTAGTTTCATAAGATTCTAATTGAATATCGTCTTCATTAGTAAACCCACACTCGCAAACACATTCTTTATTAGTTAACAAAGTACCATAATCATCATACTCATACTTAACATGGATATCTTTACCACACTCTGGACATTTAACTCGTTCTATTTTCGTATAGGTTTTTACATCTAACGGAACTGTTGTTGTATAATGTAAAACTATTTTAGCTTGTCCAAGTTCTTCTTTAAATTTAAGTTTACCAAGTTTATCACCAAGTTCTTTTTTAAGGATGTTATCAAGACTATACCCCCCAGGAACTGTTTTACCGCCTACACGGACATAACGGTGCGCTGACATAGCATCGACCCAGTAGAACGTAGCTGGGCAGTCTATGACGTGCCATTGCTCTTCTGGTGAAATAGGTTTAAACTTACCTGAATCCGTCATCTTACTGATAGAACCCATTTTGAATTTGAAATGTCTAAGTTCTTTAGGTAATCTAGGATCGCTAAATACATCTTTAGGGTCTATATTATGTTTCTCTAGAACATCGAGTATCATTCCGATATCGAAAGTGATATTCCATATCGCTATGATATCAGGTTGCCATTCATGAGCTTTCTTAAGAACTTCTAAGACACATTCTAACTCATTTTCAAAAGTATGGTACTCTGTTTTAATATTTTCGGTAATAGAAGTTTTAGGAATATACTTAGTGAACAGATATTCTAGTTGACTAACAACACCTTGTCTGGATTGTATAAACTTCCTAGTAAAGACTGTATAGATCTTATCTTTCATAGTTAGTGATATAACCGTTATCTCACCTGTTTCAATATTGATCTCGATGTCGAGAGCAGCTTCTTTGTATTCTGAAATAGTATCTGGGTATTTATCAAGATATAACTTCTTAATGGTTACTTTAGAATCAACATCTAGACCATAAACAAAAGGTGAATCTTGTACGTCTCTAAGACTTGTTTTACCGATATATCGGTTACCTAGACGCATAGCTACATTTTTACCTAACTCAGATTGAGTAGAGGTATATTTATTAAGGTTCTCGATGTATTCAGATTCTTTCTTATCTTTATGCTGCTGTAGATGTGGCTTGGTTATCCAAAATGGTCGTTTAAAATTAGATAGTACTTTTAAATTATTTTCTTTTGTTCCATCTTTATAATGGATAACTTCTTTTATAACATGCGTGTCCTCACGAACATCCGGTATAGCCGGTAACCAGAATATAAACTTACATTCTTTACCTAGTATTTCCTTTTGCATATTTGCCCTTTATGATTATTCAGTTATAAATCTCTGTTTAAAATATTATCTTACTTGATAAAAAAAAAGGATATATTATGGCACTATTTAAACGACTCTCTCGAGAAGACGTGGATCTTCTAGAAGAAGATCAAGAACCTCTAGACTTATCTCAAGTTATCGAAGATAACGATGACTTCCAAGCATCTCTAGAAGAGTATAATGATATGTTAGAAGATCTTGATGAAGCTACTGAAGTAGCTGAAGAAGCTCAAGAGAAGGTAGAAGAACTAGAGACTCTGTCTCCAGAGGAGTACTCTCCTTACGTAGTAAGAGACTCTATCAAGTTCTATGTTAACCTCTGTAAAAGAGTGGGTATCGAACCAGAACATATCTCTACTGAAGATATTGATAATGGCATCAAGTTATCTGTAGAGAGTATCAAAGAGACTATAATCAAAATTATAGAAGCTATCAAAGCATTCATAGCTAAAGTATGGAATGCTCTTAAGTCCCTGTTCGTAAAAGCACAAGTAGTTGTTAATAACGACGAGAAAATAGCTAAAGAGGAAACTCAAAAACTACTTGCTAAAATAAAAGAGAAAAATGTAACTCAACATGATATAGATATGTGTCTAAAAGATACATCATTATCTATTGAAGATAACGACGATAAAATTAATAATACTAATATCTTAAAACCTATGTTAATCGAAATATCAAGACGAATATCTGGATTCACTATGCTTCATCACAATGGATACGCTATGTTAAAAATATATGGTAAGTCCTTTCAGGAAGATAGTCTATTTAAATTAGTCCATTTAACAGGTGATAATATAGATTTCTTTAATGGAACAGCTTCCTATGGTGCGGAACATATGATAAAATTTATACGTAACCACGAGCTAAAACTATTAAGTCACAGTAGATTATTACCTACAGATTACGGTCACGATATTAAAACAGACCATATTATTGTGACTCCTGTTACATCCACTGGGACTAAGTTAACAATTCTTGTAAGAGTAACAAGAAAAGAAAGTGATTATGCTGGAAGAGGAACATATTCAGTAGATGATATAGAATATCTTGACTGTAAAGTTACCGATAGTTTTATATCTGATAATTGGGATACTCTTAGTGATATAAATAATTACACTATAAACACGCTAACAGATATTTCTAGAAATATAGATTTTAATAAAAATAAAATTAAAGCTATAATGAGCATAACTAATAAGATAATAACAGAAAATGAAAAAATTCTTTCTGAAATAAATAAAGAAGCAAGCGATTATAAAAAGAAAGAAAATTTAGACTATTATCAAAAAGTTATAAAAATACAACCTAGAATATGTTATGATATGATAAAATCTTTAATTTATCTTAATAGAACTAATCTAAAAATTATTTCATTTTTAGATAAAGTAGTAGATGTTGCTAAAAAATAACTACGCAATGTATCAGATAACACATGTTATCTGATACTGTATTTATATCCATTTATCTAATGTTTTAAATTAATGATAATAACTAAGGAAATAGCATGAAACTGTTTGACACTCTTGACCATAAACCGAAAACCTCTAACTCGACACTTTCTACTGAAATGATCGATATCCAAAAGAACGATTATGTGGTTCCTTTGCTAGAATCAGCTATCGGCGATCTTCGCGATAAGATGACGGAATTTAGTATCAATTCTACCAAAGAAGCTTTTAACCATAAAACAATCTATCCAATAATTCAACGTATCGATGCTATCCTTAAAAAACGTTTTGGCTTTACTACCAGACATGTAAGTACTGATACAAGCAACTACGCTATCTTTCCGGTTCCTCCTAAATCGTTTAACGTCCTTAATGATAATGTAGAGGAGTTATACACTAACATTTCAGAACATTTAGAAGATACTAATGTTAAAACAATTGAAGTTAAGCATGATTACCAAATCAATAACATACTTTCAGATTGGAAGCAGTCTATCGATTCATTAGAGAAAACTATGAACACTAAAGGTGTTTATATTGACTTACACCATGCTACTATTTCTGGATTACCAGATGATTATGTTCTCTATATGTTTGGAGACTTTAATTTCTTACTTAACGGTATTAACCTTTCTAATCGTGAAGTAGTGGCGGTTATGATGCATGAGATCGGTCATGGGTTTACGCATCTTGAATACAGCTATCGCTCGGTTAAAAATACGGGTGTTCTTGTGGATACTATGAAAGACAATTTGTTAAACAAAAACAAATCGTATCGTGAATCGTTAGTTCTCGCTTATGAAGAAACATTTCACGAGAAACTTACTGAAACTGAAAAGAAAAATGCATTATCGGCTACTATAGCAGTAATGAATAAGTATGTTGCTAACAGTACCTATATGGGTGATTCAATTCACGCTTATACCGATTCGGAACAAGCAGCAGATCAGTTCTCTGGTAGATTCGGATTAGGAGCTGAGTTAGTTTCAGCGCTTAAAGCGATTACTGATAAGTACGGTAGTTTTGGTTTCTTAGCTGGACAGTTTGCATTACCATTAGTAGCAATCTTAACTTACTATGCTGTACTAGTACTTATTACAGGTGGATTAGCTGTTCTAGGTAATATAGCAATTGTTACGATAGGTGTTATAACATTACTCAACTTGATTGTAGCTATCTTTACTAAAGGCGGTACAACTATACCTGAAACATATGATGAAAACAAGCGTAGAGCTATTCGATCTCGTAATGAGCTAGTTCGTCAATTACGTTTATCACAATTGAATAAAACTGAGCTTACTGCTATGTTAGGCCAGATAGAATTGACAGATAAGTTAATATCTAAAATACCTGCTGATAAAGTGGGTATTTTTAATAGACTAGTTATAGCTATGTCTAAAGATGCTAAATTACACCGTGATTCTAAATACACTGAACAACTTATCGAAGATCTTATGGAAAATGATCTTTACGTAGCTGCTGGTAAACTTAAAGCACTCTAGATAGATATCGGGATTCCCGATATCTATCTATCTATCTACCTATCTATATTATTGAATATAAAAACAGGAGTTCGTATGAGAAAATTATTCGACATCAGCACAACAGGTCTTTCAATCGAAGAGTTAGAACCACTGGTTCCGGAAGAAGGTAGCGATATCTTAGACGTAGCTGTAGACAGTAGCGATGATGAGATTGCATCTGAAAACAGCCAAATGCAAGCGACCCTTACAGAGATCGAAACAGCTAACAACGTTGTTGAAGCTATCGATGGTATGATCGCTCAAGATAAAGCAGCTATTGAAGCTGGCGAACCAAGTGATACTTATGTTAAAATGTCTGTTGAGAACTTCCGTACCGTTCTTTCAGTTGTTGGTTTTAATGTTTCAGTACTTCAAGTCAGTTCTGAGTCATTTACAACTATGACTGCGTTACAGGTTCTTAACCTCTCTATCGAGGAAAAAGAAGAAGTTAAAAAAGGTATTCTCGGTAAAATCGGAGAAAAAGTTAAAGAAGTCGGTGAACGTTTCATGAACACTATGCGACTTATTCGTATCGCTAACATGAATACGCTTAACGTTATTAAAGAAGTACGTTCTCGTATTGCAGCTTCTTCTAAAACACCTAGTAAGCCGATTAACAATCCTACCAAGAAAACAACTAACCGTTTGTTGTTCTCATTTGCATATCTCAATCTTAAAAAGCTTGATGATGAAAACTATATGAAACTTTGTAATGGTATCTTTGACTTTATGTTCCAAGTCGATAACATCAAAACAACCAGAGAGAACTTACAAAAACTTGTTACTGGTAACTATATCGATGTCAAGTTGGCTAGACCGGCTGCTAAAACAGATCTTGATAAAGATATCCTCGAAGCTCTTGATGAAAAACTTACCAAAAAAGGTATCGGCGAAGATAAACTTATCGGTTACTTCACTACACAATACTGGGACGTCGCTTACTTTAGTAATAAGTACATTGCACAACCTACCGGTATTTGTTTGTACAGCAAAAATCAAAAACCTACATTCTTTAAAGGTGCTACGGGTTATCTTGAATTCAACGCTACACATTCATTTGATGCTCTTAAAGAACTTGATGATGTTGAATTACCTAGTATCGAAACGTTGACTAAAATTGTTAATCGTGTTGAGAAAGCAGTTCACGAATTCGATACTATCCTAGGAGAAATAAATGGTATTCAACGCTCTGTTAATGCTATCGGCGACATTTCCCCAATCATCTACTTAAATATTCTTATCCAGCATTTAAGCAGTGCGCGTATGTACTACACCAAAGGTCTGCTACATATGGTCAACACTATGTTGAAACATTACAAGGCGTAATTCACGTTATACACTACCTACCACTGGTAGGTAGTGTTAGCTTTATTACTAATTCTTTGATAAATACCTATAAGGAAATACCATGATCCCTCTCCAAAAAGAATCTGTAAACAATCTTAAAAAAGTATTAGTAGTTCCCTCTACAGAAGAACGTGTTGTTGTGTATAACGGAATTGCTACTGTTGTTACCGCGCAAATTATACAACGCGGACTTATTGAAGGTAAAGATGGGTTAACTAGAGCTAAAATTTATATCAAAGAGTTCGTATTCGCTCTTAATGAAGTTACTATCGTAGACCGTACTCTTCTAGAGAAAACTATTCTTTGTCATCTTATGTACCGTGTTAACTATCTTAAACCGGATGAAGTATTTGAAAAAGCAAATACTCTTTCTGATTTCATGGATGTTTTCAAAGTCGATGATTACTTTAGTAAAAGCGAAATCGAACTTATCAATAACAATATCCCGTTGTTTAAACAAAGTTTGAACTATACTCAAATGGCTATCAACGACATCCTACCTGATATGGACTAAATATGTTACCTAAAAATGAACCTAGTTTGGATAAAACCAAACTTGCAGACCACAACATCATAACAAGACTAAAAGATTTTAACGAACAGATCACCGCTAGTGGTGTAGTATCTAGAGAAGATATTTTATCTCTTGAGGAATTTATCGGGGCAAGCATTATTACTGCTAAATCGCCTATCAATCTCTTTACCGCTACTAAATCTAGTATCGGTCTAAATGTAGTACGTGAAGTTGTTGAATGTGAACTAGCTGGATCTATCTCAGCTGGTAAAATCACCTATAACGATCTGTATGTAGTTACATCTGAAGTATATGGTAAACTTGATCACATACTTAAGCACCTTGTATACCTTAAAAGCGTACCTTCTGAAATTATGGCTCGTTTTCTTAATGAAAAATATATTTGGTCATATGTAAACGAACATGGTATCGAAGGTAATGATATGATAGACATAAGTAGTACTCTTCCTGTAATGAGTCTATTCCTGTATCGTAATGATTACCTTAGCGGGATTACTAGCATGATTGATACCTCTAATAGAACATTTGATAACATTAAACATTTAGCAAATGATTTATTACTTAAACATACTAATGAAGTAAGTACTGATTATACTCCATTGTTATCAGCGATTTACAGTAAATCTCTTTGGAAACTATTCTATAATGAAGCATATACCTTAGATATCATTACGGTTAGAAATATCGTAGAGATCTATAACGATATCGATTCGGTTATCGAACATTTTAATGGATTCATCGGAATGGTTAAAACAGACTATGATGATTTAACTGCTAACTACAGTGAATATATGTATAATGATAATAAATGGTTAATGCGTACATATAACCATTATCGTAACATAGCGTCAGTTATCAACGATGAAGTGTCAGAAACGATTCTCGATATCCTCAAACAGTTTAAACAAGAATACTAAATACATATACTACTGGGGTACCCCAGTAGTATATGTTATATTGTTTGTATTGTTAAGTTGATATCGTACTTAACGATTAACTCGTTATTCTTGTTTAACTCAAGTATCTTAGCAACTACTAACCGCGCAGTCTTATCGTTAATGATAAACGTTTCCATATCTCCGAATTCATCGATACCAGTAACCTTTACACCAACTACTGTAGAACCTAAGGTAGAAATAATCTCTGCTTTAATATCTGTAAGACTAATGGTTATCCCGTCAAGATGTTTATGAAGAATCCCGCCAATAGTGTTTTTCATATCATCGATTTCTGTAGCAGTAAATGATGCTTTAGTTGTATATATAACTATTTTAGGATGTACCACATATTTCATACTTTTAACGATACTGTTAAGTTTAACATTAACATCACGTGCTGTTTTATAAGACTTAAGTAGTATCTCTGTATTTTCAATCATCTTATCATTAAGAAGTGGTAGGTCAGCTACTAACCAGTTATCCATAAGATCTAGTGTTGTAGCTAAGTAATTAATATGTGGAGTAGAGTTAGCTAATTTATACTCATACTCTAACATACAGATATCGATATAACGAATAACACCGCCAGTAGTATCGATTTTCGGTAACATATTGTCGTCGAGAATAATATCGCCTTTCTTATACTTATAAACTTGATCACCATTAGCATCTAGAACCGGAGCACCTTTATGGTGGGTTATATTATAAGCTATGTTACCAGCATTATCACAAGATATTGCGGTTCCTGTAACCGGATCAAGTTCAAATACATCCGTATCGTAATATAACGGCATGTCATGTGTGTATGTCTGATATTTACGCTCGGTATACGCATTATACATACGGTTCCATAAGTAATTTAACTGCGTGCCAAGTTTAAGAGTAATGTTCTCTTTACTTAGAACAGTTAACGCTGAACTGTTAGTAACTGTGATATCGGATGTTAGATAATTTGTACTATCGACTAAAGACGAGTCTAAAGTATACAAATAAATGGTGGCGTCCGTTGTTATGTTAATTAACTTAGTATAGATATTAGAGACCCCGTTAGTTATCTCAAGATAGTTATCTTTGTTAATGTAAAGATTCGTAGAAATATCAAATGTCATATACTCAGTAAGTACGTCATAAACGCCAGGAATACTTACATATGTAGTACCACCAAATAACGGTATGGTTAACTGTGCTCCAAACATACCGATATCTAAATTCTTAAAGTTATCATCGCTAACAACTGTTAGATAGATTCTATAACAATCAGTTAGTTTAACTACGGTAAACTTATCGACATTACAACTAGGCGCTACATTAGGGTTCTTACCAGAGATCTTCAAATTACTGATCATTGGTCTATCCATATCATACACACGTGTTTTAATAGCGGAATCGGTTTTATCTATAATATAATAATACGGCGTATAGAAATACTGTTTAGTATTAAAATACTGTATGATATCATTATTGGTCATAAGTTTAATTAAGGCTAATTCATTATCTGTAAGAATAGTTACAATATTGTTTTCTTCTTTAAATACTGTCCCGGATTTAATAATAAAAATATCATTAACGTCGTCGATATACACTTGTGAATTAGCCGTTAATAGACCTAACTCTACTGTGGTTGTGTTAAAGAATATATCTTGTCTAGCAAGAATAAGTTTAGAGGTTAATTCCGGAGTATTCTTAGTAGCTATAAACAAACGGTCAGTGATAATATCAGCTGCTTTAAAGATATCAAAGCTATTGAAGTTAGTAAGTCTGTTAATAGCATCAAAGGTAATCGGTGTATCAATAGCACCTGTAGCATTGTTTATGATAGAACTACGCAGAGCTTCAAGTGTAATACTGTTAGATCCACCTTCTACAATTGACGAACTGTTTGCTAATATAGAAATAGACGTTACTGTTGACGCAGCGTTACTACCGGTAGAATCTCCAAAATTGATTTTGAAATCTTGAAGTGTGTATTTGTTAATCGGTAGATAAAGATAGCCTTCTGTTTCATAGGTCTCGATAATAATTACGCCTGAGACGTTACCATCCACAATGTATACATCCGGAACACGATACAGGATCTCTTTTCCATTAATCGAAATAAACACTGATGGTGTTGTAGGATCTACGTATTCTTCATTGTGAGACTTAACTAACTTAGCTTCAGTGTTATTAGTATAAGCATTCTTATAAGTCACATTAGAATAAAAATAATCATTCGTAATAGATGCGTTATAACTGAAACCTTCACCTCTGATAATACTTTCACTGTAGATGTTTCGTTTAACTTGACGCATACGGGTTTCAAAGATTATCCAAGAAATCTGAGTAGTATCGTTTGTAATAGCATTAGATAAAATACCTAAATCATTTACAGCAATATCTGAACCATTAGCGAATTGCTCTACAAAGACGCCGCCGGTATCGTATAGTTTAATACTGATATCATTAAGTAACGTAAAGGTGGTATTTAAGATAACGACCTCTGTATATTTAGGAATAATTGTTTCTACATAGTCTGTTCCAGACTTTCGATAACCTTTGTTTCTTAAATCTAAGACATTAATATAAAATACAATATTAGTTTCAGAAGGTACTGCAAACATATTTGTTAATTCAGCGTCTGAAAGATGGTGTACTAGATCGGTAGCTGATAACGCTAATTTAGGATATTTCTTACGAATGATGGCTCTGCCTTCAGCAGAAGCACTAGCTGATAACACAGCTGTGGATTCCAACAACATAGAGAATGGGTTCGTAGGATCGCTTATAGCTAGCGTATTATCACTAGCTTGGTCGATATACTCCAAAATCGTTTGTTGCACTTTGGTTGGATCGTATACGTATTGTAACATATCAGTTTTTGAAAGAGACATAGTATTCCTTTATTTATTTTTTATACTAACACGATATTCCGTCTAATGGTTACCTTGTCTTAATTAGTTCATAATGTTTTTATACGTCTGACTGTCAGATCTAACATACCACTCTAACTGAAGATATTTTGGATTGATATACGGATATCCTCGGTTATTGAATAATGATAATAACTCAAGCGGTATCTCTACCATATTACCACTGTATGGTTTACCATTAGCCTTAGCATTAACAAGGTCCCGCATATCCTTATTGAAGATACCGGTAGTTCGATTGAACTCGTCAATTAGTATATCATCATTGTACATAGCACCCATGCATTTGAAACGAATGTTGATATCTTTGTTCTGGTCGTTATAGTTCTGAGAATCTGAAAAGTCAAACATTCTACCGGTAGGAACATTCACTGGAAAACTCGCACCAGTGGCAGCTATCTTTTTAACGAAACGTTTAGACTCATCTAGTATAACTCGGTAGATACGAGTGTTGTAATCAATTTCATTTTCACGTATCATATCTAAATAAGGCGACATCATACCTTCAAATACTTCTGATATATATTTAACCCATGTTTCCATCATTAACACGATTGGCTCGTCACGAACATTTCTAAACGTACAGTCCATATCAAACGCATCTAAAACTTCAGTATAACCATCTCCAATAGACCACTGCTGTCCTCTGACACCTTGTTTAGAAGTAAAGGTTGGTAATACTATGTCTGGCCATCCAGACATGTTCTTGATAGTGTTTGTTAGAATTGGAATAAACGCCATTTCGTTATCCACCAATAATGATCTAATTGGTTTTGTATCATGGGTATATAATCTAGGATCTAACATATTACGTACGTACATATGAATACTTTGTTTATTACTAGAGAGCAATGAATACATTGTTCGGATATTACGTATATTAACAGTAGTCAGGTTTAACTGTGGTCTTGTAAAAAATGCTAACCCGAAACTATCTTTATTATCTTGGATCATAGGTTTAATAGTTTGATGGTTAATACCGTATAGATTATTCGATAGAGCTTTATCTAAACTACCTATATACTGGGTTTTAGCGAAAAAATCATCTAATGATTCTATCTTCGACAGATCGTATGTATCTGATTTACCATTTAGCGCCATAAAAAATCCTCTTATAATTATCTTAATCAAAGATATCTATCAATATTAATGATTATATTACGATAAAAGGGGAATACTAAGATGGGAATTATGGCCGGCTTAGGATTAATAAAAACAATTTTAGATGTCAAACGCGATTTAGATAGTTCAACCCCTCCAGGAGAAGTAGCTAAACGTATAAACGAAGCTACTAAACATATAGGTCTGGTGATGACAGATGGTTCTATTACAAAACTTGTAAGCCAAACAATTATCGAACCTATTGCTATCGTTAGTAAAGACTTACGTCAAGAAGATATCATTCAGAAAGTACTTGAACTTAATACGGATATCTTTACTGGTTTCTATATGCAAGCATATGAAATTCTTAAAAATCTTTATGGGGTAAACTCACAAACGGTTGTAAAGTTGCTTGGTACTGATAACAGTTCTTTAGTAGGGCTGTTGGTAACAAAAGGTGGCGGGTATATCGCTGGTAAAGCAGTTCCTTCTGCAGAGGAACTCATGACTGAAGAATTTGATTTCTTCTCTGATTTACAAAATGGTCTTAAGTTTACTATGTCTATAGAAGCTAAAGGTGACAACGATAATAACATGAAAACGTCACGACCTTCTTTAGACTCTAAAAGTACTTCAGATGATAACCTATCTGGTATACTTCAGCGTCAAGTTGAGCTGGTTATTGATGTTGGTAGTGATGGCGATACCCATAAAATAATTCTACCTATGACTATCAAAACGCATGTCATCTTTACCGATGTTGACAGCATTATTCGTTTACTAACTCCAAATGCTTATGATAAATCATTTGGGTATCGTTTAGACGAGTATCGTTCTGGCGCTATCTCTTTAACAGATCTTGTATTTGCCACTGATTTGATTAAAGAGTATAAACAAAATAAACTTGCTGATAAAGATGGTTTAATTACCTTGTTAAACAGACGTACTGAATCCGGCAACAGTAAGATGGTCGCCACTAAAGGTATTGCTGGTTTTGAAAAGAATTACAACATGTTTGTAATCACAGCCTACGATCAAGTTAAAATTGAAAAACAATTACATGGTAAACTCGCTAACGAAGTTTACAAACAAAAGTTCTTGGAACAAGGCGGCGGGTTACTTGTAACAATCATCGATCAAGACCATGAGCGTATTCTTATGTATACCCGTGACATACGCGGAACATCAGATCTTTCATTTAGAGCATTACAAAAACGTAATGCTAAATCAAATGACTTTGAAGAGATTATCAAAGCCATTCTTACAAACAGACCACCCGTTTTTTAATATAAAGGAATAAACATGTTTAACGTTAACGGCATTCTAACATACATTAAAAATATGTTTCACACAGTAAATAAAGATGATGTTCTTAAAACAGCTGAGTTTGTATTTACCAATCTAAACAAAGATGTTATTCCTGCGATAGACGAGATGATTGCTAATGGTGATATCAAAGCTATCAAGGATAGTAACATACTTAACCTAGTTGCTATCAACTCTGGTCTTAAGTTTAAAGATAACAAAGACTTCTTGATTAAACTAAAAGCAGTATTGGTAAGCATTAACTCTACATATAAACTATTCGTAGATACTATTCAAAATGAGCTTAGTGAAGTTATTACCGATACTGCCGCTTCTCCAAAAGATGCTGCGATTCTTAAGATCCTTAATGATATCGGCGGTATGAATATATTTATTCTTGATCTTTCATACTACATTATTATGGAAAAAGATTCTGGCGGTATGTCTAAGAAAAAGATCGCTATGATCCAAGAGACGGCTTACGATTTTGCTATCAGTGTCAAAGCTTATAGTGTTAATTTTGAGAAGCTTATTAAAGACTTACCTAAGGTATCTAACACTACTATCAATATTAGTGATGGTAAAGATAGTATGTTACAGAGCTTGATCGCGCATACTGGGATATCTTTATCGTTACCTTTTACGAAAGGTTTTGTAAATAACCCTATTTACCATATCCGTATGTGGATGGTGGATCGAGAGATCGCTAAATACGAATCTCTAAAAGAGCGTAAGAAACTTATCGAACTTCGTTTGATGGAACTTAAGCTTGAAGAAGAAGGGCAAGCCGATCCTAAACTTCGAAAACAGATTGAGTATTACGAGGAACGTCTTAGTAAGCTTGATTATGAAATCGATAAACTTGAAAAATAGCGGCGTTTACTAACCGCACGCACGGTTAGTTATTTTTTGCAAAAAATAAACCAAAACAAAAAAACGGAGAATTACCATGGCACGACCAACATTATTCGGATCACTTTCGGCAGAAGACCTAGATTCAGAAATCGGCGGAGTAGGTGAAGCACCTGCGATTGACGTAGAAGACGCACTTGAAGGCGATGAAGCGGCTGATGAAGCAGCTGAAATCACTGCTGAAATTCAACAAGACCAAGCATCTATGGAAGATGCAATGGAAGTTGCTGAAGAACTCGAAGAAAAAGTTGAAGAGAATGAAGCTCTTCTCGAAAAACCAGAAGAAATCACTGAGACGGCAGTTGTCGTAGCTCAAGAGTCTTTGAAAACTGCTATGCGTCTTCTTGGTGCTCCTTCTGATATGATCACGGTTCCATCTATGGAAGCGGTTAAAGAAAACCCAGCATCTTCACTTCGTTTGTCTAATGAAAGTATGAAAGAGTTCGTTGTTAAAATCGCTGAAACCATCAAAGCAATCTTTGCTAAAATTATCAACTCGATCAAAAAACTTTGGACCAAACTTGTTGTCGTTACTAACAGATCTACCAAGCTTGCTGTTGCAATGCGCGCCGGTCTTAAAAACTACGATGACAAAGATGCCAAATTTGACGAAGCAGCTGTAAAAGCAGCTATCGGTAAAATCGGTGTTGTTGCATTCGCTAACGGCGGATCACTTGAAGGTGGTGCTATTGTTACCGCTATCAATGAGTACTTGAAAGAAACTACCGATGTGGCTGCGGTTAAAAAATACGCTACTTCTCTTGCTGGTATGCACAAAGATATCGAAGGTTTTATCACTTCTGGTAAAGCTATTACCGAACAGGGTCTTGTTGATTCACTCATAGGCGTATTCAAACCAAATGGTAAACTTGCTTCTGTTCTCGGAGAACATATTGCTAAAGGTGTGAAAGATTTAGCCGCACTACCAGTTAAATTTAATGGTACTTCTATTAAGTATATAAAATTCTCTGGATTTGACAGTTTGAAAACACTTTCTATCGGAACAGGTTCATATAGCCTTTCTAAAGAAGAGCAAGCTGGTCTTAAAATCGGTTGCGCGTCTGCTAAAGATGTTGCTATTATCCTTAACGGTGTTAAGAAAGCCAGTGATTCTTCAAAAGGCTATGCTGATGAAGCTATTAAACTTCTTAATACTGAAACTTCGTTCATCGATACTGTCGCTAAGAAAGGATTCTCTTCTGATGATGCTGAACTCCGTATCGCTGTTACTAAATCGCTTAACGCATGTAAAACAATTGCTACTACTGCTGCTCTCGATGGTATCCTCGGTCAAGTTGCTGCAACTAAAGACGTTCTCGGATACTGCGGTGTCTGTATGAAAGCTTATACTAAAAAAGGCGCGAAAGCTGCTTAACTAAACACTCTATAACACTAACTGGATATCCAGTTAGTGTTATAGTTTATATTCTTCTTTGATAAGCAAAACCTATTATGAGGAATACCTATGCCATTAAGCGACACAACAACTAAAGATGCTTTAGATACACTTACGTTACTAGAGGAAGAATATCGTACAGGAGCTTACCGTAAAAATCCTAGTATGTTTATTCGTAAACTTGTAAAAGTATACAAAATGATCGTAGGTGAATTTGATCCTAGTAACAAAGTTAACATTACTTCTGTTATTAACAAACTGAAAGATCGTGACTACAAAGTAGAACCTATTGATAACCTGTTCTTACAGGATCTAATACGTTTCCTTTACACGGACGAAGATGTTTCGTTTACCAAGTATATTGTTGTAGGACCAGCTACTAAACGAGTACCGATTAAAATCGTATACCCTAAAACAAACAAAGCTTATACTAAGATCTATAGCGAGTTAGATTATATCTTTAGTAAGGGCGGTACTGAAACTGCATTACTGATTGCTAAATTCTTATTTAAAGTATTTGCGGATGATCAAAACTAACTTAGGTTTATACAGTGTTGAAGAGACCGTAGTACGACCTGTCTTAGTACAGGTCGTATCGGATATCAAATCTCTCTTAGGGTTAACTAATGAGATATTCACCATATACGATCCAAAAGATGCTGCGTATAAACAACAAAACAAAACTGGTAATATAACAGGACAGACTGGCGCATACGATGAAGTAATCAAAATAGACTTTCAAGATCTTAGCGAAGATGGGACTGAGTTATCATTAGTTACTGTCAACCCTGATTACGAGAAAGTCTATATCGATAATGAGCTTAAGTCCTATGCGGTACCAATCTATCAACGACGTCGGTTCACTATGAACTTTACATATAGTTCTAAATCTGGTAGTAAAGTAGATACCATTATTAACAAACTACGTTTAATGGTAGCTGGTGATAGGATGTACAAAACTCATAACCTTGAGTATCATTTTATACTACCACCTATCTTCTTAAAATTTCTTATAGAAGTTGTTCGGCTTAAGAATATACGATTAAACCCACAAATTACTTTAGAAGAATATATTAATGGTACTTTTGATAATCGTGTAGATTTTTCAGAAACCTTGGATGGTAATGGATTTAAAAGCGATGTGGTTATCAGAGAACGGCAGTTAGGTATTATTGGTTACATTACCGAAGACCTACATAACATAGCTAAGGAAATCGATGATACCAGTGGTATGACGAATGTTACCTTTGGTTATGAGCTAATCTTTGAGAAACCGGTTGTACTCAGAATGCAATATCCTATCTTAATCTATAATACGCTTATTGATCCTGCGTTTAGAGATATCGTTTATGAAAAAGGTACTCCTAAGACTGGTATTCGTACTATGGGTACTAGCGGAATGTTTGATATTACAGCTAGAAACATATCCTGTTTAGCAATACCTAAAGATAAGTATTATATAGCGATACCGAGTATCGATACATTTGTATTAGATAAACCACCTAGCTACTTTGCTAGATTAGTGTCTGTTATGGTGACTGTGGATCCTAATAATCTAAAGGATCTGTTCAATATCCGTACAGACTTAGAAGTTGTAGCTAATATTAAGTTTAAGGATAGTATTCTTGACTTGATGATAAACTACTTTAGAGATACTATCGCTGAGATGTATGGATCGGTATTCTACTTTGAATTGTATAAAAACGAACAGCTCGATGGTAGTAATCCTATCGTACTGGATATAGATGGTAACTTAACCACAACCAATGATATGGATATTAAAGCTATTTATAGAGTAGTTATTAATATGGTTACAGATATGAGTGTTTTAAATTCGCAAGCAGCTCTTATACTTAAACGGTACTTAGAAGCAGAGATGACGATACTTAACATCAAAAAGAGTAACTACACGACATTCTTAGAGTATTATGCGATACTCTTTAATATACCTCAAGAAGAGGTACTAGCATGTGTAGCAAAGAATCAGTATAAGAATACTTTGTTCAAGATCACCGAGCCGGTATGGATTAAATTCTTTACCAAAGAACTGGTTATTAACTTAACTGGTATTATGGATGAAAAGATGACATCGTTAAATCAATTCTCTCCTATAGCAGAATAACTAAGACACTATTCCTTAAGGAATAGTGTCTATGTACCTATTTTTTGATTATTAAGCGTTTAACTAATAAAAGGATCAGATATGCCGATACTTAAAGATTCCGACACACCTATAACTGAATCTGGTGTTCCGGTAAATACACCCAACGTTAATGGTGAAAAACCTTTTTTAACTAATGAAGATTTAAAGACTTCTACTATCTTTAACAAAGAACGTAACTTAGATAGCATCGTTCAATACGTTAAAGGTATGAAATGGACAGTTAACTATTTTCTACAAATTAAAAATATAAACGATCCTGTAAGACCTCCTGATATAAGTTTGCCTGTTACCGTACAAAAGTATCATCGTATCGATAAACTAGTATTAGTATTACAAGATGCGGTTAACCAAGAAGACTTCAATAACGTTACCGGTAGTGCTACTATTAACTGTGGTTTCTTACCATACATCGGCGATGCGTTCATCGCTACCTTAGTAGGTGGTAGAGAAGCGATATTTGTATTAACGAATGTTGAGATAAAAACCTATAACTTACATCCAGTCTATAATGTTGAATTCAAATTACTATTCCTATTGGATAACGGTAATGCCGAGATCTATAACGACTTAGTTATGAAGACTATTCAAACTTATGTCTATGATAAAGAACACTTGTTAGATTACAGTGCTCCTATCATACTCGCAGCTGATTATACTCGTAAAATAAACCTTAAGAATATAATTCCAGAAATAGCAGATTATTATCTTAGAACGTTTACTACTAATGAAAAGAACGTATTGGCGTTACCTACGTCATCAAGTATCTATATCGATACTATGTTAGCAGACTTCGTATATAAGATTATATCTCCGTCTGATAGTAACTTGATGACTAGAGTTACGCGTATCGATGTTGACTTAAAAGAAGATATACGGTATACTGTCTGGGATGCTATCGTTAACCGTAATAAATCGTTACTAAAACTCTGTACTAAAAATATAGATTTTAAATATACTCCCTATACACAATCTAATGTGTTATTGAGAAATGTATCCTATCTAGGCATATCGTTTATGGCTAATGTTATAAACGAAGGAGATACTCCTGTAGTACCTGTTGCTATTGATATTAGTATACCTACTGTTAGTTATACTAATCCTTTGAGTAATGGCATTAAAGAATATGTCTTAACCGATAAATTCTATACCCTAGATACCGCTAATTGTGGTTTGTTAGAACAAATGTTGATATCTTACTTAAACAGTGAGAACTTAAATACGGATTCTTTATACGTTCTTATTGATGAATACCCGTATTGGTCAACACGAGAACAATTTTATTTAATACCTATTTTAATTGCTTTAATACGCGATAGTATATCTAGAACCTATTCATCTTTATAGGGAGTGTCTTATGGAATTACGAAATGAATTACCGAGTAAACTATACCGTGTAAGAGTTCCTGAAATAGCAACATATTCAGAAGCTGAATTAGAGATACTAGGTGTACCTATAAGTATCTACGATGGGTATAATAGAAAGCACCACTATACTGAAACAGTAGTAGTTATGTTACCCATATCTCGATTAGTGGATATTTACTCTAGTGGATACTCTATAGAAATTATGAGTAGAGATGATGTAACGGAAGTCTATAATACTCTTGAACGATATGTTAATAACAGTTTAGAAATTCTTAACTTCTCTCCTAACAGAGCTGCGGTAATAGAAGATCGACATGAAGAGATTGAAAAGATGTTAGAAGAGATGTTTGGTTATAATAAACGAACTATCGTAAAAGAAACTCTTAAAGATCAAACTAGTTTCGGTGGGTTGAATATAAACCTTTTCCACGATAACTATAGACCGCCAGTTAGAAACAACCAACCTGTTAATGCTATGGCAGGATATGGTTATGATGAACCGATTAACAACCAACAACCAACAACTTTTATAGACCCCTATAAAAACCTACCTGCCTTAGATATAGATAAGGTACAAAGAGTCTCTCGCCGTAGAGGGATAACGATACATGAAATTAATAAATTATAAGGATTACTTATGGAAAACATCTCTACACACTTGATCGAAGAAACAAAAGAAATTCGTGGTATGATAGCTAACTACTTAACATTGTCTATCATATTGAGTAACTTTGTAACAGACCCTGTAGCTGAAGCTACTAAAATTGCTAATGGTGAATATGCTTTCTTACACGAAGATGAAGAAGAAGGTGGTATTAAAAACTTAGAAAGTGATTTCCAAGAGATTCTAAAAGGTCTTAATGGTGCATTTACACAGTCACGTGCTGTAGAAATCGGTATCCAAAAGTTAGCTACGTATATCGATGAATTAAGAGCTGAGATTATTTCTGAGACTAATGAAGTCAAAGACCTTATCAAAATGCCAGAAACAACCCTTAACAGCAATATCACCGCACTAAGCGCCCAACCATACGATATTGACTCATTACGTCGTCGTCGCGATTTCTATAACTCTTCGTTAGCGACTAAAGAATACATGACTAAGAAAACTATCATAGCGTTGCAGAAAATCTATAACGTTGAAGTACTTACTGAGAGCATGGCTAAGAATATACTATTCACCGTGGCTACACAAATCGGAAACACTAGTGCTTCGGCTATTCTTGAAAAGCTCGAAACCGGAATTAAAATATATAACTCCAAACTCGAATTGTTAAATATGAAGAGCGTTAATCCAAATATATCTTTTCCTGAATTCGATAAGTTGTTTGCTTACGATGAAGCTGCGTTGGGAGATAATAACCTTTATCTTGGTTTACCATCATTACTTGGAGAAATCGATACCGGACCTATTGATGGTGCTGATAAATCGATTATCGACTTTGTGTCAGACCTTATTGAAAGTCTCCCTGGAATGTTTGACTACGTCGGTGAAACCATTGGTTCGTTTAAAGAAATTGTTTCTAAAGTATCTGATATTAACACACCAATTATCGATGTGGTAACAGACTTTAAAACAAACTGTATTGAAACATTTACAAATGGAACCATTACTAAAGATGAATTCACCCAGAGTATTGCTAGTAAAGGTGAATTAATGCGTGGTTATAATTCGGTTACGAATAACCTTGCTGTAACAATAACTGAAGCAGCTATCGGTGTTAACAAACTTATTTCTACATATGATGTAGTAGGTAACTTACTCGATGAGTTAACCTTATACGGAACAATTGAATCTCCTAAATAAACAAGGATCATTATGGTATCTAAACTCGGTGAAGGCGCATTAGAACTTGACATACAGTCAATTCTAGACGCTAAAGGAACGAATCCTACTAAACCAGAATATTCAGTGTTTTTAAATACCGTTGATAAAGATATGCCGATTAAGTTATTAGACTCTGTTGAACTATTAAGAGATTATAATACTTATGTAGGTGATTATATTTTAGCTACTTTTCATATAGGTATGGGGGATTACATTTCAGATGTCCTCCCGTATCGTGATAACTTAGAAGCTACTATTATTAAGAAAGACAGTAAGTCACAATCATCAACTCGTTATAAGTTTGCGATTGTTAACAATCAAAACTATACAGCTGGTGATGTATATGATAAAATGTCTAAAGAAGATCTTAACAAATCTCAATTGATAACCATAGAAGGACAATGTCTTGATAGACATATTGAAACCTTACGAACTATTCCCGTTGACGGTATCTTTAAATTTAGCACTATCTTAGATGTGTTTAGATATAACATCGATGCGGCTTTAAGTGGTATTAAAATAGGTAGTAAAACTCCGGATATAGATATTAACATTATCACGCCTAACAATGATCGCTCCTACGATCACATAGAGGTACCTACAGGGACTAAAGTACTAGATTTGGCTACCTATCTACAACAAAGTAATTACGGCGTTTATAATGGCGCTGTAGGAACATATTTTCAATTGTACGGTCCTACCTTAAGAAACACTTTGTTTATCTATCCTTTGTATACCAATGCTCTTTTTAAAACCGCTACTAAAAAACTTATTATCTATAAAGCAAGTACAAGTAAATTCGATGTGATTGAAAGCACTTACTTCATAGACGGCGATATTGTTAAAATCATTGCTGGTAGTAATACAAAGAGTATAAATAAAGGCGAGAATGAATTACTGAATACTGGTTATTCTATTGTAGCTAGTGATCCTAACACCATGTTAGAACGTAATGCGTTAGTAGATGACGATTCAGTTGTTGTTAGTAAAGATAGTAACTTAACTGGGTTGTTATTTAAAACACCTTCTGATGGAAATCCTAATCCTAACTATGTTGGTATGACGGATAATCTTTATAAATATCGTAGTGAGATTATGAAGAAGTCTATGTCAATATTCCAAGTACAATGGAATCATAGTGATCCAGATTTAATATACCCCGGAATGCCGGTGATGTATGTTTTTGCAGACGATGTTAATGGTATACGTAAAATGACCGGTACGGTACAATCTACTTACAGTAAGTATTTGAAATCTACTAATGAACGCGCTAGTCTTATAAACATAGCCGTGTCTGAAGTTGTAAAAGGACAGGAATGAAGATTGATAAAATAAACAATAACACATATCGTGTGGTAGATAGCTCTGAAATAGAACTATTGGTTAATGAGATGGTTAATACGTTATCTCTGAATTCGGTAATGGATTTTGAAACTATAATTACAGATCAGCTTAAAGATAGTATGGTGTCACGGCTAGTAGCTGCACACTTTACTAAGATGAATCCTACGGTATTTAACGATGGTAATATGTATGTGATAATCAAAGTTGGTTTTGAAAATAGAGAAATCAATGTCAGTGTTGGTAATCTAACCCTTGAAAATAAAACACGAACTCTAAACGGAGTTTTATATAAATAACAGTACTACATGGCATATGCCATGTAGTACTGTATTCTTTTACCAATTAAACATATTCTCATCAAGAGTACTCTTCTTTAGCTTATCGATAACCGTACCTGTTTTCACAGGAGGGTAGTAATAATCAAAGATAGCTTTCCAGCGTGCTATCGTAGTAATATCTGGTTTAGAGAAACTAGCCGGTACCGATTGTAATTCCATATTCAGGTAGTTAATACCATCAGCATGAAAACGATTAAGTTTAAGATTGAAGTTAGCAGCTATGTTACTAAAATCTTTCTTATTCATATCATCAAAGTCGATATTAGGACGCTCGTAAAGCGCAGGTACTGTCATAATGTAAGCGCCATTATTATCGATAATATCTACCTCTCTAAACGGGCCACCTGATAACTCTAACCATTTATAAATCAACACTTGGTTTATTTCGATCTTACCTATATTGAAAAAGAAATCTAAGAAATATTCTTTAAAGATAATTTCAAGAACAGCATTATTAGAAACGATAGCTAACTCATTGTGCAACCCATCGATTAGATTCGTCAACTTAGATGTTTCCATATCTTTCATGGATTTAGCTAAATCTTCAAGTGATTTTTGTGGTGTCATTGAGTGCTCCTCATTCCTCTTATATTTGCAATTGTAGTATCTATATCTAATAACGTGCCACCAGTTTCCGAAATGGTCTGGCTGAGAACATAACTGTTATTATCAGCATCAACACACGCAATATCAATCGTATATGTAATAACGCTTGTAGCAGGGTCATCTACCATAGTAGCACTAACAACAGTATTTTTAAAATAGTTATTATACATAAATGTTAATGACGAAATGATATTAGTTCTGAGTTCATTTTTATCTGTATACATAGCTACTAAATATTTTAAACTTTGAACTTTACCTTTAAAGGTATTGCTTTGTCCGTAATCGGAAGTAATAAAGTATTCGAATAACTTTATCATTATAGCTTTTCTGTTAGTTTCCCAGCCGGTGACGGCTAGAACTGGAACTCCTGTCATCTGTTACTCCGGTAGTGGTTTAATGTATACTATGTTTAGATTTAACTCTAACATGTTTCTGAAATTATCAAGATTGATACTATAACTAACTAAAGCTTTAGTACTGCGTTTTAAAACATCTTTAACATTGTTAATATTGATATCGTGTTGAGTTCTAAAGAAATGTGTTCCTTGTAACTCTCTACCGCTAGGTGTTTCAAAAATGATCTTTGCTATGGTACCCATAGTATAGACTTTAGTTATGTTTAACACTGATAAGAAAACAGGTTCAGCCCAGTCTTTTCCGTACGGACCCATACTTTCAATAGGTTTAACTAAACCGGGTGTTAACTTGTGCTCTGGTAAAAACATATCTACTTCTATCATATCTTTATTAAGATTAGTAGGAGTAAGTTCTTCACAATACTTATCAAAGAGTCGTTTAAACTCTTCTAATTTTTCTTTATGAATACTACAACCTGCGGCACCTTCATGACCACCAAACTTAATAAATATAGAATCATCTTCGTTAGCGATATTCTTAAAAACTTGGACAATGTTCAAATCCTTAATGATTGCTCTCGTACTACCTACATAAGCATCTTGATCGGGAGTATTTAAGAAGCATACTGTTGGTAGTCCTTTACTTTCTCCGATATTACTAGCAACAATACCACTGATAGATAACTCTGAATCTATTAATAATACAATACTGTGTTTATAAGGATTGTTAATGAGCGTACTTTTCTCTTTGTTAATGACAGTCTTCTGCACTGTCTTACGAAAGTTATTAAGTTTGTTTAACTCTTCCCCATATATAAGTACGTCTTCCGGAGTATCAGCTGATAATAGTTTAAAAGCTAAATCTTCGGCATCTATTCTATTAGCAGTATTAATAAGCGGAGCTATCTTAAACCCGATTTCTTTATAAGTGATCTTACCCGTAATGTTAAGAATTTTCTTAATAGCATACCATGCTTTGTTACGGAATGAGTTTATCTCGTTCAGACCTGTCTTAACAATATGTCTATTGATCGGTAACTTTAAAGACATAACGTCACTTATCGTAGATATAGCCACATATGGGATAATAGGATTAAAGATATCTAATCTATTATTAGGATACATTTTCTTATAGGTATTGACCATAACTAAGAAAGCTACAAAGCAACCAGAAACATCTTTATAATAAGTACTGTCACTACGTTGGTTGTTAATAAACACATCGCAGTTATCTGGATTTATGTCATTAGGGATCTGATGATGGTCTGTTATAACCATAGTAATACCAAGATCTTTAAATTCTTTAAACGCATCATTATCTACTGATCCGTGGTCGGCGCTGATAATTAAATCAATTTTCTTTTTATTATGCAGTTTTTTAACACGATTAACAAGTACTTGATTAAACCCGTTTCCGTCACGTCGTTTGTTTATAATAACACTAACCGTAGTAGGATCAACATTAAACACTTGTAATAACGATCGATAGAGTACTGTAGCTGAGTTAACACCATCACAGTCATAGTCTGTGACAATAGCGATATGTCGCTTATTAACAATGTTATCTCTTACGATTTCTGATGCCAACTCGATATCTTTAAGTTGTTTAATATTTTGATCTATCCGAAGACAATTAAAGTAATACGATACGATATCTTGTTTATAGAATTCATAATCTTTATCTTCTAGCCGGTTAGCGATTAACGATGCCTGAAACTCGGTTATGTTGTTTTTAATTAATTCTGCATATATTTTTGTACTGGGTTTTTTGTATATAAATCCGTGTTCTTCTATATGATCACTGATCTTTCCTTGTTTGATTTTCATAGTTATACCTTTAGTATTATCAATTATTATCGAAATATAGATATTTTATATAAAACTTTATTTGATATTAATCGTTAAAGGTATAAGTTATGAAAATGTTAAAGTTAACTGGGTTACGTGTTATGCCGGTATATGCCAGTGTTTATATTGGTAAACGAACACAGGTTAGATATTTCAATATCATGCATGGTAGTAGAGATTTCTCAGTATGGTCTTGTGGTATGAATAAACGATTATTCAATCCGGATAATTATGGTCGTGATGTTGATAAGATTGAGCTAACTGATAACAACTATACGTTGGTTCCTGTAGAAACCGCTAAGAACCCTAACAATACACAATTTTACGCAGTCTATAGTGATGGTGTAGAATCACACACTACCGATATTATTTTGTTCTGGGAAATTCCTAATAAACGATATACCGAAGTTACTTATAGCATCTCCGGGTCATGTCGTGAATTGGGTAGTGGTGTCACAGGTATGACGAGAGATGGTATCGAATACCGCTCACCAGCACCAGTACTTGAAATATATGGTGACGTTACTTTATCATGGAGTGGAAAAGATATGATTGGTCAATCATTATCACAAACAATATCTTACGATTACGCAACTGCTTCGTGGAAAATACCACCTATGGAAGTAACAGAAAATATTAAAGGAGGAGAAGATGTCGAACAATCTTGACAATGGTGGAAGCACCGTTAGCATAACACGCTCTAATGCTAATAATGACCGAATAGCATTACAAATAAATAACCAAAATCTTGGAACCAATAAAAAATCAGGTGGTTACACAGCGAGTGATAAACCAATAGCTACAAGTATAGCAGAGGAACTACGAAAACAGTATCCTAAAAAGGATTAATATGTTATCTAAAAGAATAACTGATAACGAAACTACACTTAAAGCTATTGGTCTTCTTTTAAAACATTTTGAAAAAGAAGAAAACAAATCTCTTATAAAAGTAAATACAAATAAATGTTTAGGAATATGTCGCCATAAATCTACTGAATTGACTATAGATATTCTCGATGACTTCATGTCACAGTACGGGTTAACATTTATGGAAGGTCTCGGTAGTGTAGGAATTGTACTTCTAACATTTTCAGATTATTTAACAGGTCACCAAGTTAGTATTACGTATTGGGCGTATTACAGTTACGATATTAATAATGATAAGTACTTAGTTTATCTAGTTGATAATGATGAACCTGTAAGTATGACTTACAAACAATTAAATCTACTGAACCATGGTACTAAAATAAACGGGAACTCTGTTGATATAAATGGTTACCACGCGGTGATTGTAAAGAAACATATGTTAGATATTAAGGATGTGTTTCACTATCATCTTGATGCTATACAGTTTGATAAACAACTCTATACTAAACTAAATTTATTTCGTTTAGCATGGGCACAGAAAGATGATGATTATATTGAATTCTTAGGAAGTAATCTATTAGGAGTTCATAAGGTTAGCTTTAGCGATAATGACGATAACATGTTATTGATAGATATTCTAAAGGTTGATAAAAACATTCTTAAAACGGATCTATTTAATCTTCCTGGTATTGACCCTAACTGGAAGATATCGTCTAACACAACCTATCTAACTCTTGTATATCTTATGCATGGATTTATTGTAGGTAGTCTTGACAATAAGACTAAAGAAGAAGCTTTACGAGAATGTTATTATATTTTTGCTTATAAAGTTATGGGTAGTTTGATATCTCATTATTTTAACTACATGGACATAGCTACAGCTAAAGCAGTATTTGAACGATTATCGAATCGTTACCTTATTAAGAAATATGGTACATGGCAGGGAGTATTTGAATTTAGAGCTAATGATATATTGTTTGGTGGTATACATTACAACCGTATTAAAGATTTGACTACAGATGATGCCACAAGAGTTATTGCTGACCTACAAGGCCGGTTAAGAGAGCTTGTTAAAAACATCTACGCAGAGCTTGTCGAGGTACGTAACTCTAATGAAAAGATACACTCGACCTCAATGATCGAGTCTAATGACGAGGGTGAATCTATTCGTGAAAATAGTGTACGTCCTGATTTATACATCAATTACGTACGTAGTGTGTTCAATACCCCTAATGACTTCATCAATGACGATTTAGTGTATCTTATCGCGACTATCAATCCTAAACTAGATGTAGATAAATTTGTAGATACTCTTAAATATCTTAGTAATAACATTAAACCTAAGATAAATGACAAAGACGATATTATAGAACACACCATAAATACAACAATAACATACCTTAGAACTAAAAATATTGTTAGCGACTATAACGCTAACGCTTATAACATATTAGTGCTTATGAAGGGTTACTGGAGTAGTTCTAGCGTTAAGGATCCTATAGTTAAACATCTTAAGGATTATATATTTAATATTGCTAAAATAGCCACTAAGAAAAAAACAACTTGGTTGTTGGCTTCTATAACAATATCCGTATTGTTATACATATTTTTACGCAGCTTGTATAAGAACAAAAAATAAAGATAGTTAGATACAGGCTACGCCTGTATCTAACTTAATCTTTTTTAAACAACCCGGCAATTAGCAGTGTTGTCACAGCACCGATAACTGCTCCGATAGCTATCCCAGTTGCTAATTTTTTTGTATTGTGTTGTTTATCGTACCAACCAGATAACATATCGAGATAGGAGTTATTAACAACTGGCTCGTCCGATTTCGGGTCAGATACTGACCCGGATTCTTTTGTTTCCTCTTTCATTTCTGACTCCTCTTTCATTTCTGACTCCTCTTTCATTTTTGTTTCCTCTTTCATTTTTGTTTCCTCTTTCATTTTTGTTTCCTCTTTCATTTTTGTTTCCTCTTTCATTTTTTGTCTCCTCAGACTTTGATTTAATTACTCAGAAATGATGACATCGCTGTCGTCATTACCGAAATATCTAGCCACAAATTTTGCTGTGAAATAAATCGCAGCAATTATGGCCACAGTACTACCAGCCACAACCGCAACCTTTACAGGTGTTGGTTGTTTGTCGTACCAACCAGATAAAATTTTCTGGAAGGATTTATTTTCTGGTTTACTTTCATCAATCACTTTGTTCGTGACTGATGAAACTTGGTCGATCATTTGTTCGAACACACCCAATGGGTCATCCGGCTTTTCCGCATGATCTTGAACCATAGGTTCAATTTTCTCACGCCATATGCTATCGACATCGATAAATTCGCCGTTAACGACGGCTTCATCGAGAGCCGCTTTGAAGTCTTCTATAAGACCGCTAACAGCCACTTTTTCACTAACCATAAGTTTGGCTAGTGATAAGTACCCAAAGCCATCACTAATAACTAACGCGATCTCGCGTAATGTATCGTCACTAGCAGTGGAACAAAACACTGTTAGTTTGTTAAGATAGGATATCATCGGAGTAATATCCGATTCTACTGTGCATTGTTTTAATACACTTACTAACTCTGCAAAAGTCTTTTTTGCGAGTGGGAAATCTTTAGCTGTTTCAGCAACGTATGGACCATCTATAGTGTTAACGCCCATGGTGGTATTCTCCTTTTATTTTATCTGTTATTATAATATAGAACTATAAAATATTGGAAATAACATAAAAAAGAACTACTACACTAACCCAATTGGGTTAGTGTAGGTAATTACAATGTGTAGTATTTGATAAGGTTAGCGATCGATGTATCGTTAAGAAGAGTACGATCTTTAGAGAACGCATGTTTGAAATTTACTTTCGCAGAATTCGCTTTACGTGTAGTTTTGTTAGCAAGTAACGCAATGACCGTTACTAATGCTTGATACGTTTTCAAACGTTCTGCACCGAATGTCCACAAGTTATCAAAACGATGAAGTTTGATTTCATGGAATGCGTCTGTTGCATAGTGATGGAATACCATATTGACGAGATCAAATTTAACACGGAATGCTTGATAAACCGGAGTATCGACAACTGATGTCAATACGTTGTAAAGATCATAGTTACGCCCAGCACAAACTTGATCAGGAAGCATAGGTGTAGAATTACCCATATCAGCATTATAACTAATAAGCTTACTAACCAATGTACGGAATTCGAGTGTACCTTCAGCAAGAATCTTATCAAGTTTGTCTTCAAATGACATTTTGCTATCGTGAATAATAGCGTGTACATCATCAAGTGACAACTGTGGTTTCTCAGGTGCTGTATCAGCTGCTGATAACGGAGCGACTGTTGGTGCTGGTGTAACTTCAGGAGCTGCCGGAACATCAGATACTACTGGTACATCTACAACAGGAGCTGCTGGTTCAGATACTACTGGTGCGTCTACAACAGGTGTTACTGGAACAACGGTGTCAGCGATAACTGTAGCTGTTGCTACGTCTGGTGTAACTTCAGGAGTTGGAACATTTTCTACCGGAGCTGTTACTGGTGTATCGTCTACAGGAGTAGTAGCGGTTGCATCAACAGGAGTTGGAACTTCAGAAACAGTAGCAGGTGTTGTTGTGTCAACAACTGTGGCGGTGTCTAACGCTGGTGCGTCTACAACAGCCGTGGTGCCAGGCGCTACGGCGTCTACAGGTACCACGACCGTATCAACTGCTGGTGTGTCTGCAGCAGTTGTATCAACTGCTGGAGTAGTTGCAGCAGTTGTATCAACTGCTGGAGTAGTTGCAGCAGTTGTATCAACTGCTGTTGTGTCTGTAGCAACTGTATCTACAGTTGCAGTAGTTGCAGCAGTTGTGTCAACTGCTGATGTGTCTGCAGCAGTTGTATCAACTGCTGGTGTATCTACAGCAGTTGTGTCAACTGCTGATGTGTCTGCAGCAGTTGTGTCAACTGCTGATGTGTCTGCAGCAGTTGTATCAACTGCTGGTGTATCTACAGCAGTTGTATCAACTGCTGGTGTAGTTGTAGCAGTTGTATCAACTGCTGGTGTATCTACAGCAGTTGTATCAACTGCTGGTGTATCTACAGCAGTTGTATCAACTGCTGGTGTATCTACAGCAGTTGTATCAACTGCTGGTGTGTCTGTAGCAGTTGTATCAACTGCTGGAGTAGTTGCAGCAGTTGTATCAACTGCTGTTGTGTCTGTAGCAACTGTATCTACAGTTGCAGTAGTTGCAGCAGTTGTATCAACTGCTGTTGTGTCTGTAGCAGTTGTATCAACTGCTGATGTGTCTGTAGCAGTTGTATCAACTGCTGATGTGTCTGTAGCAGTTGTATCAACTGCTGTTGTATCTACAGTTGAGGTATCGCTACCAGTTGACGTCGGAGTGGTATATTGTTTTGTCTTAGCCATGATCGAATCTCCTAAATTTATATTCATTAATACTGTTAATCGGGTCATAAACACGACACTAAGCAATATGCTTAGTGTTCAGTATGTGCTTTAATAAACTCGATCAAACGCTGGGTACTGTTATCTGTTTTGAGATTGAATACTGGAATATCTGACTCACCAGTGACTCGCAACACAAAGGTAGTATTACCTTGTTGTTTGTAATCGGTCTTTTTATCAACGGTCTCACTACCATCGAGATTATAGATAAGCGCAATGTTTAATGGATCATTACAATCTTTACCAAGCATGACGTGAATATCGCGTGATAAAATAGCTCTTACACTCGGAGGTAATTTCATAAACCGACCATGTGAATTGAAAGCGATTCCGTACGCCTTTTCACTAGGGCTCATTATAACCGGATTCATAAACTCTTCGTTGTATTTTTTCCAAGGAAGATAACAATCGACTTTTGAATTCGGAAGCGCGACGATCTTAAGAGCGAGTTGATCACTCTTATCACCGTTATAACGGAAGGTATACCCTTTAGTAAACAATGCTTTAGCAAAGTTAATAAACCGTTCTTCCATTTCAGGAGAAAGCGGTTCTTTAACGCTGTGTAAGAAGACACCAAATGTCTTTTTACTACGGCTCATATCACTTACAGAAATTTTAACCGGTTTAATATCTTCACTATCCCAAAGACTTACTTTTTTAGGTTTGTTAAAGTTATTCGTATAGGTATTTTTTGTTTCTTGTGGTGTTTGAGCAGCTGGTTGTTGGAATGCTTTTTCATCGCTTTCTAACATATCAAAAATATCGTCCATGGTAATTTCCTTGTGTAATGTTCACTAATAACGGGGATTTAAAAAAATTATTTAATAGCGTCAGCTATGTTAAATTCTAATGTCTGTATAGGTTTAAAGTGCATTGCTGACATTGATGTTGCTAGCATAATACTACTTATATCTGTAACAAGAATAGCAATACCTGTTTTATAGTTAGCAATTGACTTACTAGCACAAATAGCGCAAAACTTATTTCCTTTTTCTCTACAATATTGCGGAGATCGTATGGTAATAACTTTACCTAAATACTGTTCAGGTTCTGTTATTAATTCACTTGTTTTATTTGGTAGGATTATATACCGATCTAGTAAGTTACTAACATTATTAACGGTAACTATTACTGTTTTACCTACACTAGTACCACAATCTCCATCAGAGATAGTAAGGCTTGATACCGCTCTAAGAATATCTTTAGCGGCTGATCCACCTTTCTGTGTTTCTTTACCGCGATCATAAGATCCAGAACGTGATGTGTTAAACATGTTAGTAAGTAATTGCTTATCTTTAGGGAATCCTTCTAATAGAGAATTCTCTACTAATGCAGCTTGTCCTGATTTCTTATCAAACCCTACTTCAGAGCCAAAAGTGAGATACAGTTTACTACGCGCAGAACTTGCTTTACCAGATGTCATTTTACCCATCGTAGGATCATCTTTTAACCACTCGGCATCATATGCTTTAAGAGCTGTTTCAAATTCTACAATCTTGGATTGGTCTTTTACCCAGTCTTCACCATACTTAGTTAGCATCTCTTTAACAAGTTTCTTTTTAAACTCGGTTATCCCTTTAGGAGGTAACATAGTTCTTTCAGTACTAGCATATGTAGTTATACGAGATAACCCATGTAAATAACTACACGCATTTATGAACTCAAGATACTGTGGTACAGTTATTATATCATTAGACATATGTTTAGCAATGATTGTTTCTAGATCGCCCATTCTAATTCGTTTATCTATAAACGGAATAACATTACCAAAAATATCTGCTAGCATAATCTTATTAACAAGAACTCTACCCAACTGTGTTGTTATGTCTTTATCAGCATTAGGTAAATATTCTTTACTAACCGTTACTGTATCAGCCATAGTCAAAGCAGGAGTTTTACCGTCAACTCCATCTAGGACAGTAAATACATCATCAATATTAACGTAGTATTTATTATCTTCTATTTTACAATAATCTAACTTTGGGTTAACCGCTACTACAAACAAGGTATAAAACCATTCTAACTTACGGTGTAATCGTTTTTTAAATACATAATTTATATATTCTGACTTAGTCATGGTCAAACCTTATTTTCAATTTCTATCATATATTGGTTAGCATTACGTGCTAATATACCATGATCAAACGCTGGATTCGTAATAGCATCAATATTGAAATACAAATCAAAATAGTCAAACATAGAATACCGTGAATCTATACCCATATAGAAAGTAGCCGCTATTTCTAAAGCAGCTAAATTAACATCGTTTATTGTGTTTACTGTAGCATACATTTTTTCTATATATTCGATAACAGGTTGATCGTGATAACCTTCCTTACGAATGGTAGAAACTATGACTGTGTTATCATAATCTTTATTTATGTTACTAATGAAATTTACAATACTCATATCATCGTTATCAAGAACTATTGTTTCTTTTAGATTATCAATTAGTAATCCTAATCGAGTATAAAAATCAATATCTACATCTTCTATAATCTCAAAGTATTGATGCTCTGGAACCGTAGTGTAAAGTGACAACATATACGATAATTTATTAGTAATATCGCGCTCATCGTCAGTGATAATCGTTTCTATTTCATATGTAACTTCTGGGGATAATGTATGTATAATGTAAATCCCGTTCACTACTTCACTAAGTAACTTAAAGGTTGTAGCTTGGTTTAGGAATACTCCTATATGTTCAAGATACTCCATAACTACAGATGATATAACTTTCTCCATAACCAATACTGTGTTATCACCAAGATTTTCATCATTCTCAGCAACATCTATTAAGTCACCTTCTAACTCAGTTATGTCTAAAAAATAGACACTGGACATCAATCGATTCATATTATCAACAGTAGTCAATAACCCAATTATCGTAGTATATCGTTCTAAAGAAACTTTGTTTGCGATATAATCTTTTAAGTACGTAGACACAGAATATGCTGCTGTATTCATCATACATCCTTTTATTTTTTATTCATGGAACTATAAAGATTAATTTTATAGTTAAATAATGTATGATACACACTATATAAGGGAATTATTATGGCAAAGAAAAAAACACCTAAACCAGAGGTTGTTGTGGCGGATGGAACTAACACAGGAGAAGAGTTTACACGTAACCAAAAATTAAATTGGGAAGACATCGCATTGGCTCGCAGTGAAGCATGTAAGTCACTGATCGCGCAACAAAGTTTGACACTTGAATTAACTAAAACTTATTCTGATATAATCGAATCAGATATTGAATTAAAAGAAACCATTCTTGGAATTTCAAACTCGTACGATGATATCGTTGATGAAATCGTCGGTATCGACGAAGCTTACAAAATGCGTACCGGTGAAGTAGCCAATGGCGATGAAGAACTTGAGTATCTACAAATCGCAGAGCGCTATATCGCTATGCAAGAAAAAGTAGCTAACATTTCAAGTTCTGGTTTTATGGACGTCTTTGTTACCTTGAAAATTAAGGGTGTCGCAGGAATTGACACAACTGACCTAAACGCTATCGCAGAGGCTGTAGTTGATGGTAAAAAAGATATTATCAATACTATTAAAGAAGCAGAAGCTTCTACTGAAAAGGAGAGTTAATGGCTGATGATGTAAATACACCGGAAAGTGATGTTAGTCAGGAAGCACCTGTTAATACAGAACCACAACCCGAAACAAAAGAAGAACCAACACAGGTTCCTGTGCATGATGAGCCAGTTCCTAAGTATAGTGACAACCATCAAGCTACGTCGCCATATACGGATGAGAAAGCTTATGAAAAAAATAAAGGCTCGGATCTTGGTGTTGGTATGCCGGTAGCAGTAGCAAGTAAGATCATGCAGTTTTTAGATGTTTTGGAAAAACTTACTGAAGATGAAGTACAAGCGCGCTACACGCCGGAAGCTCTTGTGGCTGGCGGTATCGGTATTAATTCTATTAACCAAACTACGCACAAGGATATCTATGCTAGCGAGCTTAATGAAGATACCGATAAATTTGTAAACGGTATTAAGTTTATGGATCAAGATCTTAATTTACGACCGTTACCACTTAAAACAAATGCAGGTAAAGTTACTGGTGATATGGCTAAAGCCAGATTCACATCTATCCTTGGTATTGGTGAAGTTGTACAGATCCCGTTACATCATAGCGGTATTTGGATTGCTATTAGTCCTCCTAAGGATAACGAACTTATCAATCTCGAAAACGCGTTATCGTCTAATCAGATTTTGTTAGGTCGTTTAACAAGTACGCTTGTATACTCTAACTACTCAGTTGTGTTTAATCGTATTCTTGTTGATTTCATTTTAGATCATATGGTCGCTACGAGTCTTAAACTTACTGAAGAGGATGATATTCGTAACTATATCTTAATACAAGATCTCTACCCGTTAGTATTAGGTCTTATTACATCAATGTATCCTGATGGGTATAATATTACTCGTTCGTGCGCTAACACTATCGTAGAAGACGAGAATGGAGTTCCTGTATGTACATTTGTTTCTACTGCTAAAGTAGATCCTAAAAAATTACTTTGGTTAAACAGAACATCTCTTAACAAAGAGATGATGATGCATATGTCAAAACGCACGCCTAGCAGCGTTACGGTAGAAGACGTTAAATATTACCAATCTACTATTAACAAACTTGCTGACCAAGAAATCATCGTCACTGCTACCAATGGAACTATTATTAATATTACCCTCACATCACCTACCTTGTTCGATTATATTACAAACGGTGAGTTATGGGTACAAAATGTTATTAAGAAAGCTGAAGATATCTTTGTAACTACTGATACTGCGGAAATTAAGAACGGTAAAGTATCTGATGTATTGTCAGCTGTATTACTTGGTATTTACAACGTATACGTCAAACGTATCGAAAGTGATGGAGCGGAAGTTGATGACCGTTACAGTATCGATGAAATTCTTGACACCATCTCGAGTGATGAGAAAATTCTTGATGAGTTTATCGAAAAAGTCCGTGCGTACATTAATGGTGCGGTAATTGCGATTGTTGCTACACCTGACTTCGTTTGTCCTAATTGCCGTTCAAACCAACCAACACATGAACTCAAAGCGTTTAAAGATCTTGTTCCTCTTAATGTGGTAGAGAATTTTTTCGCCCTAAGCGCTCTCAGAATCAACAAAATTCGAAACCGAAACATCACGTCTTAGATATTGATTTCTTTAATTTAACCAATACCACAAAATACATCGACGATGTTTTGTACTTGTTAGACAGATGTCTAACAAGTCCTGAGAGCGCATTATTATTAGCCGATCTATATGATGCTGAATATGTAGTTGATAAACGATTTGATCGTAAATTAGATGTTAACGAAGGTATATTTGGACCTGTGCTACATAGAGAGAGTGAGAGTCTTTATGAGTTTAATCAACTTGATATTATTCTAGATGAGTACATACAATTTGACATACTGAAAATGTACGGGTTATCCATTGATAAATATATGGAACTAACACGGTACGAACGTAGTGTATTAACGAAGAAAGCTTTGGACGCTATGCAAAAAATAAACGAAGAAGCTGAACGTTTAAGACGTGACAAGAATAACATGATGGGAGACTTAGATAGATAATGGGAAAACCTATTTCAATATTAATCGATCTAGATAGTTTATTAGATACTCGGTTACCAGTAGTGTATACACTCGATCCGGTATTAGCTTCTACCATTATCGATAATGGAGAATACTCTAAGCGTAGAAAGGATATCTTTGGTAATATATCAAATGATATCTTTAAACCTATGTATAATGCTCGTAATAAGGGAGTACTATCGTTAGCTACACCCACTGGTATAATGAGATTCTTATTACCTTACGTAGCTGAGACTAAGATGGATCTTAAAAATAGTGACGGTCTAAACGATTTTTATATTTATATCAATGTCTATCCGTATAGTTTAGATATGACTGAACTTATCGAACTTGAGGGTGCGTTTACTCCTGTATTTGGAGATAACCGTATTAAGTTTGTTCATATGGATTTCGATGAATTATCGCCTAAATGGATTGATAACAATCTTGAAACATTGATATTATATAATGCTATCGATTGGGTTGAATATCATACAGCTAATACTAATATCATAAGAACACCACTTATAAGTAAGATACTTGTAGGTCCAGCTATAGCTGAAGGTAGTATTAAGACCGAAGATATAAACAAAGAGTTTTTTAAAGACATCTCTATATCATTAGGTAGTCTTATAAATTATCAAGCTATCGATGCCTCTTGTTTCTGTAGTTTACTTGTTGAAATTTAAAAAAAAATGAGACTAAATAAATACATATACATACCCTAGGGTATGTATATGTTATACTAATCTATCGAAATAGATACCTTCTTTACGACCCCAGTCTTTTAAGACCTTAGTACGTAGTGCGATATCCTCTGCGTAACAATTTCCTTTAGTGGATCTTGCACCATAACCGCCACAATTATAACTCGCTACCATGTATTTATATGTGTTTGATACATGTTTACTTTCCCAATGTGCTTTCCACATAGAAAGATGGTTAAGAGCTATTTCACTAGCAAACTTATCATCGTATAATAGTCGGTATTTAACTTGTGAAGCAGTATATTTATGTTTTATTTCGGGGAGCTTCATAGCCTCCGATAACATCTGTTGAAACGTTCCGAAAGAACCTGGATAAGCGGTATGACTACCATCGCGCATATTGATTTTGTTTTGTCCAAAATCTGATTCTTTCCAACCCATACTCGCTAGTGTATATCCTAAGTTATGTTTAGCGCCGGTACGGAATGATTGGATTAGTACTGCCTTTTGTTTAGGACTCAATGAGTCCAGCTCTTTCATATAGGTTGCTTGCTTTTCAGCATACTCCATATTTTTATTCTGGTGTACGCTAGCACTTAAGCTCGCTATTAGAGCTATTATCAAAAGTAGAGTTTTCATGGTCATCCTTCGTATCATGATTTAGAATCTCTGTATTATTACAGCGATCCTCCGTCTGGGTCAGTTGGGTCGATTCCTCCGGCGATCAACCTTTCTACATTTTCCCAGGTATCAAGAACACTCAATTTATCGAATACGTCGAGTTCATTGTCCTTGTCACTATGATGGTAAGAGTAATGCATAGCATACCCTTCGCCATTACCATCAAACTGCAATACCCCATCCATTACCTGCATATATTCCACACTCTCTTTTCCATGTTGTGGGTTATTATTTATATACGTGTCTTGAAATCCGTAACACATGTTACGTTGGTAGAGTTTATCTACCTCTGGATGTGCCATGATGTATTGTTGCATAATTAGATTAGCGCTTGCAAATGCATCGTAGGCGACGGGATATATTACCGTTTGGTTCATATGTGAACCAGTTTTGAACAGCAACGCTTTTGAAGCGTTTATAATGCTGCTGTCATTGAATCTGTTATACATAGTTTTCACAGTATCTACAAATCTACTACCGATGGCTGTTGTATTATCAATAGCTGATTGTATATTGTTCTGTAAATAGTTTAACAGATTACTATCAGGTTGTTTGTATAACATAGCGTTTAGTGCTAATTCTCCGCCCTTGATAGTATTTACATACATAATATTAACCTCCTTGTGGTCATTTATAACCTTTCTACAAAAAAATTGTAGAGCTTTATTTAATAAGTCCGTTGCGCAACAGGCTTAGGATGGTTAGTCCTATATTAATAATATATGGTTATAATAAAATAAAAAAATATACACATAGCTACTGGTATTACCAGTAGCTACATCTTTTATCAGTACATGGTGTAATTATACCTTAGTCACATTAAGCAAAGTGAGTAGTTTAGTAACCATGTCCGGAGCTTGTTTTCTAAGCTGGTTGTTCTTATTAAAAACTCCAGCTACGCCATTCTTAACAAACTTATGTTTTTTGTCCTTAGGTATTCTATATGGTAAATTATCCACTTGTTGATAGACTCCCCAAACAGGACTATCCGTAACTTCAGAACACTTTTTAAAAGTACCAGTTTCTAAATTAACTACAATGCAACCTCTTTCACGTACCAACATCAAAGCTTTCTCTCTAGTAAAATTATCATCACCTGTAGTATTGATAACGTTCACTACGTCATTAACCATAACCTCACTATTACCAACTGAATCGGACCCATTTGTTGCATATAAAACATCTGCTTTACTACCGTATCTTGAGTGCAGTGTTATCTTTTTATTCTCAGTAAGCCTGTTGACTAATGCTGGTTTCATAACTTTCCTTTATTAAAAAATACTGTAACTACTGGCAGGAAATCCTGCCAGTAGTTACATGTTAACTGTATTTAACAGTTTTGATATTGTATCATCTACTAGATTCTCCGAATCGTCGCTAAGATAATTAGATAAAATACTATTAGCAGGAGCTAATAAAGTTAAGTTACCTGATACGCTATATGGTTTGGATAAATCTGGGATATTGTAAAACGGTCTAAGTGTTTTAAACTCTTCTGTTAGAAGATTATCTAACAAGATAGTGAAGTTTAATTCTCTCTTATTCACATAATACGTTACTATTACGTCGCGGCTTTACCCGCTGCTCGATCTTTCGACCGATGACTGTGTTTTACACAGAAAACCCTCTTAAGGGTGAGTAGACTATATCTTATTTTTGATTGTTTTGTGTTCAAGTCTTCTGATCTTAATATGGGGGTGATCAGAAAGACTCACTAATTCTTCTAAACTGTGTCTAAGTAAGTACGAGTTTATGTTTGATCTTGGATTACCAGCATCTTTAAATACTCCTAAATACATAGCTAATCTGAAGTTACCAAATACATAAAATACTTGTTTACCTTCTTCTCTATTACTATCAATGACTTCATATGTAGCAGCACTAATATCTACATTGTATCTACTGTTTACTACCTCTTCTTCAGTATAGTTTTTCCAAGTAAAGTCATTAACAGATGATTTTATACCATAGCCTTTAATTATCCAAGACTCATTGCATGTAGACGATTTAGCTAATGCCGTACTAATCCTGTGATTATTTACTTGGTTGGATACCGGCTCTTTTGTTAACAAGAAATCAGATACTTCATCAATAGTGTTTAACACTATTTCTTCTTTAAGTGTATAATCATACAGATAGTAAAAATGATCTCTCTTGATATATGGTTTAGACAACCATGTTTCTCTTGCTAATATAACTTCTTCTTTATTAACACTGTTGGGTATTTTAGTAACATCCATAGTTGGAGTAACTAGATAACCCATGGTGTATATATAACCATCTCGATTAAGAAACTTAGATAAATATCCAATGGACATACCTGTATTATAAGATACCAACATCATACTGTTATACATAGTCCATGTCTCATCAAGTACATCATATACCCACATCTCCACAGCAGCTTTACCACTGGTATTAACAGGTCCTAAAACAAACTTATCCTTTAGAGATATAATATACCTATTTAGAATAGGATACTTATCAGAATGTTTTATATGCGATACGATAGCTAATGGATTGACATTCAAATATTTAGACATTCTACTAATAGACATAAAAGTTTTTTCAGTATTATCCAGTATATCTTTAACAGTGACTATTGCACTGTTCGTCCATAACCCGCTATCAACTGCGTGATTGGTATTCTCTTTACGAGTATTCCAAGCCAAATTCCAAATCCTATTATTTTGTTTATTTCCATCTTCATGATTAACAGTTGGTTTATTTTCTGGATTAGGTATCCATGCTAAAGCAACCATTCTGTGTACTTTTCTAGGGTTCCTAGCTAAGGTATCAGATGTTAATGTGGCGTTAACATAACCATCCGGATCTAGGCTTGTTTTTAAAAGCCCTCCAGTAATAACCCGCAGTCTACCTATATTACTAGCTTCGTAACCTTTATACCCGAGCACTGGTTTCCAGAGTTCATTTTTTAATTCCTCCTCTGTATAAGGAATGTGTTTACTTCGTATTACCACTATATTCCTTTTTTAACAAACAACACCCCCGTATTATTTGTTCCTTTTATAAAACAATCAAAATCCTTCCGTTTCGATTTAAGGGATTTGATACCCACCCACTTGGGCCCTACTCTACTCCGTTGAGTACTTATTAGTACCGAGAGCGTCTATAGCTCTCTCATACACTGTCGTGCGTCGTTTCGATAGTCGTTGAGCACATCTCTTCATCTTACATGCTAAGAGACTTCGCTGCGTCGATTCCCAAATCCTGATGAGTTTTTACCATTCCTTTATTTCCATTATTACGGTTAAGGTTGTTATACTCTGTTTCCAGGTATAAGTGGTATCATCAAGCTCTAACGGGGTCCCCGCAATTAGGAAGGTTATTTTACTACGCATCACTGCGTAGGGAGACAAATTATTCTTTATCTCCATCAAAGTCAGCATTGGACGACTTAGCGATGAGACCCGAGATACCAATAGTGTTATCATAGGTATCTGTTTTAAACTTACCTATATACACTGCTTGTGATGAACCTTGTAGTAGACTTGGATTCCGTTGTGCTAAGACCATAATCTTTCTGTCAGGCGCTTCGTTAATGAGTTCCTGTAACAGTTCATCGATAAGCGGTATGTACCGTTTAACCGCGTCAAACAGCATGTTACTTGCTTTCTTATACGTCATTTTACGTTGATTAACCAACTTGTTTATAAGATGAGGTCTAAACGCAGTTACTCCGATAGCCCAAGGTACCCATATCTCGTCATGACGATGTTTACCAGGGATACTTGTAATAACTGATCTGAAAGTAAAATGTGATCTTGCTCCGTATACATGCTTACGAAATAATCCTACTTTCTTAGTAATATACCGTTCATAGTAGTTATGATACAATGAAGCTAATTTAGAAATAACTACCGATGTATGAGATGCATTTTTACGATGGCTTTGTTTCTCACTTGTAGAGTTAATCTTAATCCACGTCATAACAACATCAATAACATCCGATACCGCTAAGTTAATAAATTTACCTTTAGTGGTATTTTCCATAACGAAGAGTTTCTTATTGATAATCGGTAAATAGTTACTGAAGATGAGATCCTTTTGATGGGTATACATGTCCAATAACAAATACAAGTTATCTTGTTTATCGATATCTTTAAACTTAGCATGGTTCATCAGATACTGAATGATTTCAGGGAGTTTGATAATAAAGTTCTTATAAGAACGTTCTACCATAATCTCTTTGATACCATGAGTAAAGTTTTGGAGTTCCACCGGTGGGTTATACATTGGATCAGTCATCCATCGTACATAATCGATTTTCTTATCGAGAATGTTACGTAGCATCAACCAGTAAGCTGGGTTGATAAATTCTAACCCATCTTCTAATTTTTCTAACCAAAGCATAGGATCTACTTTTTCATGCACTTCTTTACAGACAGTACCGCATGAACTACATACTTTTTCAAGTAGATAGCGACCTTTAAGGTTACCACAATCACAGGAAGGAATAGTAGATAGTATATCACTGTCATAAACAGTAATCAGTTGGTTGTTAACTTCTTCGATGTCATCTACTGAGAAATGATCTAGGTTGTTAACGATTACTTTAAACCCTGTGGAGTGTGCGAAGAATTCGTCGAAATTGACTAAACGTTGTGTGATAGCCATTATGTTCTCCTTTGACTTTAGATATTACCTTGCGCAAGATAATAGGAATACAACAATTGTTTATAGCAAAAGGTTCCTGCATAAATAATATATGTTTAAAAATAAATAAAAAAAGATAACCCTCACAACACCTAGGTGTTGTGAGGTATTCATTGTAGATCACCACAACCTTCTACAGGACAGAACCCTGTAAATCCTTCGATACGAGTTATTGTAATCAGCGGCTCTTCCATTGTAATACCCTTATTAATTATATCACAAATATACCAAAAAAATAATAGTAGGTAACGGGATGTCCCGTTACCTACGTATATTGTTCTATTCGATAATAAAATTATCTAATATCTCGGTAGACTTTAAAGCAGATCTCTGGACAGTTAAGTTAAACTTTACTTTAATATACTCTTTAGTATTAAGAATCATAATACGCATAAGCACGCATATGAAATCATAATCCGATGGTAAACCAGGTAACTCATCAACAATAGTGTCAGGAAAATTAAGGTATACTACCTTAACATTTTTATGCGTTACAGCATACTCTATCCTATTAAGAAGTTTTTCCATAGAAGAAACTTCCGTTAGGATTAGATTCTTATTATTTACCTCGTCAACTGTATAACCGTGTTTGACGAAATCGGTACCGAGTTTATCTAAACCAGACATACATTCAAAATATACTGATTCTTCATTAGTTTCACGTATATTTTGAATCGCATCTTTAACCATATCCATGTTTGTATTTACTTCATAGTCTTCTAACAGATAGACTGTTATATTGCTAAATTCGATTTTTTGCATTTTTTATCCTTTTAATAATAAGTATTAACTACTTAACTATATCATCATAGATCGCTCTGGCTACAGAGTGTACTACAATACCACACTTATTAACATCCAAAACACAGCTACCACGTTCTTTTTCTTTCGTACGTGATATGTTAATGTATGTTACTAAATTACTACTGCTACATGCCGGACATACTTTATAATGTCTAGGAACTAACGCCTGACAACTATTACACTTTTTCATTGCACCTACTTACATAATATCGCTTAATGTCGATAACGTAATTAGATTAACTAAAGAACCTAATTCACTATCGCTATAGCTTTCTAACTTACTCCAGAGTTCTTCCAACTCAACTTTGTAATGCTCTACATATTCAGTATCATTGGTTATATAGCCAGTTCTACTGTATTTAGCCTTAAGATGATCGATAATGTACTTGATTTTTTCACCATAGGCGTCTAAAGAATCTTTAATATCGGTAGGAAATTTATTAGACTTAACCATGCGTGAAATGATTGCCTGCAAATCCGGTCTACCTTTATCAGCGATTCTCAGTATTTTACTGTAAATAGAACTTGATGATGTAACACTACTAGCTCGGTGCTCACGAACAGCATTCTCTATAATACAGAGTTCATCACTATTAAACATCTTTAGATATTTATCAGAGATATTTTTAACATAATCACCAGCTAAATCATGATGTTCCTTACGATTTTCATAAACTTTGATATCGTGAAGATACGCACACATGAAAATAATATGGTAATCGATTGAAGGTGATTTTAGTTTACACGCTAGCATAGCCATATTTTTATAAACATCATCTGCGTGATCGATCTGATGACCTAGATCGTTATGTATATAAAAGGTATGTCTATAGTACTCCCTGGCTTCTTTTTGCCATTGATTTCTAAAATACGCCTCTATGGGTATATTTCTATTGCTCATGATTTTCCTTTAAGTCTTTAAGATAAGATATGTCTATACCAGGATACCGATTACGGTATCCTGGTATAGACATCAGTAAAAAATATTCAAATCCCGGAGTGCGCCCGAGATTTGGTTTAAAAAGGGGCAGCATATTTTTTATTATACTCTCCGTAAGACTTAACTATCGGAGAGTCCAGAGTTTCTTTTATCGCTAAGTATATCTCAACTACAGCGGTGAATACATCTGAATTGTTTTCTAATTGAAGCGTCCAACAATTAGAAACACTTAAACAGTTTAAATATCCGTGAGTTATCGAACGCGTAAGGCGTAAACCCGATACCGATACTACATCGCGATGAGGTAGCCTGACCAACCGCGAAATACCGGCAACGAATACTTAAATAAACTGTTTAAATGGGGTCTATCACGCGCCGTTTAACGCCGGCCAATAAGCCGGCTGATCGGCACGTATAGAACACCAGTCAATGTTAATATAACACTCAATGGTATTCTTATGTTATCCACTCGACTAATACTTATTGTACCGTCAAGCTTTTCGAATATGATGCATTTCATTTCTAACTGATAACTGGTTAGACTAGACAGATTCAAACTGTCGACCTCTGTAGGGTGATACAGTGCTCTATCGCTGAGCTATAGCCTTGTATGTTGTCATACAGGCTTGCAATTCCTACATTGTCAGATTTTTGTCTGTGGGCCTGTATAACTGGTGTCATTACTGACATAAAAAAGTTGCCTGTGCGTGGTGGGTGCGGTAGGATTCGAACCTACGACGTTTCTTTAAATGTGGTCGATTATGAGTCGACAGGGCTCGACCGCTGCCCGTACACACCCAGTATAAATACTTCCTGTGATAATTTGCAACTTATTCACAGGTTGTACTGGTAGGATATGAGCTGCATGTACTACCATTCATGCAGATGAGCTGGTCCAGTTGACCCGATATAAAAAGATAGTTTGCTCAACACGTATCTTAACTTAAGTACACTCGATTATTGTCACAGCTCTAAGCAGTAACTCACACAGTGCGTACAAAACATCTTACTCAAGGATGCTTCGGGTGACGTATATGTTGTTGAATACCAAAATGCTAGCTGGCGTTACGCCTAGGCTTTTCGCTACGGTAATACGGACTATAACGAGTCCGTAACAAAAACATACATTTATCGCCACCACTCAATGCTAATAAAGCACTCAATGGTAACCACAATCTAATATTATAATATAGGGGTAAAATAAACTCGAACTTATACGCAACAATAACCTACGACGAAACACATTAGTTATTGTGCATATAAGAGTGTCAACCGTGTACGTATAACACCTATCAGTATTAAAGTTAATATTCATAGGTAGTATATTATGGTCATAATAATCTATTCTGATAAAAAATTATTGCATCACCATTACTCATATTGAGAGGGAACATCCCTCTCAGATCGTTTAATAACGACCGAAACCCATATTAGAGTATCCGGTACCGAAGTTCGGCCCAGCGCTAATATTTTGACGAGCAAACCCAGAGGCATTTGTAATACCAGTGTTTTGATAGTGTTGTCCAACAAGACCGATATTGGTGTTTTCTGTAAACACGATTTCTGGTTCGTAACGAACATCAAGACCGGCTGCTGTTGCTGCGTTTGCAAGAGTTGTGATAAAGTCAGCTGTGAATGTAACACGGATAGCTTTACCAGCGATTTCTGCATCAGGCATGATGCGAGATATGACATCTACACGATTGATAAATGGATCAGATCCACCATTCAAATCACGTGGAAGTGATGAGTAGACATATTTGTTCATAACCGCGGTATCACCATTTTTAGCGCATACGAATGCCAAGTCGACATCACGGATATCGCGCTCACCAGATTTATCAGCCCAAACACCAGTAGGTACAACAACACCAGAAGTAGCGAAGATGTTACCGATTGGGAAATCTGATGGGAAGTTACCATCTGTCAACCAGTTAGCTGCTGCGATAAGCTCTTTAGCCGCTGCTGTTTTGTTTTCGTTGTTACCCGGTTGGGCCGCCTGTGAGAATATCGAAAGATATGATGTTTGTGGTCCGAATGACGGAATATCCAAAGATACTACCGGCGCAAGACTGAACATTTGACCAATGATCCCGTAGATTTCATCTGTGGTATTTTTCTTACTTGTAAGATCAAGTACCGCGCCGATACCATTAGGATTACCTTCAAGGTTGGTGATCATGTTCAATACACCTGGGGTACGATCGTTACGTGGAGTAAGAGCTGCCATCCACATATTCTTTTGAGTCATAACCATACCGGCGATCAAACCAAGAAGTGCGAAACCTGTTGTAGGCATAGCCACCGCATCACTTGTAATCACAATATGTGGTTTAAGACGTAGTTGTGATACCATAGGCATACCTGGAACTTGCGTTTGAACATTGTCAGGAATAGCATCGATATAACCAGAAACCGCAGCAAGTGTTTGACGACCAGTGTCAGCGTTCAACGAATGGAATTGTTGTTGTGTGTTAACACGTAACAATTCGATACGCCAGTCTGTACGTACTGGGCGACCTGATTCATCACGAGATACAGGGTTACCCATATTTGACTCTATTTTAAGCATTGATTCACCAGAACGACCGACCGCTTCACGGATATTCAAATCACGGGTTGTGCCGCTCGTAAGAGCTGCTTCTACGTTCAACGCGTTGAATGCAATTGGCGCGATACGACGCGCAAGCGTCGCAACATCTTCATGTGTAGCATGTACGACAAGACCGTCAACGGTGACAAATTCAGTATTTTCACCGTACTCTTTAGAAAGTGCAGATACGATGATACGCATCAATTCAGAATCGATTGCGTCGTCAGTTGTGAAGATAAATGGACGAGTATTTGTTTTAATCGCTTGGTTAACTTCATTTGTGATTTCGATCGCTTTCATAGGACGGCGACCAGTGTCCTCGAGAAGTAACGTATAGTAGTTAACTACGCCGCCGTCCGATTTAGAAATCACGATAGTGCTGTACGCAATACCAGTAAAAATTTCTTTGTCAATAACCGTCACACGAGGACGTTGTGCGGTTAGAATTGGTTTGAACGTTTCCAACAATGCGTTACCGATGTTCATAGTATATTCTGAACCTTGGTTAGTGGACATTGTGTAAATGTCACGACCGCCAAAACCTATTCCCATAGGGGTTTGCATTTTAGCACCCATATTTGATTTAAGATCTGCAACTGCTGCGGCTGTTTGCGTAGCTCCTACTGAAGCACCTGCGTTTGGTTTTTGATTGTTGTTAGCATCTGAGTTTACACCCATAATATCTCCTTGGATAGTTTGTCGACAAACTACGATTTGTTTGTATAAGTATAACTTACACTATCTAAATGATATGTGGTTATTTTTTATTCTAAAAACATATTAATTAGATATTTCGGTCACAGCGGGTTGTGTATCTACACCATTAGATGTAGTTTACTTTTATCATATATATAGTTATATGTTTAAAAAAATATTTTATTGATTACTTAAAGGAAATTACATGTTTAGTTACTTTCTAAATAATAACATAGACACTACTGAATATGTTGTTAAAGAATACTCACGGTTTGAATATTTCCAACGTCGGTACCGTCACGAACTTGATAAAGTAGTAAACTATTATAAATTAAGAGAACGTACTGTTAACAATAGACACATACTGAGCAGATTAGTCAATATGATAGCTCCTAATATAAATCTCGATGATGTTACTTATTTAAAGATAGTAACCGCTACTGCTAAATACGTTAGTAAACAATTTGGTATTACCAGTACTATCAACTATGGAATAGCTCATGAGAGTATATTTTATGGGCAAAATTCAACAGAGTTACTTATATACACAGAGACAAGTATAGACTTAGCATATGTTGCTAAAAACTATGATGCTATAGCTAGTGTAAAACCTATCTATCATGAAGATACCGATTTAGACTATTATGTACCTATGGGTACTAAGGATTTACGTAAACCATCTTTATCTGTTTTTGAAATAGATATCGTTATGATGCTGATGCAATATAAATACTGGGCTCTTGACAGAATCTATTCAGACCTCGGAACTAACCCCAATGTATTTGTAGCGACTGTCGTTATTCCTAATATGGTTTACCAAACATTTGATTTAGCCTTATGGAACAGATTTGTAGCTATTCACCGAACGGATTATATTCCTAAGTTTGTTATTAAACACCCATTCCCACTTATAAACTTCGATGATAAAGCGGATAATATCTACCGCGACATCTTAAAATATGTTAGTAATAATATAATACCTCTCAGAGGTCTTTTAGAGACTATTCCAGCTGCTTATTCTGTTAACATGGATAATGTACTTGCAATAGATATAAATTACTATACTGCTCAATCTGAATGGGTTATATGGTTATCCCGTATCTTTGTAATAAACGATCTTATTGATATCCTTGGTGAAAAAGGTCGTATTAGAAATGTTCTTTTAATAAATGAGCTTCCTGTTAAAATGCGTTTATTAGATAACCGAAGTACTAGACTTGAAGGTATGTTACCTGAAGTTATTTACAATAGATATATCGATACTATCAATTCTATTAAAGAAAAAGTAGGAAAAAGATAAGAAAAAAATAGGCTGGATTCGAACCAGCGACCGATAGCCCTTGCGGGCTATAACTCTACCACTGAGCTACTATATAATAATAATATAGGGTTATAAATAAATCAAAATAAAAAGGTTAAGATAGCACTACCATTGGTAGTGCTATCTTTTAATCTTCATATCCGGAACCGCCACATACATCGCATGTTTTTTCGCAACGTCGGTTATCGTCATCGTAAATATCATCATCTACAACACCGGTGCCGCCACATCCATCACATTTATTTTTCTCTTCGTAAGCCATAGTACCCTCCTTTAAAGAATCTGCTTCTTGACAAATTTGTTTATACGAATTCCGTACTAAAGTCATATACCCGCTACCACCACAATTACTGCATGTTTCTGTAACATTATTGCTCTTAACATATCCTGTGTGGTTACACGTCGGACACCCAACACTAACACTACCCATATAAACTCCTTTGTCATTACAACTTAATAATATATAATTATTCCCATGCGGAAATAATCTTTTTATTAGGTACTAAAGTTAATATCCACCCGGTACCTATACACGTAGGACAGATACGTGTAACGATACCATGCTCGGCCTCAAACTCTTCTGGGAGTTGTCCTGTGCCAAAACATTCTTTACAATATTCTTTACTCTCTGTAAACCCTTCAATCGTGCACATAAATTCTCCTATATCGTTGTTAACTTCATATTGGCATTTACACTTTTCACATCTCCGTACATACTAGGATCCCCTAAGATATTAATATCGCTATTAGTAAATCTTCCATACATACTTTCAAAATGCGATACCATGAATATCTGTTTAAAGTGTCCTGCGAAAATTGATTCTATTATATCGTATGCCTTAACTCGATGATGTTTATCAAAAGTTCTAGCAAACTCATCCAATATAAGCGGTGCGTCGATTATCTTAGAGTATTTAATAAATACTATTTTAAAAGCTAAATCCACTATCTCCTGCATAGAACTAGATAGTTTACTAACATCTTCTATTACTTCACTTCCATCTACTCTAACTGGAAATTTATAATCCAAATCACTACCTTCTGAAATAGTCGAAGGTAATATCTCTATATCGTAAGACCATACTTTAGATATAATGTTATTCATATCCCGAATATAGTTATTTAAAAAACTATTAATACTTTTAGCGATAATGCCTTCAGAAGGAGATAACTCTTTTACCAACAACTTAAGAACCTTTTCTTTGGTGGTAAGTATTTCTATTTCATTAGTATCGTTAGTTATCTTGTTAACATACGTATTGTTAGATGCTATGCGTTGTTCTATTTCAGCCATTTGTTGTTTAAGTTGTGAAACAAGGTCTGTAATATACTTATTACGTACTTGATCCACTGTTACTCCGATACCACGATTAATATTCTTTAGAGTAGTTCGTAACTCAAAATGAGCTTTCTCTATTTTAGTTAGATCTGATATTAGTTTATTATAACCTATAATTTCTTGTTGTTTAGAATAGACTATTTTAATATAAGAACTTAGATTTGTTTCTAGTTCTTCTATATTCTTAAGATTATTTTCTTTTATTATCTTGTTAATGGTTTTGATATTTTCAAGATCTTTTTCTAACATCTTAAGTTGCTTACTCTTTTCGGCGATACTACACCATTCTTCTAAACGGTTCTTAACCATATTGAGTTTATTAACAACTGAAGCTGAACTTTCTTTAAGATTAGTCTCAGTAAGGATATACGTCCATATAGGACGTACTAGAGGAATAGAAAGACTGTAGGTATGTAATTCCTTAACTAACTCTTTGTATTCGTTATAAGTAGTCAATACGAGACTGTTACTATCGATATAGGTTCTTAACTTATCAAGTTCTACTTTAAGTATATCTTTATCTCTTAGAAGTATCTTTTGATTATCTTGGTCAAAATGATGATACCAAGAATTACCACATTGTTTACACGATACTTTATTTTCATCAGTTTTGTGTTTTTCAATATGTTCTAACTCTTTAACAATAAGATTATAACGAGTTTCTTTAGCTTTGTATTCTTTACTAGCTATATCTACCGAACTCATAAGTTTTACCATCTCAGAATTATCTTTATTTATGTTCTTATATTCGTCAAGTCTCGCTAGCACACCTATGACTTCAAAATATGTATCGTTTATAACGCTATATATATTTTCTACGTTATCAAGAGTTACGCCATCTATAGTTAGCTTACTTTCGGATATTAATTTTGTTATGTTTAATATCTCGTGTGTTAGCTCTTCTTCGGATTTAAGAGCTTTACTATCAAAGCTACTTAGTTTATCCTTAATAGCAGTAATACTGGAATTATAAAAGATAATTTCATTTTCTAATATACTTATTTTACTTTTTATATCATTTACATTAACCGTTAATAACCCAACATTAGAACTGTATATTTTGGTTATCTCTCTATTAGCAATGTTTAACTTATCGTACATACTATCTAAGTCTACCGCTCTGTCTACATCGTGCTTGTAGAGCGAGATAAGATATTCTACATAATTAGATAACATGACCAGATTTGTTTTATAACGTTCTAGTTCTTTATCTTCAATAACAGTAGATTTTATCTTTAAGATATTCTCTTGTAATATTTTAATACCACCAACGATATCTCTGTGCCTCTGCCGTAATTCATTATATACTCGTAAAGGATATGTGTAGTCGATGTTAGATATATCGCTAAAGACTTTTTTACGTTCTACCGCCGGCATTGAGGTAAATTTAGTATTTCCTAATAAGATACTGTGTATGTAACCAGTAACTTGAAAATGTTCTTTAACCAATTCAATCTGAACTGATTTAGTACCACCTTGATTTAACTCTGTGTTATTAAATAAAAAACTATGTTTATTACCTAACTCACCACCAGAACTTAATATATAATAACTGTTGTTATGTTCTATTTCGATTATCTTGTACCCACCTTCGTTAAACTCGCGTTTAAGATCAGGTGGGACTGGTGTTAACATGTATAGTAGACTACTCTTACCTTGACCGTTACCACCAAGTATCAATTGTATATTTTGTTCTGGAGTATATTCTAACGTTTCAATATTGGATAAAAATAATCGTTTGTATCTAAATAAAATTAATTTCTTAATTACCACAATATCTCCTTATAGTTCTTACTTAATTTGGTCTTTTATAAAAACTATTTAAGAAAAAAATACCTAGTTAGTAACGGGATATCCCGTTACTAACTTAGTCTTGTTTATCCGTGTTATGGTCGATAACTCTTTTGTAAGTTTCGCTAAGCCATGTTTCAGCATCAGCTAAAGATAATACCACGTCATCATTAAGATCACTTACGTAGTTGAACATGACAACATTATCTTCAATTACTGTATCAAGGTCGTACATGTTCCAATTTTTAATATAGGTACCTTCTTTATAGCCATTTGCACTACGTACTAGGTTAAGTGCGTTTTTACCAATATACAGATTTACCATATCGTTAAAACTAAACGAATAGTACGTCTCTAACAGGTACTGGATATAATATATGATTTCCAAGTTTTCAGGTAACCTCATAAGACTGTCGGATAACAGTTGGAGTAAATTATCCACATTATCAGAATTGGTTCGATGCGTTTCGGTAATAGTATTAAGATCGTCTTTATGAAGTTCTAAAAACTCTTCATATGTATAGACTTCTTCAATACGCGCAATTGCTGCCGTAATCAACGCCGCGTTATCGTACTCTACTTGTTGATCCTCAGGAAGTTCTGAATTGATTTTCAAAATATCTTTCGCCAACGAAGCCAGCATCAAACTGATAACAAAATGCCATAAATCAACATACTCGATTTTAAAGTTGTTGATATCCGAAACCATGTCGATGTCTTTCCAATGTTTCCATGGAAAACAATCCAACATTTCAGATGCTTCCATACTGATACACGTCACCCAGTTAATTTCTTTACCCTTATTGGTAACTCCTGTGATCCATTCATCTCCACTGGTAGCTGTGTTTAAACTTGCTTGTAACTCTGCAAGTGAAATCAATATCTCTTTTTGTTTTGTCATATGGAACCCTTTGTGTTATTATATATAAATAATATATGCTTAATTATTAATTGGAACAAAAATATAATAAGGGATTGATTGTGGCTAAAGAAGCTATCGTTATAAATTTAAATCTAACTGATACGAATGTGTTCATATGTTTTAATAGTAATGCCTATAGTAAGGTATACAATAGTCTTGTAGGTGATTATGAGGATTTACATACAGATGGCGTAACTACAGAAATAATGAATACGCGTACTAAAAAAATAAGTTACATAATTGGACTACAATGTGATTTTGATACATACGATCTTATAAACACTAAAGCTCTATTAGTACACGAGTTGTCACACCTAGTAACCATGCATATGAAAGTATTTAATTTTAATTGTGATGAGTTCAGATCGGTACTATTACAGCACTTATATTTAGAGACTATTCCAGCATTAGACAACTATTACGACAAAAAAAACAATACCAGTAACTGAACCATCAAGGTTCAGTTACTTAGTTTTTTCTTTTTAGCTAGCAATCTAGACAATCTAGCTTTTTTTTGCTGCTCTTCATACTTCCTACGGTCGAGATCATTAAGTCTAGCTATATGAAGCCTAGCTATGTGTTTCACGACTATAACTTTATAGTATTTATAACTCTAACTTTGTGTTTAGGTTTACCCTTAACAATAGTTGTCGTAATTTGTATTTTCATAATATCCTCCTACCACTTTTAACATTACTTTAATAATATGTAGTTATAATTCTCTAAGACTATATAACTACTGTCTCCATGATACCATAAGATATCCACTTGAAATTTTTCTACTTTACGGAATACCTTAGGCAACTCTTCTTCTAAGAATTCTACAATAGTAGTTTCTATCTCATCTTTGTTTTTAACTAAGTAATCACTAAGATTACTAACATCAAGATTTTTTCTAACACGAGAGGTTCTGTAACTAAGTGAACGTTTAGAAGTGATATCTGAACGTACATAAGTTGCGTCTCTACAATAGAACCTGTTTACAAAGGATAGTATTGTTGTATTGTTATGTGGTGTTTTAATCATTACTTTAAAACTAACATCGTTAGTATTATCATTAGAGTTTACCAATACACTGTTCAGCATACTCTTAACGTTATCAACGATAACCCCACATACATCAAAATCATTTACAACTATATCTTGAACCATCTTGTTTCCCTATAACTGTTATATTAACTATCAACTAAAAAAAAATAAGTTAGAGGGAGATTAACTCTCCCACTTAACTTCGGTTATAACTGCCGACTGTGTGTTCGGACAGTTATACATAATTCTACCTTTTTCAAGGTAAATCGGTTTTATGTTATACGGGTTCGCGTAGACAAAACGCGTATCGTATGTTAATTTAAATAACATAATGTACCATATCCACCCAATGGTGCCATGGAAGACATCATACCAACGCCCAGTACTTTCTTGAATGTCGATGATATCACCAGTATCATTGACAACTATATTAAATTGTACACCCGAGATAGGGTCTACAAATCTACCCTTATAACATATTTCCATAATACTCTCCTTACTTATGCGATACGTTGTTTACGTATCGCAATGTTAGCGTGTGATGTAGTATAGATAGCATCTCTGATATCTAATACGTTATAATACGGCTTACGTTCAACTTTCCAGCCTTCACTTACTAGCCGAGATGATAATCCATTCAGAGGAACGTAAGTTCCTCCAAATGATGTACGTGATAGAAATACATCGCCATTGTCATCTACTTCTACGTAGTTAATACAATGGATATTTTCACCGATATCGGCACCTAATTTCACTTCTCCTGTAGGAGAAGTAAATACCCATAAACCTACAATTCCGATTGTGCCATCTTTTTTATGGCTATCTCTAATAATTACAGACATTGTTTATCCTTTTCTTTCTAGTTTAATCTACAGTTATAATATAGAACTATAAAATATTGGAAATAACAAATATGTACTTAAGTATTATACGTTACTATCAGGTAGTCTTTCCCATACTCCATTACGTAAGTAACCATGCCATCTTAACCCATTCCATTCAGTAACTAATATACTAGGTTCAACACTTATACTTTTATTATCATGCTCAATTACCGTATGTGCTTCTAAATTACAAAACATAAACATTTCTTTATTCTCAGTAGGTATCCTACCGTACCATATACCATCATGCTTAATAACTTGTCCCGGTCTTAATGTAAATAGATTTAGCATAGGTTAAATTCCTTTAATTTGTTATATAATAATAATTCACTTATAAATATTACTTTATTAATAAGATATATATGATACTAATAATTTAAACTTAATTAAACTTATATTATTTTATAATTATTTATTATCCTAGGTAGTTGATGTATGTATGCACTATTATAACCTATACGACATGAGTCAGACTTATTCTGACGTTGGCAGGTAACACAGGCAGGCAAGCAAGATAACTTACACTAGATAACTAACTCGGCATACATATATTAATTACTTAGTAATAGATAACCTATCTCTTGTAGAGATAGGGGACGAGGGGCGTAAGCCCCGAGTCCTTAAATAAATAAATAAATAATCACTAATATAGATATTTATTAATTTTATATAAAAGTTACATAAAGGATTAATCGTGATAATAACAGGAATATTAGTATCTAAAAAATAAAAATACTAAATAAACAATTTAGTAGACACTAACAAAGGAAATACCATGTTTAACATTATACGTTTATTTATCAATTCTTTAAAGATAACTTACCTAGATCTTATATTCTATTATAAGCTACAAAGTATTCTTAAACAATTGGTAAACATCAAGATACCTATCAGAACTGTTCATTACGATAAGAGAACTAAAGCTATTGTACTAACACATGTTAATTATGGTTCTAATTGTGTAATACTTCATAGGATTAAAACGAATAACCTTTATGGTAAGTACCGATACAATCCTAATAAACCTCATAGTGAAACTATCCTTACCTTAAGAGAAGCTTATAGGTTGTTATTTTTATATTACTCAGAAGGAGCTCCTATTCTAAAAGGATTAGATTTTGCTTCTTTACGAGTTATTGAATTACGTATTGAAAAGATCGTCAAAGCAAATAACCAAATGAGGTTTACAGACACATCAAGATTTCATAAAGGTTAATAATGAAACAGAGACCATTCCATGTTATAGCTAGTATAGCTAATTATAACAAACTAACTGGTTTAGGTTATAACCATGTAAGCGGTAAAAGAAAGATAGGCGGGTTTAATTTTAAGTATTTTTCCGTAGTTGGTAATGAATTTTTTAATACGGATAACCCTTATGGTCTTAGATACGATATAGTGGATAAAAAGTTTGAGTTAACAATCTTTCCTAAACCACGAATAGTATGTTTATGCGGTAGTACTAGATACCCAGAGTTATTTAAAGAAGCTGAGCGCACAGAAGCGTTAAAAGGCAACATTGTAGTTACCGTAGCCATGTTTGGACATACAGAGGGTTTAGACATGCTTAGCGAGGATAAAATGAAGTTTGATATACTTCACTATCGTAAGATAGAAATCGCTGATGAAATATTTGTTTTAACTAAGGATAAATACATCGGTGAATCTACCAATAATGAAATCTTATATGCTAAGTCCCTTAGTAAGAAAATTCGATACCTAGAAGAGATGGAGTGATTATGGATAATCTTTATATTGGGTTATTTCTATTAGTATGTTTTGCAATGGTAATGATGTTTATTTGGTTGTTGATAGGGTTGTTCCACGAAAGCTTACCAGCGAGTGTAACTTGTGATCTACTAAACTACCATAGTGAAATAGAAGACGTTAATTACGATGACCTGGATGCGGATAAAACATCAGATGTAATAGGGCGGTGTGTAAAGTGTAAAAGACTTATTGAAGTCGGTCCAGATGGTACTTGGATTAAAGTTTCTGCTGAGTTAGAAAAAGCATGGCTAAAAGATCTTAAAGAAGAACAGAAAGAGTAATACTACAGTACCCAATTGGGTACTGTAGTTAGTTATTTTTTAATTATCAAAGAACCTAAGTCCGGAGTAGCAACATTATTCACATATGATGTTCCGTAACATACTTCAAGAGCTCGTTTTTGTAAAACAACACATTCGAGTAATCTTTGTGTTGGAGTGTATCCTTCACCTTTAAAGTTACAGGTAACGTTTTGATCAGGACAAGGAACTGGGCGATCAACGTACTGTGTTTTATACTGTATTGTTACCTGTGGCGGTGGACATGGCTTACATGGTTCTGGAGAATCAAAGATGCATCCAGCAAAATACAAACCAGCGAATACCAACATAATTAAACTAAATATCTTTTTCATAGTTTAACTCCGATATGGATTTATTAAATTGTAGTATTTCTTCCAGCGAAGTTGGTTTGCTACCATTAGTATCTAATAAACCTTCTACTGGTTGTGTGTACTTACCATTACCGTTCTTCTTTTTCCAAGCTTCAAAATTAGCAACCGCATCGGTATAGTTTTTACTCAACTGTCCGATATACTGGTTGTTATCGTCAATAGCTTTTTGTAATGTATTGACATTACCTTCTGATAGCGCTAGTTGTAACTTTTGTGTGTTTATAGTATTAGCATCAGTATAGATCGTTTTATTCATATCTACAATGACTGCATCTCTATCAGTGACTTGTTTTTCCAGAGTATTGATAGTGTGGTTTACTTTGTACACACCATACCCAATTACCGCGGTGATCGCTACACCTATGACAAAATAAATTGTCAACTTATACGTTTCAAACCAACCATTAAACATGGGCAGACCTTTGTGTTGAATTTCAAATAATCAAGTTATTTGAATATTTCATAAAGGATAGTTATGGTAGTCCTAAAATTAAAACCGTGGGAACCTATAAACGGGCTCGTGCATGAATCTACCACATGGCAGATAGCATCTGACTTAGGGTTTACAAATATACTCGATAGTTTATTAACAAGTACAGAACATCTTACTGATTTTACAAGTACTGTTGAAGTTCCTCCTAATACTGTTTACTACAGTAGAGCTAAACGATTTTTTACTAATGGAACGAGCGCTAGTTGGACAAATACTGAAAAACTAGTTAGTAAAAGTTTCATGTCTAATATCGTAACTTCTAAAAAGATAGTTATCGATAAACCAATTGTTATTGTCGACAAAGCGAGTTTAGACCCATCAAGTGATAACATAGTCGTGCGTACATCATCTTTTAAAGGTGAGTATACCGATCATATCAGTACCCATTGGATTATTACCAACGATAACGGAGAAGTGTGTTATAAGAGTATTAACGATACTGTTAATCTAACTACATTAAGTATCAATAAGTATATTAACAACTTAATGGATAAAAATGAGTTATTGATATTTGCTATACACAATGGTAATGAGAGTGTAGAAAGTCCTCTCGGTAAAACAAGCATATCTTTAGGTACATTTAACTATCGTATCTTAAGCAACACACAACGAGTATTGCCATATAATGACTTTGTTTTAAATATAGAAAAAATCGACGTATACGCACCTACACATATAACAGGTATTTCGCTTATTAATCCGATTACTAATGAAGCTGTGCAAGAGCTGGTTGTTACAACTGATGATACTACTTTCACAATTCCCGGAGATGCGTTGTCTCCTTATGCTGAATTCTATTTAGATATTTACAGTATTGGTAATAATGGTATCTACAATTATAAACGCCGCTTACTTAAAACAATAGGTAGTTATCATTCAGAAGCTGAGGATAGTGATTATGTTTACAGTAAGAGTTATGAAAGTTACGATTATACAGGAGTGAGTTCTTTAGTAAACATACCGACTAACTTCTATACTGAAGAGTTACTAGATGGGTATTTTATATCGGCTAAAACCTTAGGTACCCGGTTATACAAATGTACTTATGATCGACTTACTAAATTGATTACTATGGGTGCTGTGTATAAGAATATCGGTTTACGGTATGGCGCTGAAGGTGCTAATGATCCAGTTAGCACTAACCATAATAATAACATATTCGTTAAACTATTTGATACTAATTATTTACTTCTGGATAACGAAATGACATCTAACGGATCTATGTATCCAGTATTCACTATTTATAGATATCGCCCAAATACAGATGATTTTATATTAATCAGTAGTACACATCTACGTTCAGATGAATTTAGAGCTCTTGGATATACCAATAACTATCTACAAGAAACAGCTACCACGATATTATACATACCGTATAAGAATAATGTTATTAAACGTTTAGATTTATCTACAGGTAATATAAATATTATAACCACAACACCTTTAGATACCGATGGAGTTAATCTAATATTTGAGGTGAATAGTGACATGTACATTGTGATAGGTAGTAACACACCTAAAGCATACTACTACGAACCGAGTTCCGGAATATATACAGAAGCATTCGTAATACCTACACTCTTTAGAAATAAACATTTAAAAGCTAATAAACTTATAAATGGTGATGTCGCTATTACTATAGTAGAACCTATAGACAGTAATGATACGTATCACGGTGTATTGTATTTTAATAAAGCAAAAAATCAAATTTCATTAATAGAAACTACTACCATGGTAGATAGCTGGTATCCTGATGTTAACATCAAATTAAAAACAGGTGAGTTATTATTGTTAAAAGGTAATGATAGTAATTCTAAATATGCTGTATTACAATAGCATATCGTTTAAATTTTTAAGTTATTAAATGATTTAAATATCCCGAAGGAGCAAATTATGGGCTTGTTTAACAACGCATCTCCAGATGTCATTATGCTGGGAGCTAATGACCTAAGCATTAGACAGATTCCGGTATCGGATCAACCGATTCCACAACACTTACCACTTTTTTATATGTTCTCTGAAAAAGGTCCAACAAAACGTAACTTGGTAGGTGGTTCGGGTCTTACCAATCTCTATGGTTCAAAAACTTTTGATATCAATGGTAAATACTTTAACCACCAAACACGTTTCCTACAATCTATCGCTGGTACAGGTAATACTTGTATGGTAAACCGTCTTGTACCACTTGACGCGGGTGATGAAGCTAATGCTATTATCTACGCATGTGTTCTTGATACCGCTAACAAAAATATCATTGCTCGTAACAGTGATGGGAGTTATAAAATTGATCCTAGTACCGGTAGTTATGTTATTGATGGTACTGATTCTGTTTATAGTATCACCTTTATGAAAGAGTATACTGGAGATCTTCCTAAAACTTCGCCGGTTCCAGCTGTTAGCAGTTATGCTAATGGTTTGCATTACCAAAATAACGCTGTGATGTCTTCAGGTACAACAACTGCTGGTGGCTGGTCTAAATATGGTGAGCTTCCGTTAGATACTGTCTACGCTGGGGCGTATGGTTCCGGTCAATTGAGTAAACATCAAGTTGTTGAAACTAATAGTCGTGTTTATATCATTGGCGGTTTTGAGCAAACTCTTAACGCGCCTAGTGATGCAATCTATTCAGCTTTGAAATACGCTGACGGTAGTATCGGAGAATTCACACTTGAAAACTTCAAACTACCACGCGGGGTAGCAGGACATAAATGTCTTATTACAAATGGTTATTTATATGTTATCGGCGGATTATCTTCAGATACAACTTTGAACAATGTTTATAATTATGCTATCGATGTTGATGGTACTATTATTCCTGGTACGTATACAGCGCAAGCAAATCTTCCGATACCGGCTAACGGAAGTCAAGTATTTGTTGTTGGAAGTAAGATCTATTGTGTTGGTGGTGCCGGTAATACAACAATCGCGTATGCGAGTATCGGTAGTAATGGTATCATCAGTAGTTGGTTTACCTACACTGGAGCTGGTTACACTATCGATGGTACAAATACTTTAAAAGATGCTGGTGTGTTTGTTACCGCTAAACGCGATAACGCTACAGACGGTATTGCTTACAAAGTGTATTTGATTGGTGGTATTAAAACTACTAATGCCGGAGTAGAGAGTCTGTCTTCTACAGTATACCAGTTGATCTTTAACGAAAATGGACAACCGCTTACATCATTGAGCGGCCAAACATTTATCAAAGCTAATACAGGTGTTTTACCAGCTACTATGGCTGCGTTCCAAATGTATGCTACTAAAGATAAGATTCATATCTTTGGAGGGTTAACCGATGGAAATGTTGCTAATATTGAAAAAGTAAGTACTGTTGCGTATACACTTGAACTCGATGCCAATCAAGATTTCATTATTGACTCAGTAAGCGGTACTTTGTTTAAAGCTAAAGCCGACTACGATAGTACTTATGTAGGATCCGCATATGGTCAATTGTTTGTAACAACAACCCGTATTTATGTAGTGGGTGGGTACGCAGGTACTAATTTACCTGTCAACGGTTACGCCGGTGCGTTAGTACCAACGCATGTTTACTACAACGCGGTATTCTCTACTTTGATCAATGATGGATGGTTAATTAAAACTAACTACGCGTCAGCAGTACCAATGGCTCCTAAGGTTGATATTGGTGCGGTATGCGCTAAACCTATTAAAATGGGTAGTTCTACAGGTATAGCTTATCCTATTTTTGAATTCCGTGCTAAAGAAAAAGGTGCATATTACAATAACTTGGCATTTAGTATCTCTCCTATTCGCGGATCTGACGTTGACACCAAAGCATTACTTGCTAATAAAGCATTAGAGTATACTCTTGCATTGTACTCACGCCCGGATGTAAACAGCTCACCGTCGGTTATTCGTAGTTTATACGGTGAAACATCGCTACCATTTACATTTAAAGAAAAAGCTATTCACCCGGTAACAGGTATTCGCTACGATCTTGAAAATGTATTTGGAAATAACTGGTACAACGAAACCGATAACTTGCTTCCGTACAAACCGTATGAGTTTGACAACATTCATGTTTACCATGATAACATTGACAAACTTTTAACTATGTTCATGAAGCGTGAAGCTAGTTATATCGACAGTACTACTATGACATGGTACGATTTTACAACTGATAATGCTACATTGTTGGTACAAGACGAGCGTTATCTTTTAGATATGTTTACTTGTAATTCAACATCAGGTATTCCTTACAGTACTCTTGAGTACTTTAAAGATGGTTTAGCGGAACTTACTCCGTATCAATCAGAAATCATGTTGACTTCAAATACACCGGTATTCTTATCAGGTGGATCTGATGGTAGTCTTACTAATGAGATGTTCGAACTTCTTGTTAAACAAGATCTTTTGAAATATAACGATACTGAATCAGACGTACAAGATATGGCTATAAACGTTGAGTCTATTCTTTGGGATTCAGGCTTTACAGTTCCTACAAAAATGGAATTGGCAAACTTCATTTCATTGCGTAAAGATACTGTTCTTGCGTTGTCAACGCATGATGCATCAATGGGTAACAAAAACTATACTCTGTCACAAGAGCGCGCTATTGCAGTAGCTTTGAGATCACGTCTTAACCTTACTCCTGAATCTGAGTATTATGGAACGGGTGTAGCTCGTGCTATCATTGTTGCTGGTACTGGTAACTTACGTGACGGATCTACCGATGAGCGTATTCCGTTGATCTACGATATCGCTATGAAATCAGCTACCATGATGGGTGCCGGTAATGGTAATTGGAAACAAGAGTTTTTGTTCGATAAAGCTCCTGGTAATATCGTTACTACTCTTACCAATATCAAACCTGACTTCATTCCGGCTGGTGTTAAACCTACGTTGTGGGCTGATGGAATCGTATGGGCACAACCATTCGATAGAACACAATTCCATTTCCCTGCTATTCAAACAGTGTACTCCGATGATACATCAGTATTGAATTCATTCTTTACAGTTATGGTATTGGCGACCTTGAATAAAATTGGTGCTGATGCATGGCGTAACTTTACTGGTTCAACTGCTCTTACTAACGGACAGTTTATCGATGCAGTTACTGCATATGTAAACAAAAAACTAGTAGATCGTTTTGCTGGTATGGTTACTGTTGTTCCTGAAGTTGTTATTACCGAAGAAGATGCCATCAGAGGCTATAGCTGGCGGTTAGTTAACAAACTCTATGCTTCTAATATGAAAACCAAAATGGTATATAGTACAGAAGTATATAGAGCATCTGATCTCACTACGGGAGCTTAAGACAAGTTCTTAAGTATATCTTAGAAAGAAAATTTGGAGGAACAAATGACAGTCGCAGACGCAATTTTACAAAAGGGTAGCGTATACGCAGGACACGGTCCTGCAGCTAACTTAATCTATGGTGGTCAAAATGGCCCAATGGCAAAAATAGGTATGAAGGGACCTGACGGAAAAAACTACGATGAATGGATTTCCAATCAAGCGTATGTCCGTCGTAACATCATTCCTATCGTTCTTCGTTATCCTAAGTTCTTTGACTTTATGCCGGATAAAGATAAATGGATTGCCACGTACAAAGCACTTATTGAACTTCACGCACTCACTATTGATGGGTTAAGTTCTGGTCTTAGTGTTGAGACTGACGAACATCCTGTCGGTGGTGCTGGTGAGATGCAAGAAGAGATTACTAACGTAACTCGTGCTCGTAGTACACTTACATTTACCTACAAAGAAAAATCTGGTAAAGCTATTCAGAAGTTCTTGGATTACCTTATTCGTTATGGGTATATGGATCCAGATGCTAAACGTCCTTTGGTATCACAATACATTACTAAAGTCGCGGATATCAGTAATATGTATACTGCTGATTACTATACTGGTACGGTTATCTTCATCGAGCCAGATATTACACAGAAACTTGTAGTTGATGCTTGGTTATGTACTAACATGTTCTTTAAAGGGAATGGTGATCGTACAGGTAAACGTGACGTACACAGCGCTGGAGAAGTTCCAGAGTACAGCATCGAATCTTCATGTATCACAATGAATAATGAAGCAGTGTTTACACTTGCTGACAGTATTCTTTCATCTCTTACTGTTCTTACTACTCTTCCTGATACAGGAATTGTTGTTCCAAGTTCAGGAGTAGATAGCGCATTAGCTGCTACTAAAACCGGATTTAATTCATAATATCATACACTACATAGCATTGCTATGTAGTGTATGTATCATTTTATCGAAAAAAATAACGGAGAGAGAATATCTCTCCGAAAGCAATTACTTCAGCAACGCCGCTGTAAGTTCTGCTTCAAGACCTTTGATAAAGGTTTTACCGACTTTAGCATACGGGTCAGTGATCGCGACCCGTATAGTGGATTTTGTAACATCCGGAGCATCGCCGATACCAGGATAGGTATGTGAACGATCTACGGTTACCGAAGCTCCGCCACGTTTAGATGTTGTATACGGGAACTCGGCAATAACGCGGTTAACAGATGGATTATTTTCCATCTCTGTTTTAGCAGCGTTAGCCGCGGCAGTAGTACATGCTTCGGTGTAGTCACTGATGTGGTTAAACACTTTTTTCAGGGTTGCTTCATCAACATCAGTTGTTGAAACAAATGCTTCCTCGTCTGTATATTTAAGAGTGACGATTCCGTCAATCTCAGTCCGGTCGAATTTTGTAACGTCCAATGTCACAGCTGCAGCTTCTTTAGGCATAGGAACTCCTTATAGGATTTAAATTAGAAATGTAAGTAATAGCTATTACACTCTACATAAATAATATATGTCCAAATTTTTTTAGAGTATCTTATTACATACTCTTTTTTTGATTATATAAAGGATACACTATGGCACAAATTACTAATAGAATAGAATCATCAGTTATTACTAACCTACAAAGTACCAAATTCGATGTAGCTTCAGAAGCAGTAGCAGTAGCTGGTAAAGAATCACTATCCACAATAGCAGCGCAAAGTAAACTTTTATCAGCTGGCGGTTGTGCTAGTGCATTAGGCGGTCTTGGTGCTAGTGCATTGGGTTCACTAAGCGGTCTTGGATTAGACGCATTAGGTCTAAGTGGAGTTAATGAAAAACTAGGTATCTTTAAAGGATCGTTAGCTGCAGCTAAATCACTGTTACCATCATCAGCTACGTTAGCAGGTCTTAAAAACGCCATTCCTAGAGGCTTACCACCTAAGAGTATATGTGGTATAAGTCTAAAGAATCCTATGGCGTCTATGTCTACTATTCTTAGTGCACAAGGACTAGATACTAAAAGTCTAATATCCAAAGCTGGGTTACTGGAATCTAAATTATTGGATTCGGTACTTACAAATGATACTAAGAAATTATTAAATAATGCTATAGGTACTGCTAATGGTTTAAGCTCTGTTAGTATATCTAAAATAAAAGATAGTATTAGTAAACAACTTAGTTTATCAGGCGGTAGTCTTAAAGATAAATTGAATCTTGTTAAGCTTATAAGTAGCGGAGTAGACATAAATAAAATCTCTGCTTTATCCAAAACCAAGAAGCCAGTGACCATAGCTACCAATACAGCGATCATAAACCACCTCACAACGATCGATCCTAGTTTAGCTGCCTCGTATATCCAACAAGCACTAAACGACACGTCTAGCACTAATACTGTGATGACTAAAGAGATCATCATGACAAGTATGGCTTCATCACTAACAGCTAACAATGATACACATGTAGAATCTAAGTTATTATTGTTATCAAGCCTAGCAACTACTATAAAAACTGGGTCAGCTAAAGAGAGTGCCACTTTAAGTGTTGCTACTAAAGGTGTTACAGATAAAGTACTCGCTAATCTAAGTACAGCTGATACGAGTAATTCTACTAGTCCTGTGAGTGACTATAACAATATAATCACTTCGTTAAACACACTGGACGCTAGTTGGAACAAAGATTCGTTAGGCGAAATAAACTATTCTGTTGTTATGCGAAATAAACGACTAGTTACATTATCCAATAAGCTAATAGCTACAAATAACGTAGCTCCTGTATTAAATGGTAATGCTGATACAACATTACCAGATTATTTACAAATTGCTATATTAAGTAGTATCGCAGGTAACACTGAAGCTCCTGTCAGTAGATGCTCTAAAATAGCCATATAACATGTACTACATACCATATGGTATGTAGTACATAGTTTATTGTGCGTTAAGGTTACTAAGTGTTAGAGCGTGGTCTGAAGCAACACCACCTAGTATGAATCTTAGATTCTCACCGGTACGCATACCCCATGCTGATGGAGATATTGCTTGGTCTACGTTCATTAACATACGAGATGCTTTCATCTTCAATCTGTTGATAATATACTTATCGGTATTAATATCACGAGATGCTAATGTAGCTATATAATTAGATAACGGAGTATTATCTTCTAAAGAAACATTGAATACATCAAATACGCTACTATTAACAGGAGCAGCTATCAACGAACTAAAATCGGTTACTGTAAAACTAACATCTATAGCAAGAGGTCGTTTTTGTTTATTAAATCCTAAGTTACTCGTACCACGGGTAATTGATAAACTTGTGATCATACCCATATTTATCTTTTGAACACCTTTGTTATAAAGACGACATAAGAATGGTGACGTATATGATGCTTTACCGGTAGCTAATGGTAACGTACCAGCTAATAACATAGCTAACGGAATATACATATTCTGTAATTGTGATAAGGCGTTACCATAAGGCGATATAAGTTGGATATTGTAAGTAATGCTAGGAAAACTACTATCGCTATCTTCCCATTTCTTAGGAAGGTCTATGAAACCACCACCTGTTAATGTAGCCAACACACTAGAAGCGCCAAAGGTTACACTGTCTAACGCTCCAGCTATCATATCTTTACCATACTGTAAAACTTTCTCAACAGTATTTGTAAGGTTACCACCAGCAAGATTAAATTTAACATCTCTAGCTCTACCGCCTACTTGCTTAAGCATTTGTCCAGAGGATATCTCACCAACACTATTGCTAAAACTTTCACTTACACTACCAACATAGTCAACTGCAAATACCGCGTACATACCACCATCACGAACAGTAGAGTCAATAGCGCCAGCAAATTTCTCTAGATAAGTAGCTTCAGGTGTTAAATCAATAGGATAAGTACCGTTTTCATTTTTCTTAAGAGATGGTTTACCAGGGTCAGCTACTGGAGCTGGTTTACCGGTAGCGTCTGCTGGAGCTGATGGTTGTTCAGGGAGCTGTTTATTTTCTTGTAGATCTGGTGCTAACCAGTTACCAGATTTAAGGTTTTTAAGATGGTTTATATAAAACATAAATGACCCTCTGGCATTTATATCATTCCAAAATCCAGATCCAGGAGCTGTGCTATCCAGTTGCGTTGTTTTGGTACCTAATACATAACCCATATAATCTTTACCAGCGGCTAAGCCTTTTCTATCAGCAAGCTCTTTTTCTCTAAGCTGTTGACTATTAGCCATCGCTTGGGCTCTGGTTGCCATCATAAAGACATCGATATAGTTAGAAGAGCTACTAAACAATCCTGGTATCATATCTCCAATACCAGGATAATTTTTATCAGTACTATGAATATCATCTGTAGTTATTTTAACAGGAATACCCATTTGTTGTGCTTCTGTTGCGCTAGCCATAAGCTCAGGCATTAGTATACCCATTTCAGTAGCTAGGTTAGTAACGATAGTATTTACAGTACCCCAGTAAAGATGCATAGCTGGTTCTAAGTAATAATATGAAAATGGTTCATTACCAACAGCTAATTTACTTAGACTGGTAATAACCCAAATAGTTACCGTTATAAGTGGAAACGCCGCTAACATAAGTCCACCACCGACTATCTTACCAATTTTATAAGCGATAGGGCTTCTACCAGTATTAGCAACGACACTGTCTTCATAATCAATAGCTCTAGTAAAGTAATCTATCAATCCATTGAATTTAGGTAACCCAAATTCTAGGAATACAAATTGTTGGTTATCGTCGATGCTTTCAGAATAATATCTACCCATACCATGACCCCCGATATCGTGCCATGCTGTAGTTACTTCTTCACGCTTCATACGATCTTTACCCTTTAAATCGCAGTACCGTGTAAATTGTGGTCTACAGTTTATGGCTAGATTACCACCCCAGCTAGTATCGGTAAACTTTCTACTAGTACTGGAATTAAAACGATTCTTTTTGTCAATAGTTTCTTCTAAACTTGAACTAGGGGTCATAAATCGTGACATAACCCATTCTTTATCAATAACTCGTACGTCATCATTAACTTTACTAGTTTTATCACCATTACTGAAAATATTCTTTAAATCATACACGGTTGCCATAAAAGTCCTTTAAACGATATGTGTTGTAGGGTTACCTACAACACATATTACCAAATTTTCAATATTGAATTTGAGTTATTAAGCGGTGTTGTAGAACGTATGAGCTCGTTAACCATCTCTCGTTCATCATTGCTTTCTAACGAACAGTTAATACACTCATTGATTTTACCAGCGCTAGATATTTCTGAAATGTCCATACTACATATACTAAGTGTGTCCATATAGAAGTTTACTAATGACTCTGAAGAAAGTTTTGTAAATTTGTTAGCTCGTTGAATACCAGGTTCAACTACCCAGTCCCATGTGACGATTTGTGCTAATTTCTTAACATTAACACCGCCGATCATAACATCCTGAGTAAATGAACGAATACTGAATGCAACGTTACACTCTGGATTGTCAAGATCCTTCTTAAGAGCATCACCGTGAATACCGCTTGGTTTAACCCAACCTTCGATAAGAACAGTGTTACCACGACCAGGTAAACCAGAAGGCTCGTTCGTAGGAGTTAGTATGATCTCTCGAATGTGATGCGATACTAATGGTTGGTGTATACGTAAGTTACGACTAAAGAATTCTGCTTTAGTCATACCTGGTTCATATACAGGATGTCCAGCTTCTCCTTTTAGATATCCAGCTTTTAATCGGCGAGCTAAACTGTTAGATTCATTCTCGATTAAATCCTTGATACCATCCTCTAAGTAAAAGTCACCTGATGCATTAAAGGCATTAAGAGCACCCAAAGTTACTCTGTAATATCCATTAGCATCTTGTTCTAATACTTTATTATCTGCAAATGTCTTAATAGACGAAAAAATGATTTGTCCCATGATTGTATCCAAAATTGTTTATTTAAATTAGGCTCTTAATAGGTCCGCTACTAGAGTAGTCTTAGTTTCAGGATCCATGATCGCGTTAGTTACTCCGTATCCGTAGTACCCTCCGATTATACGAGCTCCTGTATTATCAAACGCATAATAAATATTATTTAATCCAATGTAAACAGGATCAGCTTTAGCTTTATCCAGATTGGTTTCAATAGTTTCGCGTATGCGGATAGTTTTATCATCCTTATGTCTAGCAATAATACTAGTAATGATTTCCATAGTCAATGGATTATTACCAACATTACTATCAGCATACTTTTTACTCTCTACCAATAAGTTACTAACATCTTCATAACTTAAGAACCAAGGTATGTTACCCTTAATAAAGAACTCGTCAAAAATATCGTAAATGAAACTATCTTGTTTTACCAATACTCTCGTAGGCATAAACACATCGTTAGCGTCAAAATGAAGTACCTTATAGACGTTATCGTCTACAAGTAAGTCAGTTACGTTATTAGGAGATAATTCTTGGAATATAGGAGCACATACGATAGCGTAGTTATTCTCATTATCCAGTACAGCATAAATAGATAATAGTCTTATGGTATTACCCATAAAGACTAGTTCTCGGTTCATGTATCGTTCAGGAAATAAAACACGAATGGTTTTAGTAGTTACAACCGTTTCCCCTACATTCTTAAAAAATGATTTTACTAACTCAGGGTTACGTTTTAAACTATGAACAGATAACTTATCCATATTACATACGGCTTATATCGTTAACCGTTACTTGCTGTAGTAAATAGTCCATGATAACTTCAGCGCTTGCTAATGAAGCTGCGTCTTTACCAGAAATACTCGGGTTGATACGGCTGAATTCTAACATATAATTAACAAAACGGTAGAAGTTAGTTTCCGGTACTAAAATAACACCGACTACTTCTTTAGAGATAAAGTCTACATCCATAAGGAAAGAAGATTCTTTACCACTAAGCATCGCTTGTAACATTTTATCAGCGTCAGCGTAAGATACTTTGATAAACTCAGTTAGATCACCAGGTACGTTCTCTAACAATTCTCTTAACGAGATACTGTAGAACATTTTGTACTTAGAAGCTTCTGTATATGACGCAGCGATTTTATCCAACTTAACTTTTTTGTCCCAAGTAGATTTATACGCATCCGCTTTGGCAGTAATGTCAGCTAGAGTAGAATTTTCAAGATCATATGATGTTACTGAAGTTAACATACCAAGAAGGACTTCAGATTCATACCCACCTGCAATAAACTCTTTATATACATCACCAGCTACTGTAAGCGTGAATGGATTCTCGCTACGAATAACAAGACGTTTTACAGAAGTATATGTATCCATAACTTTAATAGCATTTGCTAGCAAGTTAAGTAACTCATTAACAAAGTAATTCATAGTTAAGTTAAATGTTTCTTCTGGGATGTTTACTCCGGCAGGTCGCTCTTCGCGAAGTTTAATAGCTAATACATAAAGTACTGCTACCAAGTCAACATTGTCAACAGGATACAACGAAAGCTCGTTGATAAAGTTATTACCACCACTTACGTTAAGTAGGTACTTATTCCAAATACCGACCAGATCTTCTTCAGTATACTGGGAAACGATCATCTGTAGTTTTTTATCCATAAATGGATCTACTAATGTAAGTAAAGACTTGATAGGTGTTTCAGGTACCGGAAATGAAAGAACTGTTACTGGAAGAGTACTAGGAGTACGAGCTGGTTGGATAGCACCACTTACTTGTAACGAAATAACAAATTCCGGAATATTACGAGGAATAATTCGGTATTGACTATATGGGTTAACTGCAGCCGATTGTGCAATTTTCTCTTTTACCAAATTAGTAAAAGTTTCCATAAATGGTAGTAATTTTGTTTTAACAAGAATAAGATCGTTCATGCCACTAGCCGCAATAGCTCCAGCTACTTTATTAAGATCTTCTTCTTTATTACCATAAAGATTCAAAGCAGCGAATACGCTGTTGTTTCCAAATGTTAATGATGCTCGTTTATTAGCTAGAGCGCCAGCAATAAGGTTAGTTGCAATCATGGTTTCTTCCTTAGTCGATTTTAAATGTTTTGCGGAGTTTGTTTTCGATAATAGCATCGAGGTTGTTATTGAGGGTCATTAATTCAGCAGCATTTGTTGGTGCTGTCAAGATATCGCCTTCAGGATTACTATTAACTAGAATGTCCATAGATCGTTTAGCAACTCTTACAATGATGTCAAGCGCGTACATATTATTCTCTGTTAGATTGTCAGCAAGCATAGTTAGCCCCTATATGTTATAATATCAATAAAAGACTAACTGACGCATAGATGCGTCAGTTAGTTATAAGAATTTAGCATCCTTTTTCAAAGGATCTTTTTTCTGCATTTCTTTCCACTGGTCAAAAGTTATTACTTTAAACCCATCGATAGTTGTTCCGTCAATAGAAAATAATGATTTATCATTTACATTAGGTACAGCTATTTCATGGATAAAACTTAGATTACCAATATCTAACTGTGCACATTCTGAACCAGGTTTACAATTAGGTTTGTTCAGTTCCTTTTGAATTTTTTCAAAGACATCTTTTTTAATACCTATATCCAAATCATTAGGATACCGCAATCCATGTATACCAAGAACAATACTTCCAAATAAAACAATAGAGTTTTTAGGTACGTCATGTTCAGAACAAAATGTTTTTAGCTCATCTAGCAGAGATTTAACACGCTTACTAATAACATCTTTTGAAGTTTTATCAACCTCTTTTAATCCTTCAGTAGCTACATCTCCAAAATACATATCGAGTGCTTTATCAGTTATAACAGACAATAATGTGCTAGTTGTCCCTATTAAATCGGGAGAGTTAACAATCCTTGCTTTAATCGAAGTATTAGAGAACACAAGATCTATTTCTTTGTTATCCATAGTCTTCATATCATACTCGTATACTTCACCAACAGTAAACTTAAGTTGGTTACCTAAAATAGCTTTATCTCCGATACCCATAGTGTCTAGTACTTGGATATATATTTTTATTTCTACTTGGTCTGGTAATAATGATGTGCCATTAACCCGATAGGTAGAATTAACACGACCCGTTTGTCCTACATCATGTTTAAGATCTTCATCAGTAAGCGCGATTAGATCTTGTAACGATTTAGACATGGTATCTAATTCACAATTGTAGTAAACTACTATTTTACTAATAGTCCCGCGCAACTTAGCTTTAGGAGAAACGTTTTTAAGATTTTGTAGAATTGCTAACGCTCGTTCGTCTAACTCTTTACCGTTAATAGAGATACCATCAGTTATAGTAAACAATACGTCACTAGGTTCTAATAAGGTTCCTTTCGGTTTAATGCCAATTATATTATCAGTATTGCTAACAATGATAGATTTAACCTTAGTAACGGTAGCAGCCATCTCTTGATTCATTCTCTTAGAGATAGCAGCAGAGTCTTCAAAAGTTTGAATATCTTCCATCAACGCAACATTAACATAAATACCAGATTTGTAAATAACACGTTTACGATTAAACACATCTGGTTCGAAGAAACTAGTAGCATATGCTAATGTATCATCTTTAACTACAGTATCACCTACTATAAGAGAAGTAGTCATATAGTGGGTGTAACAACTACCAGATTCTTCTTTAGTAGTCCAAGAACTTAATTTAATACGCTCTTGTTTTTTATCACTATACATAACCACAATTTCGGATTTAGTTACTTTAGTAACAATTCCGTCAGTACGAGCAATTTTAACATATTTACCAGCTGCTTTAATAGGTAAGATAGCTTCATAACCAGTACGTACAAATGGAGCTCTCATATTGATCATCGGGATAGTATGTGAGTTCTGAATATTGACGAAGTTCAATCTTTTTACATCCTCAGTTATTGCGAACGGAGCTAGCATAGAACTCGTGCTGAGTATGCTAGAGAATCCATTAGCATCGATGTCAAAATTACCCACGATACCACGAGTATTAGATAAATTAGGATTAGCAGACATATAGGCGCTAATACCAACATCACCGCTATCTGGAGAAGATTCAGAAACTAATCCTATCTCGCTACTATGCATTTCGCGAGTATCTCTAGACATACCTTCTTTACTTCTACCACCATGCCCTAAGTAGGTAATGGTTTCTGCTTGTTTCACTATAGTAATAGGATTAAGATCATCAACCATAACCGTAGTGCTATCCTGATCTATTTTATTAACAACAGCATACGGATATACAGTCATTTTACTTCTACTAAAGAAACTACGATTACGGTGTTCTTTAATACTATTTACTAATTCACTATAGAGTATAGCAGAGATGCGTTCGTAACCTTTGATACTCATTTCGGTAATATTATTAGGATTATTATAATTGTCATCAGAAAGTAAGTCAACTGCTTTTAACAACATACCTTTAAAGTTAACAGGTTGTTTAAGTTGCTCTAGAATAGTCATAGTCGTAGGATCTATAAACATTTCTTCTAAAAGTTTAATCTCGTTGATATATAGAATACTGAGCTTCATTAAGTTGAAAATGTTAGCAAACTTAGATCGTGTATTCAAAGTATCTTTAGGAACACTAACTAAAGTAGTGTTCATAGTAGATAATCCATAGAATACCATATCAGCTTGTTTATGTGTTTTTTCAAAAATATATTTATAATCTTTAAACGTTACTACATATTCATTAGCTGCTATGGTTGTTCGTACACTCATAGGAACTATTCTAAACTCAGGTTTTAACAAATGAATAAGATTATCAAACCCAATATAATACGCTAGTAAAAATCCTACCGGAAATTGTTCCTTATAAATGCGCACATTAGCATATTCAATAGGTCCAGAATCTTTATGGATATTTAACATCTTAAAGATATCATCGATCTCATGATACTTCTTACCTTCATATCGATACAGCTTACTGTTCATATCCATTACAACAGGAGTAGTTCCAACAGTACCAACCATAACAGTACCATTATCCTCTATACCTTTAAGCATATCATCAGTCAGGTCTTTTATCATTTTCTTACGGTTATAGTAATCAAAACTAAAGGAAATGTTTCCGTAACGGAAAGCTTTAATATATCGAGATATAATATTGTAATCTTCAGGAAGAACAGCATCAATATTTTCAATAGTGAGCATAACAATATCTTTAAGTTTATTGTCTACTTCATATTTAGCTATAAGTTGTTTTCTAAACCAGTAGCCGATGTCATCTTTCTTAAAGGTAGCATTAGTTACGAATAGTTTACCATACTGACTTGACAACGCCACAGTACCACGATCGATTTTACGTATAGGAAGATCCGCACGCATTTTTCTCATCGTATACGTATTACCGGCTAACTTGAAGGTTCCATCTTCGTTTACCTTCGGTAGTATAACTTTGATAGTAGATGGCTTACCATTAAGAGAAGTCATTTTAACAGTATGCGTTTCAGTTCCACCTAGAACAGATTCTTCTTCAACCACAGTATGTTCTTCTATAATATTACCAGTATTCTGAACTGCTTGGAAGGTTCTAACGATATCCTTATGCAGCTGTTCTTTAATGTATTTTTTATCAATATTAACAACAGTATTGGTGTTGTATTCTTTATCAAAGACAACGGCGTTATCTTCAATTTTAGTATCTTGCTTAGAAACAGCATAGTTATCTTTAGAAGTATCTAACAATCCACCCAGTGTAATATCATCATTCTCATATGGAGACTTAGCTTCATTTTGAGTTGTTATTATAGATTGTAATCGAGCAGATTCTTTCTTAGACATGTAGCCGGATTCACCAAGTACCGATATCTCAGTACTTAATTTATTAATAGGATCGATCTTTTCACTATAGAGAGCTGTTATGGTACTTACAGTAGGTGCTGGGGCAATATTCTCTATAATATCATTAAGTTCAGAACTGGTTGTTTTAACAACCTCAGGTTCAGTATCCATATCATCATCTGCGAGATCATTACTCTCTACGACGTCATCATTTTTCTCAGGTATGTTTTTATCAAGAACTGAATCGATGTCCACAACAGTAGTTGTGTCACCCACAACAGTAGTTTTATCTGTAAGTTCGGTTTTACCAGTAGCTGTGACATCAGATAGTTTAATGGCGATATCTTTATCGTCTTTATCATTAGCGATAGTATCTAGAGATTCAGATTTACCATTCAGTGTTCTGAATAACATCACGTACAATAACTTACGAACAGTAGCTGCTTTATACTTAGCTAACTTACCTAAACGAGTTTCAGTGGTGTATTCAGCAACGATACTGGATAACACATTTAGATTAACCATAACTAACTTATTGTCTAGATTCAATAACAATGTTACTTTGTCTAACATACCGTTATCGATTTTACTAAATATACTCGACTCTTTTAATTCAGGGGTTAAATACTTCCAGAGTTCTAATACATTCATATACCGATAATCGGTAAAGATATTTAAAGAACTTCTTGACAGATTAGCTGCGGCTCTGTCAAATTGTTGTCTGGATGGTAATGATGGCGGTAGATCCAGCAATATAAAAACATTACGATCAGTTACATATTTGTTACCACTAGTATTTGCAATTACCGTTTCCATAACATTACTATACTTGTAGTATTCCGCTAACGGGTTAATTACATACTTATACATATGGTTAAGAGAACCATAGTTAATAACTAAAAGATCCCTAGATAACATAGGAACTGTTTTAACATTTGGTTTAATAAACTTAAAGATCTTTTCATTTTTAGATATTTCTGTAATTACCGATAACGGAGTTAAGTTCAAATGTCGAAAATGCCCCAATAGCGGAATTTCAGGATACGTCAATATAGTATCTACAAAAAGCTTACCAGGTATCTTATCGAAATAAGCATACTCTTTAGTCGGGTTAACTGTTAGATCAGATACTTTTGACCAATGAAAGATGGTGTCCAATGGAAATATAAATTCTTTAGCATTTAGGATTACTGGTTCCAGAAAGTTAGATATCTTTCTAATACCGTATTTTCGATAGTGTTGTTCAAAGTGTAATAACATAGTTATCCTTTAGTCTTCTTCAATAATGACCGTCGATATCATTATTTTTTGATTACTAACAAAAGGAAATATTATGAACGCTATTATAAAAGCACTTACGGATTTACCATATACTGTTCCTGTAGAAATATTAAATATTGCTTTTTACGAAAATAGCACACATGTAAATACTATCATTCCGTTAGAAGAACGTATCACTACACAGGTTATACGTCAGCGTGTATTACAAGATTTAAATATCGTAGGCGGGGTAGAGATACGTATTGATACGGGTCAATGTTTTATGCAACAAGTTAACTACAACGAGTTTACTATTCAAGTACCAAAAGCAGTTACTGGAGGAAGATCCATTGTTAGTGTGCTTTCGTTGGTAGCTAACAGTATGATGGCTGCTTCTGACACCGCATACACTATACCACAACAAACTGAGAACGCGATGCTTAAAATGTATAATAACTTAGCAAGTGCTAATGTTATACAAACTTCACGTTTAGAGTTAATCGGTGAAAATATGGTATTGGTACAAGATCCTAATCTTTCTCTTATTAATTCAGTGCTGCGATGTACAGTAGAAAACAATAACAATCTTGAAAATATCCACCCTAGATCATATCTAGATGTGAGCAAATTAGTGTCATTAGCAGTTAAAAGTTTTGTATATTCAAGACTTAAAATTAAACTTGATCAAGGTTATATTTACGGCGGGCATGAGCTTGGTGTTATCACAGAGATAGTTGATAGTTATGCGGATGCTGAGGAATTGTATCAAGAGTTCTTAAGAACTAAGATGCGTAAAATTCTGTTTATGAATAACCGTGAATCTGTTAATAGACTTATTAAGAGTATGTTAAGCAATAATATTTAAGGAAATAATATGGGTATCTTTGATAGATTATCTGCGGAAGAAATAAATTCTTTTAATATTCGTAGGTTAGAAGCGAATCATGAAGATATCTTAGGGGTAAAAAATAGTTTATCAGAAGGTTTTGATACAGAGTATCCTTATAAAACTACTAAAAAATCTTTTGACACCTATGAATATTATGGGATAATCGACAATGGTTTATATAGTGTTATTGGTGTTGCGTTTGCGGATAAAAATACTAAACCTGATTATATTAAGAAAGCTATTAAATCTAAACGCTATATTGTTATTGCTAATTTAGTTTCTAGGAAAAAAGGGAGAGGTAAATTACTCGTGGAGTATGTTCTTAATAAATATAGTTCATTCCCATGTTATCTAACCTCACGGACTAAAAGTCTTATACCCTATTATGAACAGTTCGGATTTAAACTAATAGAAACTGATAAAGAGAATCACTATCCTATGGTGCGTCAATAGTAACTACACTGCAGCATAGCTGCAGTGTAGTTACTTATTTACATTTTTGTGCTTTAACACAGGCCTCAAGTGCGGCATGTTTAGCTAGTAGTGCATCGTACCTTACCTTAAGTTCTAAGTACATAGTAAGATGTGATTTATCAACTGTTTTCTTATGCGCAAGAAGTGCTCTAAAAGTAGCATCCTGATCTTCGCTATACAGTATCACTGCAGAAGCCAATACTGTTTTAGCAACAGAATTAATACCAACAGTGTTATAAACTACTTCTTGTACTTGTGTTTCCACAAGTGATAAATCATAATCAAGTGGTAACGGTCCCAACGGGATAGCGATTACTTTCTCCATATACTGAACACCGCTAATATCAGGCATAGATAATATACGGTTACCAGGAACATAGAATAATTCATTACCCGTAGTAGAAAATACCACGATAGGAATATTGGCATCGACATCAGCTTTAAAGTCCGCTTCGCTAAGACCTACAGCTTTATAGATAGTGTCGTAAGGTTGTTCATTAGAGTTATAGAGTTCTACTAACGAACGTATACTCGTTACGACGTATATTTGGTTACTTGGTATAATGGTATTGAAGGGCTCCGAGAATACGAAGACACCTTTACTGTTTATAGGAGGTATTAACATTTATTTCCTTTATAGAACATCTCACTTATTTTTTAAAACTATCGATTTTAGCTTTTATAGCTTCATATTTAGAAGAACTACCAGGTGATAATGAAGTAGGTGCTCCTAAATTACCAATATGTTGTTCAGACATCATAGCACTGACTAATTCAGATAGTACCGATATCAATTCATTTCCACCATTGGAGATAGACAATTTTTGTAAAGTAATATCAAGGTTTTCTTCGATATTCTGTGTGATATTCTTAGTAGCTATTTTAATGTTTTCATTAGTATTAATGGTTAAGGTATCTTCTTTACTATCAAGCATAATAAGATTGTCTTTACCATCTTCTATTATTAGCTTACCATTACTAGTATCGATTTGTATATCATAGGTAGTATATTCACCGTCACTTATGCTAGTATGCAAACTCACATGTTTATTAATTGTATCAACTGCCAAAGTGTAATATGGATCATCAGGTGCGTTAGTAACGCTTAGTTTGTTAGAGAACGCATAAATAACTTTTTCTCGTTTACGTAAGTCAACTTCGTTATAAAGATTAACCCAGAAATACTTATCAGAATCTCCAAACTTATATAGCCCAACCGTCTCACCTTTACACACCATAGGAGGAGTTATTCTGTTAGGGTTACCATAGGCTAACCACTTAGCAGTAACGGTTGTTGTTTTAACAACAGTAGTAGTGTTAACACCACCATTAAGATCAGTGCTTGTGATAGTCTTACCTACTTCAGTAGAGATGTCACCATCTATATTAGGAAAATGCTCTATTGGAGTAGCATCAATATAAGGTGAGTCTTCTCTGCTATCTTTAGCAACAAGACCAAGTGAATGAAATACGAATTGACTCTTTGCCATAGTTTTCCTTTAATATCCAGATTCGCTAATTAATTTACCGTTATGACGGTAATACCCTACTGACTCAAGTACAAGATACAGCATATTAAGATTGTCCATAACGATACGTTTCATATCGATAGCTTCAATAATCTCTTCAGGGATACCAGAACTCGCTACAATACTCACAGCAGGTCTAAATGTACCTAAAGTAGGTTTGTTATGCTTAACCATAAAGTTCTTTAATCGTTCCTTAATTTCAGGATCTTTTAGATTCTCTAGGTATTCGTCAGTATCTTTTTTACTCTTTAATTTAGTAGGTATCTTAATAATCATATACGTCGGATCACCAGGAGTGCCATACTTATCAGCAAATACTTCATTCCAAAGCATGTGATGTATAAATGGTGACTGAGTTGGGTCTAGTTTATAAGAACCAGCTTCTTTAATCTTATCTCGTTTAAAGATAGAAATATCACCACTTTTAATTCTGGTTATAAGAGAACGCTCTAACTCAGCGGCTTTATGGACGTATTCGTATAAACTTATTTTTTCATTGTTAGAAATCTTTTTATTAATTTCTTTAATTATGTTATGACCTTCTTTAACGATATCTTGGTCAATAGCAGAAGCTAATAGGTGTACACCTTTAAGTTCTAGTTCGGGTTCTGAAAATACGTTACCTTCTTGCACCGCGGTATCTGCAAAATAGTGCTTACTAACATTAGTTGCCGTAAATACAGGCCAGAAATACTCATTCTTCATTTTTAACAATTCTACTAAAGAAGTTTCAACATTCATATTCCTAGCGAACAGTTTAAGATTATGGTCAACTACTTGAGTATTGATTGTCATAACAGCAGCTGCTAACCCAACTGCTTCTGGTGAGAACTTAGTATAACCAAAGTACCACTCAACCCACTTGTCATAACTACCACACGTACTATCAGTATCGGATAACACGATAGCGTCTCTTAACATATCTTTAATATAAGCAATCCCAGCAGGCATAACACTAGAAGTAAAGAATATTCTAAAAAATGGTTTGTACTCTAATAACGTATCGGTAATATGTTTGGAAGTAGAGGCTAATGACATTAATAGATCTGGATTACTTTTCGCAAGTTCGCCGTAGTCTATACTCATACCACGAATCTCGTCAATCCAGATATGGTGTGTTAATATGTTAATACCTTCCGGAGCTTTCTTAAGATCTTTAAGATTATCAACGCTACCAGTAGTTACCTTAGCAGACATTTTTGTTAGAAGAGTTTTTATAAATTCTTCATTATAGATACGTAAATGGTGTAAATCATTTAGATACATTACTGCGGCTAGTTGGTATGGAGTTAGTTTCATTAAGAAATCAAGAATAGTTTTCTCAAAGACAGGATCTCTCCAATAATGTTTACTAGAATAAATCAAACTATCAAATACTTCAGTAGCGGTAGGTTTATATAGCTTGTATTTTTCTATAACATGCTCAACGGTATTCATATGTAGGTTACTTACGATACTTACAATGTAGTTATACATAATCTCAGGACTACGTAAATGCTTGTTACCGGCAATAACAGATTCACTTATGGCATTACCTATAGAGGCTACCGATCGTGTGATAGACGTGAGCGTATAGTGCGCTGTCGGGTTATATAGAATAGTAGACTTACTAGCATATGCTCCAGAGAGTGAGTTATTCTGAATCTTACGTGTTTTTTGTAAAGTTTCATAGTATAAACTACGGTCACCATCACCAGCTTGTTTAAATTTAAAAGCGTTATGTTTATCTTGCTTACGTAAGGCTATGTTAATAGACAGAAAGTCAGCGTGTAGACTTTTCTTTTTAGAAGGATGCATGTAACAAGTAAACGAAGGGACAATAACCTCGCCATTTGCGATAACATCTTTTATATAATCGGTTATTTTATCTTCTTTAACGACAGTGTCACCATTTTCTTCTCTATAACTATACTTAATAATAGGATTCTTAATAGGTTGTTTTTTAAGAATGGTTTTTACAAGCTTATTAGCTTGCTCTATAGGAATACCTTTATCAATAGCTAAGAATTCTGTAGCTTGGGCAAAGTAATCTTTTACGGGTGCTAAATTTATCTCATATTCTTCGTTAGGTCTTTTAAAAACGTAATCGCTCATGTTCTACCCTTTGTTTAATCAAAAATTACTCACTCTTCAAAATTATATTACGGATATAAATAACAGTATACCTAGGGATATCCCTAGGTATACTTTAGAATGTTTTTATATCGAAATTGACATACCCGAGTTCCAGCATTCTGTTACGTAGAATAGCCAGATCATCACTTGTAACGTTTAAAAGATCAATACGAATATTAGTAGTGGTAACGCTTGTGATAGAATTGACGTCTAACCACTCATATGCCAATACTACTTTTTCTTTGTTAATGTTTTCTAATAGAACAAAAGTACAAATACCAATATCTGGTAATGCCGGTATAGTATTTTTTAGAACTGTGTGTAACGTAGACACATCACGATACTTAATAGCTTCGCTAACAGTCATCAGTGCTTTTACGCGCATGTTTGTAAACGAGCTACCTAATACAGCTGGTGATAAAGTAGAAAATGAATAAGTTTGATTAACTGTTAACATAAATTATCCTTTTGATATTGTCAATTAAAATAAAAAAAAATAACAACGGATGGTTACCGTTGTTCTGGACATAGTATGACTAATTTATAATCATCTATGGATTGTAAGATCTTGATTCTTGAAATAATCTCCTCTTCGTAGAACTTATCTAAAAAGATTTTAGTTAATTTTGGAATAATTTCTAAGGACAATGTATTAACAGCTACTTCCATAGGTCTCACCATATGTAAGTTAGCACTAGCCGTATTTAGATACTTGATAGCTATGGCCCGCTCAGCATCTGTAGAAGTCTCATCTTCAATACCGTAATAATAGAGCTTACATAGGTTGAAGATAGGATTTAATAAATCCTTTATAGTTTGCTTACCATAAATATCGATATATGGTAATAGCTCAGTGGGCGTATCCATAATTAAAATCTTCATCATCATTACTATCATCCTTTTCAATATGCTCTACAAGAGCTAGCTTAACACTATCATTAACAGTAGTCCATCGAAATGGTACCAAGTGTTGCGGTATGGTCCCATCAACACGTAAGTCATTGATGTATGCTACTAGTATACTAGACATAGCATCAGAATGATAATAAAACAAATCATAGTATAACTCATTTGATCTGTCTTCTTTACCATAAATAGGAGCCGTATATTCAGCATTGTTAGCAGCCTCTACAACAAGATCCTCGAATACAAGATTGTCAGGAGATATTCTAATCACAATGTTGATAGCCTCAATAACCGTTTTGAACAAAGCCAGCTTATCCATATTCTCAGTACTGCATACCGTATCGACAAATAATTCATACAGCTCTGTTAAATCAACACGCACAAAGTTTTGCAATGTATTTACGTTATAAAACTGAAAGCTATCGGCTATACTTTCTTTTATAAGAATATTACTCTTCATTCGTATCCTTAAATTTAAAGATTTTAAACACGACCTCCAACTTAATATCAGTATTTACTTTGTAACTATCAAAAACAATGTCAGCTACATCAGGAGGGGTCTTATTTAATAATATATATTCTAAGGTATTTATAAACCCAAAAACAATATTAATATAATCACGTTCTCTATAAAAGTGAACGATTTCATCGTAGTGTCGATTAACGTCATCGTTATAAACATGTTTAAGAACTTCATTGGTAAATATCCCTATAGGTTCAGTTTCATCTGTGTGATGTAAACGGTATAACTCTATGAGACGTAATTCAAGAAGAACTCCTGGTATCAATTTACCAGCTAACGGTTTAAGACGTGTTAAATCAACAACAAGAGTTTCTTCTATTATCATTATGCTTTCCTGTAAAAACGAATAGTGAGGGTTATTGACGATACTGTTTCGGTAAAGTAAACTTTAGTGCTGTTATACACATAAAACCGAGATGGTATATCATCATCATTTGGATCGAATCGTCTACCCTGTTCAAAAGATCTAGTCTGGTATGATACTACGGTGTTAAGAGTGCTCTTGATAGCTAAGAAGTATTTAAGTAGCGCCATGTCTATATCTAAGTTGTCCTGATTAAACTCGTGGTCAAAATAAGACGGAACTCTCCATTTATGGTTTATCTGGTTAGATATCTCATTAAGAACTGACTCAATACTAGAAACACTTACGTTGTTACACGACATACAGTAATCTATTATCGTTTCAAGAACAATGACATCAATATTATCTAGCATAGACGGTTCCATATTGCGATCAAGTGATAGTAAACGATATATGTCTACAAACGATATATTTGTAGAGGGTCTAAGAACACTTAGTTGGTCAACATCAACAATCAGCATATCACAATAATGTGACTTAGTATCGCGGAATAGGTCGGTGAAATAGTCGTTAAGTATTACATTATACGACAATGTATCTATTAAATCCATAGGTTACCTTTGTGGTTTAACATTATATTCTATATGATCATGCAGTTCTTCATATCGATAGGCTCGGATATCAATACCTATCTCGCATACAAAGTGTTCGGAATCAATATTAAAATATATTGTATTGTTTTTAAGATTATCAGGAATCAAACTATACATATAATCAAATATGTCCATTATAGCTTTAGTTATCATACTCATATCAGCACGGGTTATATTGGTTCCAACATAAGAAAGAATGGTATCTTCAATTTCTTCATTCAGTCTATTAGTGCTTATAAAAGCATAACTGTACATAGGTATATGTGGGTTAACAACATACAATTCTCTGTAGGAAGTATTCGCTATGTACATGTTTTTTAACACTTCAGCAACACAAGATACGGAATGAACGGGATAGAATGGCGTATTACTTACCATTTCTATATTACTCCGTGATACAGCAGGTCGCATGTGTTTGTTGTATTGATCGTCAATAGGTATTTGTTTATCTCCGGAAGCAAGAGCTACTGGGAAACGAGCACCCCGTACATAAAGAAGATTATCATATACAGGAACATACTTTGTAAAGATACCGTCTAGTCCGATCAATTTGTCTTCAATGTCTAAGAAGAGTTTTAGATTAATGTCCATGTGTTACCTTTATTTTGTAATTCGTATGTGTATATTTCTGTTAACTATCATAACCTTAATAAAGTAATGATATTCAATGTTAAGTATTAATACATCCATAAGTATACTATACAATACCATAGATATATATTTGTAAACACTTTTTAAGTATTGCTCGCTTCTCGGAGGTAATTTCAAAACATCCGTTAATGAACTTTCTGAATACGTAACAACGTAACCTAATTCATTACGCATAGTATTATAGACAGCATTTTCTATAATTGAATCAGTCATACGCTTAACATTGTATTTGTTATAAGGTATCGGTGCCGTTAATTCAGCCATCTCGACTAAGGCTTTACGTACCTCATCACTTACGTAATTTATAAGTTCGCTACCATCAAGTATCCAAAGTGTATCTTGTTGATTTTGCGTCATAATCTCCCCTTTTTATCATGTATATGAGATGTTTATAAAAAATATATAACGTATAGGTAGTGGTATACCACTACCTATACTTAGAGTGTTTTGATTTGTTATACCCAAAGTATGGACATAAGGAATAAAAACAACAGTACGGAATTCCGTACTGTATGTTAGAATACTAAACCGGTATCATCATCGATAACTGCTCGAGATGGAGCATCGATAGGTTTGTTCACCATTGAATCACGAATGTTATGATAATCATCTACAACTTTAGACAAAGCAGATTCTTCCGCAGTAAAGAAGTTTAAGTATGAAACCATATGCAATGGGAATTGACCTTCATAAGTTTCGATAGCATTCTTCTCAGTAACATAACCGACTTTATGATGCATTGGGTTTGGTACATTAATGTCAGGCGATGTTCCGTGTACTGATAATGTTCTTGTTAACGTAGGTATAGTACCTTTTGGAATATCTACAGTTTTACTGTAGATTCCGATACCACACAAACCAACTGGTACATCAAGTTTCTTATAAGTACTTGGATCGATAAAGATTTCTAAATCTCTAAAATCCAGAGATTCGTTTTCTCCACTTAAGAATAATGATAACGTACAAAGAGAATTAAAGATAATCTCATTTACTGTTTCAATAGCTCCAAGAGCACCATGTTCGATGTATGAGTGGTTGTTAACATACATAATCGATAATGGCTTACCTTGTGTAAGTGAAATATTACTTAAAGTAGCCAGTGTGCCTAAAGTATTGACAGCAGTACCACCGCTAGTACTATCACCAATAACGATCGGTAGAACGTTGATCCCACGTTCCAAAAGATTTTTTACGTAAAGAGGTCCTATAACAGAACCAGATCCACCACCAGCACTGAAGATAACAATATTGTATTCTCCGGTTACTCGTGATAATAGTTTATGTTTATCCATAAACTCTTTAACGTTTACATCAATATCAGAAGTATTGTCACTACGTACACCACCAGAACCACTGATTACAATTTTAGAAGCGGACTTACCTTTGACTAACCAAAAGTCATCTTCGTTATGTGTAATGTTCTTAATGTTAGCCCTAGAGGTATCCATATATCGAACTCGGATATCTGCAAACCCTTCGCCAAGATTAGCGACCGCGCGAATAACTTTATCCGCAATGCTAATGCCAGCTCCGCCGGCACATAGTATGTTAATTTTATTCTTCATATTACCTCTTTTGTTTAACGACATCGATGTGTACGAAATACCCATCTTCTTTCAACTCAGCTACTCTAGCAGCACCTTCTTTTTCTTCATACTGATAACACTCTCTGAAAGTTCCTTTGTGAAGAACTTCACGATGCGAGAACTTACTAGCATATAATTCATAGCTGTTGGGGATAACACGGGTTTTTTGTTTCTTGTGATCAGGTTTAGCTAAACCGAATTTACCCTTACCTTCACCACCGGCAATAGAAGCTTTGTAGTGGTTATCGCAAAGTTTATTTTTACGCATAATTTCTTCTGTAGTATGCGCACTACATTCAATACCGCATACTTTACATAGGTATTTAGGATAAATGAGTTCCATTACTTAACCCTGTTAAAGGAAGTATGGTCACATACTTTACAAACAGACGGAGCAAAGTGATGTGATTCATTACCACAATGTTTACATTCATATACTGAACCAAGAATACTCTTTATCATGATTTCACGTTGAAAACGTACAACTTTTTTAGGAGTACGTTTATGTTCTCCATTGATACATTTAAGACATAGTTTACCACGAGTAACAATTTGTTCGAATGACTCAGCTGTTGTCATTTCCTCACATTGTTTACATCGATAATCTAGTTCGCCATCTAAAAAACTTTTTTGGTCAGCTACACACGCTTCCATTATAATCACCTCGCACTAAAAGATTACATTAAAATATCAAACTCTAATGTCTATATTAATAATATATACATGTAGAAATCTGAAACATAAATACACATAGTAAGCTAATGCTTACTATGCGTTAGGCGTGTTACTATCAGAAACATCTATTTGGTATAATGGAATTGTTTTACAGGTCTTGCACGTTAACGGTCTTCCTTTGGAAGGCTTCGAAACCCAGCCGCACGAGTAACACATATATGTATAAAATAATCCAGTACCTGCTTTACGTCTACGAAAAGTACTTCTTAAACCATGCCTGTTAACAACAGTTATTGCTTGTTCTTCTTTATCGTATTTATTAGCAAAGCACTCTTCACAAAGTTTCTCACGTTTAACAATTAAGTCAAAGTCACTAGTCTCTACAAACTTACTACAACCAATACCTTTACAAGTATAAACCATAAATCATTTACCTTTGTTCCAAGCTACTCTACCTAAGGTATAGGTATGTTCTATATTCTCACTTTGGGTACTCCACTCTAAGTTGGTATACTTGTTATTAGATTTATCACCGTCGAGATGATTTACATAATCCTTACCACGTACTTTAGCTAAGTATAATCTAGCAACAATGATCTGCGCTTGTATGTGTTGTTTATCTCCATTAGATAATGTTAATACGTACTCCACATAACCATCTTTAGTAATAAAGGGTTTCATCTCTTTACAAACAAAGTATTTTTCAGTTTCATCATCAGTTAGTAAATATACGTTACCTTTAGAATCACATACATATCTAGAATCAAAGTCATACTTACCAATACTCTTTAAATTCTTAACTGTTGATTTTAATATCCTAATAGTCTCCGTATCCATGTGTCAACCTGTCATTTTCTGTTAGTTCTATATTATGTTCTAACACCATAGATGCTAAAACTTCCTGTGTGATAGGTGCGTAATCTGTTTTAATAAACATATTGTTATCTTTAGATACCAACTCAATATTAAACGCTATAACACCATCTACACCATCGATTATTGGTGTATTTTGCAACCAACTATCATTACTAAGATCTATTTCATAACTATGATAGTGATTTCCCGGGTTAGCGTTTAAACGATACGTGTTACTTTCAATACCACTAGTTATGTGGGTACAAGTAATATACCCACTGTCTATTTCTACGTTGCCTATGAAACTAATTTTTCCTTTTAATAACAATGAACCCACGGTAATCCTTAAAAATCAGTCATGTGACCTAAGATAAATTCTAATGGAGCAGTTTTAGCACTATAAGTAATGTGTCCTTCAGGAGTTATATAATATTCTTTCTCGGTGAATGTTCGATCAATCTCTTTAATACTTTCATCGGTATAAAGTATGTTCAAACTACACATGTCACCATCAAAGTCAGCCGTTAATCTGCTCAGGTGACAATAATTTGGCGAAAGAGATGATACTAACTCTTCTTTAAGAATAGGATATTCATTAACAACCATATCCTGACTACCTTCCATTTTAAATGTAACTGTTCTGCCTGTTACGGTAGTTTTCAAATAGATATTGGTAGGGTATATACCACCCAGTGAAGCTACGGGATAACGTGTTAAAAAAGCAGGGTATTTATTACGGACTGGATAAACAGCTAGGTACACAAGTTCTACATATGTAATTGGTCGTAGTTTACTACGATCGTAATCTTCAGGTAGATTTTGTGTATTAGTAATTAACTCAATAGTATCTCCAGTGTCATTAACTAAATACATATAGTAATTACCTATCTTAATAGGCTCAGTACGTATACTCTCTTGTCCAAGTTTGCTCAAAATACCGTCAAGCCCTTCTAACGATAACCATTCATCACGTTTATTAGCAGGTATATCAACAAGAGTAGATTCCATAGTTTTAGTATCTACTAATAATGTTGAAGTGGTATCCGGATTCATGATGCGGCTTATGAATTTAGTATTTAAACAATTCATCGTAATCGGAGAAATACCTTTAGCAAATTGGTATAACCCGCATACCGTATCGTTCATACCGATTATACTATCGGTTTTATCAAGATCGTTAATATGTATCATAGGCGGAGTAATGACATTACGAGTACCGTACGTAATAGCACGTTTAGCCCACTTACCTTGTATAAACTTATTCTTGCCATCTAACAATGTTTTAAAATGTAGATAGATATCTAAAATAATATTTTGTATCTTATATCGTACGGGATCTAGTAGATGAATATTATCATCGGTTATGTTAGTGTTTTTAAGCATCTGTGTGGTGTTAATAAGTTTACGATAGATATCGTTAACTTCATCCTCAGACGGTTTACCGCTATTGTCAACCGTATAATCTCTTAATCCAGCTGGTAGCACTAACCACTTATTAATAAGGAAATTATTACCAGAATACTTTTTAATAAATTGTATTCTAAAATTACGTTGGTCTGAGTCAAGATCTTTGAAATCAATATCTTTAAGATATTTCATAAAAAATGTGAATCCAGTTTGACCGGTAGCTCTATCGGCTAATACAAAATCTTTCTCAGTTTTATCAAAGTAAGCATATTTAGTACCAGAGATAATATCTTTATAAAGTGAGCGCATTGTAATAAGATGTTGATAGACCAAAGGATGTAATACATTTACTTTAAGTTCTACATATCCAAAAGAAGTACTTCGCATACTAGAACCAACTGGTCCAAAGATATCTGTGGAAAACAATCCTTTAGGATCGAACATTTGACTATTTGATTCGAAAATATTTAATTTAGTTATTTCTTTTAGATACTTAGAATTGTTCGCATCCAGAATTAAAATATCGATATTAAACAACCGATTATCCATAGGTTTCGGAGCATCCATGGTTATTCCTTGAATATAGTTTTATCAAGAAAACAGGGTTTTTTAACAAACTTTTTTAACAAAGGAGTATCTAATGGCTAAAAAAGATGATGACTTAGATTTTGACTTAGACAATTTAGGGTTAGATAATGATTTAGATTCTATCATGGGCGATGATTCCTTATCATCAGGTGGTGGTAAGAAAGGTGACCGTAATCCAGTTACAAGTACTCTTAAAAATACTGCTAAGGGTATCGCAGATAGTATTAAAGGTGATCCTTTAAAAACTGCTACAGAGATTGCTAGAAATTCAATACCGAAAGGTATCACAAGTGAAGTAGATGATTTACTCGACATACATGATACCATTAAGTCAGAAGTTAAAACGGCGGCTAGTGATCTTAGAAAAGCTGGATACTCTTCTGTAAGTGCAGTAGACCGGTTATTATCAGACGGTAGTAAGATTAAAAAACTAACTACTAAGATTAAGAAATTACTAGCTAGCGATGAAGATTCTTATAATGGTAAGAACACAGCTCAAATACAAAGTGATGCTATTGCAGATGCTATCGCTAAAACAATAGGTAGTGTAGGTGGTAGTAGCGATTCAGCTATTAAAGAACAACTTGCCTTAAATCGACATAAAAGTGCTCAAGAACTACAAGCCGGTATCTATACTAGTATAGATAAGATTCGTAGATTTCAATTCGAGATAACTAATAGTTATTATAGAAGATCTCTAGAATTGCAATACAAATCATTATTTACCTCTAAAGAACAACTCGAAGTTCTTAAAACAGGTATCAATACTTTTAAAGACCAACTTGATGCTATTGCTAAGAATACTGGTTTACCAGATTTTGTTAAGCTAAGAGCAAGTGAATCTATCAAGGGTACATTTAATAGTAGAATGACTAATGGAGCTTTAGATGTATTCTTTGGTTCTAAGAGCACTGGTGATAAAGTTAAAGAGAAATTAACAAATACCGTTAATAATGTTAAAAGTAGTATTATAGAGAGCCTTTTAAATACTGAAGAGTTAGCTAACAATGCTTACGAGTTTAGTGATATGGCTAGTATGATGGGCGGTAAAGCTAACATGGCTGGCGGGGTAATCGGTGAATATCTTAAATCCATGGCTGGTGATTATGTAGGCGACAAAATAAGTGCGACTAAAAAAGGTCGTAATAATATTTATAACCTTAAAAACATGATGATGAATCCTGAAGGTTATTTCAAAGCTGCTTCTAGAAAACAAGATTATAACAGCGCCGGTGGTAGATTTAAAGGCGACTTCTTATACACACTAGCATCGTTAACCAGTGATGGTAGGAAAGGTAACTCTTTACATACTTTTGAAAGAGAAAATCTAGATAATGCTGCAGTATACGATATACGTACAAAAGATAGCATCGTTAAGATCATACCAGGACTATTAGCTAAGATTTATGGGGAAGTCAAAACACTACGTTCAGCTACAGTTAAAGGTGGCGATAATTTAGCTACTGGTAATGAAGTTCATTACGATACTGATACCGGTACGTTTAAAACTGTGGTACAATTTAAAAGTTCTATAAAAACTGATTATAAAAAGAAAATGGCTACTGCTATAGGCATTTATTTAGATTCTTTCATAGGTAGATTAACAGAGAATGGTTTAAAGCTTACTGGTGTGTCTAGATCAGATCTTTCATCAGGTATTATTAAATATGTGTTAGAGACTGGTAATACTGCTCCTGACATGCTATTAAATTCAGAATTTAATCTTCTTACCTTTATGCCGACTTCTATGCGACCTAAGTTACAAAAAGCATTAATGCGTGTGTTGGCTAGATCAAGAAGAGATTACTATTATTTAGAAAGCGTTCATTATGAATTAAAAGCCATAAAAGAAAATGCTCCAACACTAACTTCTAAACTTATAGATTTACAAAAATCTGGGTTAACAGGTGTTGTAGGTAGTATGGGACTTATGGAAACAGATTCAGTAAGTGGTGTGTCTTTTGTTAACCGATCTAAAATGTCAGATTTTGCAACTAGAACTGCTAAAGGTATCAGTCAAGCTGATATAACAGAGAGTCTTAAATCTCGTAAAGCATTTATGGATGCTGCTGGTATAGTCGAACCTAAGGTAGCAGGTAAAAAACGCAAGCATCGCTATAAAACACCTAAAGAGTTATTAGACGAAGGTCTTAGACGCATAGGGTTCGATAAAAATAAATTTAACGATAGTGTTAATAGTAAAATTGAAGAAGTAAGTGGGTATACTCCAGAAGAGATATATAATACGGTACATGATAAAGTAACTTCTGCAAAAGATAGTATGATGCATAACGCAAAAATACAATCGATTTTAAATAGTATGGCTATCGATAAAGAAGATCCTCGTATTAAGAAGCTTACTTCATCACAGCTCTATGCGTTGTTACATTCTAAAGCCATTGATGTAAACAATACGATGGATCTTAAAACCCATATTGCTAAGGTTACCAATAGTAAAGCATACACCGCTATGCGTGATAAATTGTCTGGTATTAATAATAGTGATGTTGCTAATAACGCTCGTAACGGATTTAATACCTTTAAGAAAACTAAGCTTGGTGACATGCATAAAAATATGCGTGGAAGAGTCAGTAGATTACGGGATACGTTTAACCCAGTTCAAGGACCGGAATTACCACCTTCAGTAGATGACAATTTAACATCGTTACCACCAGAAGAAGAAGCAGTGTTGCGTACTATGTATTTCGATAGTCCTGAATATATTTCAGGTAGTGTAAATAACTTCGAAGATTATGCTAAAACATTTGGTGTAAAAGTGGATACTAGTAACGATGGTTTACGAACCAGATTCGGTTATGCTAAAGCATATGTTAATAAAATGAAGAAACGTACTTCAGGATATATAGCGGATAAGTTAAAAGAACTTAAAGAGAGTTATAAACTTCGTCGTATTAAAAAAGATGAAGAAGACGGTCAACGTACTGAATACTATAACTCTGATGAGTACCAAGCAGGGTTAGTAACTGATTTTAGAGAATGGTTACGTAATAAAGGTTTACGTAACACACCATTGATAACTATTCCGTCACTAGCATCTATTCTTAAGAAAACTCGTGAATGGGATCGTAAGATATTTAAAGCTGGTGCTAGAGGTATCGGTAAAGTATTTAAATTGCTACCACGGTTATTTAAAACTGGTGGATCTAAAGGCGGAAGCTTGATGGGTAAACTTGGTAAGTTACCATTGTACGCTATGGATGGACTAATGTCCACAGTAGGGTTAGGTTTTATGGGTGTTAACGATGGTTTACCAGCAAGAGCCGTTAAAGGAGCCTATGGCGGTATTAAAAATATCTTTGGTAAGATGTTTGGTATGTCTAGTCCTGATGATGATTCTGGTAGCATTATAGACAGTATATTAGGTAAAACTAGAGCTGGCGAAAGAGCAGCTCCTGGGTTTATTAAACGAACTGGTAGTAAAATTGCTGGTGGTTTAGGAACTGCGGCTGGGTATGGTAGTAAGGCTATTAAAGGTACTCTCGGCGGTATCGGTGGTATGTTAGGTTCTATCTTTGGTAAAGAACCTAAACCTAAGCATAATGTTAGTGAAGAGTTTGATAAAGATGGTAGTGGTAAGCGTGATGGTGACTGGAGAGATCGACTTAATTTATTCGGTAAGAAAGATAAAGAACATCACGATACTCCAGCAGGAGTTAAAGAAGATAAGTCTGGTGGGTTAATGGGCATGATAATGACCGGGCTAGGTGCTATAGCTAGTATTGGTATGAAACTCTTTAAATCATTAGGTAACGTCCCTAAACTATTAAAATGGATAGGAGAAGGTATCTTTAAACTACCAAGTCTATTAGGTAAATTTGGAGCTACTGCTTGGGCTGCTGTTAAAGCAGGTACCGGGGCTATAATGGATGTTGGAAGCAAGATCGTTAAAAAAATAACACCTGAAGCGATCAAAGCTGGTTTAGGTAAACTTAAAACACTTATCACATCACGTGCCGCTAAAATTGGTGGTGAGGGTCTAGCTAAGAAGTTATTAGGTAAAGTAGCAACTAGATTAGTACCAGGACTTGGTATGGCGATGTTAGCTTATGATGCAGCTATGGTATCCAAGGATATGATACAAAATAATACACCGTTTTTAAAAGCGGTTTCTATGCAAGTACTTGGTTTCGATGTAACTGATGACAGTACACCTATGAGCGACGATGGAGTACCAGTTAAACCTTCAGACGCAGCAGTGGCTGATGCCAATAAAACCAATTCTACAGTAAAACCAGCTACTGTAAGCTTTATGGATAACGCGCGTAGTACATTATCTAATGCTTACAGTTATACTTCTAATGCTATCAGTAGTGGAGTCAGCGCTGTGAGTGATTTTGGTAATAAAGTTGGTAACTTCTTGACCGGTGGCGGGTTTACTTTAACAGGAATACCTGCTGCTAAAGGTAAGATATTAAGTATCATAGATAATGCTGCTCAAAAAGTAGGCGTAGATCCAGGAATACTTAAAGCTATTGCTGGGGTTGAATCTAGTTTTAATCCCAATTCAAATATTGATAAACCAAATGCACATGCTAAAGGGTTATTCCAATTTATGCCAGATACATGGAATAAAATGATCGCAAATAACGGTAGTAAGTATGGATTTTCTGAGGATGTTTCGATATACGATCCTGATGCAAATGCTACCATGGGGGCATTATATGTACGTGATAATATAAATATTCTTAAAAGTAACGGGTTACCAGCCGGCCCTACAGAAGTTTATTTAATGCATTTTCTAGGAAGTGGTGGTGGTCCTAAGTTTCTTAAATCACCTCCTGATGCTATCGCCGCAGATTTATTTCCAAAAGAAGCACGTCAGAATACAGGTATTTTTTACGATGCTAAAAATGGTAATAAACCAAGAACTATAAGTGAAGTATATAATTTCTTAGCTTTTAGACTGCAAGCTGGCGCTAAAGCAGGTGGTTTTCAAGCGGGTAGTTCAACACTCGTTAATAGTATGCCACCACCAGCTGTTAATATGACTAAACCACCTACCAGTGCTTTTGGTAACACTACTATAAGAGGTGCTCTAGGTATGGGTAACAACCCTAGCTATTCACCGAACGCAACGAAGCTTACCACAGCAGCTAATACTGCAGTTCCTGTAACAACAGGTACTACTACACCAGTAGTACCTAAATCATTAAGTACATCGAGTAGCTATACTTCACCGACAGCAGATTTTAAAACCACTTCGTATAATAACGACGTTACTGCAAATAGTGATGTGCTAGCAGATATGAAATCAATTCTATTGAAATCATTAGAAGTACAAATACGTATGGCAGACTCTTTAGATATTATAGCCAATATTAGTAATACTAATAAACAGTTAGATTTAGATAATGCAAATAAACCTGCTAACAGAGATACCTTCCCAGATCCAGTTATAGATTTGAGAAGAAAAACATTTTAAAAAAAGATACATACAGTACAGGCAATGCCTGTACTGTATGTTATTCTTTAACTTTAGGTTCTTCAGCAACCGTAAACACGTCATCTTCTTGAGATGGAGAAGTCATATCTACGAATTCATCTGTAGAATCGCATTCGTCAATTTCAACATCGAGTTCGGGATTTAATTCTAAGAACTCGTTTTCAGTAAGTTCTTGATCAATACCGGTATCAGGAAGCCCGTCAAGAGTTGAACCTGATTCAAGATCCGGTTCTTCTTCGATAATTTTCATAGCACACGCAACACCTTCGTACAAATCAACGTCAGGATTGTTTTTACACGCTTCTACAAACGTACGAATGTTTTCATCGTTGAAACGGTTTTCATCGAGCATGATTTTGATATGGCGAATAATACTCAAATAGATACCCATACGAGTATTACTTACCGAAGTAGCAATGCTTGCGTTCCAAAGATCTATATGTTTGATTTCGTTAAACGAAGTGAAGACAACATTTTTGCCAAGTTTACGGATAAGAGATTTAAGTTGTTTAGACATCTTAACACGTTCACAAAGCACCATTGCAACTAATGCCCAATAGTTTGGAACATCAACCGGCTTTAGTTTATAGATAAGATCAGCTTCGTTTTTGTACAGTTTTGATTTACCCAAAAGTTTTTGTGGATAACCGGTTTTAGTAACATAATCCTGGAAGTTACGGATCGTACCGATAACACCAAATGGAGTACGCACTTTAACTTCAAGCGGATAACCAGGAGCAAGTTTTTGACCGATTTCAGTTGTACCATGTTTAGATACATTTATGTAATCAACACCATCAATATCTTCAGCCATAATAGTTGGTACCCCAGAGGTACTCTTTAGAATCCAATCGGGTCGGAATGACGCAGGGCGTTTTTTGTTAGAAGTGTTTTTCTTATCCCAGTCTATAAATGTTGCCATAATATTTCCTTAAGTGTTATTTTTGTTTACATTCATTAACAAGGTTAATAACCCGTTTAATGTTTAATTTTGTTAGAAAAAGGACAACGGCGATGTTGTCATTTGTAACGAGTTCATCTACTTTAAGTAGTTTACGCATATTTTCATCAAGAGTACGGGCATATGTAAATGCTTGTGTCGCGGCGTTAGTAACTTTTTTAAGGTCGGCCGCGGTTATACCTTCAATAGACATATTTGCTATAAACATTACCGTATAATCAAGAACTAGTTCTTGATGGTCGGTTACTAGTTTTTTTACTAGTTTTATACCGGTATCGTTTAACATAGACGACAATACGATCCTGTCTAGGTCTCTTAAAAATGCGCCCATGGGTTCGCCTAGATATATTTCATCAAGCTCCCGAATGGTGTTATCCAGTATTTGATTTATTTTTGTCTTCAACTTTAACCTCCTCTTCTAGGTTATAATCGTTATTATTAATATCGATTGTGTGGATTGACTTATCATTGTTAGCATGTGTTAACATGATAGTTATAGTTATCTTTCTAACCGACAAGAAGTTAAAAAGTAAATCTAAAAATGTTTTAAACGTCATTTCACCAGCAGCTATATTGTTTATAAGACTACTACGTGTTTTACGTTTTACATTAACACTACGACCTTCTAAGATATCGGTCTTACGAACATACTTATTGACCATGATGTCTATAGCGTAGATGAAGTTGTTTTCTTTAAGTATAGCTCTCCAGAGAGCACTTAAAACACCACCTTCCTTACTAGACAGATCGTCAAATTCTACCTTTGACATGATTTCTCCTATCAATATTTCTGGAGATATAGATCGACTATATATTGCGCAATATAATCTAAATTAATAATATATGGTTTTAATTTATGCGAATTAGTAAACGCAAAGTGATTAAGATTGTTTTTAGCCCCTTTTTCATAACTAGTAACAAACACAGAAGCCACATCCAGAAAAGTATTAAATACCTCTCGTTCGTTAGGCAACATTTTACCCGAACTACTACACCATTGGTATAGTTGTAACTTAATGACCCTTTCTGTAGAGATAGGTTTATATGGATAGTAACCGGTTTCTAAATCAAAGCAGTTTATTCCTTTAAACAATTCAATATAGTCTACAAGATCTTTTTCTTGGGAATATATAGTACCGCTAGAATAAGGTTTCTCGTAAAGTGATATATTGCATAACTTAAGAAATTTAATACGATCTAATAAAGTACGTATTTTTAATATTTTAAATCGGTAGAGTAATAACAATATTTTGTTAATATATAATCGCATGTTAACTCCTGTTGTTCATTATATGGATGTCGATATAAAAATTATATACACTGTAGCACACGCTACAGTGTATATAGGATATAAGGAAACTCTCGTATCTCCATTAGTACAGTATAACCAATAGCTATAGCATCTACTTCATGTTCTGATAATATGTATGGGTTAATATGGTTAGTAAGTTCGTCTATTGCGGACATAGTTACCATCATATCATCCTTATCAGCACTGCCACCAGCTCCCAAAATACGCTTGATATAACGGGGCATATATCTAAACATTTTGATACGGGTATTGAGAGTATACATAGTATGTTCTATAACAGCTACATACTGAGATAGTTGTAATACGGCTTTAGGAAAACGAGTATTGAGAAAGGACGTTTCTACGCCAAGAGCAATAGGATTATACGCAACATATAGATCAGTTACTATATCCTGTATCACACTTAACTTATAAAGTAACTTATTAAAATTATCGTCCAATACCGGTATGAGATTTTCGAGCACATAAAGCCTCGTCTCAATATTAACTATGGAAAAATCTCTAACATCTACAGTGATAATAGAAACACCTATGTTATTACCAGGGTCTATCGTCAGTATGTTTATTAAGTTATCCATTTTAATACCTAAACAATTCCATACCACCGATATCGATACTTCTATAGATGTTAGCATTAGAGTTCATATAGATCAATAGATCAAGATCTACTGCTACATGGTACATGATCTGCGAACATGAAACTTCTTTACCATTACAACTAATATCATTAACTGGTATTGTCTCTTCTAGACCAGAACAAATACCAATTTCAGTTATGGGTTTGGTAATAGTAACTCCGTTAGTGTTTTTACCATAAATAAGATCCATTACGTTATGTAAATCCGTAAGTTCTGTATTCAGTAAGGTAAATTCTAGTTTAGCTGTTTTAGCAGCGTATCGAACGGCATTGAAGTTATCTACAGTGATGTCTCTATTAACCGGCGTTGGATTAAGATACACATCAGTACTGGTAGGTAACAAACTCAATACTGAATTATCATTTTCAGTAATAACCTGGTACATGTTAGCATTGATATATATACTAGGTATCTTTTTAAAATAGTACGCGTAGTAGTCTAGACCATTAATGGTTTTGATAACTTTCATACGATACTTATCCTGCTCTGAAGCAGTTAGATCGTTGTTAGTTCTACGCATAACAAATGGGATATGCTCGAATAGCCCAGCATCAACCGGAGAATGTTCTGAATACAATATCTGCCCGCTACCTGGAAGAATAGTGCCTCCGCCGACACCAATGGTATAGTAACCAATAGTAGGATAGCGACCATCGGGTTTAATATTAGCAATTCGTGCAAACTTTTCATTAAGAGATGTATTTGGTAATAAACTATAAGGAGTACCGCACATCATACGCAATGCGAGATCTACTCCATACAGTGTTCGTTGTGAGTTTAAAATCATTCTTTAGTGTCTCCTTCTATAAAGTCCGCAATCTCAAGTCGTTCAGGATTTATCTCAGCTTCACCATATACAGTATCCAAAGGAATATATTCCTGTGGTAGTTCTGTAAGCTGTGCTTCTAAGACGGGTCTGTTCATTTGCTGTCTACCGATCGCTTTAAGTGTCTCAGCAACAATTTCTAATGCAGATTGGTTATCACCAGCTGCTTGGAACTTAACTCTGTTAGCAACACCTGTATGTACTGAACTATCAATAGAATTTAGCACTTCATTAAGCACACGTATCTCTCCAACTTTTTCAGGTACCTTACCATCTTTTGTCATCGTATTGATTATATTCAAACGATTATTTTTTACTAAATTTAAAAGATCTTCTTCTTCTTGTGTATATACACCAGCTAATCCAGCCATAATTAATCCTTATCGTTTATATCAAGAAAAAAGGAAATAAAAAAATGATTACCATGGATTACTCCATGGTATTAATATCCCATACGGTTTCAACTTCAAAATTGAATAATATCCAATTGAATATTTCTACCGTAGAAATATCTTTCTCGAGAGATATAAGAAGCTTTTCTTTAGAAGAAAATGATACTTCTAATAATACATCGAAAGGTTGGTATGTATCTTGTTGTTCGATACTAACTACAAGTTCTAGACTTTCACCATTGTCACTACCAAGGATAGTGATGCTATCATCACCAACGAATACTTCTAAACAAGAATACTCCGCAAGTTTAGTATTTACTTTATTTAAAGCTTTAGCCGCCTCTACGAAGTTACTGCGAACTTCGTTAACTTTTTTAGCAATATAGAATGCTAATTGCGAATTTGTATAATTCATTTTATTCCTTAATCTTTATATGTACAGTTATAATATAGTGGTATATTTTATTGGAAGTACTTGAATATCTTTTTTATAGATCTCAGATACATGATAAACTTAACTATAACTTAGGAATACTTAAATGGAAAATATCGCAGAAACACCAATAATAGAAGAAATACCTTATAACGTAGCTGTTTGTTATGCTGATGGAAGTGCTATGCCGAATCCAGGATTCTACGGAACGGGTGTACATGGTTATATATACAATACTATTAATCTAGATAAGAAAAATGGTGACAAACCAAGTAAGTACGTTATATCAGATATTGGTTATTTAGAAGCAGATCAATTGCTTAAATACAAATATAGAACTGTTATACCAGATTATTATATTAACGGGTATGTTAGTTACGACGGCATCGGTACTAATAATATAGGAGAACTTAATGGGTTTATAGAAGTGATCACTAACTTAATGCAACAAACTGAATTAGCTATTAAACACTACATTATTAAAACCGATAGTATGTATCTTATCAATGTTGAGAAATCTATATTACGAGATACAGCTAGAAGTTGGGCAAGTGAATTTGGTAAACCTAATTTACAATACTGGCATGTACTTGAAAAACTTATTCTAGAGATGAAAGAAAAAGATATAACTTATGAAATAGTTAAAGTCTTAGGCCATTCAACATCGTTAGGAAATATTCTAGCAGACCGTTTAGCATTATTAGGACGTACTGAATCAACGCGTTTAAACGCAGATATCTCTATAATGGTTACTCCTGCTAAGAACTACTGGACTGCTAAAGTTGATAGACATCCGTTCCTAAGTTTTAAACAATTGTTCTTTACTAACACATTACGAGAATCTAACACTGAAAACTTGTATGCTGTGATGAACTACAAACGTGATGTAGAACCTGGTAAGAAATCACACGAAGCTTGTTTTGGACTAGTACTCTTACAAGAACAACAAACCTACATTGAAAGTGTTATTGACGTATATCAAAAGCATCTTAAGACATTATCGATAATTTATACAGCAAATCTAAATGATATTTATTCACAATATGCTATCTTGTATAATAGTTTGTTTGGAGATAAAATATATAATTATAACCGTAAGAGAGGAATTCTGAGTGTATTGGAAAGACTTGAATTAGTATATGACGTAAGACCTACTGGATTAGCTAACCAAGCTATCGACAAGATAATGGGGCTCTACACAATTATTCGTGAATATCGATCAACTGATAAGGTTCATGCTAATCGTCTCTTTATAGACGTCACAGATAGCTTCTACGGTGTAGATGAGAAAGGTAAACCAGTTACTGTTATTAAAAACGGTATTAACTCTGTTAACCTTGAAGTAAACGCTTTCGATACAGATTTGTTTATTCCGATTGAATTAGGAAAAGATACTTTAGAACGTAATGTATTTAAACGTATTGAAAAAGAAAATACTAAAGTTACTTTAGTGGTCACTAAGATATCTCCGACATTTATCGATTACTATCTTGTAGTTGAAATGGTTAACACTGGAGATATTTCAGTATGGTGTAATTTCTATAATAATAACATACTTTTACCAAAAAAATAACCGATAACTACTACCTAGGTAATCCTAGGTAGTAGTTACTTAATGAAACTGTGTATGCTGTGTATAAAACTAGCAGCATAGTATGTACCTGTCGCTAAAGTCGCGACTCCTAATACTGTGGCTAGAATTTCTTCTAGAACAGTATTCCAATTCCCGGTAACGATATTTTTAACATTCATAATAGACTCCTCGGTCTGGTATTAATTAACTATATAATATAGCTTTATATTTTAATGGAAATGATGTTACACTATGGACGCATATGCATCCATAGTGTTATTTATCGGCTAACTTCTCTACGAGAGTAATAGAATGTTTAAACGTATCTAAACACTGATTGTATACATAGATCATTGTGATAGCACTTGTGATTGCTTTAGCGGAGTTCTCTAGCATACCACCAAGATGTTCTAACACGTTACGAGAAATATTCATATCTTTATTATCATTAAGATACTTGTAAAGAGTGTTAACTCGTTCTGAAATAACTTTGGAAAGAGTTTTAATCTCTTCCATGCGTTTAAGCGTCGCGGTACCGTTTAGTTTAATAATAGTGTCATAACACGTATCATAACTATTGATAGACGGAATAACGTTACCTAAGTTAGCTCTATCCTTAACACCGTTCTCATCGATGATTTCTGCGATAAGACCATATAATTTTGAAGAGATTTCAAAATCGTTTTTATCGCGGAATGGTTTAGTTTGTGTACGGAAATCTTTATTAGTAAGAACTTTTGAAACAGTATCGTCAGTTTCTTTAAGTATAGCGATAAGTTCCTTATCGATAATATCAAATCCACGCGATACACGATCAAGACTGTCCGGTAATGAAAGTTTCATACCTAACAAGACAGGTACTTGTATTTTTTCAACATCAACAAGTTTAACGTTTTGTTTAATCTTATCAATACTCTGACGCATATCAAAGAGTTCTTTACCGCTGCGAGTAAGTTGTTGATCGTTCATACCCATAAGACGATTGATGGAGTTTACAAATGTTTCAGAGATAGCTTTGAGTTGTGATGTAAAGAACGAAGCAATCTGTGAAATGAATACTCCAAATTCCTCGTTACTAGGGTTATATTTAGCCCGTTCGTACATATTAGGAATACCTAAAAGTGCTTGAGTGTTAACTAATTTTAAATTTTCCATAGAAGTAACCTTTTTTGGTGTAATATCAATTAAAAAAGAAATTTAATGCCGTATATTTAAATAGGATATAAACGTTAAGGATAAAATATGTTAGATTTTGGAATATCGAATAAAACTATGCCTAAATACCTTCTTAATATAGGAGCTGGTTTAGACATACCAACTGGTGATATTATAATTGGGAATAAAGGCGAAACTATTATTAACGGTGGTCATAGTCAACTAGTAGCGATAGCTGGTAACGGAAATAACTATAAGAGTAGTATTCTACACTATATGAATCTTTCAGCGGTATCAAGAGTGATGGAAGCACATGAAACACGCATGACCTCATACGATACTGAAGTTAACGTTTCGCTTACACGTCTGGAACATCTAGCTAAAAACTTTGAAAATCTTCCAGAAAATATTATTACAGAAAGTCCTATTTGGAGTGTTACCGATAAAGCGATGATGGATGCTGAAGATTGGGCTAACATGTTTTTCAAATACGCAGAAGACAAACAGAAAGATAAAGCTAGTATGATACTTTGCGAGCCGTTCTTAGATCCTTATACTAAAGGACCTTTACATATGTTATTACCTACATTCGCCGAAATCGATTCACTAAGTGAATTTGAATCTTCAGCTACCGGTGATGTCATTACTAAAGATATTGATAGTTCAGATACCAATACGGCTGCTATGAAACAAGGTTTGTTTAAAATGAAGTTTATGGCTCAGTTACCACGACTTGCTAATGCTGCTAATATATATCTTTCATTCACAGCCCAGAGTGGTGAAAAAGTAAATATTGCTACAGGGCCTGCTGTTTATAATCAACCAGCTAAGAAACTTCAGTATATGAAACAAACTGATAACCTTAAAGGCGTTAGTAGTAAGTTCTATTTCTTAATTACTAACTTATGGTTTGCACATCCAGCGACACCTCTTAAGAATCAAACTACAAAACAACCAGAGTATCCACTTGGTAGTGATGTTGAGTCTACAGAGAACGAACTTAACATCGTTAAGATGACGACGGTTAGAAATAAGACAGGTCAGAGTGGTACAACACTTGAACTTGTTGTTTCACAAACTAACGGTGTACAACCATCATTAACAGAGTTCCACAATATCAAAGAGAATGGCCGTTACGGTATTTCTGGTTCTAACTTAAGTTATGCTTTGGATTTATTACCAGAAGTCAATCTATCACGAACAACAGTTCGTAAAAAGATCGATAGCAACCATATTTTAAGACGAGCTATTAATATTACATTAGAACTTATGCAAGCACATATTTATCTTTGGAAACTTGGTGATAGTGGTTTACTCTGCACTCCTAAAGAACTCTATGACGATATTAAAAAATTAGGATATGATTGGAATATCCTTTTGAATACTCGTGGGTACTGGACGTTCAACCAGTATACTAACAAGAAACCATTCTTAAGTACTATTGATTTGCTTAAGATGCGTAAAGAAAAATACTTCCCATACTTCTTAAACGAAGATAAAACATTAAAAGATTATTATAAGGAATGATTATGTCGACCATAACATTGGTGGAACCAGATAAAAAAGATAACGTATTTACAGTACACGCTGTCTCTACCGCAGGTGAGTTGTTCACACATACATCTGAAGCTAGTACTAAGACAGAAGCTATTGCTGACTTGTTATCAGAAGTTGATAAGAAAGGATGGGGGGATCAAGGCTTTATGGTTACAGAAGTCATACCATCGCGTGTAGTGCAAGAATTTACATACAAATACGAACGAGATCCATTACTTGAAAATATGATATCCGGAGACAAATAAAATGCAACAATCTCAACCTGAACAAACCAAACCATTATTGGATCCTAAAGCAGTAGCTCGTATACGTGCCCCTAAAGAAGAAGATCACATTAACCTGGTAGAACAAATCGGACTACTATTACGCTTCGCCATTAGTCCTAGTGCTGAAAAGGCGTTTTTAGAAACACCCATGGTGAAAGATGTGTATAATAATAACAATGCATATCAGCGTGTTATTCTTAATAGATACTTCGCAACTACAATGTACCGTTTCCGTGCAAATAACCCTGTTAATATTACAGGCGCTATTCCATTATTATTTAACGATGGGTTTACAGAAGACTGGTTGTCAATAATGAAAGATTACGTTATTCCGTTCATTAAGAATAACAAGATCATGTGTTAATCGTATTTTCTGATATAAATTAAGGATTAACCATGATTAGTGATACTCTAGATAAAAGACAAGCTGTGCTTGGTAAGAGCTTATTCGATAAGACAGTCACAAAGATTACTGTCAATATCAATATTGTAAGTACATTACCACTGATGATAATGGAAGATGCTTTGTTAGATCGTAATGTTATCGATCTAACACCTATTCCTGCTGTTTCTGATTTACCATCGGTTAAGAATATTCTTATGGATCCTACCTATACAGAAAACGATATAGCGGTAGATCGTTTTATTCATATTACAACGGTTACTAACCCGCATACCTATTTTAAATACGGATTGTGGTACGATAAACAATTTAAAGATATCATTGTGCTTCCAGGTACCGAGACTATCATATTTGACGATGATACGTTATCAAGTAGCGTTCTTGGAATAACAGGGTATCGCGTTGGTAGCGGTCTCGCAGTACCTGTTATTCCGGATGAAATGGTCATCGGTATGAATCTACAGCATAAATATGATTTACCAGTCGCTAAACAGAACATTGCTTCCACTATGTGGTTGGGCGATTTCCACGGACTGAACCCTATTCATAATCTTATCAATAACTTTAGCTATAGTGAAGTTTTTCAAGAAAAAAATGGTAAACAATTCAATATTGGTTTTTTAAGAGCTCGCTCTGAACCAGTTATTATGTTGGATCTTGGTCTAGCCGATAACTTATTCGAGAATTTTGATAACGCTGTTAACAAATTACCACTCTATATGGTTTACCAACAAGGCATAACTCGCTATTCGTTTTCATACCTGGGTAATGTTAAACCAAAAAATTATCGTGTTTGTATTTGTTTACAATTTTAGTAACGTTGGTTGTACCAACGTTACAGGGAGATTTTGACTATGAAAAATAGAAAAAAAGCAGAAGAGTTTATCTTATCATATATCGATAAAATAGATCTTGGTGAAAAACGTAATACTAAACTTTACAAAGATTTGTTTAAAGGTATGTCTGATAATGAATTTGAAAACTTCATGTCCGGATTGCGTAATAAGACAATCACTTTAAGTATGATAGTACCTAACGGTGGTGATGTTAAAATCACTGTGGAAAATAATTTTAAGATAGCTAAAGAATTAGGACATGAGTTCTTTCAGAATATTCGCATTACTGGCCAAGTAGATTTACCTGATTTCATAACCCCTATTAAACATCTTACCTACATTCTTCCTATTAGAAGAGCAGCGCAGTTACTCAGTAAGAAGATATCTATACCAGAGTCTGATAAATCAATTGATATGTTAACAGGTCAAGTTACTAATAAGTCTAAGTCTAGCAAGATAACTATGCCCGAGATACAAATGTTGATTGGTATGGGACTTAAAGATAGTGTGCGTGAGTTACTTAAAATTCGCGGCGGTGATATTCAAGCCAATAACGCTATGAATATGATGTTGTATAAACAAGGCTCGGCCTCACAAGCAGCTATTGAACCATACAGTTCAGGTGTGGAAAGTACGAAAACATTAAAGGCTTATCTTAACGCAAGCCATATTAAATCAACATTATAAAGTAACACTACTACCCACTGGGTAGTAGTGTTACTGTTTGTTACACTGTATACTTACTAATGTAAGGACCTTTCTGATATATAGCTAATGCTTCTTGTGGTGTTGGAAATGATGCATAATATTCAATACTATTTATTCCAACATTAGCAGCGTAATCAGGACTAAACGCGACAAAACCGCCTGCTTGTATAGCGTTAGGTGATGCGTATGACGCAGATCCTAATAACAAAGTAACTGTTCCTAATAACACACCGTTAAGGTAACAAGTCGCGATATTATTAGTTTTATCTATTACGATAATAATGTTTAAAAAATTAGATATTTCGGTATTACCATACCCTGGTAACATATAATCTCTAAGATCTAAAGTATTATCAAATTCAGTACTAACGTTAGCTATGGTTACTCGTCCAGTTGCAGTAGTATTTATACTTAAAAACCATGAATACTCACTACTGCCAGCAGTATTAAGTGCGTAATATTCGCCTACGATAAAATGATATTTTCCGGGAGTTAGATCTGTTAAACAAACCCACGTGCTAAGTGTATAGGTATCACTTTTATTATGTCCCGTAAAATCCATTCTTGGTAAAAAATATTGATTATACCCATTTATCACACCATATTTAGCATTTTGCAAATATGTATACGTAGGCGCTGTTGTTGCCAGGGTGGAATAACTACTCTCTAATATATCCTTATAATATGTGTTATCGTTAGTAATATTTTTAAACGTAGAATCCAGTAATAAACCTTGAGATGCTTCATTCGGAGCACCGGTCACTGGGTCTATACCGCCAATAATATAACAAAAACCTAAATTACTATGTATTTGGTTAAAACTCCTCACAGCTATACCAGCATATTTTATTTTATGTACTTTATAACTAATATCGATAGGTGTTTCTCTAGAAGTACCAGTTAACATTCCAGAAGGATCTATTTCAAAAAATTCAATAGGTAGTAACGTATTGTTAAGCCCGCCTCCTATGATGGCTACCATATCACCAGTAGCAACTAGACCAGCTCCTTCACGGATATGGTTAGTAAACACACCTGAATCTACAAAATCACTAGGTATACCATTTACTACGTTTGATACTAGTATTTTAATAGTAGGCGTATCGTTTATAATAGGATTAAACAAATACACATACCCGGTACCACTATATGCTTCAAGTTTATTGGTGGTAACTAATACCCTACCATCGCGATATGTAGTTTGTGCTGGGTACGCCGAAGTACTATGACTTGTAAAATCGCCTAGCACACCATTGTTATCAATAGGTGCTTTATACGCTAATCCAATATCCGAAATAACGTATATATGATTACCGACTGTAAAGGTAGTCGGGCGGTTCGTTAATCCAGATACTAGTTGTGTATCAGACATAGATAACTGCGGAGCTAATACGGTATCTTGTGTCCAACCAATTAAACTAGAATTAGTTACATCGATGTCGGTAAAATAAAGATTTGTGGTTTGACTTGAAATTCTCCAAGCACTAAGCCCAGAATCGTAAACTATAGTTATTCCTATTATATAGATACGATTCCTTGTTTCAAATACTGAAATAGGCATAACCATATCCCCACCATCTCTAGGTAAAAGACTATATGGAGTTAATGTAAAACTTTGATAGTCCGAAAGATCAAATATACCAGGAGACGCTAATATTTCGGACGGGGTTCCGTCCGCTAGAAATCCACCTATACAATAATAGCGATCTTTAGTTCGTACTATAAAAGGATATTTAATACCCATTTCTTGCCCTGTATATTGATACAAATCATTATTAACGGTATCGGGTACCCTAATTAAGTCATCTTTATCTGAAAATGATGGGGTTGATGGGTCAGTTAAATATTTATTTTGGTTATTAAGTTCAGTTAGATAATCTAAAGTTGGAGGTACTGTTGTGTCAAGTGGTTTATGTAAAGGAAACCCATCATATCCTTTATGGACATTAGTTAAATTAGGATTAATGTAATCGTATAGTTCGTTGAAATATTGTCCAGTGTCACCTATGTTTGGATCATATGTATATGTTAAATACCGGATCATAAGTTCAAAAGCTGCAGGTATAGTTCCGCCACCACCTGAACCACCACCACCTGAACCACCACCACCTGAACCACCACCACCTGAACCACCACCACCACCATTGTTAATAGGGGGTACATAACTCGGGGCCTTCTTACTACATGGTCGATTTTTAGTATCGTAACTGTTAATATTCATGGTATATCCTTTAGAGTTTATCATAAAAGATACGACAGTATGGCTCGAGCCATACTGTCGTAGTCTTATAACACAATTGTATTTAAATCGCGAAGTACCTCGATAGTAAATACCGGTAACATCTCTTCTACTTTTAAATCGGTAGATTGGTTAATTATTTCCATGTATCCAGAAACAGTATTTTCCATAGATGACATGAATGGTAGGTTGTTAGTATAATAATTAGCTAGACTAAAGTCATAATTATTAGCTTCTAAATTTATCTTAGTATACTCAGGTTCTAAAGGATCTATTATAGAGGCTCCTGTAGTGGTTACAAGCCCTTTAGTGTTCTTAATGACAGATATACTTGTATATGGTACAAAAGTTGTTTTAGAGTTCTCTACGGCGTTCACAGCATGTACAGTATATGATGTTAACTTCGTTATAATGTCAATATAGTTTTGGTTATTAGTTTCTATAGTATCATATGCATCAATGTTGATACCTGTCACAATTATAAACAAATCTTTAATAGCTAAAGAGATATCAAAATATTCAGTATCTTTTAATACGATACCATGTTTAGAAAGCACCGCATCTATAGTGGTAGGAGCCCCATTATTCTCAAAATTAATAACATGTGTTTCAAATACTCTTGAAGCTGCTATCTTAATATTACTAGAGTTAAGAGCGTTCTCAGAATTTACATCAGTTATCCATACAAACTTATATAAGTTAGTGATATCATCAATGTGTGTTTTGAAAGTATCTTTATTATATAGCATACTATTATGTCTAACAGGAACCATATCGATAATATCAAAAGCTCTGTCTAGTACATCATGTCCGTTAAACAGATTCGATACTAAATCAGGACCCGATAAAACAGTAGGATCTTTTAATATCTTACACGAAATATTAGTCAACATGCTAGATTCATTATTAGTAAGTTTTAGTAAAAACTTTAATAATAAATAGTATGCTTCTAATGGAGTAATGTTATAGCTAACTTTAGTATTAGGTTCAAGGTAGGTAACCTTTTCCGTAAAACTGTTGTTATGTGCTAGGTATATCCAATTATCCATAATAGTTAAAATAATATCATCGCCGTAGAGTTTAAATAACTGCGGTATGTTAATATCAATAACTTTAGTTTTTTGTTTAAACAACAAAGATTTATTAAGAGTATTATCAGCATAACGCGCTATGTTACTCAACTCATCAGGTGTTACTGGAACATCTATGTTGTGAGCAGCCATCTCTAAATTAACAATAGTATAAATATCTAACTCACTATTAATATCAAATTGATAGGAGTTGTTTTTACCTTGACCGATAAACAATGCACCGGTATCACTATACAATGAACTACTAGTATCTAGTATATCAGAATTGAGGCTAGGATCCTTCTTAAAAAGGATATGTTCTCCAACACCAATTCCGTTAGCATCAAATACATTTAACAATAATGATTTAAACGCTTCTGTGCTACCGGTATGTTTCATTAAGTAGCGTAAGTTTTTATATAACCAAAACTTAGTAGATTCTTTAAAGCTAGCAATATTATCCCATAGATCCAAGTGACTTCTAAAGAAGTGTTCCATATGGAATGGGTGTACTTCTGCAGTGTTGATCTTATGTAGACGAAGGTTAGCTATCTTATTAGGTATTGCCGCAAACAACACAGCCAATAAACTAGCTGCGTATAGTTCATCTGTTAAAACATAGTCTATGATATCCCAACGTTTTAAATAGTTCTTAATATAAAGTTCTAGTTCTCTAATTAACGAGAACTCGTTCTTAAATACTAAATCACTATTATAGTTTAGAATTTTACCTTCAGCAGCGTTAATCGCTACAGTCATATCTACCGGTAACATACATCCATTTATATAACTAAAGTCGTTAGGGTATAAACTAATAAGTTCTTTATAGTAATTACCATATTTAAGAAGTTCTTTTCTGGTGTATGGATACTGGTCTAGAATCGTTTTAGTTAATAATACTTTAGTAGTATTTTCAATCAGGGTTATGTATATTTCACTACTATTAGTATGATGTTTTTGACCTGAGATATTAAGATAATATTTCCAAGTAGTTTTATCAGAAGAAATAGTTAAATCGTAGAGTCTTTCTAGACCAAAATTAATAGCTACTGCTGTGGTACTGTTTTTTATAACCAAGCTATTAGTGAGTAAGTGTATGTCATTCTTATATTGATCTACAGTATACATGATAATCCTTTAGGAGTTTTGAAATGAACACAAATAATACCGATGTCACAGCACCAAATATACCGAGAGTCGTTAAAACCCAACCAGGTAATGGTGTAATACTCAGTAAATTAAACAATGACAGTAGTAAAAAAACAAGTATCAAGCAAGCAATGATCGGCGTCCCGTCTGTAGCAAATGATATACGCGAACGGATTAAGAATAATGAAGATATTATTCAACTCTTTCCAGATGTTGAGTTAGCAATTCAAATTCTTACTTCAAGTATCTTAGCGCCTAACGATATGTTAACAACATCATTAGTATATGTCCCACCAGAAATTAAGTTACCCGTAGATGTTAAAAGCACGATTATGGATATCATTAAGAAGCATATTACTACTAATTATAATATCGAAGATAAGCTAACTGAAATCTTAAGAGAAGCTCTTTTTACAAAGGGTGCTTATATTGAAGCTATCATCCCTGAAGCATCTGTTGACGACATTATTAATAACAATGACGGACAAATATCATTAGAAAGTTTTTTAGATAAGTCTCTTGAAGATAGTGTCTCTAATAATTTTTTACTTAAAGGTGTTGAAACTGATACAGAAATTAGTTTAGAGAGTTTAGCAAAAAACAGTACGGCTAAAATAAAAGTTAGTTTTGAAGATCTTGGTTTAGATATCACCGATGATATCAATATACTAAGCATTAAACGCCGGTATGAACATGCATTATCTAAAGTTATTAAAGATAAGTTTAGTCGTAGAAAGTCTAAAGTATCTACAGAAGCTAAAAAAATAAATCTTGATGATTTGTTTAGAAACAATGCTAACACTAAAATGGTAGAACTTGAATATGTTCCAACTTCTTCAGAAGCTTCTAGACAATCTATCGGTATGCCTTTGGTAATGAAACTTCCTGTAGATTCAGTTATCCCGGTACACGTAAAATCAGATGTTAAAAAACATCTAGGATATTTTGTACTACTTGATGAAAACGGAGCACCTATCGATCTTGATTATGAACTTAATAAAGTAGATACCGCTACAAATTCATTATACGCTTCCGCAGATAACAAAGTAAACCTTATTAACAAAGCTAAAACTGCATTACAAGGTATTACTAAAAATGATGTTAAGTTAGAAAACTTAGAAACCGTATATAATGAACTTGTTGATAAGGCTATTAAGTCACGTCTTAAGAATGGTATGTACGGCGACTTGGCTGATATCAGAGACAGCGCTGATGTGTATCGTGTTATGTTTATGAGAGCGCTACGAAGTAAGAAAACACGTGTATTATTCTTACCATCTGAGTTAGTAGCTTTTTATGCATTTGATTATCGTGACAATGGTACTGGTAAATCTCTCTTAGAGAAAGTAAGTATGTTATTCAGTATTCGTTCTATTCTTTTGTTTGCTAAGATTATGGCTACTGTTAAGAATTCAACATCCGTTACTAAAGTAACCGCACATCTTGATGATGATGACAATGATCCAGAAGCAACGATGGAAAAAATCATGTCTGAGGCGCTTAAAACACGACAGACACAAGTTCCATTAGGTGTTATTAAAATTGATGATCTTGTTGACTGGAGTCAGAAGGTAGGGTTTAGTTTTAACTTTAGTGGCGCTAACTTACCAGATATGACTATTGATGTAGCAGATGAAACATCTCAGAAACAAGTACCAGATCAAGATCTCGATACGATGATTCAAGATCACATCATAATGTCATTTGGATTAACACCTGAGATTGTCCAGGCCGGTTACAGTGCTGACTTTGCAACTACAGTTATGGCTAAGAACTTGTTATTTGCTAAACGAGTTATGCAAACACAACATACTCTATTACCACAGGCATCTAGTCATATTCGTAAGTATATGTCCGCGGATATGTTATTACAGAATAAGATTAGAGGGGTTATAGAAGATAATATTACTAGTATCTCTAGTGATCTTAAAAAGTATATAAATTCAAATAACGATAACGATATTGAAGCAGAGTTACTTAATAACAAAGAAGCTTTGATAGACTATATCTTAGATGCGGTTATTGATGAGACTTCCGTAGAGATTCCTATGGCTGAGCTTAGTGAAGCTCAATCTATGAAAGACTCGTTTGAAGCTTATAAAACAGTTGTAGAAACATACATCGATCTGATCATTAGTGCTGAAGCTATGCCTAGTGATATTTTTGGAGATATGTCCGATCAACTTGATAATATTAAAGCTATTGTTAAAACAGTGCTCTATAAGAAATGGATGGCTGATAACAATTATCTACCTGAAATTTCAGAATTCTTAACTCGTAACGAAGATGGTAAACCTACCTTTAACTTACTAGAAGAATACAGTGTACATGCTACTAACTTAGCAGAAGCTATATTGCCATTCATTAAGGTTAATAATAAGTTTAAAGACAAGTATAACGATAAACTTAGTAAGCTTGCTATTCCTCCGGAAGGAGATGATTTTGGTGGGGATGAGACATCTCCTGATGATGCTGATGCACCTGATGACGGAACAGAACAACCTACAGATGATGATCTAGGTGGTTACGACAATACTGACGATGCTGGTGATGACGCCAATATCCCTACAGGTGATGAAGAACTACCTACCGAGGATGATAAAACATCTACGGACGATATATCCGGAGATGATTTATTTAAATAACAAAAAAATAAGATACACTAACTGGGAATTCCCAGTTAGTGTTAATCTTGTTTGATTACAAAATCGGTACCACGTTGTTGTGCGATGTATTCACCGCGAACAAGTTCAGTGTTAACAATGATGTTAATTTTACCTGACAAGCTAGCATTCTTAGTCTTGTCATTACAGATATCTGTTAATGCCTTATGTAACGACGTATGTGAATCTTTAGTAACACTTCGAGGTTCGTGACTGCCGGTACTTAAGAATTCAGTATCGATATTATCGGCGAGTTGGTCATCGCCGATATATAATATAGTTATCTTCTCAAAGATTTTGACAGACTTAAAGTTATCACCAGTATAGATTGGTGTTAGTTCAGACATTTCTACATCAACATCTTTACCAAGTGTTCTGTAGAAATCGTTCATGATCTCAGTAACTTTATTACGTGCAGAAACTTCTTCGATACCAGCAATAAACTCAAATAACGCAGTGATATCTTCAACATATGAATCAATATTCACAACAACACCACTTGTTTCAAGGGCGTCGTTAATACGTTTAGTAAGAATCTTGTTAACTGCTTTGATAAACAAAACATTACCAGTACCAATAATATTGTTACTGAGAGTTACTAAATCAGAAGAACGAATAACTGCATTTATATAGATATCATTGGGGGTGTCACCCGGTACAATAATATCTTTAAACGATACCGCATCCATTGTGAAAAGTGTTGATTCTTGTTCCATAGACTGGAATTCAAAATACGACATTTTTTCATTATTACACATTACGCCGCTGTATAGCGATATATGGATTTCATTGTCAGGGTCGTTCAAATCGATGACATGGAGTGTATTATTCATGGTACTGGTTCCTTTAATGTTAAACTTGTGATAAATACCGAAAATTTCTTTATCAACGAAAAGGCCTGTTGAACAAAGAGGTCTAAATTCCGAACCAGGAAACGGAACCGTTTCTACAGGTTCTTCGTAGACCGGAACCATAACCGGAGCTGGTGCTGACTGTCGATTAGTGTGTTGAGGCTCAGGATATTTCTTACGACCGTGACGCCCATGCGGTTCAGGTTGCTGTTGGTGTACTTGTTCGGTATTACCATAACTTTTAAATACATTTCCTACATTAGGAGATATATTGTTAGTATTGTATTGCGGTTGTTGGTAAAACTGTGGTTGAGTCGGTTGTTGGTAAAACTGTTGCGGTTGTTGGACATTACGGAAGTTATCAAACGGAACCTGTTGCTGTTGTACGAAGTACTGTTGTAGGGTGTTTGTAATGCCGGAGATTTCAGCTTGTACGCGATTGATCTGGTCGCGCACAGCATTCTGCGTCATAGGGTTGGACTGAGCCATAGCATATTGATTTCGCAACGACGGAAGTTGTTGTTCAAGATATTGCAGTTGGCTCTGAAGTTGTAGTATCTGAGGAGGTACCTGTTGTTGATAAGTATTGTAAGACATTAACTTATCTCCTTGTGTTTATTTGCAAATAGACATGTGGTCTATATAAATAATATGTGGTTAATTTTTAATGAAAAAATAGAATGAAATCGATAGTAACACACAGGACTATATCCTGTGTGTTACTTAATAACCAATTACCAATCTTCAGGCTCTTCTACAAAGTAGTTTTCTAATGTTTCTTGCTCCCACCGACCAATCAACATTTCAAGTGCTAATGGGTCTATGTGATAGTTATGCGCATAGGCATACTTTTGGATATCAGTAGGGTTAAATGTATCATCTTTAAAACGTACTTCATAATCTGATGGAATATGCTCTTCAGATGTTCCGTTAGGATGTATAAGATACATGCGATACCACTTTGTATATAATTCAACTGTTAACAATGGTTTATCTACTGGTAGACACCCGGTACATAAAAGAATCTTGGAATTGACAGTGGTATAGATACCAGGAACTGGCATGTGTCCTAAAGTATCTTTATGTTTTACTATATCTGTAAAAAACTGATGCGCGTCATCAGGCGTTTCTGTGTGAATATAGAAAGTTTTAATGTCGTTAGCCCCTAATGTTCCACGAACCATTAAGTTAACTGGTACTATCATTATTATCTCCTTGAGTGTATTTATATTCTATCGTAATAGGTTCTGTGGCGTCACAACATGTTTCTTCTTCGATACCAGATATAAAGATTATGGATGGAGTAGGACCTTTCTCGCAGCTAATAATATTTACCCAATCTCGCAGGCATTTACTAACAGAGCTATGATCTGTTTCGTAAAAAGTGATGTTTAGACGAAATAGTTTACGCTTACGCCGTTTATTACCTTTGATACGGTAGTAACGTTTTTTATCTTTAATCAAGATCCGGGACATCTTCTACCTCTATATCGGAGCCATCTTCATCCCCACCAATATAACAAACACTTAAATCATCAAGTAGGTTAACATTGGTATTTTCATCAACCTTACCTTGTAACAATATATCTAGTTTAGATATTGCTATAGCAATATCATCAGGAATGATTAGTCTTCCCGTAGCGACATTGTATTTAAGAAACATATTAGATCTGAATCTAGGAGATGGTGCTGTTTTTGTTAAGAATAACACACTACCAAGGTATAGATCTTGTCCTTTAATTGTTTTAGTAGACTCTGGAAACTGTGATTTAGTCCCGCGTTTAACACCATTTCCACGTGACTGGTCTTCGAGTAGCGCTGTTATCTTAGGATACATAATATCTGTTGTGCTATCTGCTAACATCACACTTAGGTTCATAGCCTTACTTTTTACAAGTCCAAATATCTTTCTAGGACTTAATTCATTAGCAAAGATTTTAGATACCTCACGATTCTTAACAGCACTCTTCTGGGAGCGTTTGTTAATAGCAAAGATAACCTTATTGAACCCTACAATGATATCGTAGAACATGTAATACAGAATATCGATATAGCGGTTATTGATATCTCCATTATACTCCTTACTGTTAAGTAACCAGATATTGAAGTTATTCATAATCACCATAATCAAATCAAAGAAGTTTTCAACATAAACACCGTTCTCACGAAGTTTACCACGAATCAAATCATCCATGTAACCTTGTAGTGTGTCGAAGTGTTCGTTGATATCAACTACGATACGGTCTACTGAATAACTGTTAGTAAATGATATACGTCCTAATAGAATTCTCCAATAGAGTTTCTCTTGTTGCACATTACCCGATTTAAGCACCATAATAAAATCACTGGCTTGATCTGGGAAGATATCCAATACATAGATTATACCGAAGATAAAGTTTTCCAGCATAGGTGTGATTTCAACACTCTTTGAAACACAAATCTTTACATCATGACCTAAGTAACCAAATTCTTTTAATCCTCTTGGTTTTACTTTAGTGGATTCGTAGATATTGTATTTATCTGCTAGATGCGCTACATCTTGATCGCTCACTATTACATCAGTAGTTTTAATGTAACGTCTAAATGATTCTCTAAACCCATATTCGCACAATGGGTATAACGATATCGCTGACAACGGTTTACCGACGTTATCGGTAATCTGTGTTTCGTTAACACGTACGATTTTAGCGTTGATAATCTCACCAGGAATCTTTTCACCATTAACAACAAAGTTACGAGTGGTTCCTCTAAACCTAAGTTTATCTTTCAACAACCTTACGAATACTTCTTTATGGCTAGGAGAGATTACCGTATCTGATAGTACTGGTACAATGTGATACGTTGTGTTAGAGATATGTATTAGGTTACCTCTCTCGGTGAATGGTAAGTAAAGATACTTAGAGAACGGTTCGTCGTTAAAAGTAAATAACAACTCTATCATATAGATATCGCTTACAGCGAGATCATACATAACACGATTCTCTGCATTAGAGAACATTTTAGAGAATTCTTCTTTAGGGGTTAATCGACGGTACCCTTTGTAAACAAGATTTACATTTTGAGAGAGTGATAAAATAGAAGACTTGATAATACTATCTAAGAATTCTGGTACGTGTTTAAGTATGCTTGTAGATGTGCCCTCCGTAACATCTTTGTTTATCTGTGGCGTGTGGTTAAGTACCATAGCGGAAAATATATCGTTCATCATTACCCCTTTAGAAGATTTTAATCGCAGTATTTGCGAATGTTATTAACTTAGATCCAACATCCAATACCGATTTAGTATTGTCTATCTTATTTTTAAACATTAGTGTAGCCATTTCGATTTTAAACTTACTTAATGTTATATGTAGATCTGTCATTCCCTTGCCGTACACTAAATTAGTTTCTACACGTTTTTTATGCATTTCGAGTTCGTGCTTCTCTTTATAGTGTTCCATTTCTAAACGTAACTTCTCACGCTCATACGACATTTTATCATACTCTAACTTTATTTTAGATAGATCTAATTCAAGTTTACGCACTTCAGCCAATTTAGCAGTATCTCCTTCGGTTATAGCTTGGTCATAAGTTCTGTAAATACCCATACCGGATAAATCTGATATACCACAACGGTTATCATCTGTCTGATAAGAACCGTTCTTTTTAATCGACATATACCCACCATTGATCTTTGTAGGATCTTTATGCGATAGTATCTTATGTACATCGTTACCAATCTTAATAAAATAAGGTATGGTGTTGTCATTGTCGATTATCTCTAAATAGATAATATTGTTTCCTTCCATGTTTTGTAGTTTGTTGGTAACTGCTTTATCTGTTACCGAATTTGGATGTATTAAACCTGGATTAATGTTACCATTAATTAAGACAATATTAGGACCTGGTACAAATACGTTTGTGTGTTCGTGAAGCGCCTTCTCGCCTATAAAATTTACTAACCGTAATTGTATCTCTGGTGGTATCCTGTTGCCTTTACGTTCACCAAGAGTCTTGATGATGTGTTCGGTTACATTATAATCGATATTGATATTATGGGACTCTAGGTAATAATCTATTGCAGATTCTCCTATCGTAGTAGCATCGCTTCTAATAGTAAAATACTCTACAATATAAATACCATTAGACACATTGTTTTTACCAAGATGTTTAGCAATCTCAGCATACATTCCATAACCATTTAAAGTTGTTTTTAATCGAATAGGAAGTACCATGTTATTAGGGTACATTGCATTTACCCCTTTACCCATAGTACTAAATAAGTATTGTGTGTAATCAGGTTTGTTATAATCTCTATCATTCACTATCATATTGCTACCAGGATTGTAGCCTACAATAGTATTAAATACCATATCATTCTGCGGTGTTTGTTTACTGTGGAATACGATGGGTGGTACAGCAGTTATTATAGTAGAATTCATATCATGCTCCGAAAGGAAGGTTAATTTAGAATTTACATTCTAAACACTTATATTAATAATATATGTTTATAGAATATTGATATTCTGAATAGACGTCAATTACCAGATACACTACAGCGGTATGCTGTAGTGTATCGTAGTGGTACTGTTAGACAGTGTGCATGTTGATGGCAAGTTTGCCAAGAGCAAGGTTAAGGTTAGCAACAGTGATCTGTGCAAGGACCGGAAGGTTGATGATGTGCATGTAACGAGGGATATTGTGGAATTCACGAATAACCGCTCCACCATTAGAACGAACTACGTCAGTAGTAATCGTTGGCGCCCACAAGAAGTTACCGAAGTTCAATGGGTTAATCACTGAATTTTTCTCAGCATCATCGACAACGAATGTGATGAAGATTTTACCAGAAACAAGTTTGTTAGGTGTACTAACAACAGTAACTTCGAATTCTTCACCGATGTTCAAACGACTTGAATCAGATGTCAAGTATTGTTTAAGGTGTGGGTCTGTACCGATAACAACACCGATTTTACCGCCAAGGTTACCACGCATAACTTCATGAGCAACATTGTAGTTACTAGAAACGTACATGCTAAGTACTTCTTCACGGATTTTGTTTACCAATGCAGCACGGATGTCATTGTAACGTTCATTAGATTTGATACTATCAACAGATGTACCAAGGTCTACAGAGAACTCATGGTAGTAAGGGTTAACCAAGTAACCACCAGCACCGACAAGTTTAACGTCAGCAGCAGCACCAGAACTAATCACTTGGCTCAATGTACCAGCGTAGTTAGTAAGTGTTTGAACTGCAGAAACGTTTGCACGAATACCAGCTGTTTGAATTTGGCTTGTCAATTTAGAAGCATCGTTATCGACACCACCAGCATTGTTAACCGGAGAAAGAACAGTGATACCAGAACGGTAGTTAACGTTGTAAACTTGAACATATTTGTCGTTAGTTACAAGCAATCCACGAGTACGCAAGTTGCTGTTAGTACGCCATGCATCAAGAGTATAACCAAGGAATGAACCAGTGTTGAATACCGCAGCGATTGCGATGTAGTCAGCGTTAGTAGACGGAAGAACGTCTCCAGCAGCATTTTTGATTTCAACGATTTCGAACGCAGAACCATATACAGAAATATCACCAACTTGAACGTTAGCATCACCGTGTAGTTTCATTTTCAAACGTACAGTGTGGTTGTTAGCAAGACTACCAAGAATAGTAGACGCAGCGCCATTAGCCATAGTTGTAGTATCTGTGTTAACAATGATTGAATCGCTGTCGAAAGACAATGTCATTGTTTTGAAGTTACCTTGTAGTTGACCAACAAAGTTAGCACCAGGGAATGCAGAAACAGTCATACGGAAAGTTTCGGTTACAAGTGATTGACCGCTGCCTTCAGTAAGTGTGAAATACACTTTGTCAAGGTTGATGCTGTGGTCGATTGCATCAGTTGAATCCATTACACCTTTTGCAAGCATAGCCGGAGTTTGTGAAATACCAAGAAGGTTAACAGTTTTACCGATAGCCAAAGGTGCAGTTGTGAAAGTTTCACCATTTGCAGTAACGCTTGTATCTTGATTCGCGACAAAGAATGCAGAAGAATCTGTAGTTTTTACTGGAATAAGACGGTTTTTGTCTGTACCGAACAATGTGTTATCATAGATCGCTTTAACAACCGGAGTACGTTGGAACTTAGCTGCATTAGAAGCACCAGAAGCGCTACGCTCGAAGTCAGTATAGATAGACGTAAATTCAACGTCAACAGAAATACCAGAAACAGTTGGATCGATAACGATAGTTGGGAAGAATGCTTCACCGAATGTATCTTGACGAGCAGCACCTGCATTGAAAACGATAGAGTAGTAAAGGGCATTGTTAACCGCTTGACCATCAAAAGCTTCGGTAGATAGCATATCAGATTGAACAACATCACCATAACCAAGTGATTCAGCGCTTACTTGTGTAGAACCAGCTGGCGCAGTTACTTCACGAAGTGGAGCACTCATGTACGACTTAGGATCAACTGCAAGTTTAGCGATCATCATAGCCGCTTGACGTTGAGTACCTGAAAGTTTGAAATCTTCATTACCAGCTGAAAGCATAGTGATTGAACGATCAATCGCTTCAGAAAGAGAATCAGATGCTACTTGAGCATGACTACGAGTCGCTTCATCAAGACCTTCTGCTCCAAGAGCAAGACCTGTAATTTCTTTACGACCATCAAGGCCACTAGCGGTAATAGTTTGTTTGGTTGATTTAAGCAAATCACCAACGAATGACTTAAGATTCATAGGAGTCCTTTTTGTTTTTTATAATTTTACGATCGAATAAAAGATTTAAAAAGATCTGTTTGATAAACAGTCTCTTCCCCGAAGGCATTAAACACACAATCCATTAACTTGTTTAAAAAATAAACTTTAAAGGCATTACTGTTGTAAACCAAAAAGTTGGTAAACCCGCTATGAAGAATAACAAATACAGTATTATCAGTTACTTGGAACTCAAATACTTTTTTGTAGCTATCATCTTCACTCAGTATAATAGCATTAATATCAACGTCTCGGTTACTATAGAATGTTATAAAGTCATTAATACTGTAACTTGTATAAAGTTCTGCTGCGTAAGATAACTCATCTGTGATATACATACCTAGACCTCTGTCACGCACAGAGTAGTCCGATTTACTAGGAAGGATGTGATCTCGTAACATTATATTAGCGAGTTTGAGATCAATAAGATCCGTTTTTGAGACACGCTCTAAAAACATAGCGTTTAGTAATTTAACGTTTTCGCTATTACTAAGAGTGCTAGTTTCAACAGAAGTAATTTTATCCAGTTGTTCAAATGTGATGCCTACAGCAGGTAGGGTTTTTGCTAAATAATCAGGTATCATCGCAACACTAACTGGTTTAGTGTTTTTATATTGCATACCTTTAGTAACACTCTCGGTCATATTGGCTCCTAAAACATAATTTCAATTAAAGTTTCTATTCTATGCTATTATATAGACAAGAACGAGCAAGGATACTTTATGAATAAACTCGATATACTATTAAAATGTATTATGTTGTTATTCCGAGAACGAGAATTAGAGAACAGCAGTGATGACTCACGTGACCTTGTGAAGACCATTTTAACAACATTTAAATATGTAAGAGGTAAATCAGTTATTGGCGGAGAGACTACTTTATTAGAAGACTTGAAGCATTTCATCACGGATATGATTAACAATCCTGATGGACATGATAAAATAACCATTCTTCAATCTTTAGAGATTATACTTAAAGATAAAGAAGCGGTCTTTAAAACATTAGAGAAATCTATATCGCCAGATATGTCAGTAGCAAGTATTAAACGTAATGTGGTAACACTCCGTAACACATTAAACAACTACTATACTGAGCACGAGATAACTAATCTTATAACAAGAGCTAACTATGCGTTAACAACCGGTAAGTTTGACGATGGTGAAAACGTTCGTGACTACACAGCTAAGTTGGTAAGTAACTTAGAAGCTCTTAATGTATTATCAGTAACTAAAGATCCTGGTATTGTGGATGAATTAGATATTTCTGATCATGAGAATATGTCTAAAGTACTTAAGAAAGCTAAGAACAATGCTTTGGGTGGTGGTAAGTTAATAACAGGTTGGAAAGAAATCAATGCCATGACACAAGGCGGTTTTAGAAGGGGAGAGTGTGTTGTAATTAACGCACTGCAGCACAAGTATAAGTCTGGATTTACACAGAGTTTATTTATGCAGCTTGCTTCTAGAAACGTTCCTATTATGGATGACGTTAGTAAGAAGCCACTTATTATTTATATTAGTTTTGAAGATGATACCGAAGTATATACTTCGTTTATGTATAAGTATCTTTACTATAATGAAAATAAAGTTATGCCTGATATGTCACTGGTTACTGAAGGTGACATTGCTAAGTATATATCTGAACGTCTGTGTAAGACTGGTTACCACGTTAAGATTATGCGTGTTAATCCGTCCGAGTGGACTATTAAGCATATGTTTAATAAGATTATTAAATACGAAGCAGAGGGTTATGAGATACATGCAGTGTTAGCAGACTATCTTGCTAAATTACCTACTATTGGTTGTACTAATACAGGTCCTGGTGGAACTGAAGTTAGGGATTTGTTTAACAGATCTCGTAACTTCTTTGGTAGTAGACGTATTTTGTTTATAACACCACACCAAATGAGCACGGAAGCTAAACAGCTTATTCGTAACGGGGTACCTGATGCTAACTTCGTTAAAGAAGTAGCTGGTAAAGGTTATACGGAGTTATCTAAACAGATCGACCAAGTAGTTGACTTAGAATTATACATACACATTGCAAGTATTAACCGGAAACCACATCTTACGATATTCCGTGGTAAGCATCGTGTGGATAGTATTCTGGATGAAGATAAGTTCTATGCTGTATTACCATTCCCTTACAAAGCTCCTATTCTTGAGAATCTTGACGAACCTGATACGGGAGATATTCTTAGTGAAAAGGGTCTTAGTGATGATATGGATTTCTAAAGGAGTTGTATGTTAGTAGAATTGTATAAGATACTTATGGTTATCACTATTGTAAGTTTTCTTGCAGTAGGTCTTGTTAAAGATGAAGGCGGTATGCTAGGTGGGTTAAATCAGTTTATATGGTTTATCATATGGTTAATCCTTAACCTAGTTATGTGGTTGTTATACTTTGCTTTAAAATAAAAAAAATAATACACTAGACAGTCATTGACTGTCTAGTGTTGTACTTTAACTATCGAAGATAGTTTGGCATAATGTTTTTAACAAGATACTACCAACAGTCATAATATCATCCTGAAGTTCTTCTGGTACGTTAAACATAAGACGTAGTATACCAAGATCAATATTAACACCATCGTTACCCTGAATTTCATATTTAATAACATTACGATTAACCGTGTTTAGCATATTATTGTAAACAGTGGCTGCGTCAATAAGTCGGCCTATCGTTTTATCTTCGATATTAGTGATCAGACATTTAGTCAAAATTGATTTTTCATAATCAGTACATGATGTAAGTATGCTGTCCGTTAAGTAACTTGATCCGGCAATCAGTATTAAATACTTAGGTGGTTTTTCTCTGTAGGTAACGCAGACATCTTCCATCACTTGTTCTGTAGTCTGTTTACCAGCGGACATAAGATATTCTCCGTCGATACTTCGACTAAGTTTGTCAATATACTTTTCAAACTCTAGTTTACAACTTAATGGTAACAGAGTTCTTCCAAAACGATTACCCATTCGGTCTAGTGAGGTATCACGCATTACCCCAAGACAATTATACATAACACGATAGCCAGAACCAGTACTAAGATTAGCTTCGTGAACTTGGTCTTGGTTAAGCATTGTTGTGAACTCAACAAGAATGTATGTTTCATCTGTTCCTGGATAAACCTGATAGGTCCCGTGTGCCACAACCAAACCAACACCGCGTAATATATCGTAAACTTTTGCGTCATGCGCTAACCACAATGGTATTATTTTTTCTTCATGCATAGTATTTATTCCTTTTTTAATCTTTATCATCAGTAGGAACTTTGCCATAAAGTTCTGTACATTTCCATACTTCAGGTTTTATAGTAGATGTACCGAATACAATGCTACCATCATTCTTAAGACCGATAACGATCTTTTCTTTAAATCCGTTTACTCCTGTAAACAGATTTAGTTTACGGTCGTAAGTTAAATCAATATCATCACCGATGATGTGATTTTTGTCTTTAAGGTATATATATACCTCACCTTTGTTATCCGGACTCACACAGCTATAGTGTGAGTGTGTTTTTAAAGGACTCGCTGTTAACAACGAGAACGTGATCAGCAAGATAGCCGCAACTTTCATATGAACTCCTCTCTTATTTGGATCTACTTATATAATATAAGGGTGTAAAAAAATAAGAATGTCTAATAAACTTTCTTGATAATAATATAAAGGACTACTATGCCATACGTAAACTTACGTTTGTCTACTAATTTTACATTAGACGAACTTACTGATTCTGCTAACCATCCCGATCTTGTACCTGGTAACAGAGCAGAAATTGCTTCTAAACCAGAGCTAATTAAAAACATAACTGATCTAGCAGTACATGTATTACAACCACTTCATGATGCGTTATCAAAACATTTTGGTAAAACGGTATCGGTGTTCGTATCGTCTGGATACCGTGGAACCGTTTTAAATGTAAAAGTAGGTGGAAGTCCTACTGGAGCACACCCGCGTGGTCACGGAGCTGATATTAATGTACATGAGTTTAGTGTCGATGATTTGTTTCAGTTTATTAAAGATAACTTGAATATCTTTAATGGTTGGTTAGATAAATGTATCATCGAGAAAGTTGGTGATAAAGAATGGATACATATTTCTGCAGATATTCCAGAGAATGCTCGATGTGAGTTCTATACCACTAATGATGGTAAGAAATATGACCTAGTGTATAAAGGTCTTGTCGCTAAGAAATAAGATACAGTACTCCATATGGAGTACTGTATCTATTATTTTTCGTTAAATGTGTATTGTAACAATTTCAATAAGTCTTCCGGAGAGAACTTATTGGGAACATAATATCCATGTATTACTTCAGCCTTTAATAAGGCAGCTAATACAAACTCACTGCAGAACCATTTAGAAGTACTTTGGTGTCCGGCATTAATAATCTGCGATAAGAAGATACCAGACCAATCATAATCACAACCAAGTTCATCCTCACAGTATTCTAGTATGTTCTCTAATTCTTCATCAGTAACTGATATAGGAAATAACTCGTAATCAGTTATTACAATATCAACTGTCTTACGTGTTCCTTTAAATGGAACCGCACCATACATAATTCCTTCTATCAAGAACTCTACGTGAGAAGTAGTTCCTTTAGTCCAGAATCTAATAAGTGTATCTAATAGATTACCTTTAGCAGTATAGAATGCTATATGGATAGTTCGCATATTAAGCTCTTTGTGCTCTGGTTATCCAGCCATCTAAGAATTCTGCTTGAGAGGGGTCGTTGATAACTATCTTTTTAACAAAAGATACTCTTGATTTTCTAAGATCGTTAAGGAGACCTACTTGATCAGGATACGCGTTTATTTTCTTAACTGTGTTAGGACCAATATCACCGTCTACTACAGAGCCTACAAGAATCTGGATAGCTTTAGCTGGATAGCCTTCACCCGAGTTTACTTCCCAATCATAAAGGGTGTTAGCTATGTCTTGAGATACAATAAGATCGCCACAGATGGTATCCCAGAAGTTAACTTTATAAAAAGCTGTTACTAATTCATCTAGTCTAGGAATTTTAGCTAGATAGGTATCAATAATTTTCCAGTTATCTTTGGCATGTAGGTCTTGTGGGAAACCAGGTAAAGTTTTAGCTCCGTCTATGAGTACCCAGCCAGACCATTTAGGCCAGTTAACTCTAGATATACCATCGTAGGTTTCTTTACCTTTATCATTAGGGTTATTAGAATACCCACCTTCATTACCACCTGTTTTCTTTTTAGCTATTACAAATTCCGCCATTTTAGTTCCTTTAAATAAATAAGTAACGTAGTCAAATGACTACGTTACTTAGAAAAGTTATCACGCCATTGCAGTCGTTGAGAATATAGTTTTAACAGTTACGTCAGGTTTGACATAACCTGCTCCCAATTTAGTAAGTTTGTAAGTTAATACGCTTGTTGTTGTGCTATATCCAACTAAGAACATATCAATTTGAGCAGGGTCATTAGCCGCAACACTTGTTTATAAGCTATAGCCAAAAGCTTTAGTTTCTATATGGCATACCCAAGTAGTATATCGGTTAAGATTATTCACCTGAAGATTCCCAGATGAAATTTGAATACTTGGGGTTACCCCATTCATTCCAAAGTCAGAAACTAAAGTAGTCATATCAATTGTAGCTAAATCACCACGAACTAAAAATTTTAATTCGGAATAATGTGTAACTGTTGAACTTTCCCGTCCTATAAGAACCAATCTTATAAGTTGCGGAACCGCTGAAAAGACATTCATAGGAGTTAGTGTGTTCCACGATGTCGAATAGTCAGATGTCGAATAATCCCCCAATCCTATCCATGTAATGAAATCTTTAGCAGTAGTATTCGCACCTAGAACGAGACCGCCTTTGGCTGTTATTTTTGCATCAGACGTAATACCCACGTTGGTAGAAAGACCATTTGATCTATCAAATACACTATACGATGCGCCAGAAGCAAAGGTTATTCCATTTATATAAGTATTGGTAAATAGTTTCTCACAACTTATAGCTGTGAATGAACTGTTACCAGTCATTGTGTTATTAAATATTCCAGTAAAATTGGCATCAAAAAATACGCCATTTAAGTTTATGAAACCTTGAGTAAGACTAACACTGCTATTTATTAAACTAGTAGGCGTTGTCGAATTTCCATAATAAAATCCACCATTAATATTTAGACATAATGTAGGTGATGCGTTCAATATAATAGTTCCGGCATGGTCCTCGCTATAAGCAGAATTAATATTAATAGCCCCTGCTAAACTCCCAAACTGGTAATCAGCTGTAGTGGATCCTTCTATAATTGATTTGCTTATTGTTACGTTTTTAGAATTTACGTAAAGATTTACTACATTACTTTCAATTCTAGAATTAGATATATCTGAAGCTTGAATAGCACCATTAGGGTCATAAATACCATAATTATTTCTACGTATATCCAATTTACTTAATCTACAACCAAGAGACTCATATCCACCAATAGCACCATCAAAAGCTATAGGTTTGTCTAGACCATATGCGGAAATATTGAAAAGCTCTACACCAACTGCTTTCCTGATAAATATTCCTCCAGAACCCGCAACTTTTGAATTTGTTGCATCATTACAATAAAATCCATTAATCTTAGGATTAACGACTATGTTAGTGACTAAAGCGCCCCCAGTTGTTTGCCCGATAGTAATGATTGGATAAGTTGTGGGCGTAAATGAACCAACACAAATCACTTCTTGGTAGTTTAAAGTCATGCATAAAGTTGCAGACGGAACATACAAATCGCCGTCGAGAATTACATATTTATTATAATTTATAGCAGATTGATAAGCGGCGGTCGTTGTTCCGAACCAGTTAGCATAGATATACTTGTCACATTCACGAACAAAATAAGTCGAACTTATACCCGCAAATGTAATTCCGTTGTCAATGCTTCCGCTTCCAACACGGTTAAATATACCGCCTTGTATAACATCTTTAACATATACAGTTGCTATAGTTAACGGGACTGTTAATAAATCTGTAACTAGAGCTACTGTGTATGTGTGGTTTCCAACTCCCGAAGGAGTTTTGAATTCTTGTATAGGCATAAATGTTCCTTTGGTTAAACGCGCAACGCGTTCATAGAGTATTTATAATAAGTATTAGCTGCGCTAGCACTCGTTACACGAAGTCTCATATATCCACCAGATATATCTACGGTATAGGTACATAACGCAGTACCTATCAGTATTTCATTACTAGGAACATATGTAACCGTCGCTCCATTATGAATAGCTTTGATATTTATACTGTAATAATTACCAGAATCATCACTAACTTGTAATTCAACAAACATAGTTCTGTGCGACGTAATCGCTACTTGAACTAAGGTAGTTTGCGTTACAGTCGCTAGCGTCATATCGTACTTAACGTCGCCTAGAATTTCCCAAGGCATCTGTGATGAAGCCCCAGAATTTAAAGAATTTCCTGCAGCCCATTTGGGCTTAAAAGTAATGCCTTTATTTACAGTACCTTTAGTGCATTGTATCAATGCTGTGAACGGCGTAGCGTCCACTTGCATTGTAACATCACGAGTTAATACCCACGGAATTTTAGTAGTACCTACTTGAGTCATCATGTATAGACCATTATATAGATCTTTAGAAGCCATTGCTAACCCACCAAGATTAATTTGGTTCTTAACTATAATACGTTCTTTATAAGCTGGGTTAAACCCATCGACTAGTAACGCAACAACTGATTGGTTAAACAAAGTTACTTCATTAGTTACTGTAGCTAATGAATTAGCAGACATCGTATACTGAGTAGCACTCTGAATACTTAAAATAGTAGTTCCTGAAGGGAACGAAGTGGTAGTAGTATTAACGCTAGCACCAACTTTTAAATCAGCAGTAGAAGCTACGGTAACTATAGGTGATCCTGACGACGTAGTTAACTTCTTAGGAATAGCTTGATCGAAAGAAGTATCAGCTGTTCCAGATGTTCGTACAAAAGAAATAGTTCCTTGTACAGTAGCAGTCGTGGCAATATTGTTACCGCCGTTCCATGTTACGGTTGTAGTGGTACAACCAGTTACAACAAACGTACCATTCATACTAGCTGGAGTTAATCCCGACACAGTAATAGAAGAATTTACCTTATAAGGTATGTAAGTTTGTGCTGCAAAAGTAGCTGTTACAACGCCAGTATTAGCAGCTCCCACAACACTTGTTGTGACTATGTCTGGTAATGGTGTCATTACAAATGTAGTAGCGTTAGTAATAGACGCAATAGTACTACCAGCAGGTGCAAATAATGTAGCGAGCAATATAGGTGACCCAACTATGAATCCAGAAGTATCAGGAACCGTGACATTATAGTTACTAGTATTATGAGTACACGATACATAAAGAGAGCCTGAATACCCTTGTAAAGTACTAGCCGCACCAGCTAATCTAGAACTTGCTCCTAGATCATCAGTTGTTGCAAATACATCTTTAATAGTTTCATAGTTACCATCGAAGAACCTATAATCTGACCCATCGAACCATACTGGTTTATTAGGAACAGTCTTAGACATAAATTGATAACCGGCAAAAGGGCTAATTGAACGTCGATCATTGTTAGTAAACGAAAGATCATTAGCACCATAGCCTTCTGAAGTTCTCCAAAAGTCGTAAGGTATTTCAGTATCAGCATAAGTCCCACCCATTACCGATGATGACATTGAAGAATCACAGGCTGCGATTAAGTATGTTGGATTTCCTTTTGGTACACCCGCAGTTCCTGAATAACCAAAACTTCTACCAGTTACCTCAAAAAATCTTCTACCCTGAGCACCAGTCCTAACCGTTAGTAAACCACCCGAATAGGAATCCCCATATATTGAAGATAAACGCATAGCTGTTCTAATTGTGCCATCGATGACGTATTCCCCTTCTAAAAGGTTATAAAAATCTCGATACGTCATTATGCCATTTGTACCTGATGGTTTAATGTAATAATGTAAACCATCAAAAGCAACAATGCCTGTGGAATCAAGGGTTAGGATTAAATTTCTATTATGTAAATCTTGTACACTAGATTTTTCTGCAGAAGTGTAATCTAAGTTAACTTTCTCAATCTCATAACTAGCCTGAGGATTGCCAATATCAATAGAAGGAATTCCTAAACTATTACTTTGAAGACAATAGGCGTAGTTTTTATTTGAAACTGGCCCATTCCAATCCCAAGGTAAGCAGGACTCTAAATCTAAGGCTGAAGTACCTACAACTTTAGCAAAGTACATAGTATACGTAGAAGATTGGTGAGAACAGTTCTGGACAATACCATTACACCCTTGTGGAATATTAGTCACAGCCCCACCCGGATTTGTACATTCAGAAACGAATCCGAATAACACATCTTCCATCTGCCAATCATTCATAATAGAGGTTGTAATCCAAGGAGCAATCGTCAACCCAATATAAATCCATTTTAAGCCATCGAAGTAGATATAGTAATTTTGTGTCCAAAAAGTATTTCCATCGATAGAGGAGTGACCAGCTGTTGTGATAAGATAGTAGTCTCCCATTGTACCAACACCAGACGTAATTGCAGGTGTATTGGTTTGAGCGTTCCAAGTTCCCTTATTAGTTCCATTTGCGATGCGAGAATCAATATCAGCATACAGCTGTTCAACTTTAAGATGACCACCTATGTACCATTCACCGTTTACACGGATATTATCAAAGCTGAATCCCCACGGGTCGAAACCTTTACCTGTAGAGTGTACTCTGACTGCAGAACCACCTGAAACACAGTTGTTAGTAAAGTTACTAAATATAGAAGTTGAAATACCAATATCCTCTGCATGTTGGTCACGACCTCCAAACCAATGACTCCAAGGTAACCATAACGGTCTCCCATCATAATCCCCCCCAGCCAATGTGCTACCATCACCACGAGTGAATTCATTCCACTCACTATTTATATACAATCCTGAACCGAAGAAGCGATCAACGTTTGAAATAGTTCTACCCATAATTGTAGCAGTGTATGCTGTCATAATGTTGGTTTGAACGGTCATTGTTGTTGCTGTTACAGATAATACTGTGTAAGTCCCATCTAAGACGTGTCTAGGGATGTTTGCAACTGCTACGACAGAACCTAGTAACTCTATTTTAGACCCTATTGGGAAATTTGTGGGGACGGTTGCATCGGAATCATAAGTGATAGTTGCAACACCTGAAGAAGAATTAGATACGGCAGTGTTAACTTTGTATTTGCCATTACCGGCCGCTACATGTAAGTCAAACCCAGCTGCTCTCGTTTTAGCTCCTAACCAAATACAGTTATTAGTTTGATTTGCGACAATGCTACAATCTTGTTTAAATACAAGACGTGAGTTCTTAGGCCCGAGTATACCAACACCTTCAATAAGTTTTAACTCAGTGTTGTTTAGTAAGTACATTCGGTTAGTTCGCAATAACCAAGTTACATGCGGTATTGCCATACACGCAAGGAATACTGCTGTATCATCAGTACCTGTTCTTAGATCCCAGTTATAGTCACCTTGAGCTCCAAACCATTCAAACTCATAGTGAGCTACTTCAGTTCTTACCCAATAACCACTAGTACCAGCAAACACAATACCATTGTCAACAGTATATCCTGTTGCATACCAGTTGAATACACCCCCACGAAGAGGGTCTGATACTCTTACCGTTCTAACTGCTGCTGGTACGTTAGTAAAGTTACTAACAGTGGCAATAGTAAAATAAGTATTAGCATCAGCAGAACCGGCTATCCCGGTTATACCTGCACCGTTTCCTACTAAATAACCAGCGGTGATAGTACCAGATACTAACATATCGCCGATATATCGTATAGCTTTCTTAAGTCCCATAATAATTCCTTTCTTATACTTCTATAAGTGTTGCAGTGTATTTAAACACTGTGCTGTTAGCTGTTGCTGGTGTAAGAAGTATTCTTACATTACCACTACTTATATCAGTAGATACGGTAAATTGATCTGTGCCAATTACCAATGAAGCTAATTCAATATGATTAGGAGTCGTGCCATCATGATTAACCAATATTTCGGTATCATGATAGTTAGTACCCTGTGTTGCTTGAATTGTCATACGAACAGACCGATAGGTTGCAATAGGAAAAGTAGCCAACACCTGGTTAGCTGTAACCGAAGTAGTTGTTAATGATCCTTTACAAGTACCGATATCCCAAGTTGCACCATTCCATGTTATACTGCAACCTAGTGTGGTATCGTAATAACGTTGGTTAATTTTAAGATTAGTAGCTGGTCGTTGAGCGGTAGTTCCAGAGGTTAACGCATCTGCTGGAGTTCCCAATTCATCACTATTAATCCATATACTACCATTCCAGATAATATTTCTTCCAAGTGTTGTGTCGAAATAAGGTTGACCAACTACCATAAAGGTGTGTGCTGGGCGTTGCGCTGTGGTTCCTGAAAATAACTGTTCTACTAATGATTCGTTAATAACTAAATAACCATTTTCATCGACGTATCCAGCACCCACTCTTCTATATACTTCTCTAGGTGTCGATAAATCAGATATCCATATATCATCACCATTCTGGTATACATCTTTTCCATAAGTTAGGTTTGCTTTAGTAGATAATCTACTAGCTAATGCATATCTACCAGAACTATCTTTCCAGAATGTTCTAGATATCTCTTTATCGGCAAATACTGATGATTCAATATTAGCTAATGAATAACCTAAACAAGCAAATAATACACCAGTTCTCGCACCACCAGCATATCGGTCAAGTACTAATCTAGTAGGTGTTCCGGATGTAACAGTTACTGACGTACTAGATACATATGTATATGTATTAGCATCAACTACTGTGATATATTTATCCATTTCTTCAACTACGTTGTCTAGATTAGTATCAAAACTTAATATTTTACCAGTGCTGTAACCATGAGCAGTATGTGTAACTGTGGCTGTTGTTCCTGATTGTGCATAAGTAGCACTATTAATAACAGTAGGAATAGATTGTGTTACAGGGGTATATCGTAAAAATTTAATACCATCATAACCTTCCCAGACATCTAAATAACCAGGTTCTGCTGGTGTATTAGGATTCCGCATTTGTAAACTGGTAGTAACATTACTATCATTAGCGATATAATAACGTCCGTTAACCAAACGAGCAATATCTCTATAGGTCCATTTACCAACACTGTTAGCAAGTTTAGAAGAACCTTTTGTAGGTAATGTATTTTGAATTAGTGTAGTCTCTTGTCCAAATACAGATGGGTTAACAGCACCTAAAGTAATCTGTTTACGTATTTCAGAATTTGCTTTAATCAACATTCTAACAGTACCATTAGTGGTAGATGATGATGCTGCTACATATGTAAAGTTATTAGCATCAACAACACTAGCTATAGTATATTGACCATCGTAACCTGAACCAGTATTATATTTAAGCCATACATAATCGCCTACAGATTTACCATGATTAGGTATATTTACATTAACTGTTGTAGTACCAGTCATAGTATAAGTACCAGAAACATACTCACCACGAATATCAATGTTACCATCAATAGAGTCTAGGTCTGTAAATTGAGCACCACTAAAGTTAGTAGTTTGGTTAATAGCATAACCTTCATTCCCGATAGAATAAGGTTTATAGGTAGTTCCGGTAGCAGGATTACAGTTAGCTGTGTTCGCCCAGTCCCAAGGAGTACAGTTAATAAGTCTTGGATTGTGAGAACTCATGCCATAGAAGAATACTTCTGATCTCCAGCGAGTCATAGTTGTATTGACACCTGAAGCCGTAACTAACGCAGGTTGATCAAAAGTTACTGTGGTACCATTTATATTAGTAATTTTACTACCAAATATAAATTGTGTCGTAGTAGTAGCTACCATATGACCGATAGCTAACCCACTAACCGATGCAAATGTAGCATCGTATGAACCAGCAGTAGTTGTAACAGAATATGTAGTACCAATAGTATCATTAACTGCTTGCGCCCATATATTAGTATACGTTGTTTTAGCGATCTCACCACCGAGTTGTGACGTGATAGTTTTACCACCTGTATTTCTGTGGATTTCTCTAATAATATTTTTAGAAGATGCTACTGTGAAATCTTCAAAGTTACCAGAGTTAATCCAAGAATAATGCGATGTAGTGTCACTATCTGGATACATCTGATCAGCGATAGTAGAAATAGTCCAGTCCCATTTACCAGAAACATGGATTTCTCTAAATAAGTGTCCCCACGGGGAAGTACCTTTACCAGTAGCGATACAAGTAATAGCCGAGGCACCATTAGAGACTCCGTTATTATTCCACGATGAACCAAGAGATATTCCATTATCTGCTAAGATAATAGATACTTTACTTACTTTAGGTCTACGTGTCATGTCACCATAAGCATAGCCATTCGAATCAATTCCACCAGAAGATAATACATAGGATTCATATTGAGCATAGGTATTATATTCACTATTGTACATAATACCAGAACCTGCAAAGGTAGTATTGTGTATTCCTAAACGGATACCATCTATGATACAAGGACCTGCTACCCATAAACCAGATTTAGTAGAACCAGCTGTTGAGTAAGTAATATCCATTACAGCACTACCGTCACTTTGTAGTTTACAGGTAGACGGAACTTTAAATTCGATATCTGTAAATTTATAAGTTGTATTATGTGTTAAAATCAAAGATTTCAAAGTACCGCGCCAACGCATATATGCATTGTTATAATCAGTAGTTTCCGTAGAGTGTCTAAACCACTCTAACTTACAGTATGTATCACCATAATCACGTTTAAGATATGTGTTAGATAAACCGGCAAATATAGTACCATCGTCAGTATAGAATTTAACATAACCACATTCAGTAGATGATACATCAGAAGTAACTATCAAATCATAGGTACCTGCTACAACACTACCAGAAGAAGTATACGTTACAGAGTTAACATCACACGCGGTAACGGTAACAGTACCGTTGTATCCAGTTTTAGCAGTAACTGTGATAGATTGCCCGACGGTAAATGGTGCTTCTGCTTGGGTAATACCAAATGTTGCCACAACAGGTTTTGCGCTTCCAGAAGTAGCTACATAAACACGACTAAAACGAATATAACGACACACTTCAGCAGTTGAAGTACGTTTAAACGTACCACCACGTAATGGGTCTGAAACAATTATGTTATTATATGTTACAGGTACAGTTGCGAGATCATCTACGGTAGCAACGATATATGGAGCTGGTAATGTGATATCTGCAGTATCGTCAAATAGAGTACCGTGAATATGAAAAGCGGCAAAAGCACTCCCGCTACCGCCACTGATAACTATATTACCAGGACCAATAATAGAGTTATTATTAATAGTTTTTAAGTTACTAAATAATGTATCTATTTGACTTGTCGAATAAGCACCAATTTGCGCTGGCGTATGTGTATGATCGCTAGCAGCTTTATTAGCTAAAGCAGTAGCTAATCCTGCGATATTGCTAATAGATAATGTATCTAAAGTAGTTTTATTTAAAACGATATAATCTACTATCTCTTGAAGTGTGTCAAGATTAACATTATTACTACCTACGAGTGTGATTAAGTTATCAATGTACCCTTTAAGTAACTTACCTTGATTAGCGCTAAGTGCTTTACTAGTAGCAGTAGATGTTAAGTTATCTATAATATCACTTATGGTCATTCCACCAGAAAGCGTTCCTGGTACTCTTAGTGAACCGAATGGCATATCATACCTCCTCGCACCAGATCACATCAATAACATAATCACTATCAGACCAAACCCATGTTGGTAGGTGTCCTCCGTACTCAATATAGGTACTGTTACTTAGCGGAAACCCAAAAGTAGGTTGCGTCGTGCTATGTGCATACCGTGCACCTTGAAAAAATTCTACTCCTTTAACAGACTGACCTTCCACACCAAACTTAACTTCTACTGATCCATCTGATATTTGGAATGGTACATTCCCGACATCTAATTCACGTTTCATACCCATAATATATCCTTTGCATAAGTTAACATTTATCGCTAAATGTTACTATAAATTTAAACGATTAACTTCATGTAAATATCGAAAATCCCTGATAGGAAGAAAAAAATAACTTAGACTACAGAGCTTATAGCTCTGTAGTCTTAAGGTATAATTAACAATCGATTTGTTCAACAACAACACCTAACCTACGAAGTTTATCAATACCTTTAGTATTAGTATAATCATGCTTGTAAACCACTCTACTTATTTTAGATTGAATAAGTGCGTTAGCGCATTTTATACAAGGTGCTAACGTTACATAGATAGTTCCTCCTCTAGCAGCTATACCGTTAGCAGCACAATCTGATAGTAAATTAATTTCAGCATGTATAATGGCATCATCATCACCATGTTTTTCTATAACGATAACTGGAATAGGCACATCATCCGGATATACAGTTTTGGTGCCACATATGTATTTATTATGCTCGTTTGCGTCATCAAAGGCTTCAAATTCCATACCGCAATGACTGCATACATAGTAATCTTTTTCACAACAGTTATTATCACCAGCAACAGTTCCATTTCGTGAGCTGGCTCTCTCACGCTCATCTACCACTAATACACAACCAACTTTAGCGTTAACACAAGTTGATTCTTCAGCCCATTTCACAGCTGATCTCATAAAGATATAATCATCTTTAGTAAAGTCAACATCATTCATTCTTTCCTCAAACACACCCATAGTATTTCCTTAATTAGATACAAATTGTGTATATTTAAGACTAACATCACAGTCAAAACGTTTTTTAGCTGTGATTATATTATCAACATCCATAGGATATAACCCAAACACATAAGGTATACACTCACCCGGTCTGAAAACGTACGGTGTGTCTTTATTATCATCAGTATGCCCGATAATACGTAACCGGCTTGGTTCGGTATTAAAATTAAGATTCTTCATCACCAACTTATCGATAATTGGTAAGTATTCTGATGGGATTTGTTCTCTTAAACGAATCATATCATTGGTATCGTTAATTACGATATCAATATCCTCTTTTACCAGTAACACAATTGTTATTCCAGAAACATTACGAAAAGTATTTTTTGTCATGAGAGACCTTTCTTTATTATTAGATATTTAACGTACTAACACACATATCATACATGATATGTGTGTTAGATTATTCGTGCTTTACCAGCATCGACAAGATTGTTCACAGGTATAAAAATAGTACCCGACATAGTTTTACTAATTCCGAAACACGGAAACGAATCTTTATCATTTCCGATGTCAAAAGAGTCACCTTTTTTAAGGGCAACTTTAAATCCATCTTCAGCAGTACTGTCAAGGGGGTACATATCAATATCCTGAGTTAACACTACTTTAGGTGGTGCTTTTTCAGTCATCGCAGTTCCTTATATTTAGTCTCAAGGTCATGTAATAGGGCTTTGTCACCTTTTCTACGTTTGAGCTGTTTAATTTGTCGTTTAAGATCCGCTCTTTCGAGCATACGTCTTTTATCTTCTTCTGACTGAGTTGGTGGTTCGTTACGAAGTGATGATTTTAAACCATCAAATGGGTTAGGCAACACAGGACAATCCGTACTACCCGTCATGGCTATTAAACTAGCCAACATCATATTAGCCGCTCTACCTCGTCCGGTATTAAGCTGATTAGTAGCAGAAAAATATTCCGAAGTTTCAGGTATATCATCCATAAAACCAGTGGTGTCGTATCGAATTGCCTCGCCGCCACAGCTATCAAAGTCAGTACCTAACCCTCTTAAAGCTTGAAGCATTTGCTCTGGTTCATACTGAGCTTGTTCGCCTCTCACTATGTGAGTTCCGGAAGAATGATGACCTACCATATTACCACCTGCGTCGTGATGCTCGATCGCAACCGCAGACATATCTAGAGTCGGTCTGTTCGCCATAATTCTTTTAAATAAAATATTCATGGAGAGTTTCATCTCATCTGCTAGTTCAGGTGTATCGAACAATCCGTCAGCATCAAGACCAAATACATCTAGTGTATTTAACCAATTAGGATTTTCATCTTTATATGCTTGTATTTTTTCTTCTACCAAACCTATGGTAAACTCTTCATTTACTGGAGGTATATTGTCAGAATTAAAAGAAATAACTCCGGTATCACTAGGTAGTTCAAAATAAGGATTATAACCATAGCCATGTGGCTTGGTATCATCTTTAAAAAGAACATCCATTGGTTTGTGGTCGTATGGTGTTATAGCGTTGTACCTACTGTAAGAGGCTATTTTATGTTCATCCACCGCGGCGTAAGTTTTATCAAATTCATTATGAAACTGACCTGTATTACATTCTGAACAAAGCATAAGAATATCCGTAGGGGGTTTAATACCGTTAGGAAAATTACGCAAAGTCTCTTTTGTTAAATGTGTACCAAGGTTAACTTCATCACCATATCCTTGCATTTCCATCATATGCATGTTAGGATAACTTGGATCGGTACCAGCACCTATATCAGCACAAGCGGTATTCTCAATACACCGACAATTTTCACATACGAATAAACTCACTATTGCTCCTCTTTCATCTTTAGAATATTTATGTTTTCTCTGCCATATCTAAAGAAAGATTCACCAAGCATATTAAAAGCTAAATATAGCCTAGCCTGATTTTGATCATCGGCCTTGTAAAATAAGTCCAATACGGCGGTATCAAAACTATTTAAGTTACGTTCTTTATAAGCAATCATTAACTCTTTCAGTTTAACAACGTCGTAGTTACTAAAATTAGCTCTGCGGTGAAAAATTGCGGTAACAACAATTATATCAATATCAGAGGGAGTTTTATCAAAACCATCATGATCTATAGCATCCTGAATCAAGGCTAGGCCAGCTTTGCTAAATATACTTTCTACATTTACTGTATTGTTCACTATTCCTCCTTTTTATAGTTTTTGTCAAACGCGTACCAACCATCATCACCAGGTATTTTTATACCCATAATACTGCAATCCGGATAAGTAAAGTCGGTTAAATACGCGCCATCTTTATCAACGTATATGAATACAGGCATGTTATCGATAATGCGTATATCTACATACGCCACAGTTGATTTGTTAAGTAACAGTACATGATTGCTAAAAATAGGGTTTCCGCCCATATCAACACAGTTTGTAGGGAAACCAACATCTTGTAATAGAGATGTCTCTATAAATATATGATTCTGTGTACAGAATGTTATGTTTGGAACAAAAATATATGCTGGGTCCGAATACCCGGCCTTAATTTTTACATGACCTTCTAACGCAGATTGGTTAGCTTTATTATTATGCTGCGACATTGTTTTCCTTAACACTAAGATATTTAGCCAACTGATTGAATTCTTCGTAACTAATAGCTAACTTTACAGTAGCTTTACCCAAGTGAGTTATTTTTATTAACTCGTTATCAAGTAGATATTTCATAACTAACTCACACTCAGTAACACTACTTGTGAGTACTTGAGCTCGTTTAGTTACATACACAGTAAGTTCTTCTGGTAACACCATAGACTTGTTAGTAGCCAGTATTTTACCAAATGCATCCAAACGGCGTTTATCTAACTTGGAAAGTCCAGTAGCAAACTGAACAACTAATTTACCGATAATCTTTTCAATGTTAGAATTCATTATTTCCCTTTAACTATTTTATACCGTCTTATGACGTTATTGATATCGTTAGCTAACTTTCAGCCTCAACCGAATCGTCAAGAGTAGCATTGTTACTATTATAGTACACAGTGTCTACAATATTACGAATAGCTTTAACCGCAGTAGAAGTTTGCTCCTGGGTCCAGTTCTTCCAAACATCTTGGTTAGCGTTACGTTCGGTGAATAGGTGCTTCCATACCTTAGGGTCGTTAAACCAACCGGTCATGATCATTTCTTTATAACGGAACTCAAGCATAGCTCGTTGGTAGATCTCTTTAGGATAACCAATATACTTAAGAAACTGCATAATGGTGTGTTGTGAGTACTTGTGAATAAAGTCATACACAACGCCATCAATCGATGTTTTAGTTAGAACACTGTGAAAGATATCCTGAAGTTCATTAGGAATCATATGTGGATCTTGATAATTAACATTGTAAGTTCGTTTACGAAGATCTTCCGGCAACCAATAATCGACATCTGAGATATCAACCATGCGCTCACTACGAGACTCTTTTGAAATAGCTGTGTGTGTAATCAAATGGTTAAACACGAACATAGGAATTTTGGCTTTAACCGCTTTGAAGTCTTTAAGTTCTTCAACAGTGTTATAAGGAATATCCTCATAATCGATACCGGCATTAAGACACGCGCGCATGTTAGTAAACAATTTGAAAGAACTTTGATCGTGAGGGAGTTCGTTATATTCAACATAACCGAATTTAGATAAGTTATTTAAGAAGTCATCTCCCCACATAGTTACCCAGTTACCACTTTTAGTTACTATAGAAAGTCTTAGAGGGTTGTCAGACATAATTTGACAATCCAACATTACTGGGCAAAATTCCAAAGGACGGCTAGGGCTTCCCTCTAATTTAGACTTCCAGTTAGGAAGTAACCCATTTACAGAATACTCTGTGTATCCACATTTTGAGCACTTAATTTCCATTCCGATAGATTTAGTCTCAAGAACACCTGTAGCTACCTCTACCTTTTCGGTATCGTTATGCATTTCAACAGTACCACTTTTGCATTTAGGACACATAATAACGCCATTATCGCTAAGCGTGTTATACGTATCAATGGTATCTTGTGTCGGAGCAGCTTCTTTAAGAAGTGCTTGATAACGTTTAGGAGGGTTAGCACTCTCCGATTTACCTCTTGAAATCGCCGCAAGATCTGTTACGAACTTGATACGATTTTCTTCGTTAAGGTTAGCTTCACAAGCTTTGACTGTTGATACCTCATCTGTTGCGTATCCTAACGCATATCCGTAAAAATGTTCTACCATTGTATTTCCTTATTACATATTTTTTGTAGAGTTTCTAAATATATTTTAAAATCCAATTTCATATCTATAATAGAAACAAACTCTAATATAGGTTTATAGTATGAATTGTATTCTTTATTAGATAAAGAACTAAACTTATCTTTAGTTAATTCCATTATTAACAACTCTGTTAACGCACGCGGACCTTCGCCTGAATAACCCCAACTTATTCCGCTATTAACAGCTTCCATAGGGTCAATTTCTTTTAAAATAGCTATTCCGCCAATAGCACCTTCAGCACAATATTGTAAAACATTTGCATAAGGTTCTTTTTCTACAACTCTGTAAAAGTATTTAAGCATTTTAGCTCCTTCGTTAGTTACTTAAATAATATATGGTTAAACTATATTGATTATGGAAAACTCAACACCGAGTCTTTACCGCTTATCTATAACTGGATAATGTTTCTAGTATCTTTAAAGCTTCGATACTATCTTTAAAGATTACTAATTCCCACATCCGTCTTTCCGTAATTAAACATTCGTCTAGATGAGAAGTTACAGTACCAGAACCCTTATCAGTATGATAGTTATATATAGGAAAATAACTACCTATAGTAACATTAGACCTACTGAAGGTGTCAAACTTTTGAATAATCGGTTCGTTAGCAACTCTTTTCTTATCTTTACGACATAACACACTGGCTAAGTTAGTAACCACTTCTTCTAAGGGATACTTTATTATGTTTATCTCATGTGGAACTTCACCAAGATATACACCTATCTTAACTTTACCATTTTTTGTATATACCCAAATACCATCTATATTAAATGTTGAATGTGTGACGCAGTCGTTAATTTCTAACATAATAATTCCTTTAGTTAGTTGTCAGTTATAAATTCTAATTGAAATTTTTATCTGTCCGATTACTGTATATAATAGCTATGTTTTAAATAGTAATTTTAACTACCTATTATTATGAATATCACAATATAAAAAAGGTTAATTATGGACACTAAACAGCTGTTATCTGACTCGAAATACTTTGAGTCATACGCTAGATATTTGGACGACAAAGGTCGTTATGAAACATGGGATGAAGCTGTAGAGCGTGTAATGGGGATGCATAAGACATACTATGCTGACAAACTGACTCCTGAACTTATTGGACTACTGGATGAAGTAGAAGAAGCGTATAAAGATAAACTGTTTTTAGGCTCACAAAGAGCTCTACAATTCGGCGGAGAACAACTTCTAAAAAATCACTCTAAACTTTATAACTGTACCGCCTCTTATTGCGATCGTGTTGAAGTATTCGGCGAAATTTTCCATCTCATGCTTTCTGGTTGTGGAGTAGGGTTTAGTGTGCAACAGCAACACATATCTAAACTTCCAAACTTACTACCGCGTGGTGAAAAGACTGTTACTTATATAGTAGAAGATTCTATTGAAGGTTGGGCTTCTAGTGTTGATGTACTATTAAGTTCATTTTTCGACAATGGTGGTAAACACCCTGAGTATCACGGGTATCAAATTCATTTTGATTTAAGCAATATACGACCTAAAGGTTCCTTTATTTCAGGTGGATTTAAAGCTCCTGGTCCAGATGGTTTACGTATGGCTCTCGCTAAAATTGAATTGTTGCTAATTAAACTATTAGAAACAAGTAACGTTATTAATAGTATAACCGTTTATGATATTATTATGCACATAGCAGATGCCGTTATTTCGGGTGGTGTTCGTAGAGCAGCAACTATTTGTCTGTTCTCTAAAGAAGATACCGATATGATAACTGCTAAAACTGGCGATTGGTATACCACTAATCCTCAAAGAGGAAGATCTAATAATTCATGTTTGTTATTACGTAACGATACAACTAGAGAAGAATTTGAAACTATCATGGCAAGTGTTAAAGAATACGGTGAACCCGGATTTATTTGGACTGATAGCTTAGAGCTGCTTTTTAACCCATGCGTTGAAATTGGTTTATACGCTAAAACTGCTAGCGGTGTTTCTGGTTTTTCTATGTGTAACTTAACAGAGATTAATGGCGGTAAAAGTGACAATGCTGATACGTTTTACTTACAATGTAAAGTAGCCTCTATTATGGGAACTTTACAAGCTGGATACACAGACTTCAAGTTTTTATCACCGGCTACTAAAGAAATTGTTGATCGCGAAGCACTTCTTGGTGTATCTATCACTGGGTGGATGAACAATCCTACAGTATTGTTCGATCCGGATATTTTAAAAACTGGAGCTGAAATTGCTAAACAGTGGAACAAGATTACTGCTAAACTTATCGGCATTAATGCAGCTGCCCGGGTGACTACAGTTAAACCTAGTGGTAATGCGTCAGTGTTGCTAGGAACAGCTTCTGGTATACACGGAGAACATTCTAAACGGTATTTACGGCATGTACAATTTAATAAAGAAACAGAGATTGCTAAAGCATTTCTTAAACATAATCCTAAAATGTGTGAGCAAAGTGTATGGGGAACTACTGATATTGTTGTAGCGTTCCCTATTACTCCTAAAGAAGGGTCTATTTATAAGAAAGATCTATTAGGGGTTAAGCAACTTGAATATGTTGTTAAAGCACAGCGAGATTGGGTTAATAACGGACGTAATGATGATCTTTGTGTTATGCCATTTCTTAAACATAATGTTAGTAATACTATCACCGTAGATGATTGGGACAATGTATCTGATTTTATTTATGATAACCGTAACTTCTTAGGCGGTGTGTCATTGTTAGCTGCTGGTGGTGATAAGTCGTATCCACAAGCTCCATTTACAGAAGTATTTACTTATGACGAGATCGTTTCTAAATACGGTGAAAATACTTTATTCACATCAGCACTTATTGAAGCTGGATTAACAGCATTTAATAATGATTTATGGGCAGCTATCAATACAGCACTTGGTTATGGCGAGCAGCTTAAAGATAGTCGTCTTGACGAACTTCGTACTAAATTGAACTCAGTTATTGGTAATGAAGTATTGCTCGAAGAAGGTGAAAAAAATAGTCTTTATGAATCTATTAATAACGCTATTCAATATAGCGGGGTTCTCGGTGAAAGTAGTATTGATTTACTTAAGCGCGACTTTGTACGTCGTTTCAATAAGTTTGCTAAACGGTTTGAATCCGCACATGTATGTGCTGACTGTCTTAAGGATGTATATAATCTGCATAAGTGGTCTAATATACAACTTAACTTCACAGATGTAGATTGGTTAGTGCATTTAACAGAAAAAAAATACGTTGACGTTAATACCTTAGCGGCACAAGCATGTTCTGGCGGTAAATGCGAGATTTAAAAAAATATTGTACATAGCTAACAACTGTTAGCTATGTACTTTCTTTGGTTAATTGTTTATTTAAAAAAGCCTGAGCTTCTTTAAATTTGTCGACAGTATGTTTATTTTCTTCAAGCATACGAACCGCCGCTATTATTTTTGCTTTAACACTATCCGGTTTATCAATAGCGTTATATTTTTTCAGAATAGCATGTTCTTTAGTTATAGAACTTATCATAGCTTTTTTATCTTTTAATACCGAATATACTCGACTTTTATTAATAAGAAGCTCGCTTTTAGTATACTCTAAAAGCTTTACATATTTAAAAGCATTCTTAATTTTCTTAAGTGCGGAATCATGAGAAGCTTCATAAGATAAATATGCTTTATGAAGTTTCTCCAACTCTTCTATAGTAAAATTCGACATAGATGCTTTTTGGGTTATCCCGATCATAGGACACATATCATACACATTATACATAACATTTGAGTTAAGGTTGCCGTTAGTTGCTAAATTAATAACTTCTAATTCTTCCTTATTCATAATAACATCAGTATACTTATTCTTCGGCTTTAACTCAGTCATATTGACTCCTTGGTCTTTTAGATTCTACTATTATAATATATGGTTAATTGATACTAGGAATATAAAAAATGATTCTGAATATGAAGATCTATTATTAACATTAAACAGCTTATAGATATTAAAAAAGGATGAATATGACATACCAAGAATGGGTAACAGATCACAATGAAAAGGTGTCTAAAATATTAAATAAATTATCTTTACAAGGAATATCTACTATTGAAGAAATAGTAGATTACTTTGATTTTGATAGTATGGCTAAAAATGAACCTGAGTTTTGTCCACTTTATAAGGATAATATCAAATGCCACAGTATAGAAAAACTTAATTGTTATCACTGTGCGTGTCCTCACTTTGTTATTAACAAGAATCCTGCTACTAAAGGTAAGACTACCATAGCCAGTGTATGTAGTATTGATTCTCGCTTTAAAGATGAGTTCTACGAAAATCCAGATGAGAATAATGTAGTTAAAATACATTGTGATTGTACTAACTGCTACTTACCGCATAAGCAGTCTTATGTTTTAAAATCATTACATAACCAACAAAAAGACTATATTAAATTAAAAGAGTGTGATTCATTATTAGATTACTTACGTGTAAATCAAATGAAGAAAAAATAAGACTACATACCGCATCTGCGGTATGTAGTCTAGTATTTAAACACGTAACCTGATGCATTTGACAAACTATCAATATCCGTAACGTTAATGTCTTGAGTACCGTCATTATTAATGATGTATACTTTAAGATAGTCACCGCTCTTAATAATTTTAAAAACATATTTAGGTATATCAGAAGTTTTTAAACTACCATTAGAACCAAAAGTACCAGACACCACAGTTGTCTTACCGAGGTCTAATGTTAAAGCACGTTCTTTTTCTTCTAATGATTTCCAGTTACCACGGTTATTAGAATAGTATTGTGGTATCATGTTCGCCATAGAAAAACTCTCATATTGCGAGCTAGTAGTCGGCATATTCCCACACGGAGCTAAATGACCCTTATCGTACTCACTATTTACGAAGTTATGTAATATATGTGTGTTAAGTTTAGGGTCCTCGTGAAATGCGTCCACTCTTGGTACATTATCTGCTTTACGTAAGTTAGCTGCTGTTAAGTCCTCAACGCTATAAACTGATCTATTTAGATCATTCGAGTAACAAGTTGTAAAATGTGTATATTTAACGCATTTAACTGTGTAAGGTGAAGTTATTGAGATAAACTCGCTAGCCAACATGTTACTATATATCAATAGTAAAAGAAAAAAGATCTTAATCATCGGTACTCCTTAGTATTCAAGTAATAAAAAAAGATTCTCTGTATATAGGGATATCCCTATATACAGTATATGATTTACTCCACCTTTAGATTAGGCTCGGTTATTTTAACAATGTAACGAGTAGGGTCATTCATCCCATCACTATCAATAACCCAATGAGCTAATCTTACAACATCAATCGGTTTCATTCGCGATGGGTTATGATAATGTAGTGATACGGATATTACTGTCCGTATTGACTTCGATAATTGTCAAAGTCCAAACAGCTGTATTAAACTCTGGAAAGACACTACAAAATTTTTCTTTTTTAGCAACAGCCCAGTTATCAATACGATCAGTCATGACTTCGATTGAATCGAAGTCACAGCTATTAAACTCATTCGCAGAAGTTACGAAACTAGTATCTGTAAGTTTTCTAGTAAGTACTCCTATAAAAACAATATTTGCCGACATCACCACTCCTTATTTTGTTGTATTTTAATATAGCCATTCTCTAGCTCATCTTCACTATATAATTCCTTCACGCACACTATGCCTTTCACAGCATCAGTTATAACCATTTCGGAATATAACCTATGGCACATGTCTATCTCACTTTGCTTTAATGCATCACCTTTTTCAAGTTTATTAATAGCTTGTAAGTAAGCACCAAACGCACACAACTTTGCTTTATGGTTAACCACTAGCTTGAATATTACCGTATTAGACTCTAGAACACACGCTTTAGACATGTATAGTGTATCTATAGGTATGTGCTTAAGCATAATATAAGAGCGTGAGTTATGTATAAACAAATTACGAATATGTCCTAACATTCTTAACAAATTGTATTGTTGTTTAGTTACCAATTTATTTTCATAGCACAAATCTAACGCTTCGCTATAAGAATAAATAATATCTGTGCTTAATAACAATATATTAAGTAACGCCTCAGCTGTGTCAAACATAGCTCTAAGACTCAATTCGAATCTATCGCTAAAGATTTTACAATTACCCCAGAGTAATTCCACCTTTTTAAAATTGGATGGTTTCTTACTCCCGCCGTCTTTAATTTTGATATCTTCGATTTCTTCTTTAAGCTTAATTATCGTTGTCAAGTTTTTAGAAACCATTGGTGTACCAGACTTTATAGATTCTAAATTGTCTTCACCAGCATATGCTATGCCGTTTATTAACTCTAAAGCCACATCAGTCATTGTTACCCGTCTCATTTTTTTACTGTACATTAGTAACTCTTTCGATTTACTATACACATCAGAACTCTCAGAACTTAAAAAGTTTCTTAAATCTGATAACTTCTTTTCTTTACCTAACCGCTCTTGTTTATCTTTAACGGTTTCTACAACTCGAATACTTTTCATTTAGACTCCTCAATCTTTATGTATAAAGCTATAATATAATGTGTAAGTAGGAAGCAATGCTTCCTACTTACGATTAAACTTTTTGAAGGGTTTCTTTTTAACAGGATCGTTTTCCTGTTTCGCTATAATAGCAACGACCTCATCGACGGTTAAGTTTCTTATAGCACTTTCTAACATATCTTTAGGTAATTTAAAGTTACCTTTTGGATATCCACCACCCACCCCATGTCTGAGTATATATGGTCCAAACCGACCATTTATAATACTAATTTCTCCATAGGGATTAATCGTTTTATTCCAAAGTAATGCAGTTGCTTTCTTCTCATCAATCTCTTTGATAATATCTAATGCTCTAGATATTTCTATAGTATAGACATTATCTTGCTCTGAGTTAAGAGGATAGTATTTATTTCCAGATTTTAGATATGGACCAAACTTACCGATACCGACAATTACATTTTCCCCTTTATTATTTTTACCCAGTATCTTAGGAATAGTTAAGTACACCAAAGCTTGTTCTAATGTTACTTCGTTAAATTTCACATCCCTAGGTACTGTCGCTACTTTAGGTTTTATCTTTTTCTCTTTATCAGGATCGCCTACCTGAATGTAGTTTCCGTAATTACCAGATTTAACTTTAATAGCTAACCCAGTTTCAGCATCTACCCCAAGCACTCGTTCTTCCGTGTATTGAACACGCTCACCATCTTCTTTAGCTACCAAATCTTTACTAAAGTTGGTATAGAAGTTACGGATAACCTCTTGCCACTCAATTTCACCTGCGGCTATCTTATCAAACTCTGCTTCAATATTCGCAGTGAAAGCTATATCCACGATATAAGGAAAGTTCATCGTTAAGTAATCAGTAACAGCCATAGCAATAACAGTAGGTACCAGTTTCTTATCGCCATCAATCTCAACATAACCTCTGGTTGTTATGGTAGATAAAGTAGAAGCATAGGTTGATGGTCTACCGATCCCTTCTTGCTCCATCTTCTTAACTAGAGAAGCTTCCGTGTATCTAGGAGGTGGTGATGTAAAATTTTGCTCGGCTGAAAGAACTGTATTATTAAACATGGTATTCAAAGGAACGTTAGGAAGAAACTTTTCTTTCTTACCTATACTCTCATCACCATCGTCATTACCTTCGGTATAGGCTTTCATAAACCCAGGAAATAATATCTTGGTTCCTTTAGCTACGAATTCGTATTCTCTATTAGAACCTCCATATATTTTATAGGTAGTAGTAGCAACTTTAGCTGCTGTCATTTGTGTTGCTAATGTTCTTTGCCAAATCAACGTATAGAGCTTTAACTCTTTGCTGTCAACATACCGAGCAATATCACTTGGCTTAATAGACATATCAACAGGCCGTATAGCTTCATGTGCTTCTTGGGCAGCTACTTTAGCATTACCTTTGGCGCTATAAGTTCTAGGTGAACTAAGAGCATACTCTGTTCCGTAGTCAGAGAGTATAACCCGTTTACAAGCATCAAGAACCAGCTGTGAAAGATTGAGACTATCTGTTCTCATATACGTTATAAGACCACCAGGTTGATTGGGTATACTAAACCCACCTTCATACAGCTTCTGTGCAACAGACATAGTTTGTTTAGGAGACATACCTGCTTTGGTACTTGCTTCTTGTTGTAATGATGATGTTGTAAACGGAGCAGGAGGAGTTCTAAAACTATCCTTCTCATCAACACTACTCAGAACATAATTACTCTTATCACACTCAGCTTTTATAGTGGATGCTTGTAACTCGTTTTCTACTTTAATAACCTTACCGTTGTGTTTAGAAAATTCAGCCTTAAATGCCAGGTCAGTAAGTATGTCAAGTTTTAGCTTCCAAAATTCATCTGGTATAAAACTTTTTATTTCACGTTCTCTGTCAACAACAATTTTAAGAGTAGAGCTTTGAACCCTACCAGCACTCAGGCCACCTTTAACTTTCTTCCATAATAGAGGAGAGAGCTTGTAACCAACGATACGATCAAGTATGCGTCTAGCCTGCTGAGCATTAACCATATTGATATCTAACTCTCTAGGGTGCTCTAACGCGTGCAGGATAGCAGACTTGGTTATCTCGTGAAATACAATCCGTTTAGGATTGTAATTCTCAATACCTAGCGTAGGAATAAGATGCCATGATATAGCTTCACCTTCACGGTCTTCATCACTGGCTAGGTAAATAGTAGTGTCTTTACCTATATATCGTTTTAGTTCAGATATAACTCTTTTCTTATCGACAGAAACTTCGTACTGAGGATTGAAGTTATTTTCAGTATCTACTCCTAAAGTAGATTTAGGAAGATCTCGTATATGACCATATGACGCCAGTACTTTGTATTCACTTCCTAAAAACCCAGTAAGTGTTTTGGCCTTAGCAGGAGATTCTACAATAATCAGATTTTTCATCGGACCTCTTTTGTTTATTATTATTTACTAGAACGTAACTCAAATATACGTATGTAATTATCATATTGTTCTAATAGTGAATTGCCTGGTACACATTCTTGTTGATTGTGTAAGAGTATAGTTAATACATCGTTAATTCTTCAAGTCCCTTTAAAGCTTCTTTGGTTTCTTCTATACTAGGAATCTCAGGAATACCTGTTTCTTCACCTTTTTTAGGAAACTTATCATTACCACGATATTGAATATCGCGCACATTACCATTTTTCGCTATTTCTTTACTACCACCTACAAGGTTTAACATAGGTTGGGCTATTAGCATTGTAACTCCTCTTAATATATTGCTACTTAAATAATATGTGTTTGTAAAAAAATAAGAGGACACACTAGCTTAAAAGCTAGTGTGCGTATCACTTTTTATTCTACTTACTGTACAGATCTACTTTAAGTTTGAAGTTGTCAACAACTTCATTATAGGTATCCCCGACAGCATCGATTAAATCGATACCTGTGTTAACATAACAATACCATGTATTGGTATGACGATTATACGAGATCTCTCCTATACAACCTTCATATTCGACAGTATTGTTACTAAAATTATTAAACTCGATATGTTTATCGTTATTAAAAATATCGTAATTAAAAATATCGTAATAATCACGAATATCAATACTTTGGTTATCAATTTCTCCAAAGGTTCTCAATAAGAACATACCCATATCAAAAACTACACCTGGTGCGGTGATGCAGTTAAAGAATTCTGCCATATCTAAGTTAGCGCTATCTAGCGGTATACTTCTACCCGCAGCATGTTTATGTCCCTTAGGAACTAATAACTTAGTTAAATCGATACTTGGATCAGATGATCGAAATGAAAACACTAACTCAGTAGCTGTAAAGAAATACATCATAACAAATGGATATTGTTTAGACAACTCATTACCGATTTCAGATATTAACGTAGTTGTATTTAAACAAGGTATTTCATATTTACCCCATTTAACTAACGCAGGTTGTTTAGAAGCTACTTTAGTAATAATACTTGCTTGGTATTCTAAAATACCCTTACCGCCAGTCGTAGCTCCTAATAAAAATTCACTATCAGACACATCATACATTGTTTTAAGTGTTGATATATCATTAATGTAAAGTGATAAATAAGCATTAACTTCTTTAGAAAACGACTGTTCCCATTTCCAAATATCACGATCCTCTATATATTTAAGCATGAGAGGAACTTCTCTAAATGGAAATAAGAATTGAAATGTCAACACAGCGCCTGAATGGGTCTTATCAAAGATACAGAAATCTAAACCTGTAAGTTCTTTTTCAGCTGATTCATGATGGTCGATTAAGACTAATGAGTTTGCCTCTTTTTCCATCGCTAATAAAGTTTCTCTATCGAATGAGAAATCTGCTATTAAAACATTTTTACCTTTAACATCCGGTTTTACCGGATTTTGCCCGTACTGAGCTGAGTATACTTCGGGTCTTTCGATACCCGCCTCGTCAGCCGCTTGGTTACAGGCGAGAATACACCCGTTACCATCCATGCAACCCTTATGGGTAATTAAAACCCATGGTCGATCATTTTCTAAAATCGCATTTATGAATGCATCTTTTTTTTCTTGTGTCATTTTACTTCCTTTTATTTTATCTGTTATTATAATATAGAACTATAAAATATTGGAACTAACATAAAAAAAGAACTACTACACTAACCCAATTGGGTTAGTGTAGGTAATTACAATGTGCGAGTGAATCTATAAGCTGCTCTTGTATGTCTTGGTCTACTAGAGACCGATACTTATCAGAAGCATACTTTTTATATAACTCGAGATCTGTAGATACGTATTGATTTGGTACTTTTACATTGTTATCCATATTACAAAGAGCCTCCTATAACTCGCGCTGCAACAGATTCAATCTGGTTACTAAGGTCGTCTATGAACGCACGCATACACGTTATAAACATCATAACGAATGCTGTTTCACTAGATAAACCACCTAGTTGAAAATGGTTTAAGATGACATCTGGAAGATAGTCACTAAGAGTAACTCCCAATGACTCCATACTTTCTTTCACTTCATCTACCATTTGATTAACACGAGTAATGTTTATTTCATTACTATTTAACTTTTGCATACTGCAAAGTTCGGTGTAACTAGGCATTATAATGTTATCAAGTTTATCAATAGCCTCTGCTACTAATTCTTTAGGTGTTTTCATTTGCCATCCTTAGAAACAAGTAAGATAGGTTCGACATCAATTTTATTTTCATTAGTATATTGTGGTGTTTCGAAGTCGATCACCGCTCGTGCCGCGACATCATTATTACGAGTATCAACTATAGTTTCAAGACCACAGATAATATAGTTTCAAGACCACAGATAATTCCTTTTTCTAAACTTAATGGAGTTAAGATTTCTAACCACTTAGCTTGAATGTCAGGTTCCCCGTAATTTTCATAGTCTTGAAAAGTGTTACGACCATCAGGTATTTTGATAGCTACTTTTTGTAAAGTATTATCTATAAAAATAGACAATAAAACATATAAATCTGAATTCATTTACACTCCCTCTATTTTTGTTATATATTCAAAACTATGACCAGTTTTACCACACCACTCACGTAGATCGTCTAATAACTCTTCTGTGATAATTTTGGTTTTCTATAAACTCTTTTCTAGCAGTTAGTCGTGATTCTTGGTTATCTAATAACCCCGTTCCATAATGTGAGTTATCGTTAAACCTTTTAGCGGATTTTGATAAAGCCTCTTGTATCAACTCAGGCGCAATCTCGGCTATAATATCATGAACAACATACGACATAACCTGACCACCATCAATAATCTTGAAACAATGCTTATCAAAAGTTTCACACCCACTATAAAATAACATAATACTAGAGTATAATTCAGATTGTTTTTTAGCTTTATCAATAGTAGTAAATACATCTCCAACGCTATTATCTCCTCTGAGGTGTAAACGTTTTATTGCTACATCAGGTTTGACATCAATATAAAATGTCAAGTCAGGTTTGATGTCGAACTTAGCCATTCCTACAATGTCTGAAAATAATGAGTCATCGAGATACGCGATAGTGGAATAAAACCAGCGGTCACATAGAACAATAATACCTTGATCTAGATATACCTTAATCTCTTCTACAACATTATGTAGTTCTGCTAAGAATAAATTAGCAATATATCTATCATTAACATAAGGTTCCTTATGATTAATAATATCTCTAAGCAATACTCCTAAAGGTCCTTTAGTAATATTCTTAACAGCGACTGCAGGAACAGCGTTGCTGTTAAGTATGTTTGCTACAGACTCTACAGCAGATGATTTACCCGCGCCATCAATTCCTTCAAATACGTATAATTTACCGTACATAGTCTTTCCTTATTTAATTTTAGCCAGAAGTTGTTTTACTACTTTGCCTATCTCTTTAGGTATAGCATCGTATACCATTTCTATTGGTAACATATCATATTGTTGTTCCAATCCTGATATATCTACCATACCAATAACACCGTCTCTTACCGTGTCGATAGCAGTGTAATAATCATTTTGCGATAGATTATACATAAACGCAGAACATATTACATAACCACCGGCTTGAACCATATTAAAAATTCCTTCCATCAGTTCTTTAAATATTACAGATGAAAATATCTGACCTATCTTAATCGATGTTTGTTCGGGGTCTGTACCTACATCACTTAGTAATAACGCAACATCTTTCTCCATATTGTTATCTATAATGATAACTGTGTATCCTCGTTTAACAAGAACACGTTTAATATAGATAGAAACTATTGCACTAATAACTGGGTCATTTTCAACAACCGCTACTATATTACCTACCATTTTATTCCTTTGTTATGTGCTATAAAATAGATCTTCTATTTGTGGTCCTGAAGTACCGGCTTCGCCTGTAAAACTACCATCATCACTTACTAATAGCACCATTAATCCGTTACCAGATCTACAGGTAACTTTATCGTTATCAATGCTAATAACATCTTTACCAGAAATACTAATAGTCGTATAATCTTTAAGACTAATATACTCCCTACCGTTCTTATCAAAACGATCCTTAGGGAAACTGTACGGATTAAACTCTACTGGTTCGTTATCCGTGTTTCTTATTTCCTTAACAATATACATAATGTCTTTAGTAAGTATATCAAGATTAAGTATTGTAAGTAGATACTCTAGACTATCATTAGGATGAGCCAAGTGTTCTTTGACTAAGGCTTGTAAATGATCGAAGCTAAATACAATTGACTTCTTATAGATATTTTTCAAATCATTATGAAATTTGGGATCTACATTATAGTCAGCGCAGTATTCAGTAATAATGCTTTCTTCAATACGACTATAGTCAATTCGATAGAGTGCCCTGCCGGGTCTACTACGAATAAAACTAGAGATAGTATGTTTGTTATTCTCTGTTATAAAAAACAGTTTCTTAGTACGGTTAATACCGGATAACATGGTTAACATTTTCTCTTGAAGTTGCATATTGAAATTCTTACTGAACTCGTCAAACAGTATGACTGCGTCAGTTACACCATTGATATATTTAACCGTATCAATATCAGCATTTATATCCGTTACAACGATAACCGGTAGCCCACAATCTATAGCGATATTGGCAGTTACTTGCGCTTGCTCAGTTTTACCAGATCCTGAATTACCTGTAAGTATTACTCCGATAGATTTTTCAGATACAGCAAAGGTATTCCAAAAACGAAGAGCTAATTGTTCTACATTACCATACAGTTTCTTAGGTAAAGTGAATCTTTCGATATCAGGTTCGATGTAATGAACATTATCTTGTTTTCTTAAATAATATACTCCAGCTGGGTATTGCATGTTATCTCCTAGTGCTTCTATTTAATAGAGGTCTCTATAAATAATATATGGTTGTCTCTTTTTAAATATATGTTTGAAATAAAATGATTACAGGAACTACTATGCCACAGACCACTACACAAAAACAATTTAACCAAGCTATACAAGAAATATTAAGAAATATTGATTTAAATCAAGGAGATATGGGAGAGGATGGCTGTTTAACAGACCAGTTCTATGACAGAGATGACATTTCTGCTGAAAAGAAAAAGATTCTTAAAAATCTAACTACTATGCTGAAAGGTTGAACATGCTTATTATAGAAGATTTAAATACTGGGGCTATACATAAATTAGAGAATACCTGTATTACTAAAAGCTTACGAGCTATTCGTGAATATGAAAACATTATCTTGTTTCTGGATAAAGTGTCGTTTAAACAACTAACTGAGCAACAGAAAAGTGTGTTATTAGATTATACGATAACTAACTATAATTATGATGTTTTTAAACTACCGGCTTTAGAGATAGTGGTATTTATGTATAATAAACCTTCAGATATTAACCGCATAAAAGATGGCTTTGTAGATTATAAGAATGCGCATGGAATTACCATAACTCATAATTATTTTTTAATACGACCATTTATACATGATAATAATCTTAAAGGAGCATGGGAAATGGCTACGTTACCAAATCTACCAATCGAGCATATTGTTGCCAGTGTTAATGTAAATGAGACTGGTATATGGACACGTTTAAAGAAACGTTTAGGAATATACAGTACAAAAGATCTTGTTGACGCTTCTAACTATACTTTGAGTATAGCTAATGACCAGATATCTCGTATGAATAGTGCAAATACTATCTTGGGTACAAACTATAGAGAAATGCAGGATAGTCGCGATGCTATGAGTAAAGATCTTAAAGAAGCTCTTATTGCAGTTGAAGTAGGTAAAAATAGTTCTGCTGCCATAGTTACTAAACTAAACGAAGAAAAATTAACTGCTCTCGATGACCAGTCTCGTAGATATGAAGAACGTCTACGTGACAATAATGCGGCACACGAAAATATTCGCGTTAAACTTGAAGGTTCTGTTAATGAGCTAACACGTATTAATAAAGATCTTGAATCTAAACTTACTGACACATTAATACAACAAGCTTCAGCGAGTTTACCGATTCCAATTCCGGAAAATTTTACTAAAGTTAAACCAACTATTAGACTGTTTAGCTGTGAAGAAGTAACCGCTATTCGAGAAATGGCTGATAAGCATTCAGTTCCTCTTAAACTTCTTAAAATCGTAACTGGGTCATCAAGTTCAACACTTTCTCGTATGATTCGTAAACTTACGTATGCGGAATGCAAATAAAAAAAGACTGCTACATACCGGATATCCGGTATGTAGTTAGTTAATATTTTTCATCAAAGTTTTGACCTTTAATGGTAATGCGTTCCGCTTTATCCATATTAGCCAAAGCTAATGATATCTTAGCATTAGAACGTACTAAGCGGACTTCTTGCTCAAGAGACTTAACCGTGTCTCTTAGTGAACTAATACTATCTTCAAGACCCCATACCTCTTTAAAGAACATTTTAAGTTCACGTGCTTCTACTAAAACATCTCCGGTTAAACCGGAGTTAATTAACTCTACTGGAGTAATGTATTTATTATTACCCCTAGAATTTCTATTACCGAGTTCACTCACAACAATAGTAGCTTTAGTAGCTACTTTATTGTTAGCATCTTCGATCATCTTTATGAGCATTTGTACCTCGCCTGCTGTGATGTCAATCCGTTTATCCGGGTTCATCAACTTAATCTCACCTAGTGACACTGGTCTGCTTTTAAACATGATAATACCTCTTTAGTATGTTATACTATATTATAATATAGTCCTATAAAAAAATAGAACTACATACCACATATGTGGTATATAGGGCTAATAGGTACTAAATTGAATTGCTTTAAATACATTGTCTAAATTTGTTTTAACTAACATAATATAGATCATGTTACTAGCAAATATATTTGCCGTAACTATAGGCTTAATACGGCGGGATACTGTATCAAAATCAGTATCGTATACATCAATATAAAATATCTGTGTAGCAGAATCGTTATGTATTTGATATATAATAACAGATAAACTACTTACGCCTATATTATACATAAAATCAAGTGTGTAGTTTTTATTAACCACGATATCATTCAACGGTGACACAATACTCGCGTTGATATCTCCGGAAGTAATAAATGTCATAGTGGCGACTTGAGAACTATCATTACTACTACTATTAAAAATAGCTCTAGCGCGATATGCATTGTTTTCTTTAAGAATAACATCACAAATCAGCATATTGTTTAAATTAATACTATCTGCGATATGTTCCCATACGACTACACCAAAGATATCTTCAATAATCCATGTAGTAGATTCGTGTGTTCCAGTGCCGTACGAGCTATACCCATGCACACTTAAAGTGAACATCGTTGTAAGGTGATTAGTGGCGTCTGATGAAGATGTCAATATAGGTGTAGAAAGCACGCTAGGCATCTCAGAACGTAGATCAAGATCTCCTAGATAGTTTGGAGTGGTAACATCAATATTACCCCACACCGTGTATCCTGTAGTAAGTAAAGACCGTGCTCTCGCGTAATAGCGTGATGTCGGATCAAGAGCATCGTTAAACATAATACTAGATAGGTTAACATTATCCCCCATAGAACTAATAATAACATTAGTAAATTGTAAGTCGGTAGCTACCTGCCAATCTGTAGCAAGATGAGTTACTCCTGGTGGTAACAATAGTTCTGTAATTTTTAAAACAACCATATTTTTCCTTCCTTAGTTCAATGCAATGATGGTATCTAATTTCTCTACATACCCACCATAGATAAATTTACCATAATATACTTTATCATCGTCAGAGCGCATCTCGTAAAGCATATTAACATATGTATCAAGATATTCTTTAGAATTTATAATGTTACTAGTGCTCCAAATATATACACCAGGTATCTTAGTACTCTCATGACATACATTAGTAGTAATATCCACTAATGTATCTGTGATTATGTTAAGTAGTTTAATCGTAACGGTTTTACCTGTAGCAAATATACCTATTAACCCATTCTCTTCATCTACACTATAACGCATTTATTACTCCCATTCTACATATCTAAACATACTACAATCATTAATTATATTGTTACAGGATAAACTTAACCCTGTTTGTATCGTAGGTATTTCCACAATTATCCCACATCTTATGTCAGGCGTATTTATAACATACTCTGTGTGTATGCTAGATAGTTTAGTGTTAGCTACACCTGATGCTGTTATACCAGCAAATGAAGTACCGGTAGTTATGTTGTTTATAGAGGTAACTGTACTAACATTTATATTCATAGCTGGATATTGTGTAACTGTGTTTATGTTATTTACTTTAGTATTAGAATATCCATGTGCATTTACGGCATTAAACACCGTACTGGTTGTTATAGGTACTACGGTAGCAATTGTGTTACTTCTACAAGTAACATTATTAAATACCGTTCCTGTTATTATAGGCGCTAACGCGATTAAATTGTTACCAGTAACAACTTCTAGAGGGAATAATGTTGTCGTAGATATCGGTATTATCTCGGCAGTAGCTTTGCCTATTACACTCGTAGAATTAAACGAAGTAGTGGTGTCTATAACACTAACCAAACTTCTGCTTGATCCATTAGCTGTCAAACTAGGAAATGTAGTACTAGTATTAATAGATGCGATATTAATATTTTGGTCTAGTTTAATCTTTATTTCATTATAAGTGGTATTAGTTTCTATAGTTAAAATAGCTATATTGTTACTACCATTAGCATTTACTGTTACTAAATTTGTAGAGGTATCAATTGATGTGGCGTGACCTGTAGCACCGGCTCTTCCTGTTACATCTAGACTATTAGTGGATACTATAGTTCCAATCTGCGTAACTGCGCTACCGTAAACATTAACATCTGTAAAAGAAGTATTAGTAACTAGGCTGGTTAACGTGACATCAGCGCTGTTTCTAACATATAAGTTACTAAATACCGTCTCGGTGTTTATGCTGTTTACAATAGCTTTAGCGTCACCTGTAGTATGCACTGTATCTATATAACCAAAACTATCGATACTGGTAATAGAAGTTATCGAGCTACCGTGTGCTAAAATAATACCATTTATAATTGTATGTGTTTCTATTCCAGAAACACTAGTATACGCTAAACCAGTAATAGCTATATTATTTATAACAGTGGTAGTTGTTATCATAGGCGTTGTAGATACACTACTACCGCTGCTGGTATTATTATTTATTATCGTGCTAGAAGGAATTGATAATAGATTTGTTTTACTATCACCAGTAACATTGTTATTATTAAAATTACTATTTGAATTTATAGCGGACACAACAGTGGTACTGTCACCGGTGCAATTTATATTATTAAATATAGTATTGGTTACTATAGTAGGTACAAGTGTATTTATAGGAATTCTTGCGATGATTCCGGTGACGGTAGTTGTCGTCTCTATACCGCTTATGCTAGTAACACTATCACCTTTTATAACACCTGAATTTATATCTGTATATGTTTGTAAGGCAGATACCGGTGTTACTGAATACCCCATAGACTGTATTGATGTGAAATTAGTACTTGTCGTTATATTATCAATAGTAGTGTGTGAGTTACCGATTACGCTCATACTATTAAAAATAGTGTTAGCAATTATTTGGTCAATCGGAATAACTGCATTATTACGGATAGATATACTAGGGAACGTAGTACTTGTATTAATAACAGTGGTATTAGTTATGCAGTTACCCTGAACACTTAATGTGTTAAATGTTGTATTGGTAACTATAGTATTAATGGTGCTATTAGAAGAACCTTTAACAGTGGGAGTACCTATAGTGGTGCTCGTAATGTTAGCTATAACACTAGTTATTGCATCGCCACTAACAAGTATTTCGTTAAATACTGTATTCACACTTATATAACTTAACGCAGTATTAGATATCCCGTTCGTAGTGGATACGTTAAATAGTGTACTAGAAGGTATTGTTAACAAATTAGTCTTGGATTCCCCAATTACTGTTATGTTATTAACTGTACTTGTTGTCAAAATAGGCGAAATTACCGCACTCGCACTAGCTTGAACTGTTATTGGTGTAAAATCCGTAACTGTATTTATCACCGGTACCACAACAGTCTCAGGTAAAGATATTGTTATAGGATTGAATGTAGTAGTAGTGCTAATACCATTAATACTAGTAGAAGCGCTACCGTAAACATTAATCGTGTTAACATTAGTACTGCTATTTATAGTGTTAGAAACAGTATGCGCATTTCCATTAATACTTATGCTTTGAAAATCACTAGTTGTTGATAACTCTGTAAATCCTGCTGTGGCGTTACCATTTACAGATATGTTATTAATAGATGTATTTGTACCTATAACACCACTAGCTGCGTTAGCATCTCCCGTAACAATTATATCGTTAAAAGAAGTTGTCGTGGCTACTACCGCCATGTTGACGGTAGTGCTTACACTAGTTGCACCGGCAGTATATAGGGGGTATAATGTAAGTAACATACTTTAGAACCAGAGCATAGTACGGTATAACTCGGCTCCGCTATTACGCATGTGATAAAGGTAATTTATACCAGAATCACTTTTTACAATTTCCATACGGTTACCAATAGCCGGAGCTAACTGTGTATTAGGTACAGCACCCGCTCCAAATATTCTACCAAGTGTTATATCATAATAGTATACATACTGCACAACTCCAGAAGCAACAGCTGGTGAAAAATATATACGGTTAACTCCGTCATATGCATAATAAGTACCAGCCCCCATAGTATCTGTTTGAGGAGTAAAGAATAACGAATACTCAAATAGTTCCGTTGTAATGTCATAACGATCAGCTGTATTAGATCCTCCGCCGCGCGGTAAAAACATATATTTACCATTAGATACTCCACCAAACATCCATAGTAATTCAATACCCACACCTCTATTAGGTACACTTAGTATAGTATAGGTCGTAGTTGCATCAGGAGCAAAACCTGTAATCGCTGTGAATGTCAATGTATTCGAAGTGTTCGAAACAATTGTTATTTCATTAAGCGCCGCTGCTAAACCGAACCCACTACCACCAGTGATACGGACTTTCTTACCTGCCCATTGATTAACAACCCAGTTTTGGGTGGTATCTACTAGTGTAGATGCAGAACCAGCCCCAGTGCAAACACCAAAACTATCCTGAATAATATATCTAGTAGTCGAATCTGGCGTAAACGACTGTGTTGCATACGTTAATGTATTGTTAGTATTACTAGTAATAGTTATATAGGTATCTCTACCGGTACCTGCTAATATTCTAAACCGATAACCAGCCCACTGATTAGTGTTCCAATTTTTAGTAGTATCTACTAATGTGGTCGTAGAACCACCTGTAGCTAACCCATATGAACTTTTTGTAAGATCCTTATATTGCTCATCTCTACCAAACATACTATTATTAACAATAACATATCGACCGGTACCGTTTACAAGTGCGGTTGTGATAGTAGCTACCGTTAAGGTAGTCGCTGTGTTAGAAGTAATTATACGTGGTTGAACTGCTCCAGATGTACCTACTAAATGGGTCTGAACTATTTTACCAACATGTTCGTTAACGGTCCAGTTTTTAGTAGAATCTACTATAACGGTAGCTGATAATGCATTAGCCGCGGTCATGTTACCAGATGCTGCCGTAGCAAAATCGAAACCAGTTAATGAATCACACCCTATAATGGTAACAGTACCTGCGTACGAGGAATCTCCCGAAAGAACTACTGAATCGCCTATTTTAAAGTTATGGTTAATAGCGGTCACTACGTTACACACAACACCTACTACAGTTACGTTAGCTACAAATCCAGTTCCGACACCAGTTGTCGCAGATTGCGCGAAAGTAGTTACAGAATAACCACTACCTGGACGGTACAGCGATATACCAGTTACTACACCACCAGCACTAACTGAAGTTACTTGCACCTTACCACTAGTTCCGGTCACAAGAGTGATTATTTCACCGACGACATACCCAGTACCCGCTGCAGATATAGTTACTGTTTTAATACCAGATGTTGTTCTTGTACCTGAAGTTAGAGCTATTGTAGGGGTATCCAAACCAGGAAAGTTAGCGCCTAAAATACACGCCACCCCGTCATCATATTTACTACCTTCTATCACTAAGTCTGAATCTACATCATATTGTAACATAGCCGCTTGAGCATTACCTGTAATATAAAATTTATCTTTATCTGCTATAATTTCATATACTGATGTATTATCAGGTGTAATAGTCCATTTTCTAGCAACTTCTACGTAATTTGTTCCGGTACTAATTATTCGTCTTTGTTGCCCCACACCAGTACCAGAAGTAATACGTACTCTATAATTATTATATTGATTTACTGTATATGCTTTAGCCGTGTTGACTAATGTATAGACGGTACCGGAAGTAGCTGTTCCGGTATCATATATTCCCCCAATCTCACTAGTACGTTCAAGTGTTCCGTCCGTACCAAATGCAGCCAGTGTTATATTGGTAGGTACTGTTTTATATTGCCATGTATCCATAGCAGTATCATAATACTGTAATGAAAAAAACGGAGCTGCTACAGAAGATGTTAACAACCAACAACCACCCGACTCTACTTTATAGGTAGATGTGTAATCTGGTTGTACAGTCCATGGTGTATCGACAGTTACGTCTGAAGCTTCAATAACAAAGTGGGATTGTGAACCGGCTGTTGTAGACGGAGTAGTAACAAAACTGACATTATTAAACGGATATAGCGGTTGGTAGTTAGCATCTGCAACATACAATGTTGTATTATCATTATACAAAATCTTACGTATTTGTGTCATACCAGTACTAAAGGTAATTCGTACTTGATAACCGCACCATTGATTCATTTTCCATTTTTTAGTAGAATCACCGATACTTGTAGCTGATGCAACAGTAGCTACTCCTTGATCATACTTTGTAGGAATCCCTGTCGTAGTTATTGTTCTAGTTTGTCCGCTACCAGTACCAGAAGTAATACGTATTTTAAATCCATCTAAAATATTTGCATTAAATCCAGCTATTCGTATTTGATTAGCGGCAGGAGTACTGATAACACGCCCGTATGTTCCACTGAACGCAGAATATCTTAAAGATGCAAATACTGTAGGGGAAAGCAAAAGAGGAGCAAGTTTATGCGGGACATTACCATAGGTATCGTATTTATAAAATGACGCTCCGGACACATAATAAATTCCCCTTCCCTTCCCGTCTTCTTGTGTAGTTAATGCGGACAACGCACTTGAAGCTACTGGTAGCGGTTCCATAGATTGCCAAAGTTGTTTATTGTCGATTGTGTGGTTATTATTCGTAGTGGCCATATTGATCCTTTATACGTATTGTATGTTATTTAATATTCCAGTATTAAAAGCTGTATCCATCTGAGCTTCTACCACACGTTGCGCTTGTACATCCCCTATTCGAGCTTGATTGGATAAAGTACCTACAGTTGTAGTAGTAGCAACTGTTGTTACTGTTGTTACGGTCCCAACTGTTCCTAGTCCTCCGGATTTAGCTAAATTTACATATAACTGTTTAGCTGGATCGGTAATCATGCCAAATTCTAATCGATCTAGAAAATATGCCATAATGTTGTATATGTCAGTCATAGTTTTATCGTTGGTAGGCATCGGGTTATCAGTAGAAACTAATCCACCATCTACAGAACTTCCACCTAATTGCAATTTAACTATTTGTGTTTCAGTATTGTCAGTTAGCTTATCCGTGTTAACACTATGTAGTGTACTATTAGTGTCGCTAAGCACTACTTCAGTTTGCATGTTGTCTCCTTGTATGTGATAAAAAAATACTACGTTCTAGAGGATATAATCCTCTAGAACTATTGTACCGAATATGTGTTAAATTAATTCCATACAAAAATACCAGCGGCATTGTTGATATCAGCCACGAACGCGCCATCTGTAGATGTACGATCGCTTCCGAAGTCAATGACGCAAACACATTTGTTACCGTTGGTAGCGTTGTAGATCATCGCGCCACGTGCTGTGATACTAGCTGCCGGCCAAGTGATGTCATCACAAGTAAACCCTACAGCTGGGGCAGCTGTAGCTAAGGCGACATTGACTAACGATTGTCCGCCTGCAGTATATCCTGTTCCGGATACTTCACCTGTTGTTGTGTACACTGTAGTAGTAGAACTTAAAGTCGCTGCTGATGTGTATAGTGCAATTTTATAGGTATCCGCTAAATGATGTTCCCCGTTAAAAACCTGTTGTTTGTACGATGTGGCTAGGCCAGCACTGATTGCCATGGTAATCCTTTTCTGTTATGAGGTATGTATTTTTAGTACTAATCATTAAATAAACAATCTTACACACCAAAGGTATAAGTAGTATTTATAATGTTCGCACCATCTAATAGGATTGTTTTAATAAGTGGTTTAGGATAACCAGTTTTACCTGTTAGTGTTATTACAATTTTATTTTTAATTGTTCTATCAATAACCGCTATTACAGTATCAGTACTATTTATTTTATATGTTTTAGTTATGAGTTTTTTATTACTCATATCAGTTGTAACTGGAAAACTACCCATATTTTTATAGATACGCTCGAACGTTACGCTCGTCAACGCGTTATTCATAGCTATGTATTCAGCTGTGTGCAACGGCGGGTATTCTGGATCCACTGGCGGTTCTGGATCTGTAGGTGGTAAGTTAGTTATATCTGTGCAATTCCCCGTTAATCGACACAATGGGTTATTGTTTTCTGCTTTATAACTAGCTAGACTTAAATTGTCTATGACACCAGTATCTTCTTTAACAGTGACGTTGGCAGATTTCTCTGTAATATTGAATGGGTTGGGACTATTTAGACCTGTTAAAAATGTATTACTTATCATGGTAATCCTTAAAAGTATCTTCATGTATAACTTGGAGAAAACTCCAAGTTATACAGTAGTGGTTATTGAAGTAGGGACAACGGGGGATAATACCGCAATCGGATCAGTGATGACTGATGTGCGTATTTCTTCAATACGGTTAAGTTTAATCATCGTGTCGGTAATAATCGGATCGTTTTTAATCTCAGGTATTTTGTCTACAATAACGTTTAACATGGTTATTAGTAAATTGATTTGCGCATATTCAGCACCAACCTCGCTGAGAATGGTTTGTCGTTTAGCAGCTTTATCTGCAGGCCACAGTGTCGGTTCATCTTGGTACATAGTTTTATGCACGCGGTCTGTTGTAATTTTAACTACTTTCATAAAGTTAAACCACCTTTGTTAATATTGTTCGTAAACGTTTGATTCGGTTCTCAGCTTGTACTGCTACCATTTTTTCTTGGATAACTCTAAATGAGTAAGCAGTAGCTACTTTGTTATAATCCACGGTCATACTCATTTCAACTTCACTAGCAATATAAGCTTGTTTAATAAGCTGCGTACCACCATCTATCACATGTGCGGTATAAGGTAATACAGTTGCTTCGATTAGTCCATTGTACATATGCTCAATTGTTTCCCAACCATCGGCAAATGGTGCTAAATAAATATTACTCACCCCAGTGTTACCAGAGGTATTAACCATACCACCCGCTAAATAAATACCGGATTTAGTTACAAATAACGCACTGTTTGTTAATAATACTGGAAGATCACTAATCTGAGTTAACGTAATAACACTTCCAGGCGCTACTGGGTTGTTATCTGTATCTATATCGAAATAGTATACTGAATTAGTTATAGTGGTGCCGTTAGTGTTACCACCTATTAAGTATACTCTATTCTTAGTTTGAACTATACTGGCTATTACTTTATTAAAAGGTAATATTGCATATAGTGTCCACGAGCTTAACAATCCATTAGCATCGATAGTTGCTTTATACACACTGTTAACGGTAGTATAGTTAGACATAGCCCCGCCAACTAAGAATACGTTATTACCAGAAACAAACATTCTAGAATAACCTAAAGCCGCAGGTAATGCATTACTGTTAGTAGACCAAGAACCTAAATCTCCTGTAACAGGATCTATTGTAGCACGCATAATACTGTTTACTGCTTGCAAGATTCCGTTAACTGTTTGATCCCCACCTATAACATAGAGATGAGAATTAGTTATCAATAACTGTGTTTTGGCAATAGCTATAGGCATATTACCATATATTTCGAAACTACTTATAGTTCCGTCCGAAAGAATGGTAGCTTTTAAGATAGCTGCTAGCGCGGTACTACCATTAGCACCACCCATAATATACACATTATTCTTAATAATAGCTATTCTACCCGCATACATTGCTATAGGAATAGTTCCGTATAACGTAAAGTCGCCTATAATTCCATTAGTATCAATAGGCGCTGAATAAATAGTGTTTACAGGAACCTCGCTACCAGCGCTTCCGCCTACAATGAACGCATGGTTATTAGTAGTAAATGTCGTACCGCCATAAAGATTTGCTGGTAAATTACCGATATCACCCCAAACTAAATCAGTTACCGTAGAAGGTTGGTTTTGATTTTCATAATGATAATTGTTAAAGTATTGACCTTTACAATATAAACTGTTAGAACAGTTAATATTAGGATCAATATAGGTAACTGTTCCTAAACTACCATCAATAGCTTCCCACCCATTATCCTGGGTGATATCATCAACATATACAGTAGTACCGGTTACATCGCCATAGACAGTTACATCAGTAGCCGTGGATGTTAATCTTCTATTAAAGGTTCCTACTTTAGGAGACATCCCAAACACAGCTTTATCTGGTTCGACTGATATGTACACAGCAGGATCGATAGTGAGATAATTTGTAGCGGTCTTAGCTTTAAGGATAGGTAATGCAAAATATTCTGTTACAACACCAGCTATTACTGGAGATGTTTCAGTTTTTACTATATCGTATTGACCGTTACCGTTAACAACCACGCTACCTATTTTAACCATTACTTTGACACCATCTACAGTAACTAACGCATTATCGCCAGCAGTCAATGGCTCAGCAAGTGTGAGCAGTGTATCTGTATCGGTAACTAGTATATTAACAGGGTTAAGCATAAGCTGGCTTCTGTGTGTTACCCAATCTGTATCTGTATCTTCTTGGTAATACTGATAAACTGCTATTTCACCATCAGTTGGCGATAGATCGGCGTCTAATCCGTTCTGCCATATCACATAGTCATCCAGAGTTTCCATCAGTTGTAAATTACGCACGGCGACAGTTGTCACAGTGCTAACTGTTTTACTAGACATCTTAGCCGATATGAACAATGATGTGTCAGTAGTACTTGTTACTGGGTGAAATACCACTGTCAATACACCATTATAAACAAAACCTGATATAACATCTTCATTCTGGGATTCAACAGTATATGTTATATCGTGTGAGTAGTTGGTAATAGTCACATTGACGCTACTACCTTCTGAATACTGTAGTGTATATGTAGACAGTGTAGGAGCATCTGTAACGCTAATAACAGAAAAAATAGCCAATGTTTCATTGACGTCTACATCAGTAATTAATATACCTGGCTTTACAGGAAAGTATAAGGTCTGGTTTGAAAGCATAGATGTTGGTGTTATAACAATATTCTTATCAGTAACAGCATCGTGCATCGGAATATTTGGTAGTGACGGCATTACATACTCCTTTTAGTAAGATATGTTGTGATATTCCGTATAGCTGCTAATGCAGTTTGTGGTAATGTAAGGGTTAAGTAGTTTTGTATATATCTAAACGACGGCAACGGCGTTATACTCGTAAAGGATACTTTAATATCTGTATTAGCATAGCTAACTGACGCTTTAATATCTTTAACATAAGCAACTGCAGATAAATCATTACTAATACCTGTTCTAGTACTTAGTTCTGGTAGAACATAAGTTTTATCAATATTATCAGTAATTACTGGCGTGGTTAATGCTTTCTTAAAACGATATGCTGTTTTACCTGCGGTATTGTCATTAAGACGGCAATCCCAGCCATCTACTGTAGCTGAATAGTATTTTTCTAAGGTGTTACCGAAGATATATAATTTATTATTAATAATGAAAGTTTTCATTTTATTATCAGCAGTCCAAACACTCGTCATTAAGCTGAGATTATCGCTATCTAAAAGAATTGTTGGGGTTGTTAAATATCCGTCGGTATCTACTATAAATTTTATTATTTTAGTATGCCCATTTTCTACAGCAGTTGAGTGTGTATGGTTTTGATAATAAACGGGTTTTCTAATAATCATATAGACATAATTACTAGTTACAATTACGTTAACATGTTTAATAGAGTATATAGCGTTATTATCTACGAGTTCCATTCCTGAATATATCCAAGAACCTATACTTCCAGAACTATCAATGTCGCTGTAATATAAAAAATAATTTGCAGAACCATTTATAATAACTTCAGAACCATCTCCAATAACTGCGTATACTCTGGATTTTGTTTTAAATATGTTATGTACGTAATAGTTATTCTGTCCTGTGAATCCTGGTGCTACTACACTACCAACCAGAGCGTCTAAATAACCGTCATTAGTTAAACTGTAAAGACTACCACTCCACCCAGTTCCGTCAGTGTTACCGTAACCATAAATGTATAATTTACCTTTAGTTACTACAAATGAAGGATCTGATAAACGTGGTGAAGTATTGTTAATAATCACCCAGCTACCAATATGTCCGTTAATATCGATAACAGCAGAGAGTAAATAACTTAATAACCCACCTGTAGACAATGTTCCTAGCTGACTAGTTATTATGTTGCTACCACCAGTTATATATATTTTATCTTTAAGCTGTACAAGCGCCGCTTCATACATAGCTACTGGTAACCCAGACACACCGGTATCTTCTACCCAAGGGGTAGATGGTATAGATCCATCAGGATTAAGCTCTTTGTAAAAAGAACGATTTGTAACAGCAGCTATCCATCCTTGTATCGGGTCGGTAAAATAGTTGTATGTATAAATTCCTCTAGTACAACCACCAAATCTGTATATACGACTACTGGTAACTATAGACATACTGTCAGCATAACCAATATCAGTACTTGACGTTATTGTAGGTAAATTTGGTAACGTTGAATCATATGTCACCGGATCTATGGTTTTTAACAAATTAGTATTGTTATAGTTATCATAATGAGTAAATTCACAAGGATAACCTAAAAACGCATTGGTATTGTAACTTGAATTATCGTTAACTTTAGCGAGATTTAAATTACCCATTGTGGTGTGTACCGCAACATCAGTTCCTACCGGAATTTGTATAGAGGTATTAACATATGTAGCATCTTCTGATAAAAACACATTATTAGCAGCCAGTACAACATCATTTTGATAGGTCACCCAATCAGTTTCACCTACTCCTTGAGCAGCTACCGATGTTTCTACAACACTAGCACTTGAATTCAAATCGGTATCAACTCCATTTTGCCAAGTAACCATATTGTCAGCAACGGCAGGAATAACTAGATTATTAATAACGATTACATTTTGGCTACTTTGTATTTTACCAGATTCAGTACATGTGATACTTATAGTTCCAGTGGTATCAGTTCGCACTGGTAAGAATGTTACATGGATAATATCGCCAGCTCTGCTAGTGGTAACTAATCCTGATGTGTTGAATATGCTATATTGATTACCTGGAATATAGTTAGTGATAGTTATGTCGACAGTACTGCCTTCATAGTACGTAAGTGTGTTTGTATTTACTGTAGGTTCGCCTGTAATTATTCCATAACTAAGAGCTGTTAACATGTCATTGAGATCATCTTGAACTAGCATAGTACCAGTTCTAGCAGGTAATTGTAATAGGGTGTCTACTGTAATATCAGTATCTGGTTTCAGTTCTATTTTTTTACCAGTCGAAGAATCGACTAGCTTTATAGTAGAGTTTGGCATGTTAACCTCGTTTTGTTAAATATGTTCTGATTCTAATAATTACACGCACAGCATTTTTAATAATAACGTTATGCTGCATAGCTCTAAAACTATTGATAGGTTTATAACCTGCATAATTAATTGTAATCGTATTATTAATTTTAAATGCATCAGCCGTGATAGGTGTTACAGTGTCAATAACGGAATAAATAAATCTGGCACTAAATGTACCTACTATATCCATAGCTGTTTTAACGCTAAGCTTAGGTAATAAGTATATAGTATTAGGCGTATTTGTTAATACCGGTAATGTTTCAAGTTTCTTAAACTTATATTGGCTGGTAAGTGCTGTAGTATCGTTTAATCTACTATTCCAACCATCTACTGTTATATGTAAATATTGACTCATATGTTCGTCAAATAGTATAAAAGTGTTATTAATAATAAATACACCACTCCACCATTTAACACTTAATGACCATATACTATTAAATGGTATTGTAGTAAGTGTACCTAACATGATATTGGTCCCCAGGATTCCATTACTATCAATACTCGACCTACTTAATTTAGTGTAACCGCCATTCGCATCGTGTATTATAAAATAAACATAATTATTAAATACTAAAGTAGCTAACCCGAAACTACCAGTAGCATACCCAGTAGTACCATAAACACTTGCTGTACCTAATGGTTGTGAAATCCACGCACCTATACTCCCATCAGAATTAATTACAGCATAGTAACCATCTGTTATGTATAGTCTAGATTTAGTTTTGAATAAGTAACCTTTCGATTGACTACCTGTGTTAGGTAATGTAATAGCGACAAATGATCCCAAGGTACCATCAGTGTTGATATCAAATTTAAAACCCACTCTAGTACTAGAAATAAAGTTACCGGGAAAAGCTATCAATAACCCAGATAGATACATTTTATTCTTAGTAATAACTATACTAGGTTCTGATATATTAGGAGATACTCCGCTAGAAACCCATGCGCCAACATGACCGTTAATATCAATAGGAGCTTTATAAATAGTGTTATTAATACCACCACCTGTATAATTTCCTGATGATGTAGTAAAATTATTGCCACCAACCAAATAAACAGTGTTTTTTAACACTATTAAGCCGAACCCATTTAGTCCTGTTGGTAACCCAGACACACCGGTATCTTCCATCCAAGAGGTAGATGGTATAGATCCATCAGGATTAAGCTCTTTGTAATAGGATTTATTTATAGAAGCGCCGACACCGTTAAACACATAGGTATACCCACCAAACTTATATATCCTACTTGATGTAATAATAGACCCTGGATTAGCCCATAACGCATTATCTTGTGTATAATATGAATCGCTAGTATTATTAACTGGCGCTGTTAAAATAGCATTATCATAATTAACTGGGTCTATAGTTTTTAGTAGGTTATTATTCCAGTAATTGTCGTAATGACTAAATTCGCACGGATACCCTATATATGCTCCAGTAGTAGCATTTACGACATCTCCTACCTTAACCACACCAGTATCTACTACAAGCAAATCGTCACCGTTAACAACTGGATCAGTTACAGTTATATAAACGCCATCATCTGCCGTGAATATATTGTCGCCGGCAATCATTTCTAGTTTATCAGTATACATAACCCAATCAGTCTCGCCATCACCTTGTAACGCAATACCCGTTGAGATTACATCTAGACCGGATCCTAGATTGGCGCTTGTACCATTCTGCCACATAACTAAATCGTCGGTAACTTCGGCTATATTCATATTGGTAATCGCTACCATAGTTTTATAACTTTCAAGTTTACCAGGAGCTGTCATTTTAACAACTAAGTTACAGCTAATATCGATATTTGTAGGAAGAAACGTCAAATAAATATTAGCTCCAGTTCTCGATACTTGAACGATCCCAGTAGTATCAGCATAAATATTAAAAGTATTGGCAGCATCATAGTTACTAATGGTTACTATAGCTACACTTCCTTCATATTGCGAAAGAGTTGCTACCGATAGTATAGGTCCAGCAGTTACCATGTTATTATTAAAAGAAGAAATAGCTGCCGTTAAATCGGCTCTTGTTAAGAGTATCCCGTTTCGAGTAGGCAGCCGTAATGTTAAATCGTTTGGTACTTGATCTGGTAACTGTATCTCCAATAGTTTACCATTTATTTTATTCCGAAAAGTTATTGATTTAGAAGCCATAGTGATATCCTAGTTTCAGTATTAATTCATTTATTTGCGTCGCTAAAAATAATGTAACAGTACTACCGACATAGTCGGTAGTACTGTTAGAAATCTGAATACCATTGTAGCATAATAGAACTTGATGATGTAACACTATCTTTAATAGTATCATTATTACCATATTCAGGAGTAAATCCTTTATAAGTACTAACTCCATCGGAATCATAATGACAGTATCTTAGTTTAAGTAGGTTATCTTTATTTAGCGATACTCCTATACTGGCGTTAATAGTTGTTCCTATATCAGCATACGACAACAGCGATATCGGTTTACCGGCTAATAAACTATGGTATCCAGGAGATTTGTAAGCGTACTCGATTCCGAATGACATATCCTTATTCCAGATGACGTCATCTACTTCTTTTTTAAATCCAGCAGTTATACTATAACCAGCTGTGTCATAACCACCAAAGTAATAGCCGTCATCTTCAAAAGGTTTCTTAGTAGGAGAGAGTTGTTCATTGTCACCAGATGATTTAGTTAATACCACACTACCATAATAAGTAAATCCAGTATTCTCTTCGTCACTATATGTAAAAGCTCCTCCAAGTATATCTGAAGCTATAATAGGGTTACTATTGATAACTTGTTCTATCTTGTAATAGTTAACTTCTAAATACAGATTATCCAACTGATGTTTATCTATAATAAAATAACCACCGGTATTTTTATAACTATCGTAGGAAACCGGACCGCTACTAGCATCATAATCGTAGAATGATTTAAAATATTTATCAAAGTTTATCTTACCACCGCTTAAAGTATGTTCCTTAGTTGGTTTATAGGTAAGTATGATTCCTTGCATTGTTACATCGTTTACATTATACAATCCGTTACCTAAACGAGTACCATTATATGCCATTTCATAAAGAGTGCCTTTTCTAAAAGGAAACAAACCAACTGACACAGAAACATCTTTAAAGATGTTATATGTATAATACAGTTCATTCAGATAGATAGCTTTCATCTTAGTGACATCATCTTTAACAATGCTGTTGTATACAGAATTATCTGTATAATATATACCTGGTGAAAAAGTAAACTTACTATTACAAAAGTAGAAATCGTTATTAACAACAACGTCTACTGTATCAATATGCGAAGATATGTTCTTCCCATTCTCTTTATAAGTAGATAACGCGCTTGTTAGCTCTGCATTACCAGACATGTCGTATTTGAAATCAACAGGGTATAAAAAAGAGAAACATAAAACCATAAAAACGATGAACTTCATCGTGGATCCTCCAAGTCGGTATTTTCAAAACTTCTATAACTAACAGAGGTTACTTCTTTATCGATACACTCTTTTAGTAGATGTTTATCTTTCACAGATAAGGGTAATTTTGTATACAATTGTAATTTATTATTATTATAGGCCCGTAACCAGCCTTTCGGCTTTTTTATATTCATGTCAATACCGTATTTATTAAATACATTTTCGCAGTATTGTTCTGGTTGGTCTGGGTATATGTTAGTTGCTATTAAACAGTTAAAAAATAATAATAGGATAAATTTATTCATCTAGCATTCCATTAAAGTATTTAATCATCGCGTCTCGGTTTAACAGGAATAGTTATTTTGAACAACGTCCCATCTTTAGACGTATTTATCAGCTTAACATCCCCACCGGAATTAACAGCGATTCCTTTTGTAAATGATAGACCAGCTCCTCTTGGGACAATACTGTCCTTAAGTATACCAATCTTAACCATGAATTTAAGGAACCAAGATCTATTATTAATATTTTCACCTTGCATAGTTTTAGTAGTATACCCATAGCTAAATATTTCATTTGTTTCTACTATATTACCAGCTCTATCTCTGATACCTCTACCGTTATCGGAGAAATAAATATTAAGTTTATACTTACTTGGTAATAACTCAGCTCCGATAGTGATGACCGTAGCTTTAGCTTCTATACTATTAGTAGTATGAGCATGTATTATATTTAATAGATCGCCATTAGTCATACCATAACCGACAGCATAATTCTTTAATATATCGAGGTTATTATAAACCACGGTTACTTTATTAACCTTCAAACTGTTGTTTGTTTTTATAATATTATCTATAATACTATGTATCGCTGTATTACCGTTACTGTATTTTATATGTTTACTGGCAGCCATTTGATTTAATGGTGCTTCTAAACGTTCTATAGCAAACTTCATCTTTAAGAAATAGTTCTTAGCTATATCGTCATTAATTAGATCTTTATTGCGTAAAACACAATCAGCACATTTTGTAGTATCTACATCAGTTTCAGAGGTGCATAGATTACATATCCCGGACTTACTATATGAACATGGGAATAGTGTAGAATATAAGTCCCATACTAATGTTTTAATAAGAGCTACTGGCATACCCATTTCATGGTGCGCAGATTCTGACATATCTCTCTGTAGTTTATTTTCTAATCCTATCTTATACGACGTTTTCTCAATAGCGGCATTACGGTTTTCTATGTATAGCTGTTTAAGAAATATGTAGCTATACAATAAAAAAAATATGAACGAGTTTAAATACATAATATTAAGAAATGTATCTATGTAACGCTTATCGTTAACAACGATCGTATGATCATTATATCTAAGTACGGTCTTAAGATCAGCAGTAAAACTTCCCAAATATTTAGCCTGATCTGGTTGAGCAGGAGTTAATAATAAATACCCATCTTTACCTAAGATGTAATTCATATTACCATCTGTAATAGTTTCACATGACACTACACTACACATAAGACTAAGGTCTTCTCCTTCTCTACTTACAATAGTAGAGAGCTTCTTAATATAATCAGTCATAGTTCCTTTATAAATAGAATGCACTGTAGATACTTCTATTATTAGGAAAATTATAAAAAACATTATATAGTACTTAATAAATTTATATATTGTTTTGCTATTAAAAAACAGCATGAACTTATCAATGTCTATTTGTAACATGACCTTACTCGTACAAGAAACTGTTTATACGGGATACTCTATCAGAGTTTTTATTCATATAGTAGTTGTTAATATTTAAACCGGTTACTGTTTCAAATTTATTAATATAATACATAATATCCGCATTGCGGCGGTTCATGGTATGCGCAGTACTAAATAGTATTTTAGCATTAGGGTTCTTATCTAGAATAAGAATAGCGATGTCCACACCATCGAATTCTACATAAGCTCCATCTTGCAGCTTAACGATATAACCAAGTGTTATATCTAAGATAGCGTAATCGACTTTACCATTTTCAATACTACAATACTTATGTGCCATTAACCCTGCTCTAGGATCAAGACATTTAACCAAAGTGAAATCGTTTAAAACATCCTTCTGGTACAAACGTTTTATATTTTTAAAATCTACTGAATAAAGTATGTATGTTTCTGGAATATCATCCATAATAAATAGATATGGTTTGTCACAGCCTACACAAGATACTTCTGCTGAGGGAACACTAGTATAGTCAATAGTTGTATCATATACTGTTTTAGCATGTGTTTCTGTTATAGCTTCCAGTACTGGAGATATAGCCGAAGTATTATCTTTCTTAAATAGTCTGGTTAATAGCTTTATATATTTTAGCATTTTAGTTTCCTGTAAAGATTGATCGAATCATATCTAGTATTTCTTTTGTCAATGTTGGATTTATGTAATGTATACCTACCAATATAACTATTAAAATACCGATAGAAATTATAATTTTACCGCTATCCGGAAAATCACTAAAAAACCCTTTACTAGGTTTAACAACAACAGGTGCAGCTTCAGAATTAACATTCTTTTTTAAACTAGAAAGCATTTCAATGTTAGCATCTATTAATTTATTTAAAGTTACTATTTGACTAAACTTCATAGTTTGCATAGAGGATTTATAATTACTATGTAACAATATTAATGTTTCGAATACTTCATCAGTTACATCTTTTAATTGTACTAAACGTGTAAAGTCATCATTGTTATCATTTTCAATATGAGTGTCATATATTTCATCTTTTAGAGCAAGCAATCTTTTTTCTACATTATCCATCTTTTTCTCCCTTAAAATCGTTAAATAATCAATAAATACTCAAAGATTAATACAACACATAGCATAGCTATGTGTTGTATCATATGTTATTTAGTAACGGTTTTCTCGATGTTAGATAAAACATTTGTTATTGGGTTATCCGTACTAGCACTTGTTGATGTGTAGAATCCGTACGCTGCTGCTAGTGCTGCACATATTGTACCATAGAGTACATTGGTTGCTCCGTCTGGTTTACCCCATGCAAATATCATAACAATACCAATAGTAGATATTACCCATGTTACAAGGATAGTTAAAAGGACTGCTTTTCTAAATCGTGTAGGTTCACCTTCAGTCCATAGTATAAACTTACGAACATAGGTATTTTCGTTTTTAATAGTTTCTTCTTCCACACAGTATCCTTAATTTTAAAATAATCACTAAAGATCAAAAAAATAACCTAGTATGAAGGTCATATGACCTTCATACCATTTTTAAGATTAAAGATCATGATTAGCGCATTATTAATCACGATCTCTATTACAGGGGGTTTCCCGAAGTCATAATCGACTAACTCTTTCTCCGGTACTTGTTTAGAACCCGTATTAATCGGGATCGTGTACATACCGGGATACTCACCTCTGGTAATGCTACCATTGGCAAGATATAGAACATTTATACCATCAGTGTATAAATCATTCTCTTCGGTGATTTTAATAACATCATTACTAGCACTACTAGTAAAATGTTCTATAAGTTCCCCTAAGTGACCTATTCGGTAAATATCGTGGTTAAAGATATTTTCATCTTTAGCTAAACGCTTACCGGAATTAATATAAAACAAAATACTACCAACACTTCCATAACGTGCTGTATACAAATTGGTATAGAACACCGATCCAAAGATACGATGTTCTACTTGCTTAATTAGGACAATACTGTCTATCTTATTTTGTTCTACTACAAATATGGACATACTGTCCTCCTTCACTCTTAAACTATTTTTATAATATGTATTCAAAAAAAATTGAAACCTATAGTAGTAACCGTATATACGGTTACTACTTAGTACGCACCATTTTAGGATAATCCATAAGAATATATGTTTTTGCTTTAGGCTTAATAATCTTCGTTCGATCATGATGCATTTTAACTTGTTTAGGTATATCCTTAGAATAAAGATAACCATAGTATACTTCACGACCATCATCAAGTTTTCTTAACCTTCCAACATTTTGCAAGTTAGCTTGGATACTACTTATTAAAACTGTTTGTAATACAGCAATAAGATTAGGTATATCAAGAGCCGTACCAGCACTTAGAGTAGTACTAAAACAGATATCACTTTCTAATACGTTTACTAACGGGTCATCTTCCACATATCTTCGTACGTCAAATTGTTTATACTTACGATTAAAATGATTTGCTAGGACAGTACACATACGTATAGACGCTGCGAAAATCAGAATCCGATCGCCCGGTTTCCTACGACTAATATATAAGTCCGCTATATAGTAATCGATCATGTTAATATACTCTCGCAAGAATACACTATTGCGCATAAGCGTTTGTTCGAATAAGATATGGTTATAACCCTTAACCCCCATGAACCTAATTCCGCGTAACGATTCAATCTTATAGTTAATAGCAATAACGTTAGCATATTTATCATACTCTACGATATTACTTATACGATTTGTAGCAGGAAATAGATTCATATACATTTTATTCACATCTGGTTGATTACTAAGTAACGTTGCAGATGAACCTATAAGGTATAATGGGTTAAGATATAAAATACATTTGAAGATACTATAAAATTCTTCATGAGTCTCATCATTATAGATAATGCCTATACCAAGAGTTTCAAGTATCTTATCGGGAGTTATCGGAAAAGTATAGCTATGACATTCCTCAAAATCGGTAATAAGATTCATCATGGTTCTACTACTAAAAATAACAAACTTATACGAAGTATTTTTATCTTCAATAAGATGTAATAAACTTTCTTCACCCTGTACGATATAAATATCGTTATCAGTTACATCAGTATACTTCTTAAGATCGATTATCCATTTCTCGATATACTTAGGTCTTAATAATAGACCTGTTCGCATATTGAGTTTAGCAACGGCAGCCATCGCTATGACCGATTTACCGCGACCTGTCTGTAGGTCAATAAGTGTTATTTTAGTGGCGTTTTCAGCTACTAATGCGTTTATATAAATATGTTGATAATCTCTAATAGTAAAAGACGAGTTAACTTTAATGTTAATGGGTTTAATATTAAAATTCTTACGATATTCCACATGTATCATATCTCTAGTGACATAATGGCTACCAAGTAACAGCATGAAATCTTTTAAATTCATTATACTGAATCTATACGTATTGGTATGTGGTAAATGTGACATGAATATCTTATCACGCTGTCGTATATTTCGTTTAAGTATTTTATCATATACAAAATCATAAGTAGACAATTCGTTTATCATAATGTTTAAAACACTATTCAGTTTTTCATCAAGCAGCTTAACGGTGAATGATGTGTTAAATATTACTATTTCTAAGCGTTTCATAATTGCCTCCTTTAAAAAATAAGTAAGCGGGGAAATTCCCGCTTATGGTGTTAGTAGCATCTGTATTAATGCTACTAATAATAGTGTATTACACACAGCTATAGTATACATAAGTGTGTATACCACTATCAAATAAACATCGAGTGTTTTGTAGGGTTTCCAGAACAATGCAGTTAAAAACAATATCATAAGTGCTATTCCGAATATAACTAAATACATGGATATATCCGTGTACTGGTTAAAAACATAACCAAGGTAATGCATACAGTACCATACAATACCCCAATTAAAACTATTTATTATTACCATCCCGATATTGTAAAAAGTTACATATTGGATTAGTCTAACTAATTTCCAATTAGTACCTAACGACATGACATCAAGATGCAAAAGTCTATTTATAAACAAGATAAACTCCTTAGTTTACAATTGATCCGTAGTAGTCCAAGATAGTCTTATTAGGAGATAACAGAACATCCAGTGGGTGGTCGCAAGCATTGCGTCCATTAAACGTACCTGGTGAAAGTATGGTATGTATAACACGTTCCCATGCATATGAACCACCAGCACTTCTATTAGGTAGGATACCTTCGATTTTCATCAACTGTGTGTCATCACTGTTTCTACCGAGATCGTAATTCTTGTCTTTAATAGACATGATACTAAATGCATATACAATAACTTCTAACAAAGCAATGTTAACATTTAGTTTGGTATTAACCGTATCGAACAATGATTGTAGTAATGACTCTTGTGTTTCAGAACTACGCACACCTTTAACAATTTCCATATGTTTAAACATAGAAGTAACATCCTTAGAAAGTGCCAAGAAGTTAAATTCTACTTGCGGTAGAACAATAAACGGAATAGTGGATTTCCATCCTGAAAGATCCATTACGTATCTATCCATATCGTCCAGTACATACCCAGTATTGATAATGTATTTTAGGAATTCATACGTAAATGATCCGTACTTACTTCCTTCCTTAACAACGATTGGATAATACTTATCTTTACCATTATCATTTACTACCAGTATAAACGAATCGATACGTGTCACCCGTGAGATGTTCAGTGTATAGACATCAACGGTTTTGTTCAAGTCTTTAATACCGAATGCCGCAAACTGTGTAACGATCATCCGGTAAGAGATATTCTTCTTACCGATAATTCCTGGTTTGAAACCATAACCATTCTTGCTCTTAACATTGAAGAACATCTCAGCATTCTTATCCAAAACAATATCACCGGTAGTTGCGTTCGAGGTAATATGTTTAGTAGATAGGATATTCTGAGAAATTTGTTGTGTTAATGTAGTACTACAGATATGTCCAATACTAGTATGTTTATGAATACCATATGATAGTTCTCCAAAACATGCTGTACATATTTGTCGTTTATCGGGTAGTTTACATTTAGTAGCAATACGCAACTTAATGGTGTTACCTTCTAAGTATTTATGCTTCTTAGTGATAACCTCTTCACGCCCAGTATCTTCATTAAGGAATCGTTTACCAATAAGATTATCGATATCGGATTTACCAGTAATCTCAGGACCTCGTACATACCAATGTAAGTAATCTTTGTTACCACAGTCACCGTCAACTAGATTTTCTACCATCATAGTAACCAATTGTAACTCACGCGCTGAATACTCACTCGTTTGAATAGCTTTATTCGATAAGAACAACGCTTTAGCGCCTGAACGTGATTCAACAGCTAAGTCATACAGATCCGACATACCTAACGTAAATGACGACGCGATAGGGTATTTAAAGATACTACTATCAATCTCAGTAACATAACCACGAGACGCAAGCATTTGATTAACTTGGTTCTTATTGAAAGTTCCTGAGATATAACCACGAGCTATGATGTTATTTCGTAACTCTGGTTTAGTGTAAATAATTCGTTCTAGTATTTCATAAGTCTTATTAACGGTTTCAAGAGTCTTTTCAGTATAGACATCTTTCATAGCCGATATTAACTCTGGATCGAACTGGATATCCAAAAAGTCTTTAATATTAATAGACACCGCATAGTGAATATTATCATACGTAACTTCATTATAGATATCGTTAAAGATATTATACATACGTTCATACACTACTGGTAAGAACTCTCTGTTATCAAGAGGTTTGATATACGCCACAACAATAGCTTCCAGTATAACTTCAAAAGCTTTGTTAATTGTTTTAGCGGTATAAATACCATTTGTGTAGAAGTTAGTAATACTGAACTCAGACCGGATAGCTAATTCTGGTACAAGTTCCAATACACCAAACACATAACGGTTAACTATGATCTCACGCGATGTAAGATTAAGTACTACGTTATCTTCAAAAAGAACGGAATGGTTTTGTTTTAACCCACTCATAAGTTCTTTAGGTTTAAATTTCATAAACTCTCTTACAGGTACTACTTTAGACATATTACTCCCTCTCGGTTAATCACTACAACTTACTTAGATAAAAATTTTATCTAAGAGTATTCTACATAAATAATATATGGTTAAATGCTGGTGAAAAAAAAATATGTAGACTAGCGGTTACCCGCTAGTCTACTATAACGCGTTGATAATAGCAGCAAAATCTTTGTAGCATTTACTGTTAACTATGATCTCGAAAACAATTCGACGCATTTCGATTGCTTTTTCCAGTTGTGTTTCTGAGTCTGTGTTCCATATATTATGGTACATAAGCCGGATGGATTTAGCTTGCGCTAAACCACTAAACTCTTTAAAAATCGCATGTTTACACATACCATGATCAA